GGGGGGGGGGGGGTGGGGGGGGGGGGTGGGGGGTGGGGCGGCGGATGGTATTGGGGTTGGGGAGGCCTTGCCCCTAACGAAGAAAACAAATCGTGCACGCCGGTAATTCGCTGGAAAGAAGATTTTTACCGCAAATGGTTTTGCGGCTCAGAGTGTTATGTCTACATGTCGTGGGCCTACGATAGCTGCTCGACACCGTGGGGCGAGTATGAGGTCGTGGAAGCAGGCGAGGCGTGCAACAACAGATTTCGTGGTTGCTGCGCTAGCGCGCCTTCTAATCCGTGCGACTGCGTGTCTAATTGTTATGGCTGCGGTCCCTGCGGCGGCTCGTGGTACGGCTGGGGCTGGGGCGGCGGCTATTGGGGCGGCGGATGGTGGGGTTGGGGTGGTAATACTTTTGGCTGTCATTGTTACGAAAACACGGGCGAAAAAGAAGAAGGGCGCTGGGTGGATTGTTCGTCAGGTTGCGGCAGCGGGTGTCCTCCGTGCTGGTATGGGTACGTGGGCGGTTATGACATTTGGCAGGCTAAATACGGTTCGTGCTACAAGGGCAGCACAAATTCAAGTGTAGCGCGGCTGATCATGTGGGACTGCGAGTCGGGCACATGGAAAAACGTCACAGAAGAAGCGTATGAAATTGTGCCCGGCACCGCCGCGGGCCCGGGTCAGTGGATAGGTTTTTTCAAAACAACCACCGGCCCTGACGATGAAGGCTTTTACACCTGCGAAATGGCGCCGGAAGAAGAATGGGGCGGGCGCTGGAAAATGGAAATTGCCGACGGAGGTATTAAAACCTCGAATCAATATCGCCCGGGCTACTATACATGCGAGCAATGCGGCTCTAACCCAGATTGTAATCCGTACTGGGGCGACAATCCGTGCGGCTACTGTTGCGGAGACTGCCAGCCTATTACGTACTGCGCGTGGCCTGCAGAGTGTTCGCCGCGGGTCAAAGAAATTTCCGAATATCCTGTTACGTGCCCCGAAGAACCAAGCGGCCCTGATTGTTAGTGTGCAACTATGCCTGACTGCAACTATTCAGCGTGCAATCCCTGTGGCCCGATGCCGTCGTGGAAAGACCCGCCAGCAGACAAAAGCGTTGACTGCGAAGATTTAACAGAAGAAGATACGGGCGAAGAGCCTGAGCTAGAGTACGACAACTACGTGACTGATCCGGAAGATTGCCACATTGAAGGTAGCGTCACACCAGAGGTCACTGAATCATACGGCCCGTGTGGCGGTCAAATCATCAAAATTTGGAAGTTCGAAGAAGACTGCGCAAAGGCCACCAATCCAAACGACCGGAAAATGGAGCATGTGCAAATCATTACGGTTAATTACTCAGATAATCCTGAGTGGGTAGAGCCCCCAGCAGATTTGGAACTTGGGTGTGTTGCTGGGCTGGAGTACATTGAAGACGGTCCGCAAGAATTGTCGTATGAGAACCACGCGGAGGGCGATGTAGACGGTTGTCGGGTATCTGGCACGGCGACTGGCTACATTTGCGCGGCTGTCGGGTACTGCTCCGGCATGATCACTCAAACGTGGACTGCCGACGACGAGTGCCGGCGTGTAATTGATCATACGCAAATTGTTACGACGACGGCTGCCACGCAAGCTTCGTGGGTAAACCCGCCGCCTTCTCAGGGCATGACGTGCACGCAGGCGTATTTAACAACGCTGCAGCCATTGTCGGCGTTTCGGTTGCAGTACAAAAACAACTTGCGCGGGCCGTGCAAAATCGAAGGCTACATGGAGCCAAGAATCGAGGTAAATGTGCAGAATTGTACGGGAACTATTACGCGGACATGGGAATTTACCGACCTTTGCCTGCGGACAATTACGCATGTGCAGGTGCTGACCGTCACTCCCGACGTTTGATTTTGATTGCTTGATGCTGCACTTGCTGTCGGCTATGATGCCCGCGAACAAGCGGAGCGCAAGCGTGGCAAAACTCTATTTCCGGCACGGCACTGTAGGCAGCGCAAAGACGTTAAATCTTCTTGCTGTAGCGCACAACTACCGACAGCAAGGCAAACAAGTTCTGCTGCTCAAGCCGGAGTTTGACACGCGCTTCGGCGTTGGGGTGATTCAGACCCGGGCTGGTATTTCTATGCCGGCTGACGTCATTGTGGGTGACACGCTTAAAGTGCCAGATTTGACACATATCGTGTGTATTCTGGTGGATGAGTGCCAGTTCTTGCACCATACGCATATCGACCGTCTGCGGGAGATTACGAACACTCACGATATCCCTGTCATCTGCTACGGCCTGCGCACAGACTTCCGCACGAACCTGTTTCCAGCCGCCCGACGCTTATTTGAACTGGCTGATAGCATTGAAGAGGTCAAAACCACGTGCAATTACTGCTTGCGAAAAGCCATCTTCAACCTTAAACTACTCGACGGTAAGCCAACCCTCAGCGGGCCATCTGCAGAATTAGGCTGTGAAGAAAAATACCTTCCTGTCTGTGCGGACTGTTTTGATGAACACCATCTTAATGCCGGCAATGTTAGTAGCTGGAACTCTACTGTTAGCCGACGCAGCGCCTGTAACTGCGGAAGCGGCAGTTGCTGCTGTAAAAAGTGATCCGTCGGCGTCCCTGTGTTTTGCGATTACGTTTAGCGTGTGCGCCGCGATGCTCGCTATTGTTTTTGGCTTTATGACATTTGATGAAATAGCCAAGGTCCGCGCGCTAAAAAAGAAAAACGCGGATATCGAAGAACGCTATCGCCAAGTGCGCGCAGATATGTTGCAAGAGCTCGACCGCCGGCACCAAGCGGAGCAGGTTATTCGCGCTGCTATGCCCGCGGCTACAACGACGACTGCCTCAGCGGCTTTTCCTGTGACGTATGCTGTTAGCTCTACTTTTCCGCCGGGCACGTCAAGTAACGTTTTTCCATTACCGTTGACCAACATCGGCAACATCACGCTCCGTGCTTCAGATAGTCAATCAGCGGCTCCCACACCACCGCCGCACGACCAGAATCATTTTGAACGTATTGCCGTGCCCCGCCGTTTTATACGCCTTGACTGAGGAGATTTCATGGCAGGTCAGTATGTCACTGTTTCTTTTGGACCAGAAGAAAAGTATTCGTTATTTATTCCCGTCACAGCAGAAAACCAAGAACAGCTTGCGACGCAGTTAAAAAAAGCTGCGGTGACAGTTAAAACGATAGCTGCGGCATCCGCGGCGCCGCAGCAACGCGTGTTCGATTTTTGCACTAAGTAATTAGGTATTTCGCATGGACGCCAAACCTACGCTGCACCTTATTGGTATCTTTCACACGATTCACAATCAGGAGTATTCGCATTGCGCGTTTACTGGTAAAGCGCTGCGTTTCTCCAAGATGATGCGGGCCTATGGCTACAACGTCATTGAGTATGCCAACGAGGGCAGCGAAAGCGAAGCCAATGAAAAAGTCGTCATGCTGCGCTCTGACGAATTTCAAACAATGCTGGGCCGCACATCCAAAACAGCGTTCCACGGTGACCACGCGTCTACAGGGACTAAGCATCACAGTAAGTTTGAAGAGCGCTTAATCCCCGAATTAAAGAAACGCGTTCAGCCAAGAGACATTATTTGCCACCCGTTTGGCCACTCTCACGCGTCTGCCTGCAATGAGTTCCAGAAACATCTGCATTGCGAGACCGGCATCGGGTATCCTACGACCATGCCGGGAACAATGAAGATTTTCGAGAGCTACGCGTGGCGGCACTTTCATTGCGGCAAAGATAATCGGCAGGGCACAAACTACGAGTGGGTAATCCCGAACTACTTTGAAATTGACGACTGGGACCCGCAGTACGAACCCGGCAAATACATTGCGTTTATGGGGCGCATCACAGAGTCCAAGGGCCTGCCCACGATTAGCGAGCTCGCCAAGTATGTAGATAAAAAAATCATCCTGTGCGGGCAGGGCGACCATAAGACCTACATGCGCCCGAACATCGAATACTGGGGCCCGCTTGAAGGCCGGCAGCGCAGTATGTTTATTGGTAATGCAATCTGTTCGCTTATGCCCACGACGTTTATTGAGCCCTTCGGTGGTTCTGGGGTTGAAGGCATGCTATGTGGCACGCCGTTGATTGCGTCGGATTACGGCGCGTTTACAGAGACCGTGCTGGAGGGTGTGACCGGATATAGATGCAAAACCTTGTGGGATTGGATAGAAGCTATCGAACGCGTCGGCGAGCTAGACCGCAAAGTTATTGCTGATCGTGCCCGCGCGACATATAGCCTGCAGGCGTGCGGCAAGAAGTATGACAAAGCTTTTACGCAAATGTCGCAACTACACGATGACGGCTGGTACACGTTGCCCCCAAAATACCGAAAAGAACAGCTCCAAAAAAGCGCCTGATAATAGCTAAATTGCTGTTAAATACAGGGCATATTCATTGGCCCCCGCAGTAGCGTATTGCGGGTTTTCGCCACCGCGTATTGGGAGGAAACTACTATGTCCCCGCGGAGAATCATTGGTGAATGCGCGTTAGTGGTCGGCGTGCTCGGCGGAACGGTTGTCGGCTTTTTAGCCGGCAGTCATTTCGTCGAACCGCAGATACAACTCGTGTTCGCTTTTATCGGCATGGCTCTTGGTGGAGCTTTTGTCGATATATGCTTAAGAGGAGGACAGTGATGTTTGCAAAGCTGTTGTTGATTGTCGTGTGCCTGACTGCCGTAGCTCACGGACAGAACCAGCCCACGCAGAAGGATATCGACCAGATGCGTGATTCGCTGGTCGCAAACTTCGACGCCCAGTCTCGCGAGGACGTCGATGCGATGATTGCGACGATCAGTCCGAAGGGTCAGCAGATGGCTGGCCCCACCGAGATGGCCGAGCTTCGGGAAGAATCCTTGAAACTCTTCGAGGAAACAAACCTGAAGCTACGGTTGGTCAGCCTGCACGTGTACGACTACTCGCCACCCAGCGTCAGCGGCTGCGCGTACGCCGACGTCGTGCAGCTCACGCTGCCGTCGGAGCATTCGTACGCGGACTTGGAGGAGTACCCGGCCGACATGAGCTCGCTCTGGCGGCACCACTCGGGGGCCTTGCCCACATCGCAGCTGGTGAAGTATGTTCTTCGGTTCGACTACGACCCGAAGGACCGCACGTGGAAACCGACGCGGATCGTGGAGCCGCCGAAGCCCGTGAGCAACTGGCCTGAGAACACTCAGGAAGTGATGCACGGCAAAGTGGCGGACCCGACAAGTCGGACCGGGGTGTGTTCAAACGGCAGATGTTCGAACAGGCTTACCAACAACCGGTAAGCGGTCGACTGGGCGACCTAAAATAGGACTTAAGCCTAGTGCGTGGGGAGCGCTAATCCGCTCCCCGATGTCTGCGTTCATAGTCGTTCATGATTGGCTGTGGCGTGGGTTATTGACACTCCTCGGCCTGCGTATGCCAACAGCCCTGCAAGGCTGCAAAAATACGTAGGCAGGCACGCCTGTGGTTGCAGCCGCAGTTTGGAAAGTCGCGCGCGTTATCGGGTTTCTCGGTGACGAAGTGTGGCGGCAGTGTCAGTCTCGCCCCTTTAGCTCAGTTGGTTAGAGCATCGGACTTTTAATCCGTTGGTCCTAGGTTCGAATCCTAGAAGGGGCAATGGTTCAGTTGTTTTTTCACATCAAGGAGGGCGTGAAATGAACTGGTTAATTATGTTGCTGATGTCGATCGTTGTGCCGGTCGTCCAGCCTGTCGTTCAGCAAGGAGTGCAGAACGTTCAGGTCCGCGTTGCGCAACGCATGCAACAACAGGCGGTCAAGCCCGTACAGCCCGCGGTCGTTTTTCATAACGGTCAGTGGTGGAAGTACGAGCAGGGCCAATGGTGGGTGTGGCAGGAACGCAGATGACGAACTTTGAGTATCCGGTGGAAGAGTGGTTCACCGGACAGTACGCAGACATCCCAATCCATATGCAGGAGACGATCAAACGGTACGTGATTGAAAAAGTCAGGCCGGGTGATTTTCTTTCTGCTATCATCACGAACGATCTCCGCGGCGCCGTTAACTACGCGGACGCCGACAACCTAGCCCGGATCAAGTTGTATGTGCAGTGGTTTTACAACCGCGCGCCAGCAATTTGCTCGGGTAGCAAGGAAGCGATGACCAACTGGCTTTCGGGTAACGCGTAAACCCGTCGGGGTTGTGGCGAAATGGCAGACGCAGCGGACTTAAAATCCGCTGGGAAGTAATTCCCGTGTGGGTTCGAGTCCCACCTCCCCCAATGATGATGACGATACACCGAAGTCGCCGGTCTTGTGTTCTGCAGTTTACTTCCTGACCTGCGGAACACGAGCGTACGTTGCGCTCGCCGGCGATTTCTTTTTTCTATTGGAGCTCCCATGAACAAGTGTCCGGAATGCAATGCCAGCCTCGACGGCGGCGGGATTTTTGAGACCTTGCGACCACAAGACTGGTGCGCACACATGGACGACGACGAATTGCGCAAATATGTGGAAGACCACTACGGCGCCGTCGATGCGCGATTCAGCCGGGTTATTGGTGTCGAGTACCGCGGGCGTTACGACGGTGTGTGGGAATGGCGTTGCCCTGACTGTGCGGCAACGTGGCCTAGATTCGCGGAAGGGAAACGATGAGTTTTTTACACCAGAAATACGCGTTTCGAGAAGGGTGCTGTACGACCACGCTGGTCGACGCAGAAACTACGCGCAACACGCTGCGTGTTGATGGCCCGTGTTTTTACTGCAAAGAGCCGCAATCTGTCACGGTTCCGGCGGAAGCGCTTATTCGGTTTGGGCAGGGCGATTTCGCTCAAAACTGTTTTCCAAACCTAACCCCGGGACAGCGCGAGTTCTTGATATCCGGGATTTGTGACCCGTGCTGGGATCAGATGTTTGGAGCCGATGAAGAAGATGAGGAACCTGACGCCTAGGAGATCGACATGGCAGAGGAAGAAACAGTTGATCGGTTTGGATGGCGCAATTCCCACAAAGACTCGCCTGCAATGGGGCAGGAAGTCTACTATTTCGGTCCCAACATAGGGATCGGAATCGGTCGGTACTCATACGAGGAAAACCGGTCATTTCGGCCGTATTCTTACGATGAAGCCGGCGTAAAAGTATATGACGACAAAGAGGTCGGGCTTTGTCCGCACATATTTACCAACAATAAATGGGGCGTGGTGGACGCGTGCGACGCCCCGCGATGGCAACCGTATGACCCAGAACGCGCCAAAAGCTGGTCGCCTATGCCGCCAGTCGGATATATCCGTCAAATCGTGCACGATCTCGACGCAATAACATATGTCGACGAGAAGTAACAACAGAAAGAAGGTAAGATGCCAGAAAATGTTTTTCTTTTTCAGCTGTTAACAGCGGCTGAAAAAAATATGCGCGAGGCTCTGGAGCCTTTGCAGAGTTTCGAGGCCGATGCTAAACAAAAAGATTCGCCGGCTGCGGTTCGTGGAAGGATCGCAGCAGACGCGATACGCGCGGCGTTGTTCGCGTTGCAGACAGTCAAGGCGGGAGCATGAACAAAGCCGCATAGCTCAATTGGTCAGAGCACCTCGTTTACACCGAGGGGGTTGGGGGTTCGAGTCCCTCTGCGGCTATTAAACCCGGTGTGGGGCGCATCACGTGTTTTCAGGCACACCACTGAAAACAATCATGGAGGATTCTATGGTCCGCAGTTTGCTGTGTCTGTTTTTGGTGGTGTCTGCCTTCACGGTCGAAGCAGCGCCACGGCGTCGTAGTTACACCTACACAACCCCGAGCACGTCATCGATGCCGCGCGTGTCAAGCTACACGTCAAGCTCGATGCCGGTTCATTCCAGTGGCGGCACTTCTTCCGCTCAGGGCGTTGCCGAGATGATGGCGTCTCGGGGCGTCATGCAGCATTTCGGAGGCAACTCCGGATATGAAGGGGTCGGCACCGGATCGACGCCGGAACAGGCACTCGGCAATTGCTGCTATTCCAATAGCGGCATGGCTGTTGTTGATCAGGGCGTAGCCTGCGGCCGCAACGGCCGCTGGTACGCCTGCAAGCGTTACCGCTAGGCCCACTGGCGGGCGCTGGAGGAAGCCCAAGCCTCTGGCGCCCGCCTCACGGGGCGTAAGGTAAGCCGGTTGCATCCAGCACTCTTATAAGGTGCCCATAGGTAGGTTCGACTCCTACACGCCCTACTCACACTCGGAGACTGCGATGAGTGACGTTCTAGTCGACATTCAGGAAGAGTACGGCTACCAGCATTGGTGGCTGCTCTGCACAGAAAAAGAATTTGCAGATATTTGCCGGCGCTGGCAGACTATGAAAAACCTATGCTGTTTGGTGCCGGTAGACCTCGTGTTTCCCGGCGCCCGTGGACAGTTTAATCAATGGCCGCCGGAGGCCGCCTGCAAATCACGGGTAGAAAATGCCCGCGTAGTCCGCGCGCATGTACATCAGCACGACGATTCGTGGCTGGATGGCGTCACGTACAACATACCGGTCAGCGCCGACGAAAATGACGACTCTTTCGAGATTGACGGCGTGGTGTACACTGGCGAGCAAATCATAGCGTTGCTCGCCGAGTCGCGCGCCAAGCGCACGGCAGACTATTTCGCGCTTCATCCGGAGGACGCGGGGTGAAACTCTTGCTTTGCCCGGAATGTTCTGACATATTCAACCTGCAAGCACACGTTAAAATGTGCAGCTGCGGGCAAACGCGTGGTCAGTACATTGACAATATAAATGCTGTCTACTCTGGGGGTATACCTCTGGGGTTCGCTAACACCACGTTTCTTGAGGCGGTTGCAAATCAGCCTCAAGCTGGTGACGGCAAAACGTTTACTGCGTTTGTGATTCCTGTTATGTGTCCCACTTTCAAGGAGCTACCCGATGGCCTTTCGAAGAGTGAACGCTGAGCAGTATGTCGAGCTGTGTAACTTCTGCATGGAGAATGACATCGCCTACGAGCTAAAAACGCTCGACAAGACGACGTTGCTCTTCGGGCTCGACCGACGATTCTGGCATGCGATTGACTACGGAGCGCTCGCGTGCGTGTAGTTAGGCCCCATCGTCTAGAGGCCTAGGACACCACCCTTTCACGGTGGATACTGGGGTTCGAATCCCCATGGGGTCAGTGGTTCGATTTTCTTTAACAACAAAGGTTTCCCGTGAAAAGCCAGTATTTTTTCATCGCTGCCGCAGGGCTGAGTTTTGTCTTCAGTGTTAGTCTCTGGTTTGCCGGAGAGACTGATTTGAATCGGCAGCAGGCCCTTTTCGTAGGGCTGTGGGTGCCTAGTATCTTGGGTCTGGGGACACTCTTAAAGTGACTAACTTCACGATTTTCATCGTCGGAATTATCGTGACACTGATAACAGGAATGGGCGTTCTGCTCAGTCTTGTGTCCATTGGGTACAAAAAAAAGTAAGTATCTTCTGGCGTGACTCGGTAGCCCAACTGGCAGAGGCGCAGGATTTAGGTTCCTGTTGTTGTGGGTTCGACTCCCACCCGGGTCATTGGTCTTTTTCTATAGGAGCGCATTATGCGTATTTGGCTCGATGACGTTCGGCCCATGCCGGCTGAGTGGGACGTATGGCTCAGGACAGCCGAACAAGCTATTCTGGCTATCAAGCTTGGCGGCGTGACGGCTATTTCACTGGACCACGATCTCGGCGACGAGTCTGCTAAGACCGGCTACGACGTGGCGAAGTTCATCGAAGAAGGAGCCTTTAAGGATACAATAGCTCCCATAGAAATCTACGTCCACACCGCAAACGCGGCGGGCAGACAAAACATCATCCGTTCGATTCGCAAAGCCGAGAAGTTTTGGCATGAGCGACTCACGCGGACTTGACGATTCGCTTCGGCAAAAACGGTGCTCTGATAGTTGGTAGAGCTTAATTGCGTTCAGCCCTAGTCGGTGTGTTTTCCTCCTTTCTTAACACCGGCCAAAAAATGCAGCCGTTTTCTCTTACTCGGGGGCGTACTGGTATCGACAGGATAAAGAAGGTAAAGACTGCGTGTCGTGGTTGATCGGGTGGCCACGTTAAAACTCGATTATGTTTCTAGCTGGCGCACATGCACCGGCCCTCGCTGCCTGACCTAGGTTAGGTGGTGAGTGGGGCGTCCTGAGCCCCATCGCCCAATCAGGATGACGCCGATAATCGGCTGATCTGGCCCAGCAAGAAAGGGCAAGATGGTGGTAGCCCACCTGACGCCGATAATCGGCTAACTTTGGCAGTAGTGTAAACAACAACTGCCTACACACGTAGACGTTTTTACTAGGCATATCTCTGGACGCGGGTTCGACTCCCGCCGCCTCCACTGCACTACCGCGCTTTGACTGCATGGGTAAAACCCTAAGTCAAAGCGCGGTAGTGTTTTTTTTGTACTCCCATCGGCAACGTGCCGGTGGGTTTTTTTGTTGATTATCTTTCCCCAGCAGAAGGAGTTGCTGCAAATGGCAACGAAGGCACGGAGTAAGAAGTCGCGGATTGCCAATAAGACCGCGATCAAGAAGAAGCAGACGGCCACGAGCGTGAGCCGTATCGATGTCACGAAGGTGGCGACAGGACTTGTGGCGCAGATCACCGCGGCGCTGAAGCGCTTCGGCAAGGTCGACCATCACAAGCTCCGGACGACTGTTTACGCTAACCGCGAGGTGGCGCTGAACATTCTGCCTGCGCACGTGCGAGGTGCTTCCAAGCGTGTGGACAACTCTTGTCCGGTCGCGAGGGCGCTGCTCGCGTCGCCGCTTGGTCAGTGGATCACCGACGCACATGTCGGTAATACCACTGTGCGTGTTTGGAACGCGGCTGTTCCAGACTTGGAGGTTAAGTTCCTGTTGTCCCCTGAGTTGATGTACGCTGTAAAGGCGTGGGATCGGCCGAACGGAAAGTGGGAACTTGATCCCGGAGTGTACTGGCTGCACTCGTACCCGCGATCGCTCCGACGTGGTTACGTGGCGCGTGAGCCGCGGACCTATTCAGAATCGGGTCCTCGTGTCCGCACGGCGATGCGGCATATCACGCGTCTCAACGACGTGCGGCGCGCGATGGCTTTGTCGGATGTCAAGATGACCAAGAAGCGCTAAACTCTAGCGCACTGAAAACAAGCTCCGCTGCTGGAAAGCGACTCAGCCACCGAGTTGTCAGGTAAAATCGCCCCGTACAGGGGCACAGGGACAACCAGCGGATACTTGTTTTTTTAACTACTGGAGCCAAGCATGGACAAGCTGCTGTTTCTTGATGTCGATGGTGTGCTTAACAACGCCCGAATATTACGCGCAGAAAGTATTTTTGGGCTCGGTTGCAAGCAATTGAGTCTTCTAAAGCTTATCGTAGCTAACACTTGTTGTGAAATCGTACTCTCGTCAACGTGGCGACTGAACGACGAGCATAGAGAAGCGCTGCGTAACGCTTTTGAAGAACACTTAATACCTATGTGGATCGGGCAAACGCCTGATTTGGGCATTTGCATGCGTCGTGACGAGATACTTTCGTGGATGATTGGGCATGAGGCGCCGGCCAAAGTCGTTATTCTCGACGACGACAAGGACGCAATGCTGGTAAACGCGCCAGAACGCTTCCGAGAACGGCTTTTTGTGCACACTAACTTCGATCATGGTCTTACGTTAGACCACGCGGAGGCGATTTTGGAGTTTTTTAAGGAGGACTGTAAGTGATTATGCGTCATTTAGAGGCAATGATTCTGCAAGAGCGCGGCGACAACCGAAATCTGCTCGCGGAAATCAAAGAAAAGCTGTCTCCTGAGTCGCAGGAACGGCTTTTCCGCCTTTTCCAAGACCATGAGCACGAGATTGGCCGCCTGAAAAGGAAAGCCAGCATGACTTCGGCAGCAATCGCGAGTCATCTGGCTGGTTTTGGACGCTGAAAAGCAGTGTTTTGACGTAACTCCTTATCGCGCAGTAGTTTACGACCGCTGGCATATGCTATTTGTCGTAAATGTCTGTGCGGTAAGGAGTTACGCAAAATACACCAAACGCAACGATCCGTTTTTTTAGCTAATAGCGCCCCTGTATACTCATTTGTTTACACAGGAGGGCGCTATGGATACCTGCAGCTTCGATTTTGAGGACATTATGTCCTTCCTGTTCGACGACGACTGGGACGCCGAATAGCCCTAAATACCCCCTATGGCGAATAGCTAAATATAGGCCAAAAACAGGGTATATGAATTGACGGGGATAATAGGTATTGCCTATAGACCCGTCCCGGAACCCGCTACGGTGAAAGTGGGACCAGACCTGCAGCAGCAGTGTTCTGGGCTTAATACTGCGGGGAAGCGCCGCAGGGCTGATGATCGGCCGCCACAATCCGTCGGGTCCGTTGCAGTGGACCAGTGAGACGTTAAAACAGAATCTCGACTGCGCGGCCTAATACGCCGTAACGTTCTGGCTGTAAAGTCAGATCGTTATCCGCACCGCTACAGGTGTGGGTGAGCCGGCCCTTCTCGATGGGGTCTGGTTTCCCGATGGGGGTGTGCACTCATTAGAGCACCTCCATTAAGACGTTGTGGCGCCTCTTCTGCGCGACCAACGTACGGCCTGTGTCAATATAAGTCGTACCCAAGGTACGCTTTTGAAACAGGGTTTGCTGCTAATTCCTCCAGCGCAGCACACGGTTTTCGCAAGCCGTCCAATCGGGAGTCGATTCAGTGTAGGGAGACAAAGTAGCCATGGCGAAATGTTTCCAGCAGTGTTGACAGGGCGTAACGCACCCTGTGTGTGACACACTGCGATCTACAGCTGCAATCGGCTGCGAACCCATCTTCGGTTCGTGAGTGGAGGACAATACACGCTAGCCGCAAGGCTGGCACGTCGTTTCTTCCGACGTAGCGGAAGAGGTTTGACCAACAAGCCTAACTGTTGGTGATCGTATGTGGGTTAAACCACAAACGTTCGCGAGCCGCTCAGTCGCCAAAGTTCCAAGAGCCCTTAGTTGCGTTACGGAAGTGAAACGCAACGGCTAGCCGTGTAGCAGGAACGTGTATTAAGACACGTACACGGCACAATAAACGCCTACCACCGGGCGATATGGCGTGGCTGCCGCACGAGGGAAGTAACGTGCGTGGGGACCGGCACCTAGCCGGGGCTGTGGACGCACAGTTGACGCTTAAATGGAAGACGCGGCGAGGTGCACCTCAAAGCGAGCCGGGTTCGATTCCCGGCATAGTGTCTAGTTTTTTGGCAAGGTACCGTTCCCTGCCACCCCATCTGAGGGCTTTTGAACGGACGCGTGTCTCGAAAGAGAAAGGGGAGTGCTATGAGCACTTTCAAGTCAGTTGTCGCCAGCCCGTTTTACGGGTTCGGCTGGGTCGCTGGTCAGATCAAGAACGGCTACGACAAGGCGGTGAACGCCACGTCGTCGGCCGCGTCGCAGGTGGCCACCGCCGCCACCTCGACGGCCAAGGCCGCCAAGGCCAAGGCCACCAAGGCGGGCAAGGCCGTGAAGGGCGGCGCCAAGGCGGCCAAGGCTGCTACGGTTAAGGCCGGCAGCTCGGCCAAGGCGAAGGTTGCGTCCTTCGCCCGCCACGCCGCCGCCGATGCCCGCGGGCTCGGCGCCATGCTGTTCGGCATGGTCAAAGTGGCCGCCGTGGGCGTTGTCACGATTGCCACCGCGGTTCTCCTCGGTGTCGTCAAGACGGTGGGCTTGGTGGCCCACGCCGTGGGGCTGATTGCCCTCGGCGTGGCGGCGTTGGTGGTGACTAGCTTCTCGCTGGTTGCCATTGCAGCGTTCTGCGTGGCGTTTCTCGCAACGCTCGCCGTGGTGTTCATCGTCCGCGGAATCTTCACAGCGCTCGCGGCTGTGGGGCGGTTTCTGACCGGCGAAGGCGGCATGGTTATCGCGACCGTGTTGCACGACCTGTCGGTGTTCTGCTGCTTCCTTGCCGCCGTTTACGCCTGCGTTGCGGTGGCGGCGGTGGCCATTCCGGCGCTCGGGATTGCCGCCGCCAATGCTGCCGCCGTGGCGGTGATCGCCACGTGGTGTGCCCTGCTGGGCGCGGGAACGGGGATTGCCGGCCTTCTGCTGGAGGCCGCCAACCGCCTCCCGGAGGTTGTGGTGTATGCGCCGCCCAGTCGGCGTATCCTGCCTAACGACGTCTATCCGGGCGTCATCGGCACCGCGACTGCCTGACTAAGGTCGGGTAGTAAACATTGACGCGCACACACGCGTGGAGGGCAGCAAGCCACCTCCTTACCAAAAAAGAATTGCACGGGCCGGTCACGCCGACGCAGGCCCGTTTCTTTTATCTATTCCCAATCCCACATCCTTAAGAAAGGAACGCGTTAATTATGGGAATTCTGGACACCAAGGCTGCCGTGGCGTGCACGGTTGCTCACGAGTCGATTCAGCAGATGCGGAAGTATGGCGACCGGCGCTATTACACGCACCCGCTGACGGTGGCCGCGCTCGTGCACACGCTGCCGGGCACGGACGAGGCGATGTTCGCTGCGGCGTGCCTCCATGACGTCATCGAAGACGTCTACCCGAAGAACCCCGCCTACGGCCCCGCGTGGGTTGCGAACAACTTCGGCGAGGAAGTGCTGCTGCTCGTTCATGAGCTCACCAACGAGTTCACGAAAGAGCGGTATCCCGACCTCAACCGCAACGAGCGGAAGCGGCGGGAGAGTCTGCGGCTCGCCGACATCTCCGACGCCGCGAAGGTTGTGAAGCAGGCAGACCTGTATCACAACAGCACGGAGATCAGCCCTGACACCCGCTTCTGGGGTCAATGGTTGAAGGAGAAGAACGAGCTCGACGAGCTCATCGGCGCGTGGGAGGACCGCGAGTGCGGCTTCCTCACGGGTGGCGACGTCTGGAGTCTTGTCGGCTCTGGCGAGTTCAAGATGCTCGTCGCTACGGCGCACGAGATCGACGAGTTCTACAAGGTCGCCGACTGGGGCCTTGTGACTGCGTAAACAATTGGCGCGGCAGGGAGTCCTGCCCTCCCGCACCTTTTGTTTAGCTATTAGCGCGTAGCTAAATATACGACAAATAAACGGCATATCTAATGAGTACCGGGAATCATATTGCCACTGGTACTTGAGTTTTAAGCCGCACATCCGGCTAGCTCCACAAGGCAATTCTGAAGGAGCCCACAAATGGCATCTATCTACACCGCCGTCCTCCTGACCGAAGAGTCCCGCCAGAACCTGATCGCGTTCTACGGTCTCACGTCGTTCTACGCGGAGGGTTGGGTCATCAAGGCCCACCACATGACGATCGATACCAAGTCTGCGGATAAGGCCGGCGTCGCGGACTTGGTCGGCAAAGAGTTCACGATGGACGTGACCGCCGTCGGCAGGCTCATGGTGGACGACACCCGCGGCATCGTCGCCGTGACTGTCGAGACTGCGGCCCCGTCGAAAAACGCCATCAAGCACGTCACGGTGGCGCACGCGGATGGCGTCAAGCCTATGATGTCTAACAACATCACCGACTGGCGGCCCGTCAAGCCGGGCACGCTCACGCTCACGGGCGTCGTGTGCATGCTTGAGTCGGCTCCCGTGCCGGCGAAGAGCTGAACACTCGCGGCGGCTTACAACGCCGCGCAGTAGGTCTGCATAGACCAGCCCCCAAACCGAAAGGTGCGGGGGCTTTTTTTAGCTATCAGCGCGTGCTAAATATGGAACAAATGCGCGGCATATTGATTGTGCGCCAGTGATTTTTTGTTGGCGCGGGTTTGTTGACAACTGCAAAAGGACCTTGCGGTGTTTGAATTCTTTGACAACATGTCGCTCAGCTCCTTGATGGCGTTCGCGTTAAGTACGTCATGGGTGCTTAGTTCTTTGTGTGAATTGTTCGAGGAGTAACGCTCTTTAAGAAGGGAGTCGTCCGGTGGATATTTTTCTAGACATAAAAAGGCAGCAAGAATACGCGAAACAGCTGGAAGACGGCGACAGGCGTAACGTGGAAGACTGGGCCCGCAACCAAGAGCGCCGTAATGAGGCAAAGCGCCGCGGCCTTTTTCAGCGCGATAAGCCCAAAGAGCGCCGCATTGCTATTTTTCAGCGCTGGCAAAAAATGCGTAAAGCGAGTGCCATCAAGCTGCGCGCCCCGGACGGCGACTCTAGGTTTTGTTTATGTAAATGCGGTCGGCCCAAGGCGTGCGCACAAACGCACTGCTACGACTGTCAGGACATGATGTTTATTGTCCGGCACAGGATACCAATGTCTGGCGCAGTAGAAGTCGAAAAGCGATATGGGCGAATATACGAAACGCCCCTGCTGCGCCACGACATCGACTACCGATCGTCTAGGTACGAGGACAGTGAGAACTTCGGTAGCCTCCACAATGTGATTCGGGCGATGGAAGACTCCCTAGCGTACGATTAAACGCTAAATAGTCTCCAAAAGCCTGACATATACAGAAAATGCGGGTTTCTGCTGAGCTAAATATTCAGCAAAAACACGGCATATCTAGTGCTCAGCGCGCTAGCTGTCGACGGCTACGCGCTAATTGACGTGAATTCGTTCTGAGCCTGCGCGGTGTACCATTGCTTGAACGGATGCTTCCGTGGTGATTCGAGCAGTGAGTAAAAGCTGCGCAGGCTTTTCCGTAAATACGTCCGCGGCAGGCAGTTAAGCCGCGTAGAAAACTGCCAATACACTCGACCTTCGCCTTGCGAGAATGCGGCGAACAGAATCTGCCGTCACGGGCACCATCTTTGGTGGCTCGAAAGTTGGGCGATCATCGGCCCAAAGGCGGGATAGGACGCACACTATCCGCGCTACGCGATTTGTAAATCCCAAAGTGGAAGGAGGAAATGTCGAATTCCCAAAGCAAGGAATTCCGTAGCAGGCTGTGTAAGACTGCGCAAAAAGCATTTCCAAGCGCCCCGGACCGCTAGCTCAAACACAACGACGCTAGAAGAGGGTTCGGTACCGGATGGGCCGGTCGTGATTCATAGCATAAACCTGCGTTTGTTACTTTGGTCGGCCAACCAAATAATAAACAAAGGCGCTACTGCAGTCGGTCGTACAACTGACTGTAGAGTAATCGCGTGACTGATGAGGATAGCAAACACGTAGTTGGGGAACTCGTAGCAGGTTAGCGTCTGCTGCGATGCTTCTTCCCAAAGGTGGTGCCCGTGACGGCAGTTGTTAGTTTAACCCCTAAGAAAGGATGGACTCTCATGTTGTTTATTGGAATGCTCGGTGCGGTGTTCGTGCTCGGTGCGGTTGCTGGGACCATCAGCGACATGGTCAATACCGAAAAGCCTAAAATGGCCACCACGTTTACTCGTGTTTCGACCAAGGTCACGAGCGGTATCGTCGACGTGGACCCGAATGGCAACATCATCAGGATCACCGACGCCTCCGGGCGCGTGGTCTATGAGGAGGGGGCTTAACGCCCTTTCTTTTAGCTATCAGCGCCCACCTAAATTAAACACAAAAGCCCGTCATATTTATTGTTGTACGACATAGCTGCCAGTGTCGGCAGTTTATTTTCATCAAAGGAGGACCCGATCGTGTCAAAGACCGTTAAAAAAAAGCGCCCTGCTGAGTCGCTCCACGTACGCTATATGGGTGTCGATTCCCGTATCGCTGAAATTCGTGGCCACATCGTCAAAATGTGCGCTGCCATTGACGACATCGAGGCACGGCACAAGGAACACGGCGAAGTTCCCGACGAGCACTTGTCGTGGTTGAACTCGTTTATCGATAACCTCGATGACACGATGTACCATCACAAGCTGATCTCCGTTAAAAAGCCGCCTAGCCATGGTGTTATTGTCAAAAAGCGCACGGAATACTACGACCGCCGCTGGAAGAAACGGATGGCCATGCTCACCAAGTCGCTCAACACGATGTCGCGGAAAATCAAAAGCGCCTTCGATAACTTCCCGCCCGAAATCGAATCGCGGCTCACCGCGCTTGAGAGCACTGTCCCTGACATCGATAACAGTGATGACTGATTTTTCGGGGGTGTGCAAACGCGCGCCCCCTTTTTTTAACTATCAGCGCTCCGTTGCCATTCTATTCCCTTTTTGTCACAATATTCGTATGCCATTCAAATCTGAAAAGCAGCGTCGTTTTCTCTGGGCCTCGCATCCCGATATAGCGAAGCGGTGGGCGCACGAATACCCCGAATCAAACAAAGGCCTGCCTATGTACGCGCACAAGAAGAAAGACGAGAAAGAGGCCGCATTAACAGCAATTCACAGTTACGTGAATAAACTTAACAATTTGTTAATATTGCCACATACCGTACAAAACAAGGCTTTTTCGAAAGTTGCCAATTCAAAGCAGACATATATTGAGATTCCCCACAGCGAAAAGCCAACGTACGCTGGGGAAGAACGGGAGAAAAACCCCGAACATCGCCCAGACTTTGATGTCACGCAATCAGGCACAGAACAGCCTAAAAAACGCCAAGAAAACGCAATTAACTCGCTTCTCAAGAAGATCGCTTTGGTCGTAGGGCCCAACATCAGAAAGATAAAAGAAGAGCAAGACGCTGCGCTGGAAGGCCGCGAACCCGCCTACGTGCCGACAAACGCGGACGTAAAGCGCTATCCCGTCGCGACAACGGGAATTATGCCGCCCATGGGCTCGCAACCACAGCCACAACAGCAAGCGCCGGTCAAGCAACCGCAGTCTCGCCCTTCTGCGCCCCCTGTCGGAAACGGTAGCAGCACGCAATCTCGTCCCATTCAGTCTTTAGGCGGCTTGTCTGTAAAAAACGAACTCACCGGAAACTCGGGTTCTGCTGGCGGACGTAATCCGGGCGCAGGTATCAAAACGTCAAGCAGTCCAGCGTGGCAACGAAGCGCTGGTAAAAATGACGAAGGCGGCTTAAACGCCAAAGGTCGCGCCAGCTACAACAACGCTACGGGCGGCAATCTCAAAGCCCCCGTGACCGAGTCCAGCCCCAAAGGCGATCGGGCAAAGCGCCAGAACTCATTTTGTTCGCGGATGTGCGGTATGAAAAAACATGAGACTGGCAGCAAGACCAAGAAAGACCCCGATTCCCGCATCAATAAAGCTTTGCGTAAATGGAACTGCAAGTGCAGCAGTGTCAATGGTCTAGTTGAAATGCTGCGTAATTCGCGTTTTGCCGGCCCCCAATCCCGATAATTTGGTAATTGTTAACAATGCCTGTTATGTTAAATAGGCAAATACGGTAGCGATTACCCCGAGGACCGCGTCATGCGTTACTGGCTGGCATTCATTCTGAGCCTATTCGGCGCCCTAAGCTGGGCTGACGAACTAATCATCTTTCACATGCCCGGCTGCCGCCCCTGCGCGCAGCTTAAGCAGGTCCTAGACGAAAACCCTGAGCTTGTTCAGGGTTTTACTGTTTCACGCATTGATATTCTGGCGGATACCCAAAGCGCTGAGATATTTCGTGTCTCGTCTGTACCCACCGTGGTGCGACTAGACGCAAAAGACCGCGAAATCGCCCGCTCGGTTGGTTTCATGAACCGAAAAGAACTCGCCCACTGGCTTGATAATCCTTCGACGACCCGCAGTTTCCGTCGAACCCGCCGCTAATTACGTGCTCGTAACTGCATGGAAAGTGAGTAGAACTGGCTTTATGTAAACACACTCTTGTTATAGGTGACCCATGCATGGACGCATTTTCACGGTACTCCTACGTACCTTTTTCTTTTTTTTAGCTATTAGCGCTGGTGTAAACATCTGCGCCGGCACTCGTGACCCCAATACGCCAGACGCCCGATACCTCGAATTCGGACAAAAGTTCCCGAATGTGGTGAGCGTCAAAGCCCTGCGTGTTGAAGGCGTTGACGATATTATGCAAATTCAGGAGCTGGATTTAAGCCCTGATAGCAAAGAAAAAGGCATCAAAGTTTCTTTCCAATTCGGCTCGGCTGTCGTCATTCGGCCCAATTGGCTTCTGACCGCGGGGCATGTCGTCAAAGGCGCGCCGCTTGTGCTGGCTGTCACAGATGACAAGTCAGAGCACAAGCTGCACAAGATCATTGTCCACCCGCGCTTCGAAGACGAGGACTTTGGCTTTCACGATCTAGCGCTGTGCTACTCGGCTAAAGCATTTGAGATGGCGTTTTATCCTGAGCTGTACACCAAGCTGGACGAGGTTGGCGCGGCTATTACTATTGCTGGCTATGGCACGACCGGGACTTTCAATACTGGCGCAACTGGCGAAGACCACCAAAAGCGTGGCGGCCATAACAGAATAGACTCCAGCGAGCGCACTATTCTTATCTGCACGCCCAGTATCCAGCACGATAAGTTTCCACTGGAGTTCATGATCGCCCCGGGAGATTCTGGCGGCGGTATGTTTATTGGTAACAAACTAGCTGGTATTAATTCGTTCCTAATGGCCCGGGATAAGAAACCTAATGGTTCTTACACGGACGAATCGGCTTTTACGCGAATTAGTCTGTACCACGAGTGGATTGAAGAACAGATTGCTTTGCACGAACTAGCCATTGCGAGCAAAAGCACCATGGCGCCTGACTTGGACAAGATCACGCCGATTCTTACGGGAGTTGCGCCATGAAAAAGCCCGTCAAGCAGCTCGTATACGAACTTCGGCGCTGGGTGCACGCACCTAATGCAGTTTCAGCACAGGACATGCTGGACGAGGCTGCTGACAGGCTGGAAGAGCTTGCCCACGACAGCGACAAGTTCTGGCGCATGGCTGAACGCTGCAAAGAGAACTACATGGCGGCGACAAAAGAAAATGCGCAGTTTCGCCGGGCGCTGTACAGCCAGCCAGCGTTAATTCGTTTAGACGCCCCACAAGTAGCTGATTTGAACAAACTCATTGAACTTCACAACGACGCTCGGGCTAAGAAGAGCTGGTTTCGGCCACTGCGGGCATTGACCAAAAGCGCGGCCCTGACTGAGTACGCCCAGCGCCACGCATTCAAGATGGCCGATGGCGGCTGGCTGCGGCACTCTTCTATGGACAATGTGCTCAAACTAGGATTTACAGCAGCCGGCGAGAATATTGCGTGGGGTCAGAATTCAGAAGAAAGCGTCTTAAATTCGTGGCTGTGGTCGTACGGGCACAGGGCCAATATTCTCAGCAGCAAATACGACAGTATCGGCTGTGGCGCACGCAAAGATAAAGCTGGTCGGTTATACTGGTGCGTAGTGTTCGGCAAGTTAAAGCCGCAGTCCGCCAGTTAATTTACGCCGATTTAACGAGCTAGCGCCAATGATGTACCGAGACATACCCCGGCTAATTCGGCTCGTGATTCTTTTTGGGATACTGGTCTGGCTTGTGGGGGCGACTCTATGACCACAGCAGCAGGTATGTTCTATGGCGGCAGCGCGCTAAACAAAGCAGCCGAACTCGTACCAGACGTCCAGTTACAAGACCACCAGCAGCGCATTGCAGACCGTATCTCGGGCGATGACCCCAGACTGCTTGTGTATCACGGACTGGGCTCTGGCAAGTCCCTGTCAGCTCTGGCAGCAGCTGAGAAAGCCCGCACAGAACAGGGCGGCGAATATGGCGTCGTCGTACCAGCCAGCCTCAAGGGCAACTTCGAGAAGGAGATCGCCAAGTTCACGCGCGACTCGAACCCGGAAGTCATGAGCTACACGGGCTTGGGCATGGGCAAGGATTTTACGAATAATCCCGACACGCTGGTGATGGACGAAGCAGCTCGGCTAAGAAATCCCACAGCCGCGAGCACATCTGCCGCTATGCGCGCAGCCCAGAAAGCCAAAAGACTGGTCCTGCTCACAGGCACGCCGATCACCAATGAGCCGAGTGATATCGCCAGCTTGCTGTCTATGCTGCACAACAAACAAATCACGCCGCAGCAATTTGATCAGCAGTTTGTAAGCGAGAAGAAAGTTCGGCCGGGTATCTTAGCGTGGTTGCGTGGCATAAAGCCCGGTATGAAGCCAGTTATCAAGAACGAAAGCAAGCTGCGCGCATTGCTAGAGGGCAAAGTCGATTACTTACCCAGCAAAACACCTGAAGGCGTAAACGTTAACGAAGAAGTCGTGCGTGTGCCGCTGTCAGCCGAACAGCAGCGTATCCAGAAGGCTATTCGGACCAAGATTCCGCCGGGCTTTCTCTGGAAACTGGACCAAGAGTTCCCGCTGTCGCGCGATGAGCTGGCGAAACTAAACAGCTTTATGACTGGTCTGCGCCAAGTGAGTCTAAGTACACAGCCGTTTCGAGCTGACAAAGACATGTACCGCGCGTATTCTCAGTCCAGCAAATTACAGAAAGCCATGGCAGACTTGCAGGAGACGCTCAAGAGTGATCCGCGCAAGAAGGCTATTATCTACTCTAACTTCATTGACGCTGGATTAAATCCATATGCTGCGGCGTTAGAGAAGAACAAGATTCCCCACGCGTTCTTCCACGGCGGCATGCCCGTCAAAGCGCGTCAGCAGGCACTCAAGCAGTACAACGAAGGCAAGCTCAAGGCGCTCTTGCTCGGCCCCGCAGCAGCCGAAGGTATCTCGACTAAGGGCACCAGTCTCATTCAGCTTCTGGACCCGCACTGGAACGAAGCACGCAGTCAGCAAGCTCGTGGTCGTGGTCTGCGCTTTGACTCCCACGAGGGCCTGCCCGAAGAGCTGCGCAACGTAGCTGTCCGGCGATATCTTAGCTCGTCAGAAAATCCGGGCATTGTTGGCAAATACTTGCTGGGCAGAAAGCGTGAACGCACCGGTGACGAAGTGCTGGAAAGACTCACGGCAGAGAAAGAACAGTTTAATGACGTGTTCCGCAACTTACTCCGCGAAGTCGGCAGCGAGAAGCAAAGTGACGAAGCGCCGCCAATAGCGAAAAAAAAGAAGCCGGTACCCGCGTTCACACCTGACTTTACGCCAGAACAGCTTGAAGAACTGGGCGTCTATAACTCGCTGTACCGCGGCATTGGCCCCCGTCTGGCTAGCTTGGGCGAATGGAAACCAGAGTGGGTGAATCCTGTCGACCCCAAAGGCTGGGCGCAGTGGTACAAGCGTTATTCTGGTGGCCGGAGATTAGGCGACGAAGATGAGCGTCAAATCAAGCGCTGGGCCAATTTTAAGTCCCGTCACGGCGGCCCATTTGTTAAAAAACCCACGCCTCGCCGCGGTTGGGCGCTGCAGAACTGGGGGATTGATCCTAGCCTGCTCGTTCCCGAAGAAGAATCTGATAAAATCAAAACCATGCTGCAGAACTATGCTGTTAAACAAACGGCAAAGCATGTAGCGAATACAACGCCGGAACAGTAAAATGCCGCCGTTTGTATACCGTAGTTTAAAAGACTTCATGCGCGCGTCAGCTACGGCTCAGACGCGCCAAGAGCTTTTACAAAAACTCATAACCACCGCCGCAAAACGTAAAGCCCAATTCCACGTCGACGCCACTGACGCACGACTTGTCACATCTCCGGAGACTTTTGGCATGAACCTCAGCAAACAAATCATGAATAAGCAAGCCAACATGGCCCTGCTTCGACAAATTCTCAGCCCGGCGATGAAGCAACTGCAAACAGGTGCCGCAAAAACAATGGGCGGCTTGAAGACTTACGGCAAACGGCTTATGGGCGATTCAACCGTGCGACCGATTCGTAACCGCATTAATGTAATAAAGGACGTAGAGCGTGATTTGGCGCATAATATTCCCAACCCAAAAAACGTAGCGGTAAACAGCTTGCGTTACAACCCGCGCGCGGTTGGTAATCCAACGCAAGCTGTGGCAGATGCGCGACGGGCCCGAAATATTGGCTTTGAAGCGTACAAAGATTTAAACACGCAAAGTTTGGACTCGTATGACGCGTTGTTTAAAGAATTGGAAGCTATCCGCAGGACACGCCTGTATACAGGTGGCGCCGTTTCCGGGGCCACGCTTGGCGTTATTGGCGACGCGGCATTAAAGAACACTGCCGGCACCAAGCAATCCATGACTATGCCGCAGCCGTCGTCACGCGGCCAGACTAAGAAAGTACAAATGCCCGAAGCAAGCCTAACTAAACCGGACTGCGATCCGGAAGGAGTTCAGATGAGTAACAACAAGCAAGCGTTTATGGGTCTCGGCGCATTAGCCGGTATGGCAACGGCCCCGAACAAAGAAGAAGAGGACCTCTCGATTGGCCGCGGTGCGTTGCGTGGTGCCGGCACAGCTTTAGGTGCTAGTGCTGGTGCTGGTATTGGCGGAATTGGCGGAGCTGGTATTGGCGCAATTGGTGGCGGGCTACTAGGCGCACTTGCAGGCGCATTTGGAAAGAAGCCAGTTGGACCCGGTCGTCATACCTTGTTGCCTTTAGGTCAACGTGTCGCCAATGGTGCGGTCGCCGGCGGTGGCCTCGGCGCTCTTGCTGGTATTCCCGCCGGCGCGATTTATGGGGGCATCAAGGGCAACAAGGCTACCAAAGCCCTGCTCGACAAGAGCGCCCCGATTAGCGAAAAGAAGAAAGACAAGAAAGACGACAAAGAAGACGACAAGGAAGTGAAAGAAGCTGCTGCTGTCGTACTTGCTCAGCTGAAACGCAATCACAACAAGTGAGTTGACTATGAACGCATTTCAATTCGGCCAGTCGGTCGCGCAGTTTATTAAACAAGCTGACGACATGTACAACAAATACCAGTCCAGCGGTCACGCGGGGACAATGTCGTACGAGGACTTTTTAGAGGCCCACGACGACGGGCCGACACCGCCCCAAGCCCCGACAACGCCAGAAATGCCCTCGACACCCGCAGCACCAGCCCAGCCGCAAGGCGGTTTCTTTTCTCGCATGGGCGCGAAAGCAGACGCCGCAGTAGCTTTACCCGGTCAAGTCGCCAAGGGTGTTTACAATTGGGGCACCCGGCCGCTTAATCAATCGTATCCCAACACCTTTAACTCGGCGCCAAAACCACCCAATCCGCAGTGGGAAGCCCAGCGTCAAAACTTCGAAGGGTCGATGTTTTAGGCGTAAATTAACGCAAAAAAACCCTCTGCGACAACCTATAGTCATACCTGTATAATCAAGCCCTGCTGGCAAGGACGCCACAGGGAGAGCAGGCATGGCAGCCAAATTTTACAATTACAAGATTCTCCTGTCGGCGCTCAAAAAAAAGTGCCCCGCGGCGTACCCAGTTAGCGTTCGTCGCGTTAAATTAACGAATTTTGAAGGGCGTTGCTGGAAACACGGCAAGCACTTTCATATTCAGGTCGACAGCAAGCTTGACGAACATCGGGCGATTGGCGTGCTTTTACACGAATGGGCGCACGCCCGGGCTTGGAATCACCGGCTAGACGCTGCCGATACCGACGAGCTTTTTAATAGCCTCGCTCACGACGCAACGTGGGGTGTGGCGTATGCCGAAGTGTACGTCGTTTACGAGCGTGCGTTGACGGTTGCGCCGCTGTAATGAGTGCGCGAAATAACGGTTCAGAGCCGCTTTCTCGGCAAACTCTGCTGTCTTGGGGCCGGTGCTGCGGGCGCAAATGCGTCAATTGCCCGTATATTCCTCGGCACAAACGCGGCGCTACAGAAACAACATTGGCTTGTATATGTTACGTCTGTGCGGGTACACTAGTAGAGATTCGCGGGAAACAAATTTGTAGCCAATGCCGCACAATTAATGAGACCTGTTGTGACGGCGGGCAGTGTCATTTTTAACAACGAGTCTGCTCATGCCGCCAGCATTTACGGCGTTATCGCTTTACAAAATTGCCGTCATGGAAGGCGCCCCCAATGTTCCAGAGCGCACGTGGGGGCAGTTTGGCCGACAACTAGCATTTGGAAAGGGCCTTTCGCACATTCTCGATGCCGACAATCGCGGCATGGTGGCGGACGCGGCGCTGTATTCAAACCCATTTACTGGCGTTCCCACAGCCGTCCTCGATACTGGCCGCCATCTCTGGAACGGGCGATTTGGTAGTGCGCTCGGCTCGGCCGCGATGGGCACCGTAAGTTTTCTCCCCGGAGCTGGTAGCGCTCTTGGTGTCGCTGGCCGTGGTGCGCTTGGTGCGGCAAAGGGTGTAGCCGGTGCTGCGGCAAAGGGCGTCGCTGGTCAAGCTGCGCGATCTGCCGCCCGGCAAGCTACCAGTAGCGGAGCACGCGCCGTCACGAATACACTGGCCTCCGCCGGTCGCCGAATGGGTTCCAGCTCGCTCGACAATGCAGCGCTGGCAGCTAACAACTACGCGCGTTCTGGCGCCCAAGCTGTTGGTAACGCGCAGCGCTCATTTGTTCAAGGCGCTGAACAAATACTTCCCGGCGGTTTCCAGTACAAATCGTGGCAACACGGACTCCAGAATCCGCTGTCTAATGGCGCAGGTGGTTGGGGTATGCGGTCGCCTGTAGCTGGCGGCCGCTATTTGCCGTCAATAAGCAAGTCAGTGCGCTCCGGCATTGACACTGTCGCGCAGAATCCGCTGAGCTCGGCTACGTTCTTCCATGATTACGGCGCTGGCGGCGCATTCGACCCAACGAATACGCAAGCGTACGACGACGCGCACAGACAATGGCTTAACGAACAATTCAAGTAAGAGTACACACTATGACACCATTTGAATTTGGCTGCCAATGCAGCCAGTTTGAAAAGCAATCGTTAAATCCAATTCTGGGCGGCTTGCTTCACGGCGGCAAAAAGATTGTCAAAGGTCTTGGCGGCATTGATAACGCTGCCGGCGGTCTGATGCGCAGTGTTGGTTCTTTGTCGGGCGGCATCGGCAAACTGTTTGGTTCTGCCGGGCAAATGGCCAAACCGGTTGGACAAGCCATTACCCGTGGCGGCGAAGCAATGGCCAACACGAATATCAAAAATGAAACCGCCCGCGACCTTATTCGCATGCTCGGCTATGCCACGAAAACAACCGGTAAGGGCATAACGGCATCTGGTGGCGGCGCAAATATTGTCGGCGGCGGTTTTAACCTGCTCGACAAAGGTTTAAAACGCGTTGGTAATTTTGGTTACGGCGTGCCGACGCTTGGCACGTTAGGTTTGGGCGGCGCTGGATTCCAAGCTGGTGTGTTGCAAAACCCTGTGCGGATTGCGCCCAGCAATGACCACATTGACGTTCGGTCGCCCGTGACGCTGCCTGTTGCCGTACGCAACATGTTCGACGAGCCGGCTCCGCGGCGTCCTCGTCCCAAATACACTGCTTCCGGCAAACGCATTCGTTAAGGAGAACCACATGTCGCATTATCACTATGATTTCGAAAAAGAAGCCGTTAAAGGTAAATTCCTCAAAGCGCTGCTTGGTGGCGCGAAAGACCTCGCTGTTCGCGGCGGCTCGACTGCGCTGGACTTTGGAAAAAAGATGGTCAGCCCCGGAACGAGCGCGTATCAGGCTGCAAAAGCGACTGGCAAATCCACTGCCCGCGCTCTTGGCGAAGCAACAAAAGATCAGGCTGTTGCGGCCGGCAAAGTCATGGGCGACGCCGGCACTGCGGTATACAACAATCCAACAGCGCAATCAGTAGGTAAAAAAGTAACTGAAACGCTATCTCCTGTAACATCTCGCGTCGGCCGCGTTGGTCAGTTTACGACAGACGTAAGCCGTAACGCGTTAAACATGGGCGATGATGCTGTGGCTCGGATGCGCGGACAAAACCGGCCCGCTGGCGCAGGTTGGGGACTCGGCGACGCAATAATTTCGCCGACGGCTAAAAATCCTTCGTCGTTACGAAATGTCGGTGTCGGCAGCGGCGTACTATACGGCGGTGCTCGCGCAACTGGCCTTACGGGCGGCAGCAACGATCCGCAAGACGACGTTTATACGCCTGTGGCTCCCGGCGCTCAAATGCCGCGGCCTATTCAAAACTATTCGGGCGGCGGATTTTTAGGCGGTATTCCGAAAGAGATGCAATACGCCGCAGCCGCTGGCGTACCGCTCGCGCTCCTTGGCGCTTACATGGGCGGCGGCAAAGGTCTCGCGACGGGCGCTCTTGGTTTGGGCGCGCTTGGTCTTGGCGCCGCGGGCTCTGGCTACTTTGGTGACGGCGCTCGGCGAATGGTCGGCCAAGGCGCCAACAGCCTTATGGGGTTATTTGGTGGCAACCAGAATGGCGACATGATGTCCCAGATTGAACAGCTCAGCAATCTAAGCCCCGAGTTTGGCGTTACTATGTTAATGGGTAAGAATCCCGGGCTGTCACGCGAAGACGCTGAGCAGATGTATCACTTTTTGACGCAAAACAAGGGCGTGATTTCCAAGATGGCTCCGATGATTACTGGAGCTAAGACGCCAATGGCCAAGGCCGGTGCTTTGCGGGCAATCTCGTCGGAGCTGGAAAAGGCCGCCCGATGCTGGAAGGGTTACGAGCCTGTTCCGGGTAAAGCGCCATATAGCAACAATTCGTGCCGGCCTGCTGGCAGCGGCAAGAAAAAGAAAAAACAGGAAAAAACTTCGGCTTACACCTCTAACCATGAAAGTGACAACATGCTTACTCCGTACGACTTTGGGCGGGCTCTTGTGAAGAGCGCCGCGTTTCCGTTTGACGCAAACAATGTGTTAACGTCTGGCGCTGGCGGCTCTATGTCCGGCGGCAGTTCGCCGACAATGTCGTTAGCTAATCCCGCCGTACATAACGTTTCTATGCAGGCCAAGCCGGTCGCGAAGCCAATGGTCAATCGCCCAGCAGCTCCGGCACCCGCGGCCGCTAAAAGCCTTACGGGCGGTTTCTCGGCTAATCAGGCGCCCATGACTGGCACGAGCCCTACCGGTCGTCGCTGGGATATGAAAGACAATCCCATGCAGGCGAACGCCGTAGGCAGCATGCCTGTTCCTACGCTTTCGTTAGCGCGACCTGACGGTATGCGGCCGCAACACACGCTTACTACTAGCGGCACGCGTCCCGGGCAGGTAACGCCCGTTGCTCCGGCAAACACGCCGGTTGTTCGACCCTCTGCTGCGCCAAAGATGGCCCCGACACAGGCCGCTACTCCCGCAGCCAAACCGGCAATGACCGCCGAAGATTATTCGTCGCAAGCCAAGAGGATGCTGGCTGAGCTTAACGCGCGTGTGCGCGCTAATGGCGGTGTAACATCTGACTACAAGCAGGTCAGTGATCAAGCGAATGCGCTGCTCGATCGCGCGAACAAGATGCGCAATGCTCCGGGATATAAGCCGGGAGCTAACGAGCAGAACATCGCGCAAGTGCAGCAACTAAACGCTGACCGTGCCCGTGCCGGCGGCGAAGTGGCTAATATTGGACAGCGCATGCAGGCGATCAACAACGCTAGCCGCGACTACGACACAGCGTCGTGGAACCGCGCTACGCAGGGCATTCCGCAGCGCATGCCTGTTGGCAATCCCTCGCGTGTTCCCATGAACGGCCCGCCGGTTCAAGGCGGTCCTGTTCAGGTCGCCAAGCGCTAGTAATTAAAAACACGGCATAAGACTCGCCATGTTGATTAAACCGTTTCCGTGAAACAGCAGCGGCGTCGTGTCGAACTGTTTGTTACGAATGGTCGTGCCGTCGATCACGAAGTCTGGCATATTAACGCCAGCGCCGACGCTACCGTTGTACAACGACTGAAACACCCGACACTCGTAGTCTAGCGCGAGTAAACCCGGCTGCGATAAGAACAGCAACGACAGCGCGTGCTGGTCGTCGCCGACCCGTACGATGTCTTCGAGCATCTCGTCGTACATGCGTTTGACCGCGCTGACTTTACCGGCATAAAGCCCAGCATTGAGATAACGCCACTTACCGGGCGCTTTGGGATACTTTTGGGCAAGCTCTGCGGCCGGAAAACAGTTTGTCTCGGCATTGAACGTGACTTTGTCTAAATCAAAGTGCGTCTCTACGGCGTCGCGCAGTGTTTCTGCCGTGCACCCATTGAATGGCAAAACGTCGTAGCCATCTAACAACACAATGATGTCGTCGTCCGGCAGTGATTTGACAAACTCGTGGACGCCGAAGGCTTTGGCGTAAAAGCTCCCGGTCCACGCAATAAGATTAGGCACAAACTCAATCGGGAGTTTCTGCCGTAACTGCCGTAAGTTTGAATGATCAGCATTTGTGACGTAAGTCAAGATTTTCAACATGAATTTTTCTTTCGTGTGGAATAGTATCGTTTAGTCGTTAAGCGCGTTTGTTAAAATAGCGGTGGGTTAGTCAATGTCTCTAACCACTCTTATGAGGACCATCGCATGGCGCGCAACTCTCGCAAGGCGGCACGGGTGCAACGAAAAGAACAAAAACAGGAGAAACAGGCACAGAATATTTATACACCACTTAACATTGAATTACGTACAGAAACACAGAATCTTGCGTGGAAGACAATGGAAGATAAGCTGGTGACGTTTTTGCTCGGGGCAGCGGGCTCCGGTAAGACATTCTTGGCCATGGCATACGCGATCAACGCCGTGCTGACTCGCCAATGCGAGAAAATCGTTCTTACACGCCCCATTGTCGAATCGGGCGAGAAGCTGGGATTTCTCCCCGGCTCATTTGGTGAAAAAGTCAACCCGTACATGCAGCCCCTGTATGACGCCCTCGAAGTCATGGTTGGACGAGGCGGCGGTCAGCGGGAAGTCATCAACAAAGCTATTGTGCTGGCGCCGCTGTGCTATATGCGCGGTAGAACGTTCGATAACTCTATTTGCGTTTTTGACGAAGCCCAGAACGCGAGCTACATGCAACTAAAGCTCTTTCTGAGCCGGTTTGGGCAGAATACGCAATTTATTATCACTGGTGACCCAGAGCAGAGTGACCTGTATTCGCGCGACGTGCCTTTAATGGATGTCGTGAAGAAGCTGCAGTCCGTGGGCGAAATCGGCACAATCCGTTTCGATAACGCCGACATTGTGCGCCATCCATTGATATCAAAAATACTCAAGAAACTCTGAAAACGCTGTTGCCGGCTTATTTAGACCGCGATACATTTATGTGCGTTGAATGGAGTCAACCACATGATGTTAACACTGTTTCCCGCGGCAAAGCAGATCAAGCTCGCAGAAAAACGTGAGCGGACAATGCGCGCTGAAATTCAAGCGCAAACTGGCCGAACACATCTTCGCAACTCAATTACTGCTGGCGCTGGAACGCTGGCAAGCTTGGTGTGCGAAGTCTGCCTGCGCGAGTTTTACGACCTCGAATTCTCGCCTGACGACGAGAAGCACGACTATGACCTCGTGCATCCGTTGCGTTTCGGCAAGATTGACAACAAGACTAAGATTCGTACAGTAGCGCCCAAGCCGGAATACCTCGGCACTGTGGCGTCGTACAACACGCGGCAGCAGTGTGACTTCTACTGCTTTACGAGCATTCTCAAAGATTTCAGCCAGATGTGGATCGCTGGCTTTATGCCCAAAGCCGCGTTTGGCGAGCAAGCAGTATTTCACAAAAAAGGCGATATTGACCCAAGCTCAGACCGTGGTTGGCGTTTCAAAGCCGACTGCTGGAATATGCCATACGGCGACATGTGGACCCCGCCGGCACCCGACAAAATTGACGAGCGCTATTTAGTTTCGACAAACGTGACGTAACAGGAGCTTCGCGTGCGCCGGATTCTGTTTTTTGTTGATTCGGAATGGGCATTTGGCAATATCCACAACTCGCTGCGTAAATGCCTGTACCCCGAATATGACTGCGACCTCATGTGCTGGTCGAAGGTCTACACAGCTGAGACGTTCAAGTACCTGATCGACAAGTACGACTTGTTCTGGTCTACGCCAGCGGGTGCTTTTGCGCTGCACAGCTCGTACGGCGTGCCCAACGAAAAACTGGTCGGGCTCGCCCACCACGACTTCGACATATCCAGCCCGATTGAGAAGGCACGCGCTGACCAACTCAACGGCTACGTCGGATCGCCAAAGCATTTTGCAGACCTGCGCGGTTTTGCTGTCGTGGGCAAGAAGCTGCTGACGACCTCGATTGCGTATGGCGTATCACGGCTGCCGACAATTCTGCCAATGGGCTTGCACACGCGCGAATATGTCAGGCCGATGTCGACTGAAGTAAAACGTTTAGGTTATTTTGGCCGTCTAGAGCGGTTTGATCACCGCGACTTTGACAGCAAACGTGGCCGGCTTGCGATCGCCGCGGCTGAAAAGACCGGCATGACGTTATACGCGCCGCAGTTCCAGAAAGACATTCATTATTTGGCCACCAGCCAGATGTATCGAGACATCGACCTGCTGATGTTTTGTTCGCTGCAGGAGGGCCAACCGTGCACGGCGTTTGAGGCGTTAGCGTCCGGCGTGCCGGTCTTAGGCACCGCAGCGGGCGTGTTTGACGAGCTGGCTGAGTTTGGCGGCGGCGGTGTGCTGCCGTACGACGAAAACGCGTTCTTAGAGCAAGCGGTAGAAGTTATTCAGGCCCTTCAGGCCGACCACACGCTGTATGCTAAGATGCACTTTGCGGCCGTAGAAACCAGCAGAAACTTCGATTGGGCCGTATTAAAACCGACATGGCTTGAATACCTTGACGGGTTATTCGCATGATTGTCGATGTTGTGGTGGCGCGGTATTCAGAGCCGCTAGACTGGCTGGCCACAATCCCAGACGAGTGGCGCATCTTTGTATATGACAAAGGCGGCACGCCAGCATTACAGAATGGCCCGCTAAAGCGCGCTATTATCACAATTCCGCGCCCCAACATCGGCCGCGATCTGGAAACGTTTTTGTGGCATAACTTGACGACCACGCACGCTGACTACACCATTTATTTACAGGGCCGTCCGTTTGACCACTGCGCTGACCCTATTCCGCGTGCCCAATCGGTTATTGCAAAAAAAGAGAAGCTCGGCTGGCTCGGCCCGACATGGGACGCCACATGGAACGCGCTCCCGCACCGACTGTGTGATTTAGGCACTGCGGAAGTCTGGCCGCAAATATTTCCCAACGAACCAGTACCGGAAAACTTTCTGTTTCCAGCTGGCGCTCAGATGATCGTCCACCGCGATCGTTTGGTTGCGAGAACAAAAGAGTGGTGGTATAACGCGCATCGGGTTTCGTTTACAAATGACTGGCGCATGCCGCACTGTATCGAGCGGTTTTGCCCGGCTATCTACGGCAGCACGCTTTAAGGACATATCATGACGCTCAGCGACTTTTTGCAATTAATGAACGCGGACCTACAGAACGAGTGGACGCATCTGCAGTTCTATCTTTATCACGCGTCGTCTGTAATCGGCATCCACGCCGCCGAATATCGAGAGTTTTTCTCGGAATCTGCTAAGGGAGAAATGCAGCATGTCCAGCAGTTTCTAGATCGGCTGTTTGGGCTGCACTTTAATCTGCCAAATTCCAGCGGCAAACAGTTTCCGCTGTGTCGGAATACTGAAACGGCACTAGGCGAAGCTTTAAAGCTAGAAGAAGAAGTTATCAAGAACTACGCCACGCGGCTCGCACAACTTGACGCCCTGATGATCAACAATCCCGTTGAAGCGACGTACCTTCGTATTTTTTACGAAGATCAGCTGCAAGATAGCTACGAAGACTGTGAACGTATTCGGCAGATTTTAGGCGATACTCTGGCACACGCTTTCCGGGCGCTCAACACGTCGACCGCCAAGGAATAAAACAATGCCCGATAGCACAACGGTAGTGCGGCAAACTGTTAATTTGTAGGTTGTAGGTTCGAATCCTACTCGGGCAGCTATGGACCTTCACGACAAATTCTTTGGGGCTACAAACATGACTGTCCCCGTGGCCATTGCAACCGCGATTGCATTGTGCTGTGGGCTTGTGGTTGTCGTAATTACGGTATTGTGTCTCGACCTGTGGCGAGTTGGGCGCAGGAGACGTTAAACATGTCGCCTGAAAATCGTTGGACTGCCGGAACACGCCTGTCAGCCCTTAGCTGGTCTACTGACCCGAGAGTACGCGCGATCGCTGTTGAAGAAGAAAACGTGACAGAAAAACTTGATTCTCGACGCGCGCGTATTTCTGCGCTGTTGCTCACGTGGTGGTTTTTGAGTTGCGTACTTTGGTTTGGGCTGTCATATTTGTGGACGTTCGACAGTTGGCAGCAGCTTTTGCAGGTTTTTAAATATGCGGGAATGGTCGTAGGCGTTGTCGCAGCTATTTTCGGCTGCATGACCACGTTCGCTTTTGTTCTCACCCGCGGCCGGCTGTTTGAAGGTAATTACCGTGACTTTTAACAACAAGGACAAAGCCATGCCAGACCGTTTTGACTTAGAAAACGAAATCACGAACCTGACGGCTGTGTCAGACGACCTTGTATTGCTAGCAGGCGCGGTGCTCGAAAGAGAAGAGTTTTCAGCAGACGAGCTTTCTAACGCGCTGCTTGGTCTGAGCGTTATGGTGACGCTGCGCTCTGAAAAGCTGTTTGACATCTTTAAGGCGGTCTTCCAGCTCGACGAATACTCGCCCGAGATGCAGAAGTACACCCGCGAGTGACGCATGGAAGACTTTAGCTGGCTCCGCGCGATTACCGTATTCTTTGTGTACGTGCTGTTTGACATCTTGTACGCCTTATACGTAATTTGCGTCAGCAAGCAGCGGCCGCTTGCAGCCAGTGGAATCAGCGCCGTTATGTACAGCGTTGGTGCGTATGGCGTCATGAGCTATCTACACAACCCGATCTACCTTATTCCGCTCGCGTGCGGAGCGTTTATCGGCACGTACGTCGCCGTAAAATACATGAGCAAGTAACGGGCATGACGCCGTTTCGGCATACGACGATTGCCATAGACTTCGACCGCACGTTTACCAGTGACGTCGAATTCTGGCGATTTTTTATCCGGCACGCTGTTCGACGCGGGCACAAAGTTCTTTGCGTGACCGGCCGGACGGAGAGCGCCTTTACCCGGCGCGAGCTGTTCTCTGTCTTTGGCGAGAAGACGTACAGCCTGCTGCACGACGTGATTTTCTGCAATCATTCTCCCAAACGCGACCGCACGCTGGCGCTGGGCTACAAAATAGATATCTGGATCGACGACATGCCCGAGGGTATTGGCGCGGCAGACAAGGCCGTCTTTGAGCGGCTTGAAGATATGTTTCCGGTATGCGAGACTCTTCCTGTGTTCACTAAAGGTAACGTAGACCCTAGTAAGGTTTGGACACCATGACACTGCCCTATGAGCGCACCCGGTCGGTCGTTAACGTGCATGACTTTCTTGTGCGCTTAATCAGTCCGTACAATAAAGACGGCTTCAAGAGAATTCCCAAGGTTGTTCGGCAAGAGGCGTTAGCGCTACTTCGGCACTATCCGCAGCCGTACGATATTCACGCCGCAGCCAAATGCGCGCCAGATGTGTTCGACGCGCAGGAAATACTTCGCTATAACGAAGAGCGCAACCCCGAGCCCCTTACCGATATTTAAGCTGTGGTATACTATGATTGGCGTCAATTTATTAACTGTAGTTGTCGCCGCGTGGTTTGCAGGCGTACTTATCGGATACACGATTGCGCGCCTCGACGGTATTGGTCGGCATCTGTATAACTCGTCTGCAAACAACCTTCAGCCGGAAATGCGGCAGCCGGGATTTTTTACGAAAAATCGGGCCGCTGCGCCGGCTGAAGTTATTAAAACAGCCAAGATTGATATCGATACCAGCAAGGTCGTCACAGAAATAAGCACCAAAGGACTTGAACGCGTCTCGCCGGCTGAGCTGGGCACAACCACGACGACCGAAGACACGATCAATAAATCGGTATCTCGGCTCTCGCAACTAAAGGGTAAATGACATGGCCAAAGGACTCGACGTCGGTACCTCGTTTATTGTTCTTGCCGCGAACTCTTCTGCCCCCGCGAGTTTCACGGGTGACGAGACGTTTGACTACGTTCAGTACAAAGAGTTCCGGGACGCGTTCTACGTCATTAAGCCTACGACCCCTGTAGCCACGAAAATGATCGAAAAGGGCCTGCAGGGCAAAGTCTTTGTCAAAGACGCCGACGGCACGTTTATCATTCTGGGCCAAGACGCTATTGAGAAAGCTGTCGAGCGCAACGACTCCGCCAAGCGTCCGATGTACCGCGGCGTCGTGTCGAGCAAAGAAAAAGAAGCGAAGCGCGTACTCGCCTACATTCTGAAACAAGTTTGTGGCAAGGCCGACGAGCCAAATGAGAAGCTCGTGTTCTGCATTCCAGCGCAGCCTGTAGACCAAGACGACGACGACTTTGACGTCGGCTACCACGAAGACGTGGTCCGGACTATTTTGGCTGAATGCGGCTACAGCGCGCGAGCCATCAATGAGGCCGAAGCGCTGTGCTACTCGGAGCTAGAGAGCGACGATTACACCGGCGTAGCGCTTTCCTGTGGCGCCGGCATGGTGAACTGCTGCGTTATGCTCAACGGCGAGCCTACGGTGATGTTCAGCACCACAAAGTCCGGCGACTGGATTGATCGCATGACCGCTGTAGCCGTTGGCGAACCAGATAGCGTGGTGCAGGCTGAAAAAGAGAACGGCGAGTTTGTGATTGGCGAACAGAATGACAATCCAATTTTGGCGGCTGTGTCGAGCTACTACGAGCGCCTGATCGATTACACAACAAAGAATCTTGCCGCTGCTATGACGGGCCACAAGCTGTTGCCGAAGTTCAAGAATCCGCTGCCGGTTGTCATTGCCGGCGGAACATCACAGGCGGCGGGTTTTGTTGCGCTGTTTCAGAAGAAACTTGCTGACAATGAGTTTCCGCTCCCAGTCAGCGAAGTGCGTCACGCCAAAGACCCGCTGCACGCTGTTGCTCGCGGCTGTCTAATCGCCGCAAAAGTTCTTTGACGCGCTAGACGCGATTCTGACCGCGGTGTACCATGGCACCTTTGCACGAACGCAGAAGGTGAACATATGCGGCGACGGGCTAAGTTTGAAGGAATTATCATTGCGCGATACGGAAACATTAACGGACCCGACGAGCTGCAGAATTCACCAAAATTTGTCGAACAAACTTTAAAAGCGGGCTGGCACGTATGCGTCGAAGTGGTTTTCCACAACGGCGCATTTTTATTGCCCCACGCAGAGATTAACGGGCACTCTTTTACGCCTGTCCCGCCGTCCTTTTTTTCTCGGCAGCGTGTGTGGGCGTGCGCAACAAATCCTGAAACGTTAGACGCGCTGTGCAATATTAATGCGCACTGCTTTATGTTTTCTGGAGAGCAGCCTACGCTGACGAGCGCGCATTTTATCTGGACGCCGACGCCACACGCGCTGACAGACCGCGGAATTGCCTATTTGCCTGAAACCGCCCCGCCGGACTGGCTTGAGAATTGTGAGCCAGCCGGCCTATGCAGTGACCAACCCGCGCAGTATATCTAAGCGTAGTGGTCTGCGTTCGTTGACAACTTGGCCGGCAAAAGCGGTTTTATTCGGGTTTATCGCTGCGCGATAAAACTGTTAAAATACGTGTGCGTCGAGAATTAGTTGTGGCGGTCAACTGGTTAGGGCTGTAGAACGACAGGGATGTCTATTTTGCAGCTGGTGTCGTGGTCAGGTACTAGCCGAGAACACGATTGGAGGCACGGCGAATGCCGCACGAGACAATTTTTTGTCTTCGAAAGTCGCCGTAAAGTCTCGATTTTTAATCGAGATACGGACTCGCGGAAGGGGATCGCGAGAATTCTCGACGCACACAAATCTTTACCCGCCAACGGTTTAAACGATGTTAAATGAAATAACAGAGCCGTTGGCGGTCTTTTTTAGCGCCTTTGGTGTTTCGGCTTTTGCCGGGCTGGCAACGCTTTTGCGCTTTGCCCGGAAACTGTCTAAACTATCTATCATCAGCGCGATGCTAAACGCCGGTTTTATGGGTTTAGCGATTTCGCTGCTTTGGTATCAAAACTACAGAAAAGCAGAAAACATTTCGGGCCTGATTGGCATCTGTGTTGTAGCCGGGATGGGTGGCGGAACACTAACAGACATTTTAATCTCGTTACTGTCCGGCGCCGGCATTCGTGTTACCATTACCCACGAAAGGGAGCAGCATGAAAGCGATCGCGATACCCCAACATTACCGTAATCAACTAAGTCTTTTGTCTTGGGTCTTCGCGGCAATTTGCGCGGGGCTCCTTTTTTTGGCGGCGGCTGCTTCGGCCAATTCCAGTCACGCCGATACACGCGCCACGAACACGGTAGTTGTATCCGCTCAGACAAAGTAGTGGTGCCGCCATGGACGGCCTCTCCGTACTTGACCCGTCGGGCTGGGAGCCGACCAGCCTAAAGAAATGCGCCGCGTATGCGCAGGGTAATGCGCTAGGCTGGCTGAGCCGTTCTGATAAGCAAGCGAGCGTCAATCACCCGCTCGCCGGCCGCCTGTATTTAGCCAAAAGCGGGTGGCTGCTTCTTTCTGTCCCGAACGCCTTTGTGCGTGGCGTGTACGACGCCCTTGTTGCGCCGGGCGCTGAACTTCCGCTTGCCGGCACCATGAACGTGCCCAATGTCGACGCGGGCGTCCTGAACGCCCATATTTCCGTAATGACTGCCGACGAGGTGCAGTCAATCGGCGCCGACAAGATTAACGAGCGCGGGCACATGTTTTACTACGGCCTCGGCCCAGTGAAAGAGATTCCCGTTACCAGCATCGAAGGCGTCAGCAAAGTCTGGGTTGTGCAGGTAGCCAGCCCGACCCTCGCGGCTTTGCGCAAAAGCTACGGCCTGACCCCGCTACCGAAAGGAAACCACCCGTTCCACATCACTATTGCCGCTCGGCGCAAGCACGTGATGGGCAACAACACTGTCAGCAAATTTGACACAGCCCAAGGCCGCGGCGAGCTAAAAGCCGCAGAACTTTCCCGTTCGGGACAAAAAGTTGCCCGCTCGGGACAAAACGACCTTTTACCGGGCGGAAAAGCCGACAATTTACCCGATCGGGATTTTTCTTCGTCTGCCTTAGCTGAAGGAGCTAAACATGAACACGAACACGTCACAAATGACCAAATCGCCAAAGAAATTGCCAAAGATCATTTGCTCGAAGACCCCACCTACTACGAAAAAGTAAAGAAGATCGAAAAAGCGGCCAGCCCCGTGTTGAAAATGCTGCGCGAGGCCAAAGAGCACTCTGATAACAAGCGCTACGAGCACAAGGCGCGCATTTTGCGGCAATTGATGTCACAGTCTCCGCAAGACTGGGTGATCGACGACAATAAGCCCAAGTTCAAGGGTGTGACACATAAACCTACGAACTTCCGCCTGCACGCCGACCCGCGCAGCATTGATCCGAGAGTAAAAGCCGCTTACTTCAACACCAACTCGCCTTATCGCAGCGTGTACGTTCAGGAGATGCTCAATCAGTTTAACCGGCGCATTCCGATTACGTACGATCACAACTTGCCGCTGTTTAAAAACATCCAGAATCAGTTGCTAGAGGTCAAGAACCGCGGAGACTTTATTCTGCGCACGAGGCAGAACGCCGAGATGTACCGGGCGCATCTTGATCCGATGTATCGCCAGCAGCGGGCGCTTGATGCGTTCCACAACCGCGACCAGCAGATGCCCATGCTCGACCGCGTGATTTCGCGACACGGTAACGACATTCTTGGCGCTGGAGGTGCGTGATGTTAGGCAGCAATCTCAAAAAGTTATGGACCGACCTCACTAAAAAGACGCCAACCGATATTCCGGCGCTTCCTGAAATACCGAACAAGCCGCCGAACGCGTTGCATTTGATGTGGCTGCTCTGGCGGCAGAAAATCGACAAAACAAAGTGGTATTCGATGCTCGTAACAGTACCGATGATTGTTTTTTTATCTATCAGTGGGATTGTGGCGTGGGTGGCTGTACTCGGCGGATTTTTTTGGCGTTTGTTTAAGGCTATCGCTACATGACGCTCATTTCGTGGAAAAACGTACCGGATATTGTGACGCAAACGCTCCCGCACGCGCTTGCGGCGAAGAACGCTTATCTAGAGCAAGCGAAAGAGCGTTTCCAGTTTCCGGGTGAGATCGTGACATGGCAACCCGGCAGCGACCGCATTCGTATTTACAGCATAGAAACAAACACGCCGCTGAAGTTCGACAAGTACGCGTTTGAGTTTGTGCCAATGTCTCGGCAGCCTGACTTGACCGCGGAGATATTAATTAAACGCGCAGCGCTTCCGGTTGTCGGGCCCGTGTTTGATTTTGCGCACAAAGCTCTAGGTGGCCCTCGGCCCCTGTCAAACGCTATCGTCGCTGGTTTACTAGCCGGCGGACTTGGCTATGGCGCAGGCACACTGATGGAGCAGCTGTTTCCAGAACGCTATTTACGCCGCGGTAAGATTCGGCGCACTCTTGGTTTAACTGGCGTCGGCGCTGGCGCATTGCTCGGCTTGAACAACGCTTACGCAAACGCTGAGCACACAGGGCAAAGTTTTGTTGACGGTCTACTGACCCGTAACGACTCGATGCCGGATTACCCCGAACCGCCCGACGTAATCAAAAAAGCGTTCATGACAAATAGCGGGTTGGATAACGCTATGTATCAGCCTTCTATTTCTGTGCCACAATTTAACAATGCCGCGTGGCGCGACGTAAACATGGGTTTTCAGCGGGGCACGCCATTTTCCACCCCACCGGCCTACGCGGCCGCGACAACCGGGTTAATGTCGGGGCTAAGCACCGGCATGAATTCACCGATTATTCGGCCTGTCGACGTTGTGCGCGGTATTGCATCCGCTGGTGTTGGTTTAGCCACGGCCACGGTAGCAGGCAAAGCTTTATCGGCGCTGGCGGGGTTAACTCCCGCCGGACAGCAAAAACTGCAAGACATGGGCATGTGGGGCGGAATGATGCGCGCCATCGTTCCATCTATGTTCGGCATGCGTTAAAATAAACAACACAGGAAATTTATCATGGAATCAAAAGAACTGCCAGTCGTCGCTGAATTTCGTGAAATGAACGCCGCGATGGGCGTAGACGAGAAGTACCTTGTCGAGAAGTGGTTAACACCCGAATTCTGGACTATGGCTGTTGCCGTAGTGACGAACGTACTGACCGTCGGCGTATTGCTCGGTTTTGTAAACGCGTCTGACGTGCAAGAACTCAGCAAGTCTTTGACTGGCATCATTACCGCCACCGAAGTTGTGGTTGTGAACGCACTGCTTGTGTGGAAGTATCTTTCTGGTCGGCAGCAGCTGCGGTCTCAAATGCTGGCATCTCGTTACCGGATGATTGAAGCGGTCACAGTAGAGCGCATGCGTTTAGCGAGCACACAAAAATGAAATCAATTGACATGGACAAACTGGAGCAGGCAATTAACAGCTCTCCGGCTTTGTCCGCTGTCGTAAACGAATTAGAAAAATCGATTGCCGATGAAATGGGTGAAAACAACATCGGCATTGATCCGTTTTTAATTCTGATGTTGATTTCGGTAATTATTCAAGTCGTCCGATTCTGCCAAGAGCGCAACAAGCAGACGGACGACGTTATTGTGGCGGCGTTAACCGGGCTCGACAAATTGCCGCTGCGCCGGACGATTGTATTACGCCGCCGGGTGGATAAGGCGTGGGTTGAATACTGCCGCAATCGAAATATCTCTGCAACGGCGCCTAATCCTTTACTCGGCGCGTTGCGAACAATATCTAACAAAATGACCGCAGAAACAGCGCAAGAGTTTGTTGCGGTCGCCAAAACCGTATAGGTGCCACATGGCGAAAAAAACAACAGGCCGTACGAAAGACGTACTGCCGACAAATGAAGTATTGAAATTTTTGTACGACTACGGCTATTTCGGCGGCAAGACGTGGGCGCAAGTGAAAAGCATCCGCGGCAAAGCTTTAAAAGACGCCGTGTGCGCGTACCAGAAATTTAACGGCATTAATGAGTGCGGTTGCGTGAATGAGGTTACGGCGCACCGCATCAAGAAACGCCGCTGCGGCCTTCCAGACTTTAATCTGACGGACCCGAGCAGCGTGTGCAAATGGCCGATGAAGAAAATCACGTACCATCACGACATCGCGCTTCCGGGTTTATCCAACGAGCAGATTGCGCAGGCGTATGACATCGCTTTTTCTCAGTGGGCTGCCGTATGCGACCTTGAGCCTACCCGCGTAGACGCCCCCAACAAAGCTAACATTTATGCGCGTTCAGGCAGCGGTAAGAAACACCAACTAGACGGTTCTGGCGGCACATTAGCGTGGAGTGAACTGCCGTGCGGTGTGCACGAGACCATTCAGCTCGACCAAATGTTCGACGAAGCAGAAGATTGGTCGTTTAACATGGCAATCGCGGTTATTTGTCATGAACTCGGTCACGCGCTTGGTTTACCGCATTTAAGTTGGGGCAACCTCATGGCGCCGTATTACGACCCGAACGTCACCGCGCCGCAAGCCGGAGACGTCGAAGAAATTGTTAAATTATATGGTTCGCGGAAGGCGCCCTATAGCGCGATAAAAGACGCTGTTATAGAAGTGAACGGCACTATTACAATTAATGGCCGCCCTTATCTGTTGATACCCCAAACGTGAACATGGTATATTGACCTATTGCCTATTTAAGGGAGCTACACATGACAAATTTTCAACTAATCTCGCTCGGTGTCGCGCTCGTTGCAGTTGCCGCCGCGTACCGAAATGAATTACTTGTGCTGGTAAAGAAACTGGTCGGTCGGGCCGGCATGGGCGTGAAGCCGTCGATTGCCGTGACGATTGTGAGCGAGCTTATCTCGGTCACCGAGCTGCGTGACAAGCTCGCCGCCGAAGGTTGTCCAGAAGGCGTCGAAGCGTGCACGAATCTTCTGCGTGTCATTGTTGAACAATCGCAGCCGGCAAAAACGGCTGGTTGAGCCTTTTCGGAATTACAGCCATGAAAAAACTAGTAGCGTTACTCGCGGTCAGCTTAGTCCTGTTTTCATTCGCATTTCCGAATGGGGTCTCACTCCCGACACGGCCAGCCGTTGTGCAGCCTGAAGACGTCATCACTGCGTTTCCGGACGACGTAATTGTTTCGCTGCTGCGCAAAGCACCGGCGACAGACCGTGCGCGGATTGTCGGCGTATACAGCGGCCTTCGCACCGTGCTGATGCGAGACAAAGGCGTGCGCGTATCGAACACCGAAAAGCTGGCCGAACTGCATGCTAACACGTTGCAGCTGGCTATTAGCGAAGTCGGCAAGTATCCCGGACTAGACGTGGCAATCGACAACGTATTCAAAAAGGTTGTTGGCACTGACGATGTCGTCGCCGCCACACCGCAAATCGTGTCCAATCTTGTAAAAGCCTGCGAAACCGTAATAGTATCCGCGCAAACAAAATGACTTTTATAGAACTAGTAGCGATTAGTTTGTTAGGCGCGCTCTGGTTGTTAGTCGTAATCAAATCGGTTGCGGCGCTGGCGCGTGCGAAGAGTGTGGTGATTTCGTCACCACAGGGTTTATCTGTTCGACAGATAGAAAGGGATGATGAAGCTATGGCTGATACCATGACCTATGAAATCACCGTCGCTGCTCCGGCCGCGAATGACGTCGTAAGCCGCGAAATGACTGTGGTTGTTGATGGCGTGTATCGTGATCCTGTAGTTTTTCCGGCGTATGAAGTGAATCTCGGCCAAGTAAGCGCGCCGCAAGATTCGAATGTTGTTGTATCGCTCGTCGACGTTGACGACAGCGGTAATCGGTCTGAACCGGCTACCGTTAGCTTTCAAGCGCTAGACGTTGTTCCCCCTGCAGTTCCGGGCGGACTCAGCGTCACGGTTGTTGGCGAAACGTTCGTCACCCCCGACGCGCCCGAAGTTGTTGAGCCGGAAGTAACGCCGGAAGTAACGCCTGACAGCGAAGAGAACAGCTGATAATTTTCTCATAGGTGTTTTATGGCTGCAAATGACCGCGAAGTAATGTTTTCCAGCGTCTTTGACGTTGTAAAAGCCTATGAGACTGGTTTTGTCGGCGCCTACGCTGACCCAGAAGCGGGTACCGCCCTGCGCGACTACATTAAGTCGTCGGGCGGTACCCCAAATGGGGCCGACGCTTGCACGCAGTACGGTTTGCAAGAATCTGGCGCGGGCAAATTAAGTTTGCCCGTGCTGGAGATTCTTGAACTCTATCCAGACTCTCTTCCCGGCGGTGCTCAAGGCCGTGGTGACTGCGTAAGTTGGTCGACGCGCAATGCGGGCCTCGGCACCATGTGCTGCGAGATCAACAGCGGCATTCCTGACGACGTAACCGGAAAGCTTGAAGGCGCGCCTGAAGTAAGCGAAGCTGCGCGCGTAAATGGCGTGCTCAGCACAGAAGCCATTTACAATTGGCGCCGCCATGGGGGCGACGGCTGGAGCTGTCAGGCCGCGGCTAATGTCGTGTTAAAAGAAAGCGGCTTGTGGCTGCGTAAGAAATACGACGAGATCGACGTCGACTTCACCACATACAGTTCGCGCAATGCCGGCTTGTACGGGTCAAGAACACCGCCTGAAGCGTGGCTTAAAATTGGGCGGGAGCACCTTATCCGCACCGCGACCGAAGCCAGTAGCTTTGAGGAAGTGCGCGACCTATTAACAAACGGTTACTGCATTTCGTCATGCGGCGGCGAGTCGTTCTCGGAAGAGCGCGATGAAAACGGCGTATCAAAGAGAACACCGCGTGGTTGGGCGCACGCGCTCGCCTATCTCGGCGTCGACGACCGTGACGACACCAAGAAAATTTACGGCGGGCCGCTCGTATTAGTTCAAAACAGCTGGGGTGATTGGAATAACGGCCCGCGGAAGATTCGCGGCACGCGGTTCAGTATTCCTGTGGGCTCGTTCTGGGCGAGGTGGTCGGACATTAGCAACCGGACAGCCATTGCGTTTTCTGGCGTTAACGGTTTCCCGCCGAAGAAACTGAAGCATTTTGGCGCGCTCGGCAATATCTAGTGAGGAAATACCATGGACTGGCTTTTCGCTTTGCTTTTCGGCGCCCCTGTCGCCCCACCTGATTACGTCGGGCAGGTTTCGGCTGAGGCGGCCTATTCGGCCATGCTCCAGACAGACGTACCCGAAGAAGACGACACCCGCCCTGTAAATCCAGATTGCAAGACATGCAACGGCACCGGTCGCGTCCGTTCGGGCGACGGGCAAGGGTGGTCGAAATGCCCCAGTTGCTTTCCTCTGGCCGCGGCTATGGAAAATCCGGCCGCCCCACTCCCGACAGGAAAGTTTCAGACTGGCGCGCCGGTAAAAAATACCTATCCGAATAGTCAAAAATGACTTCGGGGGTTATATTGCCGGCAGTCGACTCGGCTTTAATAGGAGCGCGCTATGACTGCGGCAAAAACCGGAAAGTGTTACACATTTCGCGGGCTTAAGTTCTACGCCCAAAACGGCTTTGTTTGTTTACACGATGAACAAAGCGGCGAGTTCTTCGTGCTGACTCGAAAAGAGTTTCTACAGCGCGCGCAGGCTCTTAGCGAAGAAGCACGGCGGCTTCGCACAATCGCGGCGGAAAACCCGGCAAAAGCGGCATGGATGTCGGCTGACCGCGCTGATTTAATTCGGGCCGTTGAAGAAATGATTGCCTGCACCGGCGAGGCTAAAGAGCAGGGCGACAGAATGGACCCCACCGTAGACGCGTGGTTTATGAAGCACCGCCCGCATCGCCGAAGTAAAATATCCATGGCGTCCGCCGCCGACTTTACGACCTCTTTGCCCGGTAATTTGCCGCGCGGATTAGACACTGGTAAACACGTGTCGCCAGATTTTACAATAGGGGCACCAGCGACGAAACGAAAACTCATACTCCCCGGTGAATGACATGCCAGACGCAGACAAAGACTTGTTTAAATTAGGCTTTTTAACTCGGTGCGCGGAAGAGGGCCTAGCGCCCGAAGAAGTCTCCGTACGTATTGAAAAAGCCAGCACCAAAAGCGCGTCGTCGTTGTTTTGGCGCGCAGCCCTTCCCGCGGCCGGTGTCGGTCTTTTGTCGCACATACTCAGCAGTGGCCAAAACGCTGCAAATGCCGTTAACACGGCCGCGAGCGGATTCGATCTTGCTGGCCGCGGCGCGTTAGCGCTTGGCAGTGCCGCCGCAGGTGCCGGTCTTTTAGGTGGTGGCGCCCTTGGTTATGGCGCCGCAAAGATTACAGAGCCGACTATCACCGATGAAGATATCAAAAAGCAAGAGTTAGCCGAGACTTATCGCATTTACGCAGAACGTGCCCGCGCCAAACGTAAGGTAAGGAAATACCGCCCACAATCGTCATGAGCATCAACAAATATCACGGTCTCGACCGCGGCGGCCCCCGACACGACAATCAAAACCTTTTTTGGCCGGGCACGGCAGACGGTTTTCCGGCAATTGGTCCGCCCGGCGCCGCCGCGCACCTCAAAAAAGAGGAATTTGAAAATCTCGACATTCGGCTGGACTTTAAATCACAGATGTTTCAGCTGTGGGAACCGGCGCAAAAAGCGGAATTTGACGACATAAACGATAGAATAGTAAACGGCTGGTATTACCTACAAAAACGTAGCGACCATTGGGACGAAGAAAACAAACATTACCGCGTGTGGCTAGAGTGGTGCCAAGTTTACGGAATGGTGCCCGCCCCCAAGTGAGAGGTTAATTATGCCGACATACGATCCTACGCCGTTTGGAAAAGAAATCGTACAGAGCGGGCTTACCGGCGCAGGAGTCGGGACCTCGGCTATGGCGCTTTACTACCTTCTCAACAGACTTCGCCCCGCCGAGCTGCCCAAAACACTTTTACAGGATCAGTCAGCCGAGAAGCTCCCGACGGCGTTAACACCGACGGAAAAAAAGAAAAAGCAGGTTAAAGACGAAGCGCTTGCTAAAACGGCAATGGGCGTAAACGACATTTACGCTAGCATCGGCAGCGCCATCCCGACGACGTTTAATCCGTTCGCCGGCAATCCCGGTTCTGGCGGCCCGGGCCTCGAAAGCCCGACAATAGCGCACGCTGGTTGGCGTACCGCGGCCAACGTCGCTGCGCTGCTCGGCGGCCTTTATGGCGGCCGGAAGCTTGTAAACACCATGGAGTCGCACAAGAAAAAGAAGCAGCTGGCGCAAGAGGTCGAAGATGCGCGCCGACAATATTTTACGGCGCTGACAGAAAAAGAGTCGCAAGTTCTTGATGCGGTTTACGAGCAGCTTGCGGAAAAAAAGGCTGATCCTGCCGGCATCGTACAACAGCAGGTTATCGGCCCCGCGTCAGACTTCACAAAGAATTACGTCGGTATTCCGCTGTGGCGCGCGCTGCTTATGACTGGTTTAGGTACCGGCGCTCTTGGCGCGCACTACATGTATAACCGCACAAAAGACACGTCGCAGTCGCGCAACCTGCAACGCGCGCAAAAAGCTCGCGCGAGGTTAAAGTCGCTGCAGGAAACTCCGTGGGTTGACCCGGCAGAACTGGAAGCCCTATCCACCGCCGCGAAGTAAGCCACGGGTGCACCTATGCCGAGCATTTTGCCGTCATCCGGTTTACAGCCGCCGGCACCACAACCTGCGCAGTACCGGGCATTCGGCGACGTACCGGCACTTCGAGACAATATTTTTAACAACGCTTTGCAGAGCGCTCAAAGTATCGAGCCGATGCAAAACGATCTTTATACGCTGCGACTATCCGACGTCACTTACGACGGGCCTGAGCGGTTTACTAAAGCCGACCAGAAGAACGCTATTTTGACGCACGGCTCGCTGCACAGAAAAATGAGGGGCACATGGACTCTGCTGGACAACAAGACACAGAAGCCTGTTGCGACGAGGGCCGCTACGATTGCCAACGTGCCGTACCTAACGGACGCCGGTACGTTCGTCAATCGGGGGGTGGAGTACACGCTGGCGCACCAACTGAGGCTGCGTCCCGGTATCTTCACACGCGAGAAAGAAAACGGGGAGCTGGAAGCCCACGTGAATGCGTTACCGGGCAAAGGCCGGTCGCACCGCTATTATCTGGACCCAAAGACGGGGGTGTTCAAGATACAGATCGGCCAAGCGCAGATTCCGGTCATGCCGTTGTTAAAAGCGATGGGGATGCGGGACAACGACATCCGGTCAGCGTGGGGGAACGAGATCACAGCCGCGAACATGGAGAAGGGGGACGCGGGGACGATCGACAAGTTGTACCAGCGCCTAGTGTACAAGCCGAAACCGGGGATCGACGAGCTGGGAAAGATCAAGGAGATAGCGCAGGAGTTCGCGAAGACGGAGTTCGACGAGGAAGTGACAAAAAGAACGCTCGGAAAGCCGTACAAGCAGCTGACTCCGGAAACGATCATGGACATAACGAAAAAGCTGATCGCGGTGAATCGGAAGGAGGCTGATTCCGACGACCGCGACAGCATGGCGTTCCAGCAGGTTTATGGCCCCGAAGATTTAATCGCTGAGCGTTTCGTAAAAGACAAAACTGGATTACGGCAGTTACTCTGGAAAGCAACCGCGAAAAAGTCGCTGGATCACATTCCGTCGGGCGTGTTCAACAAAGGCATTAACGCCGCCCTGATTGGCTCGGGTCTTGGTTCGTCGCTGGAAGAAATCAATCCGGCAGAAATCTTTGATCACCAGACTCGTGTAACGCGCCTAGGCGAAGGCGGCATCGGTTCGATCGACGCCATTCCCGCCGAGTCCCGCAGCGTGCAACCGAGTCATTTCGGTTTTATCGACTATTTGCGTACGCCAGAGTCCGGCAAAGTTGGCGTCGATATGCGGTTTGCCGCCGGTGCCCGAAAAAGCCCGACAAATATTCATACGTTCGTGGTGCCGGTAAAAAACGTTCACACCGGCGACACGGTCTACAAGACGCCGCAAGAACTAGCCGACACGCCGCTGGTATTTCCGGGCGAAGAGCGCAGCGACCTGCCCATGGTAGCCGCTTTGCAGAACGGCAAAATTAAATACGTGCCTAAGAAAGACGCGCAGTTCATGTTGCCGAGCATGGACAACTCACTCTCCATGCTTTCAAACATGGTGCCGATGAAGTCGATGTCTAAGGGCCAGCGCGTCATCATGGGTAGCCGCATGTTTACGCAGGCACTGCCCCTAGTAAACGCTGAATCGCCGTTTGTGCAGTCAGCAACGAGCGACGACCCGAATATTTCTTATGAAGACAAGATGGGCGAGCATCTTGGTGCCGTAAAAGCCTCCGCGCCCGGAATTGTCGAGAAAGTGACCCCCGACGAGATCATCATTAAAGGCGCAGACGGCAAACGACAGTCTATCGAGCTTTACAACGACATGCCGTTTAATCGCAAGACGTTGTGGACGCAAAGGCCGACTGTGCAGCCCGGAGATCAGATTACGCCCGGGCAATTACTCGCCACGTCGAACTTTACCGATAAAAACGGCACGACGGCGCTGGGTTTAAATCTTCGCGTCGGGTATGTCCCTTTCCGCGGCCGTAACTATGAAGACGGCGTGGTTATCAGCGAATCAGCCGCCAAGCGCCTGACCAGCGAGCACATGTATCAGAACGAAGTCGAGTTTGACGACAACACGCATGTCGGCAAGCGGGCGTTTGTGAGTTTGTTCCCGGGCGTTTACGACAAAAAGATGCTGGAGCGCTTTGACGACAACGGCGCAGTGAAAAAAGGCCAAGTCGTCAATTTCGGCGACCCGCTGGTGTTAATGGCCAAGAAGCGCGAAGCGGTGTACGGCAAAGTACACCGAGGCCGCGCTGGCAGCTTCGCTAACGAGACGATTACGTGGGACCATCATTCTCCCGGCGTAGTCACGGACGTTGGCGTAACAAAAAACGGTGTGAACGTAGTAGTAAAAGCGCAATCGCCGATGGAAGTCGGCGACAAGCTTTCTGGGCGATTTGGCGATAAAGGCGTTGTGGCTGAGATAGTCCCGGATCATCAGATGCCCCAAGACGCCGACGGGCGTGCGATGGAGGTGCTGGTTAGCCCGCTGGGTTTAATCAGCCGCGTAAATCCGTCTCAGGTTATCGAGGCTGCGCTGGGTAAGATTTCAGCCAAGACGGGTAAAGCATATAAGGTCAAAGATTTCGATCAGGACACAGACCTCGTTGACTTTGCGCAGGGAGAGTTAGCCAAGCACGGGCTGTCAGACACAGAAGACTTGACAGACCCGGAGACTGGTAGAAAGATTCGGGGCGTGCTGACGGGCTCCCGGTTCTACATGAAGCTCCACCATACGGCTGAATCAAAGGGTCAGGGGCGGTCTACGGGCAGTTACACAGCTGAAGGCACGCCGGCCAAGGGCGGTTCCGAAGGCGCCAAGCGCGTCGGCATGCTCGATCTTGGCGCGCTGTTAAGCCACGGTGCCGGAAAAGTTATCCGCGACGCCAAGATGGTGCGCGGCCAAGCTAATCCGGAGTATTGGGCGCAGTTCATGGCTGGCTATGACCCGCCGCTGCCCAAGGTCCCGCACGTCTACGAGAAGTTTGTCAGTCAACTGCGTGGCGCTGGCGTTAACACGGTAAAGTCCGGCTCCAAGGTTAATATCATGGCCCTCACCGATAAAGACATCGATGAGCTGGCCGGCGACCGAGAAATCCAGAACACTGAGACCGTGGACTGGAAAGGTAACTTAAAGCCGAAGCAGGGCGGCCTGTTTGACGAAAAGCTCACCGGCGGCCACAACGGCACGCGATGGTCAAAAGTCACGCTCCACGAGCCGATGCCCAATCCTGTGATGGAAGAGCCCATTCGCCGCGTGCTGGGCCTTACAGAAAAGGAATTCCGCGGCGTGCTGGCCGGCGAAGAAAAGCTTTACGACAAGACAGGCCCGGCGGCTATTCGTACGGCGCTCGAAAACATCAACGTACCGAAAGCTATTGAGCAGGCTCGGCAGGATATCCAGTCTGGGCGCAAAACACTGCGTGACGCCGCTGTCCGCCGGCTCGGGTTCTTGAAGGGCTCTGAAACCACGGGTGTTCATCCAAAAGACTGGATGCTGACCAAAATGCCGGTCCTGCCGCCAATGTTCCGGCCGGTGTCGCAAATCGGCTCCAAAAAGATGCAGCTGATCGACGACGCCAATTATCTCTACAAAGAACTGCTTGAATCTAACTCAGTGCTTAAAGAAGCTACCGGCGTGCTCGGTAACGTAGGCAACGAGCGCTTGGCCCTGTACGACGCCATGAAAGGCGTTACGGGCCTCGGCGACCCTGTAAACCCCAAACACGTCGAAAAGAACGTCCGGGGTTATTTACGCAAGATATTCGGCGACAGCCCCAAGTTCGGCACCATGCAGCGCAAACTGCTGTCAAGCACGGTAGACCTTGTCGGCCGGGCGGTGATTACCCCCAACTCCGACCTAGACATGGACGAGGTTGCCCTGCCGGAAGAAAAGGCGTGGGATATTTACAAACCGTTTATTGTCCGCGGCCTTGTGCGTCGCGGTATGCCCCGGATGACCGCGCTCCAGTCCGTTGAAGACAAAAACAAGATCGCGTTCGACGAGATGCATAAACAAATGAATTCGCGGCCGATTGTTATTAATCGTGCCCCGGTTTTACACCGATATGGTATGATGGCCTTCTACCCCCGGCTTACGAAAAACAAGGTTATGGAGGTCAATCCGGTCATCACCAAGGGCTTTAACGCCGACTTCGACGGTGACGCGATGCAGTATCACGTCCCCAGTACCGAAGAGGCGGCCAAAGAGGCAATTGAGAAAATGCTGCCCAGCAAAAATCTGTTTGCGGCGGCTTCTTTCAAGGCGCACTACATGCCGACGATGGATTACCACACAGGCATCTATCTCGCGTCGAGTCGCATTAACTCTAAAGCTAAGCCCCGTGTTTACCGAAATAAGAAAGACGCCGTCCGCGCGTATCGTGCCGGCGAAATTGATGTGGACACGCCGGTACACATCGTGGAAGATAAAGACTGATTTCGGAGGCAAAAAATGTACACAGTAAATCCTGAACTCTTTCGACTCGCGCAACAAAAGCTATTTGAAAAGTCCGCGGTAGTTCCCGGACAAATGGCGATGCCGCCACAAGACCCGGCGGCTATGGGCGCAGTGCCTCCAGCGGGCCCAATGGACCCGTCACAGCAGATGGGCGCAGCTCCTCCCGCAGGTGGAGACCCGTCGGCGGCTATGGCCAGCATGGCCCCGCCGATGGACCCGACAGCTTCTATGCAGCAACCTCCGGCAGCGCCAGCCCCGACAGCGCAGCCGCAGCAGAAGCTAAAACCAGAACAGATGATGCAGATGCTCGATTATCGGCTGTATAACATGCAGCAGCAGCTCACGGCAATTATGAATGCCATGGGTGTCGAAGTCGCGCCTGAATCTCTCGTTTTGCCGCCGGGCACAACAGGTGCTCCCCCTGCTGAAGCTGCGTTACCGGGTGGTCCCATGGCGCCCCCGCCTCCCGCGCAAGATCAAGCAGGCGGTCCGATGCCCCCCGGCGGCCCTGTACCTCCCGGCGGCCCTATGCCGCCGAATGCGCCACCAGCCGATGACGGCGCGCCCAAAACAGCGCAATGGTGGCAGACGGAGCACACCGCACAGAGAATTGGCCGCCCCACCGCACAAGGCGACAATCTTGACGTTAACAGCCCGACACCGATGCAAACAAAAGCAGGTGCGATCGCCGCCCTTTGCCGGAATTTGCTGAATAATGATCATTGAGTCCCAACACGCGCTTATCCCTAACAAGATAGCCGCGCACAATGTTGTAATACGCGACGATGCCGGTAACGCCATATTCGCAGCTATTCACTTTGCAGACAGCATCGTGTATTCGGCGATCGGCAATAAAGATTTTGCATCCGTGCTCAGACTCATCGTGGACGAAGCACCGCCAAAAGTAACAGAATTTCCGCCCGTTAAAAAATAGGTGCCGTATGCTGAAAACGACACTCGGGCAAATCATGATCAACGACGCGCTACCGCAGGAGATGCGGGACTACAATCGCGTCATGGATAAGAAGACGCTGAGCTCGTTATCGACCGAGCTCGCCAAGAATTATCCCGAACAGTACCGCGAAGTTACCAAGAAGCTGTTCGATGTTGGGCGAGACGCCTCCTACTCAACAGGCGGTTTGACGTTCTCCCTGCGAGACATCAAACAAACGCTCGCCGGTCAGCGGGCTAAGCTGGAAGTGCGAAAGCAGCTTCGCGGCATTATGGCCACGCCGGGCTTGTCTGAAAAAGACCGCAACTTAAAAATCCTCCAGCTGGCGGCGAACACGCAAAACAAGCTGCTTGAAGAAGTTTTTAACGAGGCGCAAGATCAAGACAACCCGCTCGCGACCCAAGTCAAATCGGCTATTCGCGGCAATAAGTACAGTCTTAGCTCACTTATTGGCGCCGACATGCTTTACGTCGACCACAAGGACGAGCCGATTCCGATCCCCGTTCTTAACAACTATGGTAGGGGTCTTACACCCGCAGAATATTTCGCGGGCGCCTTCGGCGCCCGCAAGGGTCTAATTGACACGAAGACAGCCACGGCTGACGCCGGGTTCTACGGCAAGCAATTGACGCAAATGGCGCACCGATTACTGGTGACGGCTGACGACGAAGACGACGACGCGCACAAGGACGCTTTAGAAGTCAGAGGGTTCCCAACCGATGTCGATGACGCCGACAATGAGGGCGCGCTTCTTGCCCGCGGTGCGGGCCCCTATAAACGAAATACAGTGCTGACGCCAAAAATCCTAAAAGACCTGAAACAGATGGGCGTAAAGGACATCCTTGTTCGTAGTCCATTGGTCGGCGGCCCCGGCGATGGCGGCGTGTTCGGTAAGGACGTCGGCTACCGCGAAAAGGGCCGCATTCCTCCAATTGGCGACTATGTCGGTATTGCCGCCGCCCAAGCGTTAAGCGAGCCGGTGTCGCAGTCGCAATTGTCGTCAAAGCACTCCGGCGGTGTTGGTGGCGCGCGGGCCATTGGCGGCTTCAAAGCTATTAACGCGCTGGTGCAGGTTCCCAAAACTTATCCTGACGGCGCGACACACGCGCAGCGCGACGGAGCGGTTCAAGAAGTACGCCCCGCGGCTCAGGGCGGCTTTTACGTGCGCGTTGACGGAGAAGATCATTACATCCGCGCCGATCAAAACGTGTCTGTCAAAAAGGGCGACCCGATCGAAGCCGGCGACGTGCTTTCGGACGGCATGCCCAACCCGTCTGAGGTCGTACGGCATAAAGGCGTCGGCGAGGGGCGTCGGTACTTCGTGGGCGCCATGCGTGACGTGTTAAAAAATAGCGGCATTACACCGCACCGACGAAACATCGAACTGGTGGCCCGCGGGCTGATCAATCATGTGCGGTTAACTGACGAATACGGCAGTTACGCCCCAGATGACGTCGTGCCGTATTCGACGTTAGAGCGCGACTGGCAGCCGAGAGAAGGCGCTGTCTCTGGCGCGCCCTCTTCGTTAAAGGGGCATTACTTGGAAAAACCGGTGCTGCACTACTCGGTCGGCACAAAGATTGGTAAGGGCGTAATTGACAATATGAGCCGCTACGGAATTAACAACGTGCAGGCCCACAGAAACCCGCCGCCGTTCCAGCCAGAAATGGTCCGCGGCATGGCGAACATTTCCAACGACCCGGACTGGATGACGCGCATGCTTGGCTCCTACCAAGAACGCGGATTCTTAAACAGCGTGCACCGGGGACTAAAAAGCGACACAAGCGGCAGTAGTTATGTGCCGGCCCTTGCCCGCGGCGAACAATTCGGGCTTTCTGGCCCCACAAGCGGCTGGAATCCGGCAACAACTAGGATAGACAGCCAAAACACTGTAAATTAGAGTACCGAGTTTCGACCAATTGCCGCATGGAGGTGGCTGTGTACAACAAACGAGAAAAAAAGGCGTCAGTGCCCCAACTGCTGAAAATTGTGCGTAGTTTTGACCGCACAAACACGAAAACAGCGGCGATCGGCGGTCACGGCGACGACACATCGTTCGAGCAGGCTTTTTCGAATCTGGCGCATGCTTATTTGCGCGATTCTGCGCCGAAACTCCTTGACCACGAGGTTGGTTTCCAGCTTCTTGACCGAAACCGCGAAAATACCAAAGCAGTCGGCGTTTTTGCGTTTAAAGTCGGCTCAAATTGGATGTACGCCCCGGTTTTCTTTTTAAATGGCGATCTTAAGGGTCACGAGCTGCTGTATCTGAAAAATCAGGACATGTTCGTGCCGCTCAAAGAAAACTGGATTAATTATTTACTCAACCGCAAGCCGAGCATTCTGGGCAGCGGTATTCAACGAAATTTAACGTCTCTCGGCCAACGGCAGCCTGACTTTACACAGCTTTCCCGTTCGCCCGCAAAGTTTGGTTCCGCGCAACCGACGCTCAAGGAAATGATGGCGTCCGTTATGCCGACGTTTGCCCGCACGGCGACGATGAACACCAAAGAGGCATTTGAACAGCTTGGGAAGTCTCTCCATCTGGGCACGTTTTTAAAGCAAGCGCGACTCGAAACGGTCGAAATGCTTGTGAAGCTCTGTCAGCATGCTCCGCAAGTCGCGGAGGCTCTCGACGAGTTTCACGGGCTAAATATCGTTAAAGAAGCGATTGCCGAAATCAAGGAACGTGACCGGCTGAGCAAAATTAGCAGCGTGCTGACGAAAAAGGCCGAGAAGCCGGAAGCGCAGGGCACGTTGCAGGTCATCACGTACGACCTCACGGTGCAAAAGGCTTTACCGCCAGAATACACCGAAGAAGATCAAGAAAAACTGCTTCGGGACGGCGTGCTGATTAAAGACCAGCGGGACCGCGACGCTGTGTCCATTCCGTACAACATTCAAGTCTCGCAGAAGTTCTTCAACCCGACCGAAAGCGGTCTCTACGAAGTGTTAGTCAAGCCCGGTGAGATTGAGCGGTGCTACATCGCCGTCCACCCAATGGGTCCCAGCAAGCGCGCTGACTTTGCCACTGTAGTGCGCATTGACGGTAAACCGGACTGGCTGAATACGCGACCTGATCATATTTTTTGTTTAGCGCACGTCGAAGGCGACGAGTTCGATTCTTGGTACAACGCGCTCCCTGACGCCAACAGCGTTGGTAAGGATGCGCGGTACATGGTGCTTAACAAAAACGGAGATACGTCCGTACCGTTCCGCGTGCTCAAAGAGCACGGCGAAAATTCGTACGGGACGACGACCTATGAGGTCCACATGGAAGATCATTCAAAATTTCCTCCGCGTGGAAGCATTGGCCCGTGCTGCTACTCAGACCCGTTGAATTACGACAAGTACCGCGACGGGGTCCGCGTCCATCTGAACGGTAAGAAGGGCGCTGGCTTGCGTTCCAGCATGGGCGACATTTTCGTTCCAGAGAGTTTCAAGCTGTTAAAAGTCAGCAAGGGCGAAGATGACGACGAATTAGACGGGCAAGATACCTGCGGCTGCGGCGAAAGCGACCCGCCAGCCCTGCAGCCCGGCAACCTGCTTGATGTGCAGTCTGTGCTTATGAACAAGCTCGGCAGCCTTGAAGTCCGGCATAACGGCTCTGACGTCTGGATTAACAACGAGCAATTTACAACAAAGAGCGCGCTGATCTCACTGGTAAAACAGCACGGCCTGCGCGAGGCAGCCGCCCGCGAGATTCTTAGCAAAGCAGCCGCACAGCGTAAATTCGCGTGCCACGTCAAATATGCCGACCCGTACGGCGGCCCGATGATGATTCACGGCGCCCCGACTGCTCCGGCTGATCCGGGACCGGTTATGGGCGGCGAAAGCATTATGGGGACGAACATTCCAACGCAGCTTGGCATTGACGTTGGCGTTCCGGTGCCGGGCATGAGCGCGACCCAAACAGACCGCAGCGTTTACAACCCCAACACCCAGTTCGACCAAAAGGCCGTGCAGCAGGTACTCGACGCCGCCCAGTCTGGTCAGCGTGAAGTGTTTGATACGGCCATGATCGGCACCATGTTGCGCGCCGTCCGAGACGACGGCCTTGTCGACCGGTACATGGGCGACCTGACAAAGGGTCTGGATAAGATCGGCCGTATTTTGTTTATGTTTTACTGGCACGGTGACCGCTTTGCCGATCGTTACGGTAAGTCGGACATGCCCGAACTAGAAGACTCGTTGCGCAATGCTTTTGAAATGCTCGGCGACGTTATTCTGTTCTTGAAGCAAAAAACAATCGAGCCGTACCCCGAAGAGTCATCGCAGGACGTCGACTTGAACGCGCCTGCTAACGTATAGAGGTAAACTATGCCCGCTACCGTATGGTCCAACGCGCAAAGCTTCTCCGTTAACTCCGGCGCCGCCACCGTCGTGCCGATTCGCGTGCCGTATCGCGGCGTCTTGCGCGGTTACAGCTTAATTCAAACCAGCGGCACAAATGCCGGGGCGACAGCCAAACTATTGTCGAGCAACCGGGAAAAAGCGCCGAATAGCACATATCCCGAGGATTCGTTTATTGTCACGACAATGACCGTCGCGGCCAGCAGCGCTTCAACATCGCAAGAAAGTTTGAACATCGCCTATCAAAACCGCGACGGCGATCCCAGCAACGGAAAGCGGTTCCTGTATCTAAAAATTACGCCGGCTGGTTCTGGCAGCAAAGATTTTACGCTCACGGTCACAATTGAAACACCGCGGCTAAACTAATGACTCAGGCGCTGTGCGACAATCTAAAGCGCGCGCCAAGCTGGCGGTGGTTGCGCGCCATGGAAATTGACGGCGGTGGCTTCAAGGCCACGAAGGCGCTCGACGGGTCTGACGGCTTTCGGTGGATTCGACGCTCGTTGCGGTTTAAGCGACGTTTTGACGCGGCGGGCAATCAAACCCCCGCTATTTACGCCGTGGTGTTGGCGGACAGGCCACTATTCTGGGCGCACTCTATCTGGGCTGACGAGAAAAGCCCCGTTCGTTGGGCGATCGAAGCCCGCATCCTTGCCGGCGAGTCTGACGAAGCAATCGCCGAGAAGCTGGGGACAAAAGCCGACGTTATCGATGTTTACGCTAATACGTTCTTTGACGTTCGGAGCAAGTTGCAGAACATGGATTACGTGCTGACGGTCGTATTAGCCGACGCTGTCACACGCGGATTACAAGAACGGCACTACGACCTATTGTGGAAAATGCTGGGATATTGCGGCGGCGCTCACGTGCTGGACGCTACGATCAGCCGGTTCACAAAAATGGTTAAACCGGATAGCCCCGAACAAGTTTCCACGTTTTTCCAAGAATTTGCCGTTAATACCATGAAATACAAGGCCGCGCTGTCTGCCATGACGGTTCCGGTCAACACGCACACACAATTGCCTTTAATCGACTCTTTTGTAAAATATGTAGAGATCGAGCGTACAACCGAAAATGCAGTAAAGGCACAATCGTCTATCGTCGAAAACATTGGGGAAATGCTAAAATCGCTTACGTTCACAGTCGGCACCAAACTAGAAGCAAATCCGATCAAAGTGTTGCCGTATGACGATCAGGCTGCGGAATTAAGAAGTGACGAGCTGCTATCTGCGGCAGTCGGCGGTGTGGTTTTAAATGGCGCCGACATTCAAAAATTAAACTTCCCGGAGAAGGACAATGCAGGCACTTAACAAACAAGCGGAGGCGAAGCTCATCAGCGCGATTGAACGCGCGGCTACATTCGCCAACGAGGGCATGAGTCCTAACGACGCGATCATCAAAAGTGCCGGCGAGGCCAACGTGCCTGCCGGGCATATTAACTTGATGGTGCACGCGTACAACACGGGTCGTACGACAAAACAACGAGAAGCTGGCGAAGACACGCTGCAGAAGGCGGCCGACTTTCAATTAGCAGACGCCGACGTTGTATTAAAAGCGCTTTACCCTGAAACGGTAAAGACTTCCGCGGAAATATCGCAAAACTCGATAGTGTCGGCAGAGTATGCTGTGTCCCCCGTCGGCATGCTCCAGCGCCGGCAGGCCGAGATGCGCAAAGCCGCGGCTGCCAAGGTAGCGCTTCCTGAAAAGACATACGTACCGCCTCCCCGCGACGAGCACGCGGCTGCCATGCGTTCGCAGAGCGAAAAGGTAGCCGCGCAGCGTGCTGCCGACGAAAAACGCCGCTTAGCTTTTATTGCGTATAACGAAGCCGCGGCTGACATGGCGAAGCTTGCCGAGTATTTCCGTCGGCCGGGCAACATGCCGTTTCAAGACGCCCTGCGCGAGGTCGGGCTGCGCTTCGGTGACAGCGGCGTGGCTGTGTTGAACAAGGTCGCCGAGGTGTACCCGCACTTCGCGAAACAAGCCAGCGCAAAAGCCAACTACTTCGGTAACGACGATGTTTACGGCCTTGTTACAAAGGTCGTAAACGGCATTGAGCGGTACAACGATTTAAAAAGCGCTGTGCCGGAACTGAACACAAAGGTAGCGCAAAAAAAAAATCTTGAGCCCGCCCAAATTGTGACCGGGTCGGTGCTCAACGCGCTGCAGCAAAAGCCGTTGCAGCTTAAAACCGCGTACAACCCGCGTGGTGCCGGGGCGTGGAACAACGCTGGACCGCAAGACCCAGATGAAGCCGCCGCTGTAATGGGCGCTTTAGGAATTGGCGGTGACGAGCCGCCACCTCCGCCTCCTAACGATATGCCGCGGTACGTGCCGGACTGGAATAACACAGTCAGGCGAGAAAGAGACTACGGCGACTTCCGCCTTAACAACGTTTATTCTCGCGGCGACGACTCAGTGCTGAGCTCTATCGGCGGCATGCTCGCCGGCCCGCAGCAAGCCGCGATGGGCGCTATCGGCAAAGAGCTTTTTGATCCGGCAAAAAAAGAAAAAATGAAGCGGCAAGAGTACGAGAAGCTGACTTCACCCGACCACGAAACGGCGCTGAAAAATATCAAGGCTCAGGCCACGCTTCACGACTTGTTGTTAAATGACGACGTCGTTTCCGGGCATGATCCGAAAGAGGTCGCCGTGGCGTTTAATGAAATTGCTAACGCCGCTCCCGGCGTCGTTGACTCGCCCGCTGTGCTGCAGGCCCTCCTGCGGAAGCGATTAGAGTCTGGCCAGCTGGCTGACTTCGACGTCAAGCAACTGCTGGAAATGGACAAGCTCAAGGCCGAGCGCGACAAGCTGCGAACCGAAACCATGGAAAAGGAGCGCAACCTCGTTGCGTAATGAAGTGCCGCTATGAGCATGATTAAAGTAATTCAGCCGCACGCACAAAACTTTAGCGAGCCCGTAGCCGCGCTCATCAAAGTATCTAGCCGCGGAATAATCGGGTCTGATCGGTCAGCGCTGATTAAACGTGCCGGCGCTGAGTTCGTAGATCATTTGGCCAACATCAAGTTTGCCGCGGATGAGGTGCCTGTGCATCTTATCGCCATCGGCGCCACCGAGGATTACGGCCCGAACCGCAACGGAGACGGTTTCACGCGTGACTGCTGCAAGAAGTATCACCACACGTTTGAAAAGTTTGCGCGGTTCTATCGGGATCACGCCAACAAGAATCCGGCAAAAAGCTACGGGCTTGTAAAGGCGTCGTTTTACAACGAACCAATGCGCCGAATCGAACTGGTATGCGCTTTAAATAGCACCAAAGAAGCAGCAGAGCGTAACGGCGGTTTAGTGGCCGACAAAGAACTAGAGAAGCTGTCGAACGACCAAGAGATTCCAGTTTCGATGGCGTGCAAAATTCCATTCGACAAGTGTTCGTCGTGCGGCAACATGGCCCGCACCCGCGCCGAGTACTGCGACTCGATTGAGAATGGCGGTCACTGCAAAGCTGGCGGTTTGAAACACAACATCGGTCGGGTAATGTCTGACGGTCACATCCTGCACGCCGACAACCCTGACCCTTCGTTCTTTGATATTTCGCATGTGTTTCGTCCGGCTGACCGCATCGCGTACGTTTCCGGACAACTGCAAAAAGCTGCCTCAAGTGCCGGCTGTATGTCTGGCGCAGAGTTAGCTGAGCAAATGGGTGTAACGCTCCCCGTATCGCTCTTAACCAACGAATTTACTAGTAAGCGGGCGCAGGCGCAGTTACAGGCTTTACAGTTACTCGCTGACACGGAGCGCACCCTGAACCTGCGTGATCTTACGAAAGCGGCCGCGTACACCCCAACCGGTCTCTCCGCAGCCATTCAGCAGCCGATTGATTTTGAAAGCGCCCCGATTGTCGGCTCCGTTAAGCTTGCAGAGTTGCTGCGCGGCTTGGCTGACGCGGCGGTTGTCTTACCCGTGCGCGACTTCTTGATGTTAACAATTAAACAAGCTGATTTTGGGCTCGTGAACGCGGTATCATCTGCGACAATTAGCATTTTTGACCGGCTGTTGAACGAGCCAAATATTGCATCTACACTTGAAAATAACGTATACTTTCCGGCAGACGCAGCTCCGCCGGCCGTGCGTTTATGGGCCGAAAAAGTGGCGTGCACTTACAGCGTACTAGAAGATCGTATGCAAAAACAGGCTTATACAGCGGCATTGCGCGGTGCAACGCCGCGTCATCTTGTAGAGAAGACTGCATCGGCAACGCCAGCGATAAATGCTCTTGCAAAGCACTACGCTCTCTATAAGATTGCTGCATTAACGGCAGTCACTGAGAAATATGGAAATAACTTGTTGACAGTAGGCCACTGCATACTGCAAAATTACATTACTTGAACCGAAGCTGGTCACATGACGTGACCCAGTCTTTAAGGAGAAAAACATGGCACGGATGCAACGTTCTCTTTTTGCTCAGTTAAACGCGTTAGCGGAAGAAATTTCGCAGGGCGCCGTCAAGGCCGCGTCGGAAAAGTCGGCTGGCCCCGTTCCTTCCGATCCGGGTGGGTATCAGGGCGCTTCGAGCCACCCCACAACGAGCATTGATAACAACGTACGAGACGCTGCGACCGGTGCGCGAGCTTCTGAGTATGAGGCTGACATCAAGAAGCAGCAGGGCCCCCTTTCAGTCGACAACGCTCCTGAGATGTCTCAAGAAGGTCGGCAGGACGAGGTTCAACTTAACATCAATACAAAGGCCACGGCTGTCGGTGAAGACCCGTCGGTTGAAAAGGATTACAAGGGCGACAAGGACGACCCGGGCACAGCTCACCCCGCCAAGACAAACGACGGCGAGAAGTACAGCTCGGTAACTTTCAAGACTGCGCGCGAAGCTTGCGGCAATCTTGGAAACGATATCCTCGCTAACCTGATCAATTTCGGCACTGCCCGTCTTAACGCCGAGAAGGCCGCTGAAATGCCGGCCTTCATTCAGGCGAAAATGGACGAAAAAAAAGAGTCGCCCGCTAAAGAAAAAGCCGAGCACGGCAAACTGAAGGGCGACCAGCACAAGCTCGACGTCGACAACGACGGCAAGATTGAGGGTTCGGACCTCGCTTCGCTGCGCGGAGACAAAGAAGCCGCTTATAGCGCCGGTTATGAGCTGGCAGCACATCTTGGCGTAGAAAAAGAGGCTGCTGAAGCCGCCGTTCGCGAGGTGTGTGCAAACACGCTGCGCGAAGCCGACGAGATGGCCGACCTGCTCATTGGATTTTTAACAACCAAGCGTGCGAATGACGACGCGCTTGGTGATGCGTCTGAAGGCGAAGATCACGACACCGCTGGTGACGAAGACTCCGGCGCTGGCGATGCCCCTATGATGGGCGGCGCTGACGAATCCGCTGCGCTTGCCGGAGCCGAAGGTGACCCTGCCGCCGGTGGCGACATGGGCGGCATGATGGACGGCGGCATGGGCGGAGAACCGTCTGAAGACGAAGCTGTTCAAGAACTGGCGATGGCTTTAGAAGAACTCGGCATTCCGCCGGAAGCACTTCTTGAAGCTGTTCAATCTGGCGCTCTCGGCGGAGACGCCGGCGGTGCTGGTGGAATGCCCCCAGCCGGCGGCGAAATTCCTGCTGAAGCTGCTGCGCCCGGTATGGACGCTGCGCCGAAGATGGCTGCCGACCGCGCGCAAGCCCTAACTGAAGTTGGCTCTGCTGTAATCAACTTCAAGCGCTCTGGCAAGTTTCAAATCAAAGAAGCTCGTACAAAGCGTTCCCGCCAGTTGCGTGATATAATGAAGCAGCATGTAATCGAACTGGTAAACCGATAATTACGGAGGTTTTAATGTCCGCTAACAACACAAATACACTTGTGCAAAAAATCATCGATTACATTGGTTATTCCGATGCCGCGATGACAAAGGCTGCCGCATCGCTGCAGGTCCAAGAAACACAGGCGACAAAGATTGCCTCGCTGATTCCGACCGCCGTGAAGGCGTGCGTTGAAAATGAACGGATCGAACCGCATCAAAAAGAAGCGCTTGAACAAGCCCTTCGCGACCCAGTAGCGACCATGGAGCTTGTTGTAAAACTTGCTTCGCATCGCAACTCCGCCGAACTCGGCCGCCTCGGCCAGCCGGTTGGTCAGCAAAAGTCTGCGTCGTACGATCCGAACACAAGTCTGACGAACGGGTACGTGGGTGCCCGTGACGGCCGCGTAAAGGCGTCCGACGTGAAGTTGTTCACGGGTCTCGGTCTGAATCCGCCCACCACCTGATCCTTAAAAACTACTTAGACATGGAGGTCTAACAATGGCTGTTCCTGAGCAAATGTTTGCGCACGGTTTAGACGTCAAAAAGGGCTGGTTCGACATGGCCTCGCTCGATTATTCGGCGAAGCTTGCGACTACCGTCACGTTTGACGTAAAGCGCGGTCGCGTTGTCCACGTTAACACTAACGGTGAGTTCGTGCCGGGTGCGCACAAGACGTGCCCCGCGGTCTTCCTGCTTAACGGTTCGGACGACGCCGACGTAAGTAACCCCGGTTACAACTCGCCGATGACATCGGCGAATTTCATGCACATCGCAGTTGCGCCGACCGGCAAGATGTCCGGCCTCGTAGCGACTGGCGGTTACGAAATCTCCTCGACGGAGTTCGTGACTGCTAACACCTACACGCCCGGCGATCTGCTTTCGGTAACTACGAAAACTGGCGCTGGCAGCACCGTAGCTGCTACCGACGGTCTTCTGACGAACTACAGCGTTACGCAGTATGCGCAGCCGGTAGTCGGCGTTGTATCCAGCGGTGCTGGCAAGAATCACAACGGGATTCAAGCCCTTTCGTTCTGGTGCGTCTATCTCCCGGGCGCGGCCAACTGGAACGGCGTACAGGCGGCTAGCGCCTAACTCTAACTAATAGAACATGGAGGTTCTTAAGATGCCCACTCAGCAAGAAATCCAACTGCTCAACGAGACTCTTTTTGAGCAGCTTGATACACCCGGCATGCAGAAGCAGGCCATTGATGCGGTTAACGACTTCACGCGCACCAAGATGCGTGAAGACGGCTTCTACCGTCGTATTATCCCGCCGCTAACCATCACCAACGACGAACTCGATCGTCAGGTTGATACGGACAAGCCGGTGAAGGTAGTCGACAAGGAGCCCGATTCCCCGGCAGCCGTGTCGATTCCGTTCGCCACGCTCCCGAGCAACTTTTACATCCGTGGCCCGCGCTACCGCGTCATGTTTGACCGGATCGTGTCGCCCCGCGCTGTAAAGGACGTTGACGAGCTGCGTACGTACGTCATCGACATCCGTCAGGTCCTCAGCGACAACATGATCAAGGACATGCTCGCTGAAGAAGACTCGAAGTTCATCACGGCGTTTAACCTCGCCGTAGGCACAAAGGACGCCGTTAACACGCTGTCCGATACCGTGCAGTACGAATCGATCAGCGGCGGGATCACCCGCGAAACGCTGGTTGACGCGCTCAAGGTAATGCCGAAGACCCCGAGTCACTTTGAGGTTGAAACCTGCCTCGTGAATAACATCACGATCAAGGAACTCCTCAAGTTTGGCCGCGACGAGATGGGTGGTGATTTCTCGCAAGACATCATCAAGAACGGTTGGGCGGAGACGAACTTCCTCAACTGCCGCTGGATCGTCACGATCAAGCGGAACCTCGTTCAGGACAACGAAATGTACATGTTCGCCAGCCCCAAGTTCATCGGAAAGAACTACGAGCTTGAGCCCACCACGATGTATATCCGTCGTGAAGCTTACATGCTTGAGTACTTCTCGTACAACACGCAGGGTGGCTCGTTCGGTCACACGAACGGTCTGGCGAAGGTTGAATTTGTCTGAGTCGTGTAAATAACCAAGGAGCACAATCATGAGTCAGGTTAAAGAGGCTGCCGAACAGGCGTACGCCACCGTCGTTAGTCAGTTAGCAGCCCCCTATTTCTTTGAGAAGCTTTCGGCTCACGGCATCGCGCCGCGGACCGAGGGAGAGGCCGCCGAAATGTGGGCGGCGGCGCATAAGCTTCACGTGCTCTACACGGCTGAGCAGGAAAAAACAGCCGCGGCGCAGGCCGGCGAACTACAAGCTGTCAATCAGCAGTTAGACGTCGCCCTCGCCGCGGCTGGTTTCGGTTCTGGTTCTAAGACCAATAGCAACGTTGATATTTTCAAGGAAGCAGCGGTCGTCGCTGCTGAACAGCCTGAAATCGCCGATGCTGTGTTAACGCTTCAAGCGGCAGCCGCTGCTGCGCTACAGAGCGCCGAGTAACGGAGTAAAAAATGCCAAATACGACAACTGATCTCTACACCATTGTTAAAAATACGTCCGGCGGGGAGCGCTTCTTTGGCTTCCTAGGCGTTCGTGGCACGCGTCTTGCAAACAACGCCACGTACACCGTACCCGGCGACCTTGTGGCGCAGCTGGGTGGCCAGCGCAGCCAACGAAAGTTTCAAGCGTTTGAAGAAGCGCTGAACACCAACAAACTCGAAATCGTGAAGTCTCCTTCGGTTTACCTGCTCAGCGAAACTGGCGGCGTGACCAAGGAACTGGCCCTGAATTCGGGTGGCTCGCTCGGCACCACAACCCCGTCGTGGGACGGTGGCAGCGCCTTCGCTGCTACGGCTGGCGCAACCGGCCCGACCGGCGCTACCGGTGCTACAGGCCCTCGCGGCGCTACAGGCCCCGCTGCCTGATAGTCGTCTCTTATCTGGTTTACGCAAGGGCTGGCCGTTTAACGGTCAGCCCTTGTTGTTTGTATACTTATAGCACGGAGCACACTTATGGCTGTTATCGCTACGCCGGTCGCCCACCCCATTGTCCAGTGCTGCGATAACGCTGCGCAGCCTGTTTTGACGCCAGTCACTTGCGCGGGACAAAACGTGCTCAGCGCCGTTGTTTCAACTGTGAACGGCCAGCCGGTCACAGGACGCATGCAGTCAATCTCAATTACACAAGGCCAGTGCGCTACGATTGAGTGGCAGATGCGCGATCAGTCTGGCGTGCCGGTTAACTTATCTGCATGTTCCGCGACGCCGTTCGCCATCGTGTTACGGTTAAAAGAGCAACTGTCGTGGGGAAACGTCAATTCGCCGCTTGAGGTTGCCGGCACTATTGCCGCTGCCGCAACCGGAAAAGTAACCGCGCAGCTTACGGCTGGAATGGTAGCTACGCCGGGTATTTACTACGCCGAATTTGCGTTAATTAATGTGCCGGCGCAAGCGCAAAACCAGCCGTGCGTTGTGTTTTCGAACACCTTTCATTTAATCATTAACCGCAGCAATTTTAACGGCGGCGCGGAAATGGGCGGGCCCCCAAGTATCGCTGAAGTTCGTTTACACCTGCGCGACTCCAATCCCGGCGAAAGTTTTCTGCTCGACCGACTGATGTTTGACGACGCCGAAATCGCCCTCGCTATTACGCGTCCGGTGCAGTATTGGAACGAGATTCCGCCGCCGTTGGACCGCATTTACAACACACAAAATTTCCCGTTCCGCTATCACTGGTTAGAAGGCATCTGCGCTAATCTGTTTTTGATGGTGGCTGAGCAGTTTCGCCGTAACCAGTTTAATTACTCTGCCGGCGGTCTTTCCGTAGACGATCAAAACAAAGAAGGCGCTTACGAGCGTGCCGGCCAAACACGGTGGCAGGCTTATCGGGAGTGGGTGCGGGCGACAAAAGCCAGCATTAACCTTGAAAGCTGCTACGGCGAAGTTACGTCAAACTATAAGTACAGCGCCTACACCGACGCGATCCGAATTCGCTATTAGCGCATTCTAGAATCTGGAAAATGCGTCGTAAGTGCTTTGTTCCCTAGCACTTTCGCAATTCGCGAATTTGGAATATGGCGCTTGTCCGCAGTTCGCGAACCGTGGACAGCTGCGCGGACACTGGCTAAATATGTTGCAAATTTGTGGCATATTTAACGTGGTTCCGATTACCTATGCCCACTAAAAAAGGGAGTTTCTGTGCTGGCTGTAAATCCACCAACCCAGATGTTGCTGCAGTACTTGGAGCATTGTCGCGACAATAGCGACGGCGTGTTCACTGATCCCGCGCTGCATCCGTACTTTATGTCGCTCGCCGTCGCGAAAGCCGTCGGCATGGACCACACCACTGAAGAGTATAAAGAGCGTGCGTTGTCGACGCTCGCGAATTGGTCGCGGATGCTGTGCGGACAGCTGACCAGCGTATCTATGCGGGAAATCGCTGACTGCGGCAAGTTCGCGCAGGACAGCGGTGACCGCAAAGGCGAGAAAATGGCCAAAGACCTGCTCGACTCGATGCCGCTGATTCAGGCTGTTTTCAAGTCGTGGGACGCTGCGGTTGACCACGAGCACATCGCGGAGTGGATTTATGAAGACGGCGTACGTCGGGAGAAGGAAGGGACTGCGCCCCATATTTCGAATGAGTTTGTTGCAAAAGAGAAGAAGAAGCTCGACGACCTCTTCGAATTAATTCAAAAGAAGCTCGGAGAGCTCGATGGCTCTGGCCCGCAGCCCGAGGAGGTCAAATCTCCCGAGCCGGCGCGTCCACCAGTGACGCCGGCCGACATCATGAAGATGCTGTTCGATAACGCCAAGAAGCCGTCTGCGAACTAAGTTCAACGCGGCGAGAAGGAGCGGGCACCAAAACCGGTGCTCGCTTTTTCTTAGCTATCGGTGACCTAAATTAGGCGCGATTTTGCGTCATATTATTTGTGTCCCCGTTTCCGCTATGAAGGAGCTTGCGATGAGTATTGCAGACGGAGTGTGCGATCTTCTGCCCGGCTATTTCGCTCGACGAGGCGAGGCCCTGCTGGCCAGATGGATGCACGAGGCCCGCGGGAAGGAACCGCGCGGTGGTTTACTGGTCGGCCCGCCCGGCACCGGCAAGACGTTCTTTGCCGACGCGTTCGCCCGCGGCCGCAAGGCCGAGCAGGTGTTTATTCCGTGCCACCCGTGGCTCACGAATGAGGAGCTACATCAGGGTGTGGACATCGGCCGCGTGGCGGTCGGGGTCGAGCACGCCGACGAGGCGTACATCGACGGCCAGCTGCTGCGCGCTGTGCGCATGTCGCACGACTGCGACGTGGTTATCACGTTGGACGAGGTCGAAAAGGCTGGGTCGCGGTTTTACCCGCTTATCCTCGACTTCTTGCAGAATGGTCGGGTGCCTGATGCCCGCCACAAGCTGCACAGCGGCAACACGGCCCGGATGTTTATCGTCCTGACCGCGAACGAAGAGGTTGACCTGCCCGAGGCCATTAAACGGCGCTGCTTTCGGGTAAACATGGGCTTTCTGCCCGAGCATGTCGAAACCGATGTGCTGCGCAAGCAGACAGGCGCACCGGGAGGGGCCTGTCGCATCATTGTGCGCATGGCGAACGCAATCCGGCAGAACGGCGACTCCAAGCCGTCCCTGCAGGAGCTTCGTCACTTGCTTATGGCGCGAGACCTGTGCGTAAGCACGGACGACGTAGCCACTTTGATCGAAGCGTTTCTTGTAAAAGAAACCAAGGACACGGAGGCCCTTAAACAGGCATTCAGCAAACCCGAAGCTGTACTGTTCGGGGAGTTCAAAAGGAAGTAACCATGAGCCTGACACTGCGGAAGTTGCAGCGAATGCTGTCGAAGTCCGTGAAAACTACCCGCGATGTTAGGTTTACGGACCCGCGAGAGCGGGCAGAGTTCGCGGAGTTTATCAAGGGCGTATACGCCGAAGAATTTACGAGCCCGCTTCTTCGACAAGGGCACGTTCGCGAGAACTGCCCGTGCGGTAATTGCGGCCCCAAAACCGTGAACAACATCACGGCGCTTATTGACCGGTTGACAAAGCGGCACGGCCATCGTGCCACACTCAGCCAGTTGCTGGAGCCCAGAAATAAGTCTGGGCGGGCTCAAGGCGGTAGCGGTAAATCAAACGGAGCACCGCAGGAGGAGCCCCAGCAGGCACCTTCTGGCGGGTTTGATCCTCCGCCCGCCAAAGATACGGCCGCGGAACCACCGCAGCCCGAGAACTGGGAACCAACTCCCGCCGCCCAAGAAACTCCAAAACCAAAAACTGAGCGTGAAAGGCTTTCCGACGAGGAAAAAGATTTACGTGCGCGGTTAAAGGAATTGGAGAAGCAGAAAGCCGCCGCGAAAGCACGCGGCAGTCTGCAAGCTTCGGCGATAGATGTTGTGATAAAGAAAGCCAGAAAGCAGCTGAAGGACGCCCGGAAACAGGCATCTAAAATCAGCGGCGTTGCTGGTATTGAGAGTGCTCCGTCGTTGGAGGCTCGACGACGCGCAGCCGGCACACATGGCCGCCTGCGGGTCGTTCCGCCTCAACTGCGGAACAAAACAGCGGAACTCATTAATAAGTTAGTGCATGAAAGCGGCGCAGCTGGTGACCGCCTCACGCCTATCCCAATTTTGAGTGCGCGAAAAGTTGTCAAGAGGATGCTTGTCCGGCGTCCACTTGGTAACGCGTTTAAGGAGGACAGCAACGCCGGTCGTCCCGTCACGCTGTTCTTGCCCGACGTCTCGCCGTCTTGCGCCCGACAGGCTCAAGCGGCGTGTGACGTCGCTAATGCGGCAGGGTACGCTGGAGTCTCTGGCTCTGACGTACTGGTTTTCCCACACTCTAACGGAGAGGTGGAGGAAGATTACGTGCCGTGGTTTAACGGTCGACCCAACTTGGCAAACTTGACGAAAACAGAAGCGCTGTTTTCCGAGATAACAAGCGGTCGGTCGCGGTATAACATCCGGATAGTAGTCGCCATTGGCGACCACGACGCCGCGGAGTTGTATCGAGAAATCGCGGCGCTAAAAAAAGTGGTGCGATTAGTGTGGTTGCACAATATTCCAGTGAGTCGTCGTCGACCCACGGTTGTGCCGTCTGACGCCAATAACTTGTACGGCGAGAATTGGACAGCTGAAACACGCAACAAGGTCACAATGATCTACGGTTGCGTTGATCAGGCGTCTATTCTCGGCGGGCTAGAACTGGCTCTTTCTTAAGCGCGCACCATTAACAGCGGCACTCCGTTTTACGCCGCAGGAGGTAATTTATGCACTGGCCTAGATAAAGCGATGCCCGGGGTAATCAGCCCGGAGCCTTCGTCTGCAGGGATTAATTGTTTTCCATGTAGCCGAAATAAAGGGACGACAAACAAACACGGGTTCTTGAAGGCTCGTGAGGACAAAAGTCGTAAACATAGCGGAGCTGTGTCCGACGCTTTGAGGGGACAATGGCAGGTTAGTCCCACAGGGGAGACACGAGACTTTATTGCGGAACGTCGCCTAATAGCGAAACGCCGCGACATCGTTTCGGTCAAACCAGACCGGCCCCGGATTTTGTAACGCGGTTTGCTGCCTAGAAGCGGCCGCGCATATCCCCTGTCGAAAGCGCGCTCGATGGGGGGTCGCTCAATCTGGGACTTTTCGTCTGTGCGAAGGTCACGCGGGCCGTCGTGCCCGCGGAATATCACAGAACTATACTAACACGCGCTATTCGTCTAGTCCGGGTAGCGTAGGCTTTCTCGGTGCGCCTGCTTTAAGCGGTTGCCGCCACGTTCGGCGAGCACTGAGCCACTTCCGCTGAGCAATTGGCGGAGGGGGGAATCGAAATGGCCCCTTTGGGGCCGTTTCTTTAGCTATCAGCGCTCCAGTAGAATAATGGTATGACGTACCAAAAAACTTTTCCGTTCCGCCGTGTTTCCGTGGATCACATGGTCCGCGGAACAACCCGGGTTTGGTGGCAACTTGAGCCGCTATTCCGCGATCCCGGGCCGCATGTCTACCAGCTGCAAGTCAGCAAATCTGGTTTAACAAACTCTTCAGACTGGGCCGATGTCGGGCCGCCGTTAACAAACGCTTATGTGGCGTATGACTCGGCGTGGCGACTATCCGGATATTCCCTGCTTACGCATTATCGCGTTAAATTAACAACGCCAACAACTGTCTATGTCTCGCAATCTGCAGGTTGCTTTGGCGAGTTAAACGAGCGCGACTGGGTGTTGTCGCAAGAAATTATCCGTAAAGAACAGCTACGGCATCAATTTGTGTCGACGCCCGGGTATCTTATTAAGGCTATGCGTTTCGGAAAGCCGTGCCCGCGCTGCCGAGAAAAGCTGACGCAGGAAGTACTCGACTCGTATTGCCCGGTCTGTAGCGGCACTGGTTTTGAGGTCGGCTATTTTCCGCCGCAGCCGTTGCAATGCTGGGATTTATCTTTACAGACAATTCAAGAAGAAGGCGATGCGCAGGCCCGCGGGCCCACACGCGACAACGCCGTTGTCCAAGCACGCGTAATTGGTTTTCCGGCTTTAAATAAATATGACGTGTGGGTAAACGCCGCCAGCGACGAACGCTGGATAATTGACACAATTCAAGTTGTCGCGGCTATGAGGAATGTGCCGCTGGTGTATCAGGTGCAGTTAAACCTCGCGCCGTTTACAGACGGTATTTACACATTTGAAGTCGGCGGAGAGTCGCCCACGCGCGACCCGTCGACAGAAGGCCCTACTGTTGGGTGCGGCGATGTCATCTTAAACCATAACTACAACGGCAACGATCGGTACGCCTACCTGTCTCCGACGGGGTGCCCAATCAGCGGCGCTACGGTATACGTGTTTAACAGAAACGTATATGACGTAAACGGCCCGCAAATTGCCCGGACTATGGCGCTCGCAAAAACGAGCACAACCGCAAACGGCCGCTGGGTGCAGGGCGTTAATGTAAATCCCGGCAACTACGCTATTCTTTATGAAAAGACTGGCGAGTTCGGCCCAGACGTAGATTTTGTAACTGTGGTTGCGCCACCGCCTACCGCATCTGTTAAAACAGCGACACCCGCAAAGAGCGCCCCGACATGGCCGACGAAAAAAGAAAACGACTTCTGGACCATATAAAGCTAAGTCCGGGGAAAAAGCGGCTGCAGCCCGGCAGAATAAAAATAGCCCTGCCGAAAATCTCAATAAACAAATCGCGCCCAAAGGATACGCCATGAGCGACTGCCCAACGCCGCCGAACCCGCCAGAGGTCGAGGCGCAGTTTCCGGAAGGTAGCCAGCCGGAAAACCGCGTAGACAAAGTTAGTGCGCTGTGCTCTTACGGCATGCGCCCCCACGTCATGACCGGCCTTTTACGTCAATTACTCATCGGGCACTTTACCGATCCGCAACATATTGAAGAGCCAAGAGTTAGGCGACAAATAGAGCTGCTTAACCAATGGCAGCCAGAACCAGACATTGGAGTGCCGCCGCAAAAGGGCATTCTTATTGAGAGCATTACTCGCTGGACACCCAATTCGGCCGACAAGCGACCGGCGGTACTAATTAAACGAAACTCGTGGACATGGTTGAAACAGACCATTGGTGACCGGTTGGAAACTAATCTTTACACCGGCAAAGAATCTTATTTTGGTTTTTGGCAAGGAAGTCATACAATTTACTGTATGTCCGGAACAGGCGCCGAGACTGAGTTCTTGGCCGCCGAAGTTTGCAAATTTTTGATACTTTTCTCGCCGTTAATACGGTCGCAACTGGAATTGCATAAATTCTTTGTCAGCGAAGTTGGCGGTGTTGGGGAAGTGCAAGAAGTGGTTCAGGGATACGCCGTCCCTGTCACTGTGACGTATGTAGCAGAGGAGAATTGGTCGATTCAACCATACGTCCCGCGCCTCAAGCGGATTGTCTTCAAGGCTTCAGATTTGTTGTCGTATTAAAACGCGGTAGTTGTTTTGTTTAGAATAGTGGTTGTGTATACTACTGAGTACGCGATTACCGCACCGCACACAATTTAGGGCATGGAGGCCTTCGTATGTCGAGCTACGTAAAACCGCAAGTTCTTGTATTCCAAGAATTCTCAATCGTCCCCACCGAAATCACTGAGCCGCTGCGCGCGCACATCACCGGCCCGAACGGCGTGCTGCACCGGTATAGCGACTCTGATGAAAAACAAACCATCCGCCTCGGCGCATATAACCAAACTGACGACGTTTGCTACCCGTGGCCGCAGCGTAAGCCCGGCTCGCTTGTCGACCTTGATTACGTCAAGCTGTACATCGACAACGCGCTGCTCAAGTATTACGAGCACAACCTGAGCGACGTCGAAACCACAATCACCGCTGTAGAAACAAACCAGCGAGTGCTTCCGAACTGGATCACGTCGGACGACCTCTCCTTTAAGTCGAACACCGCGGCGTACCCGCGATCGACAGAGTTTAATGACCGCGACGTTCAACTTGGTGACGTTGTTTATCTGCGCACGGTAAGCGCCGATAACAACTGCGAAGAGACCACACTGTGGACATCTGTCGCGGGCTTTGCTTCGGACAACGTCCCGTCGCGCATTAAGCCGGCTGTGGTCGACGACAACAACTGCGCGGGCCATAGCGCTACAACTAGCTCAGCGCAAGTTCACGCTGACGGCGGGGCGCTCGACAACTCGGTTGTAATCAACGCCGTCGATGGTTCGCTCTACAACGGCCTGCCCAGCGGCGACGTAGAAGAGACTTATACCATTACAGTCGTAAAGAGCTCGATTAGCGGATGCAACGCTGCGCGACTTCGCGTTCGATCGGCTTCTCGCCGCGACGACGTCGCCGAAGTAACAGCGGCGGCTTTCGGCTCGCCGACAACTATCGGTACGCGCGGCCTCAAAGTCACGTTTGCCGTGACTGCCGGCAGCGGCGACACTTTCCTCGTCGGCCAGCAGTGGACTGTAAGCGTAACTCAAAGCGTCACCGCCACGACTATCGCGTCGGCCGCCGACGGTAACTTCACTATGGACGGCGATGACATCCTCGGCGCCTATACCGGCGACAAGAACGACATTTACGTCGTCGAAGTCACCAAGGGCGGTTACTGGGCTGCTCTCCCGGCGATCACTGTTCGCACGGTAAAAGGTCTTGATTTCTCCGGCCCAACCGAAGTAACTGCCTCTGGTGTAGAGGTCGGTATCGGCACCAGCGGCGTAAAAATTGTGTTGACGTCGACACAGGGTCTCCGTAAGGGTGACAAGTTCTACGTCACTGTTGTTTCGGCCAAGGCCGGCGAAGTGCGCAAGCTCATTCTCCGTGACGACCTCCCGGTTGCTATGCGAGAAAAGTCGATGCTCGCCAAAAAGCTCCACACGGCCAAGCTCGCTTCGACAGCCAACGTCGTCAGCCTGAGCGGCACGCCAACTATTGACGGCGTCGCGCTCCAGTCGGGCGACAAGGTTCTCTTAAAGAATCAAACCAACGCTGCGCAGAACGGTCTGTATGTCGTTCCGGCCGCGTCGGGCGACCCGGCTACCGTGGGCAATTGGACACGGACCACTGGCAATGACGTACTCATCGCCGGCTCGTTTGTCCGCGTTACGCACGGCTCGACACAGGCTACCAAGGGTTACCTGTTAACTAACACCGGGACGTTGAATTTAGGTACCACGACGTTGACGTTTGTAAACGACGACGACGCTGATGTGCTGAAGTTCCCGTCGCTCGACCTGAAGCTGTTCATCAAGGACAACATTCAGGTTTCGAAGAATCGTATCGGTTACGCCCCGATGACCAACTACTGGTTTGAAGATACGCAGATTTGCGTACAAGAAGGCATTGTGGCGTATCACCCAGAGTGGACAGATGCCGGCGCAGAGCAGCCGCTGCCCGTTGAGGGCGGCACGCTGTACGCCGAATACCGCGAGTGGGTGTTCGACCTGAGCGACGAAGTTAACGCCATGAGCGACGTGGCCGATCTTGATAACATTCCCGGCCAGCTTCACCCGGACAACCCGCTGAAGTGGGGCGTTTACAAGGCGCTTGCTAATTCGAACGGTACCGCTGTGAAGTACACAGCCGTGCACGATCCGAAAGAGCTGGACAGCTGGGTGCAGGTCCTTGAGCGTCTCAAGGGTCGCGACGACTTCTATAACCTTGTCCCGATGACGTTTGACCGTATGGTGCAGAACCTGTGGGCCGCCCACATCGGCGCCGAGTCGAACGAGTACGCTAACAACTGGAAAGCTGGTTACTTTGCGCTCCGCGCCGAGACTCATCAGCTGGTTGTCGGCGAAGGCGCCCGAATTCGGGGCGTTCTTGCCGAGGTTATGCCCGAAGCCGTTCTGGCCACGCTTGCCGATGACCCGAACGCGACGAACACGCAGTACACGCTGCTGCAAGTTCCGACCGGCAACAACAACGCCAGCGGTTACTTTATTACAAATGACGTACGCCCCGGCGACATCGTTCGGTACAACTACACCACCGACGGTTTCGGCGACGTGCAGTACGAAGAGTACGTTGTAGACAAGGTTCTGTCGGAAAACTCGCTGCTCCTGTACACCGGCGGTGACGTCGCTGTAACAACGCCGCAGCAGTTTGAAATCTGGCACAACCGGAACCGCAACGAAGTTGCCGACCACATTGCCGAACAGGCTGGTTCGCTGTCGAACCGTCGGGTTTGCGCCGTGTGGCCGGATCAGGTCGGCGAGGCCGGCACAACACAGCCCGGCTATTACTTAGCCGCTGCGCTGGCCGGTCTGACGTCGGGCGTGGTCCCGCACCAGCCGCTTACCAACGTAGAGGTAGCCGGTTTCGACGACTTCACGCGGTCCTACAAGTACTTCAATGAAACGCAACTTAACCGTATGGCTGAAGCTGGCGTCTGGATTGTGACGGAAGACCGTGACGGCACGCCGCACACGCGGCACGCGCTGACGACGGACAACCTCGACCTGAATCGTCGGGAAGAGATGATCCGCCGCAACGTCGACTCGATGTCGTACCTGTTCTACCGTCGTCTGCGTCCGTACATCGGCCGCACGAACGCGCAGCCCGGAATGGTTAAGGTGCTAGAGTTCGAAGTAACGCGCGTCATCGATTTCTTGAAGTCTAACGGCAACACTGCAGAACTCGGCTCGCAGTTAATCAACGGCTCGATCCGCAAGCTGCAGATTCATCCGCTGCTGAAGGATCGGATCGAGATTGTTCTTGATCTGGTTGTTCCGGCTCCGCTCAACAACATCGAACTGCACTTAGTGGTCTAACTTACTGCAACGAGGTAAAAAATGGCTATCCCTTTCGGCGTCGAACAGACGCACAATGGCGGCGTAAAAGTCGAGAATATTACGTTAAAGATTGCGGGGCAGGACGCTGCCGTGGCGCAACAGTTTCAATTTACGTTAACTCGTAACGTGAATCTGTTGTATGAAATCGGTACAAACAAGACCTATTACGTCGGTAATCGGCGCCAAGGGCAGGGTACGCTGCAACGCGTCGTTGCCGGTGCCGCAGGTTTTACTGGTATCGTAAAAGCGCTTGGCGACCTATGCTTGCCGCAAGATTGCCAACTACAGGGCTTTGGTTGCACCGGCGGTGCGGTCACTTACACCCTTAAGAAGGCGCTTGCGACGGCCCTCGGCGCTACCGTAACAGCTCAGGACGTTGTCATCACGGAGTCGATCAATCTGATCTTTATCGACATCGACTACGGTTGATTCAAACGGTTGATTAAACTTAAACGAGTAAACCCCGGTTGCGCAAAACGCAGCCGGGGTTTATGGTATTGGGCGTAACTGCCCGGGGCTTCGGCCCGTAACCTCACCGCAAGGTGGTAAAATGAGCGAAGGTAACCGGCCGGGGCCGTCAGCGTCCCCGTACAGCTCGGGGTCTCAATATTATCAAGACCCCACTATCGGAACACGCCGCCTGCAAAATGACACGCAGTACGGTAGCCGAAACTCGACGAGCGCTTACGGCGCGCAGTTATCTCCCGCTGCTGACCCCAACAGTACAGCTCCGGCTTTTCATAACAGCTCGATCGACACGCCACGATTACACGTAGGCACGATCGCCGACGGCACCGCGATCGCAAACTGCTATCGCGTTAATTTGGGCGGTGAAGCTGACTGTCCGATTATTGCTTCGGCAGCTAGTCACAACAGCCAGTCGCCTTTTGGCGCTACGTCTATCAGTACGTATTCTCCGGGTACGCACGTAGTGGTCATGGTGCACAACCGAGACCAGAAAGGCGTTATTCTCGGTGCCGTGCCGCCGTACATTGACGTCGGCCGTGTGGCCTATCACGACTACATCTCAGCGGCATCGAGAACGCGCGTAGACGACTGCCACAAGCGTTACCTTAAAATGGAACACGCCGGCTACATGTCTGACTACAGCAATTGGCGCCCTGTGGATGCCACGTTGGCCAGCGAGTGGGGCGCGATAACAACCACGGGCGCTGGAATCACATTAGATGATTTCATGGTGCGCGTGGGAATTAACGAGTTCTGCGGTCTATACGCATTTTATCACGATCAGCTATTGCGCCTGTCTGGCTACAACTTGCAACTGTGGACTGCCGGCTCAGAGCGCGACGCCTACATGGATCAGGCGGAGTGCAACGACACGCAAGGTTACACGCCGTATCCGTGGGAGGGTGTAGGCAATCTTGAACCCGGCATCCCGGTAATTCAAGAATACGAACCGAAAACCTATAACTGCTTTAGCGGTAAGCCGTATTACTCGCGGTGGGAAAACATTCACGAGTTTGCGCAGCCGTATCACCGCACGCAAACATTTTACGGTTATTTGGGTCAGGGTGGCCGATACGTTACTCATGCCCCGCCGCCCGGTTTACAGCGCTGGACATACAAAGGCGAGCCGGGTTCTCCGGGGGACACGCCCTACGATTCGCAAATAGAGGCTAAGAACGTCCCGCCAATTAATTGCTCGTCCGGGCCTGATAAGCAAAAAGACCATCAAGAAAAACCGGTATACGGCCTGCAAGAACACAACAGCGGCCTTGATGGGCGACTGTTTATTACGTCTGCAAAGGGCGTAGTTATCTCAAAACGCATTCTGTTGCCGATCCCGCAGCGCATCAAACGGCCCGAAGACGTCGAGCAGGGTGATGAGGCCAGCAAGAATTACAAAGCTGCCAGTAAGTTCGGCAGCGGCCCAGACCACAAAATTACGGGTGACTTTGAAACAACGGACCAGCAGTACCCGAACATGCAGCGGGCCGCCGCGGTGCTCGACCTGCACGGGTATTTGTTTAACTATGCCGGTCTGCACCCATTTTATTGGCACGCGAAAGATTACAAGACGTGGGAAGAGCAAGACCTGCGCAGCGAGGGGTACGCGAACTACAACCAAAAAATACCGGACTTCGGCCAGCTTGCCGGCGCGAAGATGTACCTAAAAGAAGAGTCGCCGAAGAACTGGAAGATTGACCACAGGTACAACACACAAAAATTTTGGGAAACAGAGTCGTTTATTTCGCTGCTGGAAGAAGGCACGGTCGTTATCGGCGACGGGTATGGCGCCGAAATTCGCATGTCCGGTGGTTGCGTGTTTATCTCTGCTCCCGGTGACGTGTGGTGCAAGAGCGGAAGAGACGTGCAACTGTGGGGCGGCAACGACGTTATTACGCGCGCCAATAAAAGCGTGGACATCTCGTCGACCGAAAAGAATGTCCGCATTAAAGCCGAAGAGCACGTGCTGGTTTTTGCTGGTAATGAACAGTCTCAGCACGAAGGCGGGATTCTACTTGAGAGCCGCGGCAAGACTGTCGAATACGACTTTGAACAATGCGGCGACGAAATTCGCTTTGCCGGTATTGTGATGCGCGCGCCAGAATCTAATGTTGTCAGTCTGGCGCATCAGATTTACATGCGCACAGGTGGCGGCGAGATCAAGCCGGGGCAAATCGTATTAGATGCCGCAAAGGGCGACAGCGACATTGTGACCAAGTCGAAAAACATGTACAGCTATGTAAATGAGACAGGCGCTGTATATCAGTTTTTTGGGTCTCAAAACGGGTTCGTTGGCCGCGCTAATCTTTTTAGGGAAGACATTACGCTCCTGTGCGGCCCGGTCGGTACTACGGGGAGCATCTTCGCAAACGGCGACGTGATGTGTAATGGTAGCGCGGGTTTCTTAGCTGCTGCCGGCCACATTATCACAAAGAAAGCGGCCACATCTGGCGCGATATTCGTAGCCCCCTGCGACGCCGAAAGTGGTTGCGAAAGAATCGTCAACGAGGCGATCGAAACGTTCGCGACGCTTAGTACCGAAGACGTGCCGGACATCGGCATGCAGATTGACGAGCAGGTGCTAGAGGCTCTGTGGTATGGCGAAAAGCGCGCCGGCAACGACGACACGATTAACAAGATTGAGTTCTCGTTCCGGCGCGACGAAGACTACAAGATACCCGACTTCGTGCTGTATGAAGATCGTTGGCAGCAGATGGCGCGGCTCGGAGGCCAAGAACCCGCTAAGTGGACAGAGCGGCCTGTTAAAAACAAGGCGTGTGACGAAACGTGGCCGTTCCCCGGTAAGAAGTGGCTGAAGGACGAGCCGGCGTATGTCGAACAAGACTTCTCTATTGTGCAAATAGAGGGCGGGTACATCGACAAAGAACGCGGCGAATCACCCGGCCTCGCGGGCGAGTACCAGCAACCCAAATTCAAAAACAACAACAAAAAAACACTTGACGGCAATTATCCCATTACACCAAGGACGTAAAATGGAATTAGCAGACAACAGCGCGTTATCTGATTTTACAAAAAAGACGCTAGAACAGTTTGGCTGGAAAGACAAAGAACCGATTCCGGCTGATCTGGGCTCGCTACTTATGTCTTTTCGCGAGACGTTGCCGCCGTCGAAAAATTTCAACGTGCTCGTAGACGCTACCATGTTGAACGAAGAGCAGACTAAACAAATTAAGGACATGCTCGCCGAAGCCAAGGTCGCGAAAAAAGAGTTAGACCAAAAAGAACAGAAAGACCAACAACAGGCAAAACTGTTCGATAAAATGCCGCCGTCTTTAGCCGAATCGTTTAAAAAAGTGCTTGCGGATAATCCGCAAATTATCGACGACCGCGACACGACTGAAGCCGCAACAGAGAAAACCGAAACAACGGCTACGGCTGCAGCGCCAGTAGAAGAAAAGGTTGCTGTGGCGCCAGCCCCGCCCGCCCCTAGCCCTACGCCAGTAAACGGGCCGCCTTTCTGCCCCCGGTGTGGCTGGGACATGAAGCAAAAGTTTGAAATCACGCCAACCGATGCCGACAAAGAAGAGTTTTTGATTGCGCTTCTTGGCGGCCAGCGATTTAGGCGCACCTACGAGTTATTTGGCGGAAAGGTCCGTGTAACATTTCGCAGCATGCTCGCCGAAGAGAACAAAGCGATTTATCGGCAGCTCGTCATTGATCAGCAGGCTAAAAAGATCGCGACCGAGGCTGAGTGGTTTGTGCAGATGATGGATTATCGGCTGGCGTGCTCGCTCGACGAGATGACTACGCTTGACGGTAAACTTGTGGCCAGTGTCCCAGAAGTAGCGTTAGTCAGCCCGCTGCCGGAAAGCGACGAGAACAATCCGTTGGTGCAGCAGCTGAGCAAAATCAACAAGGATGTGCTGGCCCAAGAAGTTACTAGACGGCTCGTTGGGGCGCATTTAAGGCGATTTCAACGGTTGCTGGAGACGCTAGAAGCGCAGGCACTAGACCCAAGTTTTTGGAACGGGATCGCGTAGCGGCTTATATGGTGCGGGCCGCTACGACGGGAGCAATTGATTACTCCCGGGCCAATCCCTCTGAAAAATTCTGGCGCATCAAGCACCGGCTCGTTTTACACGAGCTAGAGCGGGCAGACGACCAAAAACTGGTTGAATACACCCACCAACACTGGTGCGCGTATCTCAGCCACGGGTCGCTGAAAGAGGGCGGTTTCGAAATCGCGAAAAAGGCGGCTATTACGTCGCTTCGTGGTTTAGAGCAGATTATTTTCCCGTGGCTGCCAGACCCGGAAACGGAAACAAAAAATAGTACAATGGATAGCGCTACAGACAATCTTGTTAAATATTATCGCCAACACGTGGCGCCAAAAAATGAACAACCCAGCTGACCAATTTAACAATGCGCTCCAAATGGCTGGCACGGGTCAGGGGCAGTACCCATTTCTGTACCCGACGCCGTATGCCCCGGCGCAATTCGGGCTTGGAAATTCAGATATGGGCTCACTGGTGGCTATGTTCGCCGGCCCGCTTTTGGAGGCCGCCGCTGGCCCGGAAAACTTTATCCCGCAATTAATGCCAACGCAGAATCTCATGGACAGTCACGCCATGAGAAACTATCAGCGCGAAATGTTAACGTCTTCTTTGTCGGTGGCCGGCGGTGCTCGTGGCCCGGTTGCGCAAGGTCTGCTGGGTATGCGGAGCGCTTTCACCGACGACCCGATTACGCAGTTAAACCGCGAGCAAGCCGACACGGCCGCGGGCGTTTTAACGCACCCGATTGTCAAAGCCATTGCCAGCTCTGTCATGGGCCCAGAGACGCTTGAAGCGGCGATGTACGGGAGCAAAGGCGACATCACGTCACTGAATTCGGCAATCGCCAAGACTGGGTTTTTCCGGTCTGACCCCATGGGTGGTCAGCGGATGACAGCCGACTCATTGACATCTTTTACAGAGGGCGTGTACTCGCACTTATACGAGCAAGAAGGGAACCTCGACAGCATTGAGGCCGATGCGCGAAAAAAGCGTGGCATTAACCCAATGCGCAACAACCGAATCGACGAGGCGCGGCAAAAGCTTAAAGACGCTGCCGGCAAACCAGAGGCAGACATTATTAATGACGAAGAAGTCGTCACCCGCATGGTCGACATGGACAACGCGGACGCCGAAGTCTCGCGCATGTATAAAAAATACGTCAAAAACGGCACGGCAGTCACAACCGAAGAGCGCGCTAAAGAACTGTCCAAATTTGACCGGGCTGTTGACGAAGCCGGCGTACTTGACAGGGGTGAAGCAACAATCGGGCAGCTGCGCAAAGCGGCTGAACAAGCGCCGGTCAATCGCATGCACGGTTTTATGGCTGGGCAGGTCGGGCAGATGCAGCAGGAGCTGTTCGAACGCGGCCTAATGCCTGAAGCGGTTGGGCACATGTCGGCTGACGACCGGATGCGCACAGTTGGAGAAACGCAACGCGATGACGAGACCGTTGAGCGACTAGCGCGAAAAATGGTCCGCGCCGACTTTGAAAAAACAGACCCGGCGTTCAAGAGCTTGTCCTCAGAGCAGCAAGATCGCCTGATAGATACAAAAACACCAGAAGCCGTTAAAGAACTGCGGAAGACGGAAAAAGAAGCGACTAAATACGCGCGCGGTGACGCAGACGCGATGTCGATCGAAGACCTTGAAAAACAAGGCGGTATGGATTTACTTACGGTTGACGCTGACGCTAGCCGCGCTGCGGGAACGCTGGAGAAGTATTCAGGAGCGCTTGGCGCCATCCGAGACCTGTTCGGCGACAACGGTAATCCAAATGCGCCTGTACCAGCGTTGCTCAAAATGCTAGACGCGTTAACCAACGGCACGGCTGGGCAGTTCGAGCCCGGCCGCGTAGAGGCGGAATTACGCAAAATGCAGTCGCTCGCCAAAGAAACTGGCGTAGGTATGAATCAGTTGGCGCAGCTGTCTACAAACGTAACGATGCAGGGGCGCATGTTTGGCCTTAATGACGCTAGCGCAGTGCAGGGTACAAACGCCACGCTGGCGGCAATTAAAGTCATGCAGGAGAGCGGCGCGTTCTCCACCGGCCGATTTGGCGCAATGAATAAAGAACAGGCCATGGAGTCTGTCGGTCGTTCGGTGCAGGCGGGCGCCGCGTCGAATAACGCCAAGGCCGCGGCAACGCTTGCGCGACTTTATGACGCCGACCCGCAAAAATACGCGGGCACAGAATTAGAAGCTGCTGTCGAAGCGTATCGCGACCCAAATAGCGAAGGCGTGTATACCGACCCAAATACGGGCGAGCAAAAGAACTTAGTCGAGATGATTGGTCGCTATGGTCCCGGGGCGGCGCGAGAAATTTTTGTAAACTCAAACAACGGTAAGGGCGGCGGATTTGATAGTGCTTTTTACGATCCGCTTACCGAAGAAAAAACGCTGGATAACAAACTCTTTGGTTATCAAACGCAAGCCGTTGAGGGCCGGCAGTACGCCTACAATGCGACGCGGTCGGTTACCGCTGCCGAGCTAGAAAGCGACGACAAACTATTTTCGGGCGCTGATCCGCAAGAGCGCAGCAGACGATTTGATCTTGCGTCAGCGGTCGTTAATCAGATGGTGCTTGACACCGGAGACAAGTCGCCGGCAGAGCGTAAAAAATACTTTGATACACAACTGGAAGTCGAGGTTGCGCAAAAGCTTAAAGATTCTGGCGTGGCAGACGCAGAAGCTGAAGCGCAAGCTAAAGAGTTTGCGGGGCGATTTAAAAACGACCCCGCGCTCATCGACCAATACGCCTCCACGGCTGGCATGGCGCTCGCGGCAATCCCGGGCGCTGATCTGAATCTCGTGACATACACGCAGAAGTATGGCCGAGGCGCGGCACACGAGTTTGCGCAAGAAAGTGCCCGCGCCGGCGCGAGAGCTGAGCAGAAAAAAAATGCCGCCATGGGGCATGAGTCCGGCCCGCTGCAACGACTGTCAGACTACTTCCGCGAGATCGGCGAAAGCGGCGAAAAATTTACTCTCAGCGGTTTTATGGATGCCGCAGCGCCACAGATCAAAAACAGCGAAGTGGCGCAGAAGTATATGTCGAAAATGGAACCGGGATTTGAGGCCCTTGGCGACCGTATGAAAGACGTGTTCGTCACGGACTCGTATATCGACACGCTCGCCGAAAACAAGAATTACGATGAGCTGATGAAGCTTGCCGATCCGACCGGCAACCTTAAAAAAGCGAAGACTAGAGTAATTTCTGGAAAAGAGCTCGACACCGCGCGAAACAAAACGATTACGAAGCGATACGACAAAGAAGGCGCGATCGACGAGGACGCCGTAGCTCGCGATTATAAGCAGCTCGTAGGTGGCGCCGGCGAGGGTATGAGTACAGAAGAGAAACTGCAAGAACTTCGTCTAAACGACGAATTTATGGAATCCGTTGACCGAGAAGTTCGCCACGACCAGAACGCCATCTCGGAGGCGCAGCTCATTAAAGAGGCCCGCGGGGCAAAGGGTCAGGCGCGAGAAGGACAAGAAGCGCGAGCCGAACGGCTGCAGCGTATCGAAGCGTCTTATTTTTACGGCAAAGACGCGGAGAAAACAAAAGAAGGCGTCAGTTCTGCGCTGCGCGAGTTCGACGTAAAAATGACCGACGAAGAAATTCGTGAGTATCAAGACCTCGTGCTCGACAGCTCTGAAGAAGGTAAACGTAAGTTAAACGAAAAAATCGACGAAGATATTTCTGGCTGGCAATTAAACAAAGAAGACACGGAAGACTTGCGTTCAGTTTTAAATGCACAGCAAGAAGCGCGTAACATCGATCCTGCGTCTCTCGGCCTGACAGACAAGCAGTCGGGGATGATGAAGCAAACAGACGAAGGCGTTGTAGACCAGACGAGCATCGACGCTCAAACTGTTGTGCTCCACGGCGTGCGCTTCGTCGACGACAACGGCAAAGAAATTTCTTTAGGCGGTTCTCGCGAAGAGGCGGCAGTGGCGTCAATGGCTATTCGTGACCGCGCCAACGCCATGGTCAACGAGCATTATTCGCGCGTGGACTCTACCGGTAACAGCTCCGCGTTTTCTGACGCTGAGGTGAAAGATGCCGCTATGCGTTTATCCGACGAACTCGGCATCAGCCGCGAAAGCGCTACCGAAATGATGCAGGGTATTCAAGAAGAACGCGCAAAAAACTCTAGCGGTCTCGGACTAGGTTACTTTGTTGGCGATAACTTGGAGTACTCCAAAGACAAGCAGCAAAAACACAGTCAGCAGGCAAAAGAGATTGTTGGCGCAGCTGTAGGCGACAAAAAATCGATGTCGTCTGCCGAAGTAAATGACGCCGTAAAGAAAATGTCGGCGGCGTCGAAAATCTCTGAAGAAGAAGCGCGTGCTTTCATAACGGGCGAAATAAGCGCGCGAAAAATTGACACGCCAGACAGCAAATCTAGCAAAGCCAGCAAGCCGACAGACACGTCTTCTGCGGACAAACCGAAACCAGACCAAATAGCAGAAAAGCCAAAACCGGCAGGGGTGGACGCGACGAGAACGGCCGCTGCAGCAGTAAAAGCTGTTTATGAAAAAGAAGGCGTGAAGGCTGCGACCGGCGTCGCGTACGAACAACCCAGTAAAGAAGACGCAACTCGATTTGCGGAGGGCGTTTCACACTCACGCGCCGCAAGCATAAGTGCCGGCCGCGACGGGGCCGATCCGACAATTGCATATACACGTCCGGCGGTGAGCGACGGGGTCGACCCGGCCGCCCGAGCGGCGGGCCGCGCCAATGTCGCTTCGACAACTGAATATACACGTCCAATGCTCGATGGTCCCAGTGTGGCACTTGCGGAAGAAATACGGTCCTCGTCAAGAATAGGCTCCGGGCGAGAATCAACACCAACCAGCGGACGCGCCACAGAAGATGTCGCCCGGATTGGTGGTGGTTTGCAGGGCAGCCCGGCGGGCTTAGGCGGCATTGAACAAATAGTCCGCCAGCTGACCGTACAACCGGCTGCAACCGGCGGCGCTGCTGGCGGCAATCAAGAAGTGCGGCTAACCGGTACGCTGTCGTTAAACGGGCTGCAAGAAGCAATGCTGGCCGCAACAAGCAGCCGCAGCGTGCATATAGACGGCGGCGCGCCTATTGTGAAAGACCCCGCGCCGATGATGTCTGCTCCGGGCGGCTCCAAAAACGCATAGGTGAATTATGGCCTCAGTATTTACTCCCTGCTCCGGTGTTGTCGGCGTGGTCCGCGAGGGCTGCAGCGAGACAGACAATTTTTTCATCTCTGTATCCGGGGGAAGCGGGGACTTAGTCGACAGCGCTATTGTGACAAACATGTCGCTAGAGCTGAGCGGCAACTATCAGTTTCTGCATACGCTTAATGATTTTATTTACGCCTACTCGTTCGGCGACCGAATCGGCACGTTGCAAATAGGCGGCGTTGGTTTCGCCAAACCGTGCTCTGGCGGCAAAGGCGGGTTGGTAAAAGCCTATGAGTGGTACAAATCGAACCGAATTAGCCGGGCAACAAGCATTTTGACAATAGTGTTGCGCGACAGCGAGTCTACCGGAACGTTTTTAGGGTTTTTGACAGGCATGAAGTTAGACGTCACGAACGAGAGCGAAACCGGCGCTATGGGTCACTGGTCGATGCGCTTTGAAATACTCCCGGAGAACTGAGATGATTAATCACGCGAGAACATTGCTGCTTAATCAGCATCCAGATTCTGTGGGTGTAGATGACGTAGGCTACGAATACATACCGCCGGGGTTTAAGCCGCAAAAACTTCCAACCGCGCTAGACACTGTCCACAAGATTTTGTTCGGCAGCAGACCTGACAATTACTTTTTGAATTTTCGCGCGTATGAGCTGCTAAGTTACATCCACCAGACCGAGCTCGATACGTTCTTACGCGCGCTCGATCCGCGAATTACGTATTGGCGAAAAACAGCTACTGATTTCTACGGTCCGGCTAAAAAAGTATTTGTCGAGCAAATCGTCGGCGCCCCCGCCCGGCTGAGCATTGCCGGTACTGCGTTTGCCAGCGACGCGATTGGCAGGAGCGAGTACACATACACAGCAGTATTCGGGAAAAAAGCTGTCGGGTCGCCGAATGAAAAAACAATACTCGTCGCAAAGCCGGATACGAGCGAGCTATCGTCGAAGGACGTGTCTGGTATTACGCCGGTTTTAACGCTTCCGAACACGCAGCTAAACGCCCGCGTAGACTCGGCGACCGTGTACGAGCGGCTAATTACCGAGATCGGCGATATTTTTGTAGTAGAGAATTACTCGGCAGCCACCAACGGCGAACTTCTTTTAGAGCGTCCCGCCGGCATGAACATCTTGTCCATGCTCTCGGCTGATGACTTAATAGATACGGTTACCGCAGCGTGGCGTGTCAATGTTTTAACGAATCCGACTTCAGCGCTTATAACCACACTCCCCAACTTAGAGTTTTTGGGCGAGCCGCTTTACTTGGAGTTATTTGGCGTCAAACCAGCAGAACCGTACGCGACGTTTTTGAATCTGTGGGAGACACATCCACTGCCGGCCTATAAACTAAGCGGAATCGTTTTAGCGCTGATTTATCGCTTAAATGAACTGTCGAGGAAATAATGTCAGCCGACAACTTCGTATACTCCAAGTTTAAAGTTAAAGTAGATATTGAAGGCACCGTCTTTGAAGACGAGGTTGTCGCGGTTTCGGCTACCTATGGATTAAACGACATTCCAACGGCTACGGCTGTAATTGCTTGCGGCATAAATATGCGCACGATGCAGCCCTCAAAAATCCACGGCGCGCTCAACACGTTACTGCCGCGCATGAAGGCGACCATCGACGTCACAATCGAGACACCGTTTGGAAGAACTTGGAAATCACCCTCGGGCACGCACCGAGTTTTTGAAGGTTACTATGTCGGTATAGGAATTCAACGTTCAGACACAAACGCAAATTACATTCTGCATTTCGTGCACTGGCTTGATGACTTGAACTGCGGCTCTATCCTAAACGGCAACTGGTATCCGGGCACACCGGCTGATATGGCGCAAACAGCACTGTATGGCTCGCTCGCGAGTATGCCCGGTTCAAACTTGGGGGCGCCTGTTCCTTTTGCGGACCCGTATCTGAATTTGATAACCAAACCAAACATGGAGAACGACTTATGGGGCAGCGTTTTAAAACCAGTGCTGCTGGGCCTCTCCAACCGAAAGAACCCCATAACGCAAGGAACGTGCCTCGGTAGTGATAACAACAATAAAATTGTGGAGGACGGTTTAAATAAAATACCAGACGGCGCGCCGACAGCGCTTCCGCTTTCAATGGACCTGCCCAACGTCGACGGGCCGCTGCTCAGTGTAAATGCGCAAACTGGCATCTCAAAAATGCTGACAAATGGGTTAGCGTATAACACTATTTGGAGCAAACTGGTCGGCGAACTGGCGGCGAGCTTCTTGTTTGCGATATCACCCGGAACAACATTTGCAACAGTCATACCGTTTTTTGGCGGATTGCGCATTTCAGCTGACGGCACAGCTTGGCGCACGATCAGACTAAACGATTACAATTACGCAAATTTTAATTCAAGTCAGCGGCAGCTACTTGAGTCAATCAGCGTGTTTTATCCATTTGTCAGTAACTCCAATCTCGGCGGCGGGCGAGAAGCCGCGGCGCCGTCGATATCCCAGTGCCCGCCAGTAGCAAAATATCCCACAATCCCGACTAGCCGTAAGGGCGTGATAATGGTTCGTGAGCTGCCGACATGGCTACACAATTGCACGTCGGTTGGCGGTTATGCGCACGAAGCCTTGTACCCAGAAGTTGATACACATTCGCCCGGTCAGGGGTCGTCAACGCCAACCGGCAGTGTGACAATCCGTCCGCCGCTTACAATTGAACGTGAAAAAGGCGTCGCTTCACGTTATTGCGAGCATTGGTATAAAACAGAAATTCTAAACCAGCGATACGGCGAATTGTCGGGCAAGTTACGATTTGATATCGCGCCCGGCAGCATGGTTGCCATAGAGGTGCCCCCGCCGCCACCGCCAGTAAATCCTTTGTCAAACGGCGGCGAGCCGAATCACATGTACGCAAGCGTCACAAAGGTGTCTTTTGTAATAAACGCGGAACAACATTCTGCCGGAACTTCGCTCGTGCTAACCAACTTACGCAGCGAGGCAGAGAACAATGACGCGCAGCTAACTAACGAAAAACCGCCGCTGTACCAAACACCGTGGTATGGCGGCCCACTAACAAAAGAAGCGACCGGAGATAATATCTTGCGATGAGCGCAAACCAAAACTACAAACCGTCTGGGTCTATACTTGGCGATGTTGCGCCGCCTTTTTCAAAAAACGAAGCGGCTGAAAACGATTTCAACACGCAGTTTAGTTCGTGGTTGGCTAATCCTACGCCAGAAAGCAATGATCAAATACTTACCTCCGTGCAACCTACAATCGACACTGCGTTGTCGAGTTATGTCGGGCGCACAACGAGCCCAACCATGCGCTCGAAGGCGCGCCTGATGGCGCTGAACGCGCTAAAAACCTACGATCCGCAACGCGGCAACGTACGCACACACTTGCTGTCGCAAATGCAGGGTCTTCGTCGGCTAAACGCAAAAGAACAAAACATTATCAGTATCCCAGAGCAAGTTGGACTTGATTTCCAAAAGCTTGATTCTGCGGAAAACGAGTTACGCGACAAGTTTAATCGGGACCCGTCTGACGACGAGGTCGCAGATTACACGGGCTTGTCTGTTAAACGCATTCGTAAAATTAGGGGTTTCCATCAGCCGCTTTCAGAGGGCATGACAGCCGCAGTAGCCGATAGCGAGAATTCACCCGCAGAAGTAGCCAGCACCTTACCGGGCGCGACCTCGTCAGCAGATGCTTGGTTAGGTTTTGTGTACGACGACCTAAGCCCGACCGACAAGCTAATCATGGACATGACATTGGGTCGCAACGGCCGACGTCGGGCGTCTACGCAAGATATCGCTAAACGCTTGAACATTACTCCCGGGGCGGTCAGTCAGCGGGCGGCAAAAATTCAAGTGATGCTCGACAAACGATACGATCACAACTTTTAAAGGTGCAGTATGGGTCACGGGACAAAAAAGGGCGTGGTTGACGGGCAGTTTATAAAGCGCGTCAGCGACCTAGAAAAAAAAGCCGACAAAGCGAAAACACATTTTCGTGACCACGGCGGTTATCGCGAGTGGTGGACTCCCGACGGAGTTGTTGACCCGCTAGACGTGCCTTCGTTGCACGAACCGAACTGGCAGCGCAACAACATCAATCAAATATACTCTGACAGCATACTAACTAACAGCGATCAAGCCGCGGGCACCACCGGCGACCTTTTCGCGATGAAGTGGCAGGCCGACTTTATGGCCGTCGAGGAGCGGGCTTTCAGAACACGCCACGCCAGTTTTGTCCGCTGCGCGTCACTTGCGCACGGAAGATTAGACGGGCACAGCATTCCGGTAAAAGGCGTTTTTGGCCATTTGAAATCGACTATCGACAAGGCGCTGGAAGAAGGCGCAAAAACAGGGTAATACGTTATGGCACTAAGCGACTATGCAAATCGTAAATACGACTACTTGGCGTTACGAAACGTTAACACCAAGAAAAAAACGCGTCTCGGTTTGGAGCTATTCAACGAGACCGACAACGGCGCTATTTGCGTTGGCCCGCAAAAGCTAGCCCAGCGGTGGCTGCTGGAATTTATGACTGAAGTAGGGTCTATGCCCGGCAAGCCCAAACGCGGCTGCAATTTTATGCGGGCGGCGCGAACCGGCAAATTCTTAACCAAGCTAAACGTTGAGACAGAGTTTTCTTTTTCAGCCGTTGTTGTACGCCGAAACCTGATAAACGAAGAATACGCCGATATGCCCGACGACGAGCGCTTTCTTTCGGCGGAGCTGCTTTCGTCGACTATTGTCCCGGATAACACTGTTGGCCAGAAGACGGCAACCAGCGCGACGTATCTTCAACTACGTGTTAAAATTAACAGCCGCGCCGGGTCTTCGCGACAGGTAGTCGTCCCAATCGAAATTATTCCGCAGGCTTAACCATGCCACTAGAAATCACGAAACTAGACGAGTTAGCGCCCGAAAAGGTCGAGGCGATTTTTGCGACGTTCACGCAACTAATGCAGGAGCGCCACCCAGAAGTCGAGCTCACCCGCGGAGCGTTTCACGACCTTGTGCTGTATTTCAATAGCGTGCTGGCCGCAGCCGTTCGAGAAAACATCGATCTCGTACTGCAGAGCAATAGTCTTTGGCAGATCATAAAAAACCCGGCGCTGGCAGAAGTAGAACTCGTTGACCGCGTTTTGTCGAACTACAACGTTGTGCGAGACAGTGGCACAGAAGCAACCGGGCTTGTGACAGTTGTGGTTAATCTGCCGGTGCTGACAAACATTGCGGCCGGGGTAATACTCTCTGCCGACGATATTGAATTTGTGACTACGAACGACTTTGTGCTTATACCGCCAACTGCGCAACCGCGGGACGACAACGACAAAAAGCTCGTTGTTGTTGGTGACGGCACGTACGCGGCGAACATTACAGTGCAGGCCGTGGAGGTAGGCGCCAGCGGTAACATACCCCGCGGCACGAAACTGATTCCAAATTTCGCTCAGAACAACGTATTAGAACTTTTTGCTGCGAGCGACTTTATTGCCGGCCGTGACGCGAGCACCAACGAAGAATACTTACAAAAGCTAGCCACTGGTTTGGCCGCTAAGACAATCGGCGGGCGCAAGAGCTACGAGGCTTTAATACGGGCGCAAAGCAAGTTTGAAAATATGCTGCACTGCTCTGTGCTTGGGTGCGGCGACCCAGAACAGCAAAGAGACCAGCACGGCCTGTTTCCTATTTCTGGCGGCGGCAAAGTAGACGTATACGTGCAGACAAATTTTACAGGGCAAGAGGTAACAAACTTTCTGCCGGCGAAGTACATAGGCCCCGGCGACGTAGGCAGCGTGTGGCAAGTCAACCTTGACCGCGAGATCACACCCGGTTTTTACGACATTGTTCGCGTTACGACTCCCAGCAAGGACGATGAAGCGCACAAAATCTTAATGGAAGACCGCGGCGCTAATTTAACAGACATCGCATACGTTCCTGACATCAAGTACTTACATGAGAGCGCATACACGCGCTATCAGTACGCGATCATTCAGTTTGAAGACGAAACCGTGCTGCCAACCACGGAGAATAACCTTATCCCGAACGTGACGACGGCGCAGTACGCAGTCACTACACGCAGCATGCCGCTTGTCGCCGAGATTCATGACTTTTTAACGTCTCGTGACACGCGGGCGCGGGGCACAGACATTCTGGTAAAAGCGGCTGTACCGTGTTTCACCAGAATATCGTTTACGATTCAAACGGAAGCCAGCGAGCCCGTCTTAGATTCGACAATCGCTGAAATCAAACTAGCTATTGTAAAAGCTATCGGCAATATTGGTTTTGGCGGACAACTGCATTCGTCGATTATTAGCGGCGCCGCGCACAAGTATCTCAGCGGCCGACAAGCGATTCGCGAGATTGATATGTTTGGAAAAATTCACCGCCCTGACGGCACGATTGCTTACCTGCGAGACAATACGCTGCTCACAATACCTAACGACCCGCAACGCTTGGTCACCGGGAGAACTACCGCGTTTCTCGTCGGCGTAGCGGATATCGCCATAACAACAGCCACCGCCGGCTTTACCGACTAAGTGCAACTATGGCAAAACCAGAATACGTCTACCCCGGTTCAGATTTTGACCGGGCCCGTAATTTGTTAACTGTACTCGGCACCTTCTGGGCAAAGACCTACACCGGATCGGACCAGTTGCTGTCTTACGTGACAGCGCTCGGCCTTGGTTCAGCGCAGGCGCATCGTAATCTGCTAGAAGTCGTTGCGGCCACGAGCCGCTACGAAGTCCCAATTTTTCACGAAGAGTTGCTGGTACCAATCGTCATTCGCAAGAGTGAACTAAACAGCAATCAAATCAACGCCGCCGCGTTCGATCAACCCGACATTTATTTTAATGGCAAGCTGCAATTTGATGTGCCACCTGAAAGCGCGTTGTTTTCTTTTCCAGTGCCGCCAACTCTAAAAAATGTGCAGCAGATTTTCAACAAAATTGTGTTTCCCACCTCAGTGCTGCTTGGCGGAGTAGACTTTATTGTTGACCCAGTTGCCGGAGCTATACGGTTTACGGCAGACCCGTTCAACAATGAAAGCTTTCTGCGGGCGCCAGTGCAAGAAGCTGCGGACGATGAAGAAATCACGCTGTGGGGGTTTTGCGGCGACTTTGACTACCAGTACGTGTTTACGCAATTTGCTTATGCGCTTGGTTTACAACTGAGTAGCAGTGAAAACTCAAAGCTACTGATGAACGCCATTACCAACGGGCTCGTGAATGGCGGCGCAACGGCTAAAGACATCGACTTGGCGTTTTCGGCTCTGTGCGGCATACCGCTGACGGCGGAAAATAAAGAAACCATCGAAGCTGTTTTTTACGACAGCCGTGGGTTGGTTATTGCCTCAGATTCGGCCGTGTATCGGTTTCAAGAACCCGCCGAACCGCTCGTCAGCGTTGGCGCCGTTCTTGCCGCGGGGTCGCAGCTTGTCCGCTGTTTCGAGGTGCTGGAGTTTTTCAATCTTCACTCTTACAAAATGCCGGGTGACGAAAACATCTTACCCGCCACAAAAAGCGACGAGTTGGCCACTCAGATATTCGAGCCGATCGTCACCGAAAACGACAGCGGGATAGTCATAACCACGATCGCCAATCCCCGCAAAGAGCTGCTGGCTCTCGCCGTGGACAACGGGTTTTTACCGTCGTGCTTTTTGGGTGACCTTGTTTTTGAGAACAAAGTTATTCCGCTAGAGATAACGACGGAGCACCCAACCGGCTACACGTACGTAAAGTTTAAATTAGGCGGTTTCCCGGCTGACGCGACGCAGTTCTTTGACATGCTGCACGCGCGCGGAATAGCGTTGGCGGAAGCCGCAGCCGACCCGTGCGTTGTGAAAAACAAGCGGACCGGGACGCTCGCGCACATTCTAGACCGCCGCGAGCAGGCCACCGACGAGCCCACAATAGACGATTTACCGCAGAATATTAACCCTATGCGGTTTCTAATTGAAAACGTGCTCAGAAACAACGTTTTTGTTGTTAGAATAGTGGTGGCTGCGCTTGGCGTAGACGCGCTCAATTTACATAATATCCGGCACCTGCGGCGCTTAATTCCGCCGCAGACGGCCATGATTGTTGTGTTTGAGCTGTCAGGAAAAACAGAGGAAATTGACGGCGACAAAATGCTCGACGACGTGCCGGCTACGTTCACGGGCGCCGAACCAGCCAGCGACAATATTGACGATACGTACGTAATCGATGAAGGCGCTTTTGCCCGACTTTTATCCGGCACCTGCCAATAGGCGAACAATGGACGAAAATAGCGTAATTCCGGCGTCTTTCGTAAACGGCCACGTAACGATTTGGGATTGCCCGGTCGGCGGCGAGAAATCTCTCGTCGGCGATCAGCCTAACCAGATTCAGTATTCGTGGGGTTTTATCGCATCGAGGCAGCTTGGTTACCGGTTTCAGCCGAACAGGGACAGTTACCACATCTCGGCGATGTACATTGAGTTTGAGAATCAATCTTCGGCAGCTGCGCTTGCGGGGACGGCTGTGTCTGTTTCTTCCAGCTTTCCGCGCTCCGACAGCATTGGTTACTACAACAGCCTGTCCGGCAACCGCGACTTTTTACGTATCCCGTTAATCATCGAGCCGACCAGCAGCGTCGCAAGCGGCACCGAAGCAAACCTCGACGATTTGCCGCTAGAGCAGCAGTTCAACAAATTAACGTTTTTTGCGCAGACAGCCGGAAGCACAGGTGTTCACGGAAAAGCATTCTCGCCGGCACACAACAGCAAGGTTTACGCCGTAGCGCTCGTCGCTGCGCCGGTGTTCAGCGACCGCACAAAAGACGCCGTGTTTGCTCGGACGGTTCTAGCGTCAGGCAATCAAGTTGCCAAAACAGCTTCGTCTCAGATTGGCATAACATGGGATATCTCTTTCAAGTAAACATGTCGGAGGACAAGGATGTCCGGAAATTGGCTTCACAACATTCGACACGTTACGCCGGGAGAGCCCGTCGATGCCGGGGTAGTTAACCGCCCCGACCGGACGCTAGAGGACCGCACCGATTACCTCAAGGACAGGCTCGACGCTTCAGACGCCGGCCGTGCGCTATTTGACGTTGATGCGACGATTGCGTCAGACGTATTACCGGGACAACCTGTCTTTTGGAATCACGTCGCGCAGCGATACGAACGTGCTCTCGTAGCTACAGAAGTCGATACAGCAACACAAGCTATTGTGGTACTGCCGTCGGCTGAGTGCGTCGGCATGTGTTTGCGCAAAAAAGCAGCTGACCGGGGAGACATCGTTCTCCGCGGTTTGGTGACATTTGAAAATTTGAATGCGTCTGTCGGACAAACAGTCGCCCCGGGTCGGTATTTTCTGTCTGCCAGTGAGCCGGGAAAGTTAACAAAACAACAACCGCCTGTTACGGTAAGCGTGTGCTACGTGCAGGGCCCGCGGGATAACTGCTCTGACGCGTTACGCGTAATCGTAATGCCGCAGCTGCGCGATTACACGAACGACCACACGCACTACAGGTTTGATCTTATTGCCGCCCCTGCCGGCACAGGACAAGCGGTCTCAAACAACAAGGTAGCCATTGTATCGCCGTCGTCGGCTCTTCCGGGTTGGCTGCCGGCAAATCACACTGTGTTTAACGGCAAAGCTCCGGCTGGCGCAGTGTTCGGTTACAACATCTCGAAACACCCGGCGCTTTCTCGGGTGTGGCCGCCCGTGCCAATTCAATCAGTGTCCATGCTTTGGGACAAAGGAACGTCGCTTGTCGGCGGCACGGAAATACCGCTCGGTCCTGCGGGTTTAGCCGTCTGCGACGTAAATGGCATTTGGTGGATGAGCGACTGCCAGACAGACGTACCGTGGCCGGCCTCTCCGGCTGTGGCAGGAGCTGGAATAAATAACATTACAGAGGTGCTCGCCAATCGTGCCGAGTGCCCGCGTTCAGAGGCTATGCGTGTCACGGTTATTTTCCTTCGCATGCTGCTCGGAAACGACCGCACAGTGGTAACAAGTCTGGCTCCTGCGCCAGAAAGCCCGATCGAAGTTTTAAATTGCGATGGCGAGCCCGGAAACACTGGCGACCTCGAACTAGACCTGAATCTGCAGGTCGTCGATTGCGCGCCGCTTGGCGTAGACGCAAACGGCAAAGTTCTTGGTGACGTAATCGAAAAAAATAAGCTGCAAAAAATATGGGTTGCTGAGGGTGTCGTCGCCCACAACCTGACCCAGCTTAGCCTGACCAGCACGCGTACGCGGCCGCTTACAAATGCAGAAAAAACAGCGTTCGATTTCTCGGCCGGTGAAAATGTATTAGCGCATCAGGGTTTAGTCCGGATAAATTTCAACAACCAGTTCGCTGAACGCGAAGTGGCTCCGCAGATTGTGCGCTTAAACGACGCCGTCGAGCGGTTGTACAAAGATATTCCTTATCTTGGTCTTCCGGGCGCCCAAGAGTCGTCGCTGCGGCTGCGGTTCAACATCCCGTACGTAAGCTTAAGCGCGCCGGCGTCGCTACAGATGAAAATACGTGTGCAGCTGTTTGGTCGCGGCGGCGCATTGACGGGCAACACAACAGCACTACCCGCGCTTACTCTTACGTACCGCAAAATAAACGTTCCCGGAACGGGCGCAACCCCGCTGCCCGCAAGCGACACTGCGCTTGCGTTCCCGAGCAACGGGCAGAGTATTTTAGTGCTGCGCGATCAAGTCGTTCAGCGCGATAGCGGTTTATTTACTGTTGCTCCCGGCGACACGGTACTTGTAACAATTCAACGCGCTTACAGCGTATCAGACACGTATCCAGAAGTCGGCATTTTACGCGTATCAGGCATCATCATTGACGCAGGCAGCTAAGCCATGCCTATTGGAAATTGGAATCTACAGTGGCTAAATCATAACTCGCAGCGGGCTTACCCACTGACTGAGCGCGCTTCCAAAGTAGACACCAGTAGCGTAATCACGATCCCCGACAGTTTCATCGTAGAGCTCTACCTGCCAATCCACTCTGGTACGACTTTTACGCCGGCTGGTTTCTTCATCAAGTCGCTGTTGATCTCGCCGACCGGGTTTAACATCGTTGTCGGCTACTCTGACGGCACAAACACTGTAGACGTAGCCGCCACAAACATTGCGCGTAGCTCGTTCATCGCTAACCGGGCGTACGCACTGATCGGTATTGATAACTTTTACGATTCAGTGGGCTACATCGTAATTGGCAACCTCGACGAGATCGATCTGCTGCCGTCGGGGCTGTACACGTTTACCAGCGCGTCTGCTGAACTAGAGCCGGGCGCAATCCGCCCGATGCTGCGCGCTGTGTCACGCCTGCAGGTTATCAACAATACCGAAACAAGCGCGCCTATTTACGGCGACGTAACGCTTGTGGCTGGGCCTAACGTACGGCTAAACGTAATAACTTCCGGCGCAGAAACTCAAATCGTGTTTCAGGCGATCTCGGGTGAAAACCTCAATCAAAACTGTCTCTGCCAGATTCCGGACACGGCTGACTGCATTACCAGCATAAACGGACAGACGGGCATAAACGGCAACTTCGAGATTGCGCCAAATGACTGCATTGAAATAGAAACGATCGCGGGTGGTATTAAAATCAGCGACATCTGCGCGCAACCGTGCTGCGGCTGCTCAGAGCTAAACGCGGTGTTGTCGCAAATCGATCGCTTCGGCGACGGTATTACTACGCTGCAAAACTTCGTGACACGGCTTGGTTCCGAAGTAACTCAGATGAGTCTAGTTGTGCTCGGCAGTCGCCTGAGCAGCTCTGGATGCGACACAACTACGGGGTGACGCGATGGCATGCGGAAACAGCGTCACATCCGACTACATTAAAAATTTGCTGGTCGGCAAAAATTTTAAATCGCGCTATTTCGACGGCGTGCAGGCGAACGGTCTTTATGGCTTAGACCTGTTTCTCAACTTTTATGAAAACAACGTCAACCGCGCCGGCGGCGAAACCGATTTAAACGCGACCGCTAATTTTGTACGCAATCCAAATTGCTGGGCGTACGACATCGATTTAACGTGCTGTTCGCCGTGGAACATGCATCCGACGCTGCGCCTTGCCGGCGGCATTCTGCCGTCGAGCAGCCACCATATGGCGGGCACGCTCATCAGTCCGCGACACGTAATTTTTTGCCAACACGACGATTTTTATCCGCCAGCTGGGAGTCTTATTCGGTTTGTCACAAGAGACAACCAAACTGTGACAAAAACAATAACAGCCGTGCAGGAATCAGCCGCCGGCGACTTTACGGTAGGCGTGTTAGACAGCGATGTCCCGCCGACAATAACGTTCGCGCGAATTCTCCCAGACAACTGGAGAGAAAAGTTTGCGATGAATTACAACGACAGCGATTTTGCTGAAGAGTTACTGGGAATATCGCTGAACCAAGACAAGAGCGTATTGTTACGCCGTGTACAAATACCGCCACAAGTACCAAACGAGATAGTGGTTGATGTTCTTGGTTCGGGTCTTGGGCCGGCTGACGCTATGCGCGGTATTAGAAAGTACGATTCCGGCAGCCCCACTTTTTTGATCGTAGACAACACGCCAATCATTGTAACTACCTTTTTTACCGCGAATAGTGGCGAGTCAATTTACGCATGTCGGCACGCCATAAACGACGCTATGTTGTCGCTCGGTGGCGGTTACACGCTGACGCCGGCTAACTTAAACGCTTACAGCACTTTCTTGTCGTCAGAACGCGGCAGAGCTGGCGTGGGCGTAGTGCAACCGCAAAGCGGCCTCGATTATCCGCTCGTAGCGCCGACAGACGAGGTGCGTTACCTCATCGCTGACTTTGAATTAAGTTTCGATGACCTCGGCGAATACGGGGCGGGCCCCAAAGTAGTGCCGCCGCTTAAAATAAAACATCTGTACAACGTTGGCTGCGTGGATTACGGACGGCCCGACGGATTTCCAACGCCACGAGACGCCGCTAAAGCAGATATTCAAATCGTAGATTCTGCTGGCACGGTAGTGTTCGACACTTTTGCCGGCGGGACCGCTGACAGCATCAAAGAATGGGGCGCTGATTATACGCTGTATAGCTGGAAAAAGAGCAATCAGGTTTGTTCTCTTTTGGCTTACAAAACATGGCAACCAGACGCCTTCAAAAACGGCGAAGGGCCGAGACGTCGAAATTACGACAAATATCTGACACCAGTAAACGCGCAGATTGACTCTCGCGCTGTTTACAAAATGCCAAAAAGACTGCGCAGTCTGTCTGTAAAGAGTAGCCCAAACTGCGCCGCGGTCTGCGGGCCGTACACCGGGCGAATCAGCTTTAAAAACGGATTCAATACGACAATTGCAGCGGGTGATTCAACAATCAACAATTTTCGTGTAAACACGGCTATTACATTTAGCGCTATTGCCGGAAGTGGCGCCGGGAAGTATTCAAGCTGCCCGGACACGTCAATCGTCGCACAATCGATTACTAAGATTAATGGCGCTGCTGCTCCCGGCGGCGACTTTGTTATTGCTGCCACTGACTGCCTTTGGGCAAAAAAACCGACGACTCGTCCAGCAGGTGCTGCGTACGTTATTCCATCACCCACCGTGCCGCAGCAGCTTGGCGGAAACTGCGGGCCGTGCTGCGAGTGCAACGACTACGCTGCGGTGGCAGAAGAGATAAACCGTGTTCAGGCGTTCTACGTGCAGATTGGCGACCGAGTTAACAATGTAAAATTCCAGCACGAAGCAAATATTGAACGCTGGCTCGCGCAACAATCATGCAGCATCAATCCGCTGAAACTTCTTTTGGTCCCGCAGCGATGCCCGTACATGGACGTTGTGGCGATGATCTGCAATCCGTGTCAAGAATGCATAAACAACAGCTTAATCACTGTCTCACTTACACCGCGAGAGGTAGTAGCGTCAGCGGAAGTTGTCGCCGGTAAGACGGCCATGTACGCAAAAGGTGTAAACGGCCGGCCGGTTGCAATTACAAAAACAACAACTGTCAATCAGCAGACCGGCCGAATTACAACACAATTTTCTGCGCCGTTTAATCAAATCACTGCTGGCGCAAATGCATACCTGCAGTTCCGCGTAAAATTCTCTGTAAAAAGTCCGTACACGATCGACGGCGCGTTAACAGCAGTCGAAATTGCGACGGGGCAGCGTATCCGCACCGGTTGCGCAGACAGCCCGGCAACCGTCACCCGTGTTGACGCCACGGCAATAAAATCAGAGGCGCTATTCTGCACAACCGACGGCAAAACAGTATTCCCGGTATAAGTCATGAGCGTAAGAAATCTTAACTGGTACAACCTGCAGTCGACTCGGGAATACCCGCTCGACGACTTGGCGACGTCAGAAACAGACGAGCATGTTGCTATGCCTAGCAACCTGTTAGTAGACGCACATATACGTTTTCCAGAAACACTCGGAAAATACGCGTACGTGCAGGGAGCCACATCTGCCCCGGGAATTGTGACGATTCTAATAGGCGTGTCTGAAAACCCAACCACAGAAGGCATGACCGTCGCGGCCGTGCGAGCCCCGCGCCCAGTCAGCCCATATGTGAACTACGACATCACAGCTATTGTTCCCGGAGTAGCCGGCTGGATCACTTTTGGTCCGGGCATAGAAGAAATGTTTGCAGGGCGTTTTTCGTCGCCAAGACAAACGTTGATTAATGCGCGGTGTGCGCGTGCGTACAAACCACTGCCGATCCCCAGTATCAGTAAAACTGGTTTAAATACCACGCTGTCCGGCATTGTAAAAATAATTGGTGAGCCGCCGATAGAAGCGGTGTTTCATTCTTCGTTAGCGGTGGCCGGTAAAACAGCGCAAGCAATCGTCTTGCGATTAAGCAAAGATGACGCGTCACTTAGTTACAACCCGTTTACGTATTTTACTGGTTCTTGCGGGCAACGACCCGAGAGCGGAACGTGCCCTAAAACACCAATTGAAACTATTAACGGCGTATCGCCCGACTGTCACGGAAACATCAATATTGTTTTTGGCGGACCGTTGACAGCGTTACCATTTCAAAATTGCGGCGGTATTGACGTTTTGACACCAACCACGTTAGCGCAAGTGTGCACGAGTACCAACACACGGCGCGCGTCATTTAAAGACCTCTGCTGCCCAGACGTCGTGGAGACGCTGAGCGCGCTTTACGCTATCACTGAATTTGTACAAGGAAAAGTAGTGCAGGTTCAAAGCGACCCAGTGACTTATTACAAAGCAGTTAGTCAAACTAGCGGCACAATTAACTGGGAGCCGACAACAGCCGTAGACGCTATTTGCGGCTGGCCAGACCCAACAGACGCTATACCTGCAACCACGTTTACCCTCACCGCCATGCAAGACTATCCGTGCTTAAATCTGCCGGCCTGCATTGATTTTTGTTCTTGCGGCGACGAACCGCCACTATTTGAAACGCGGCGCGGGTCGTTCAAAAAACTCAACACGCAAGCGCCGTTTGGCTGCGTCCCGTGTGGCACTGGGCAAGAAGCCGCGCCGAGCGAAGATCAAACGATTAAAACAGCGCGGAACACGTACGCGGCGGTAAACAGCAGTTCGACAAGCATCGCAACGCTTAAAAATTGCGCGACAGACTGGGCCTATAACAAAACAATTAGCGCGCAGTTTAAAATTGGCAGCGAAGGATTAGACCGCAACGGCGGCATAGTCATTAATTATGTGCACGACACTGGAAGCGTTCCTCCGCAAGTGAAATACCTTGCGGCAGTGTTGGATGTTAGCCGTGGCGAGCTGCGCCTGTTGCGGTACGTTAACGATAGCTTTATCGCCGAGGGCTACGCCACGTTTCCGGTGATTACTGGCAACTGGTATGAGATGTCTGTAACGCCTATTTTTACAGGCACTGGCGTAACAATAAAAGTTGTCGTAAAAGAGCTCGAAACAGCGGCCCGTACGGTAGAATTAATGGTGCCGCTTACATTTGAAAAATACGGTAATCCCACCGGTTTATACGGCTTATTTGCCAGCAGATCATGGACCTACTTCAATCGTTTTACCGTCAGCGAGTGATCCATGTCAGAGCGCATTTTATTCCCACAGTTCCGCGACGAGCAAAGCGACTCGCGGTACCCCTTTACGGACGGGTCTAGCCTAAAGCCGGCAGAAATTAGTTTAACGATAGACCCCGCGTGTTTTATCGACGCCACGTTTCATCCAATAGGCGGCGGGGAGGCGATATTTTTGAGCCGGTTGATTGTGTCAGCGCTGAATTTTGAATTTGTCGTAGAAACCGCGAACCCGAGCGTAATAGTTCGTGGTGTGTACGATTGGCGCGAGCCACCAAGCAACGGGATTATGCCGTTTTTTGATCAGTACGACAGGCCCGCCGGTTTAGTGCTTGTAGACAACGAAAAAATGTCACAGTTTTTGAGTTGGGGTATTGGCACATACACTTTCGGGCAGCGGTCGGCGCAATTTGTAACGACAACTTTTATTCCAGCAAAAGAGCCCGGCGTACGCGCAATCCAGTCTGACCGCGAAGATAGTTTTTTAACAGGCGATGTTTGGATAATCGGAGATGCCGGCGTGGTAGTGCGCGCAGAGGGAGACCGCACCATTCGCGTCGATGTCGTCGGGGTGCCGCTGTACAGGCGCGTAGCTTGTGATGACGCCGCTGCGGCAGCGCCGCCCAAACCGTATTTGAAGACAATCAACGGGTGCGGTCCCGACGAGTTTGGAAATTTCACAATTACAGCCACAGACAAAAATTTGCCGGCGGGCCGGGACGACACGGTAGTCCGAATTTATCCGACGAACGGCGGACTTGTCTTTGAGGCGCTTGGCGGGAGTGTCTAAACATGTCGCGTCCCGGCTTTTACAACGACAACGAGTACCGCGCCTATCCGTTTATTTACAACTCGGCTGCGGACGCGTTGCCGACTAACGTTATTGTTGACGCCGGTTTCATTATGGGGTTGGACGCAGATTACGATGAGACGACAGATTACATTTGGTTAGAGCGCGTGCAGCGTATATGCGTTACCGGGCGCACAGACTTCAAATTTGTGTTTCGGGTCACGGGCGTTTCGCAACCGATTATTTTTGCGCGGGCCGCGCCAAATGTTGGCACGCCGCCAACTATTGAGTGGGTGACCGAGTACGCCGAATCAGCCGACGACGCCGCGAGCTGCGGAACAGACCCTGTCTGGTCTGGGTTTATGGTCACCGGCCGCCTAACCGAATTGGCGGCGAGCATGGTGGAACAGTTCGGGGCGCCAAACACAGACAGTGGCGCGGTAACACACGAGTTAGTGTTTGCGAATAACGCGTACAGGATTGAACCGGCACGCGTGCAGAATTTACGCAAAGCCTATCTTCGCAGTGTCAGCGTAGGCAATTATCGCCGCGTAACTGTGCCGGTGTGCAACAACAGCGGCGCAAGCGTTTTGCCGAATAAAACAGTTATCGTAAACAAAGAATGCATGCACGGCAATTTGCTGTTTCGCGAAGGATACAACTGCCAGATTATTCAAAAGACGCGCAACAACAGTATTAACATCGGCGCAGTAAAGGGCGGCGGCACAGCAGAAGACAGCGCCCTGTGCGAGAACTCGGGCGAAATCCCCTTTACGCCGAACGAGGAAAAACCGCTAGAGGTCGCGGCGGCAAACGGCAAACCCGAAGTGCGCAGCAAATTTTTGAGCGGCGGGCCTGCGTGCAAAGACTTGATATTCACGATTAACGGAATCGGGGGCGGTAATGTAAACTTAATAGGCGGCGTTAACTTCAGCATGCGCGGGCCAGACGAAGGCGAAACAGCCACGCTCCACTTGAACATGAATCAGAATATTCAAGGTGGCTGCGATGGTAATTGACAATTTATTCGCCGGTTCATCGTGCAATATTCGCGAGGTAGAGCGCGTTAATTTCAGCTTCGTTGCCGACGCTGATTGCCAGATAGCGCCCTTACCGCTGCCAATCTTTGAGTGCGAGTTGCCGCCCGTGCCGCCTGAACCGGACACGGAAGTCGGCGTAATTTGTCCTGTTTTCGGGCCGGTAGTTGGCGAAATCCGCGTGGGATATCAGCCGCCCACCAACAATTGCTTTATTAAACGCCTTCCCGAAGCAAAGCTCAGCATAACTAAAACAGCGACAGACCCGTGTAACTACGAACTGGCGCTGGACATCAACGTACCAATCCCGCCGCCGCCGTGCCCGACAATTCGCTCTGGGCCTTCGCAGATTGAGGTCGGCTACGATTCTTGCGTATCGCCGCGGGCCGAGCTAATTGTAGACAAAACGATTATTCCGGCGACGTGCACCACACCGGAGCGCTGCGAGTTCGATATCGGTTTTGATATAGCCATACCAATTCCGCGCCCGCCATGCCCCGTAATCAGGCGCGGCACATTCACTGTCGATACTGGGTTTACAGGTTCGAGCTGTCTGGCCGGCAAAAAAAATTCTTTTAAGGTCACACAGTCAACGATTCCGGGCGACTGTGACACGCCAGAGACGTGCCAATACGTCTTCGACCTAGAAATTGTGGTGCCGGTTCCAAAGCAACCGTGTCCAATCTTAAACAGAAAGCAATTCACGGTTTCTTCCGCGTACACATCAGCTGCGAGCCCGTGCGCGCCCAGTACGTTTTCTATTACCTCTATACCAATTCCGGGAGACAATTGCCGGACAGCAGACACATGCCGCTATGACTTTGAATTAGCGATTAATGTACCGATACCCCCGCCGCCGTGCCCAGTCATTCGCCGGCGTGTATTTGACGTATCGGTCGGCTACGAAGGCGAAGACTGCGTAGCCGGCGACAACTCATTTGAAGTAGTCGCGGACCCGATACCGAGCACGGGCTGTGGCGATCCGGGGCGCTGCGAGTTTGACGTTGATTTAGTTCTAAAGATTCCTATCCCGAAACCACCGTGTCCAATTCTTAGACAGGTAAGCGACCCGAACGATTTCGTATCTGTTGGATACGACGGCTGTCCGGATGTTGTCGGCAAATCATCGTATTTTGCAATTACTCCGGTTACAACAACTACGACCGATGGTTGCAGAACGGTAAAAACGTGCGGCTGGGAAGTCGACCTGCGAATTGTCGTGCCCATCCCTAAGCCGCCGTGTGTCGTGCTGAGCAAAAGCCCAGACCGCTCGACGTTTGTGTATGTGGGCTACGAAGACTCGCCGTGCGTCAAGGATAAGCAAAGCCAGTTCAGTATTCGAAAGACCGAGTACAACGACACCGACGGCTGCACCACCGTCAAGCGCTGCGAATGGGAGTTCGACATTGAGATTGTCGTGCCTATCCCCAAGCCGCCTTGCGTAAATCTTAAGCGCAAGAAAACCGGCAACTTTGTCTACGTTGGCTACGAGGGCTGCACGAATGTCGCGGGCAAGACGTCCTACTTCGCTATTACGCCCGTAGTGTCGGCACCCACTGCCGGCTGCAATACAGTACCAAAATGCGAATGGGAATTTGACATTGAGATTGTCGTACCGATCCCGAAGCCGCCGTGTGTCAGTCTTAAACGTAAAACGTCCGGCGACTTTGTTTCCGTCGGCTACGCGGGCTGTGAAAAGGTCGCTGGCAAGACATCGAAATTTGCGATCACGCCTGTCATTAGCACTGAGACAGATGGCTGCACTACAGTAAAGAAATGCGAATGGGAATTCGACATCGAGATTGTCGTACCAATCCCCAAACCGCCGTGCGTAAGCCTAAAGCGCAAAACATCGGGCGATTTCGTTTCCGTCGGCTACGAAGGCTGCGAAAAAGTTGTCGGCAAAACATCCAAGTTTGCGATTACGCCCGTCATCAGTACTGAGACAGACGGTTGCACTACGGTAAAAAAATGCGAATGGGAGTTCGACATCGAAGTTGTCGTTCCTATTCCTAAACCCCCGTGTGTCAGCCTTAAGCGCAAAACATCCGGCACGTTTGTGTACGTCGGCTATCAGGGTCAGACGCCAGTCGCGGGGCGCAGTTCGCGCTTTGCAATAACGCCGGTCACCACTACAGAAACAGACGGCTGCACGACGGTAAAAAAATGCGAATGGGAATTCGACATTGAGATTGTCGTACCGATCCCTGAGCCGCCATGCGTTACGCTGAAACGTAAAACCACGGACAACTTTGTCTCCGTCGGCTACGAGGGCTGTGAAAAAGTTGTTGGCAAAACATCGCGCTTCACCATTACGCCTATCACCGGCACTACGACGGTCAATGGCGTGACGCTGAAAAAGTGCGAATGGGAATTCGACATTGAGATTGTCGTTCCGATCCCGAAACCGCCATGCGTTAGCCTCAAGCGCAAGACGTCTGGAGACTTTGTTTCCGTCGGCTACGAAGGTTGTTCGACGGTTGCGGGTAAGTCGTCCAAATTTGCGATTACACAAGTCACGACCACAACGCAAGATACCTGCAACACGGTAAAGAAGTGCGAATGGGAATTTGACATTGAGATTGTCGTCCCGATCCCGAAGCCGCCGTGCGTAACGCTGACGAACAAAAAATCTGGCGGGTTCGTGACGGTCGGTTACGAGGGTTCGTCTTGCGTAACCGGCAAATCGAGCAAATTCACTATCACAAAAGTCGCGGCAACTCCGTCTACGTCGTGCACCAAGCCAGATGATTGTGAGTGGGAATTCGATATCGACGTCATCGTACCGATACCGAAACCAAAATGCCCGAAGCTGCAGACCAAAGCTACAAACAAAATCAAGTCGACTTACGAGGACTCACAAACCCCGTTCCCCGGCACAGCTAAGTTTCAGATCATTCCGACCACAAACACGTCGGCGGCATGCAAAACGCCTGACGAGTGCCAGTTTGATTTCGACATTGACATTGATTTTAAGCTTCCTCGCCCACCGTGCCCGCAGATTACTATTCGGCGCCAAACGGTGCGAGCCGACTACGAAGTGCCGAGCACGCAGCTTTATTTTAATTCGATTACGCAGCATCAGCTGAACACCGGCACCAACCGCCCGCCGCAGTGTATCTTCAATGTTGACTTTGATCTGCAAATCAAAATACCGAAACCACCGTGCATAAAAATTCAGGTGGGCACAATCGATTTGAGGAAAGTCGATATCGACCGAGAACCGGTGTTTCGGTTAACGCCGCGCCAGAACTGCAACGCCGGGTACTTCGACAACACGTTCTTAGACTTCACTATTGAGTGGCCGTGGTGCAAGCCGTATTTCGTATACGACATATCCGGCAGTTACTCCGGTGGCCCTCCCGAATCGCAGTCTTTAAGCGCAAAATACTACGACCCCGTCGACGGCGATGGCTGTGGCGGCGACGACAAAACCAAGCTGTACGTCAAACAAGACCAAAGCGATAAGTGCAAGTTTTGGATATCCGCGGAGACAAAGCTCAACATCGCGTCGAGTGTGTACAAAGTAAAAGAGGTTGAAATCACTGGGTGTGACACCGACAACTTCGGCTACGGTGGCTACGCAAACGACACCTATTGCGCGATCAGAGAAGTACAGATTGAAGAAGAGATAAAATCAGGCGGCGCGGGCTGCAATACCTCACCCAAGGTTGTCGAGCAAAAAGTAAAAATTGTAACCAACCCGTTGAAGGCCGGTAAAGTCACGGTTACGCCAGACAGTGTCGCCAGCGGTGAATTGTCAATTGTCGACAAAGACACGTACTCTGAGTTAACGCTTACGCTTGATTTCAACACGGTTGAATGCAGCAGCGGGGCGAGTGCTGGCGGTGGCGGTGGTGGTGGTGGCGGCTACGGCGGCAGCAGCGGAAGCGGCGGAAGTTCTGGCACGGTCTTTTGTTACACCGGCCCTAGCGGCGCCACGGGTCCCCGCGGTCCGACGGGTCCGTGCGGCCCAACCGGCGCGACAGGACCAACTGGCCCGCGCGGATTCACGGGCGTTACTGGTCCGCCGGGTCTGACTGGCCCGTCTGGTCCTTCAGGCCCGGCCGGCCCGCTACCGCTCATCAGCGCATTTGTTATGCAGCCGCTTGTAACCCCGCCGGCGCAACCATACTTAAACGTCTCGGGTACACCAGAAGCACCAATATTAGAGTTTTATCTGCAGCGCGCACCGTACGTAACCAAAGGAAACGTACAGATTGTCGCGCCGGACATCGACCCTGATATTACCGCGCAGGGCGGCGGCGCGCAGGGCGACCTAACGCTCGACTTCAAACTACCGCGCGCGGCAAAAATAAATGTAAAACCAGTCACGGTATTAACGCCAGATACTGTGCCTACAGCTGTCGGGCAACCCAACGCCGGCGACGTAGATTTAACGTTCTCATTACCGCGCGCAGCAACTGTTACAAAAGGAGATTTCGAGGTCCTTGATCCCGATCAAGACCCAGAAGTCGATTTCCAGATTCAAGCCGGCGACGTCACCGTTGACTTCAAGCTTCCCAGAGCAGCCGAGATCAACGTTCAACCAACCACGGTTGTAGCGCCTAACGTCGATCCATCGGTATCACAAACAACCACAGCCGGTGACGTAGATTTGACGTTTAGTCTGCCGCGGGCGCCAGAGTTTACAGTTGCCGCCACCAATATCGGGGGTGCGGGCGATGACCCTGCTGTAGAGTTAGCGCAAACCGGCGGCGGCGATTACGAATTTACTTTCACCCTGCCGGGCGCTAAGTCTCTTGCGATTGGTACTACGACGACACTAGACCCCGTAAACGACCCGACTGTTGCGCTTATCGCAAACGGCGACGACAGCGGCTACGACATTAACTTCTCGTTGCCGCGAGCAATAGCGTTCACGTCAAACTCGTTTGCCATAGACCCGATAGATGACCCGATTGTGATGGTGAGTACGGACCCGTTCAGCGGCGATAAGCATCTCGGGTTTAATTTACCGCGAGCTCGCCGCGTGGATGTTGGCAACGTGATTTCAATCGGCCTCACCGGGCCGACAGGTCCAAATAATGCGTACATTTGCTCCGAGCTGGATATCACATGCGCGGCGAAGGTTACCGCCCGAGAAGATACGGCCGGCGACGTATTGCTCGACTTTGAAATTCCTTTAGGCCCAACCGGCCCGGCGGGACCGTCTGGTCCGACAGGGCCGACAGGACCTACCGGCGCCACAGGCCCGGATGGCCCGCAAGGTATAGAAGGCCCGCTTGGGCCGACGGGACCGTCTGGTCCGACAGGGCCTACAGGGCCAACTGGAGCTACCGGGGTCGCTGGGCCGCAAGGCGTAGAAGGGCCTCTCGGGCCGTCTGGTCCGACAGGGCCGACAGGGCCTACAGGGCCTTCAGGGCCACGCGGCTTTCAGGGTGTAACGGGCCTGTCAGGCCCAAGCGGTCCGAAGGGGCCCACGGGCCCAACGGGCGCTACAGGGCCAGCAGGGCCCTCTGGACCGCGTGGTTTAGGCGAAACAGGGCCGACAGGGCCGACGGGCGCTACAGGGCCGAGCGGGCCGCAAGGGCCTATTGGGCCGCAGGGTCCTGAAGGTGTTCAAGGTCCGCAGGGTCCAGAAGGACCGCAAGGTCAAATAGGTAACGCCGGGCCGCAGGGGGCGCAGGGTCCTCCGGGTGTTCAAGGCGCCGACGGTCCAGAAGGCCCACAAGGACCGCTTGGGCCGTCTGGACCAGCAGGCCCTTCCGGACCAACTGGCCCGAGCGGCCCATTAGGCCCGACAGGTCCGATAGGTCCTTGCGGACCGCCGGGCTCGCCGGGGCCGCAGGGCGCGACAGGCCCCACAGGGCCAGCAGGGCCGAGCACATTAACTGAAGCGTTATTGCAACAAATTATTGCGGCTGTAAACACCAACCCCGCACTGCGGCTTGCAATAAAAAACGCAGCGCTAGCGTGATTTGACAAAAACGATATAAGTTTCGACAATCGAAACAACCAAGGAGCGGTACCTATGCAACGCACGCGCAGTGTTTCATTCAGCCGAGACAATCTAATTCATCTTGTGATGCGACCTGATTTTTTCGAAAAGAACCCGTCGCTCGTTACGCAGCAGCAAGAAATAACAGATTGTGTGGCGCGGTACAAAGAATCCATTGCCGCGGCTGGGTGCGGCTGCCGTGCCAACACTAGCCTTGTGATGGACTGCCTAGAAAATTTGCTGACAAAACTTGAAGCACTGCAAGCTGCGGGCGACGAATTATCTAAGCAAGCCGTGGCAGAATTTATTAAGTACTCTACCAACGTTGTGCCGCGAGAAAATGAAACCATCACTTTAAACGTTTATTTCCGTAAAACCGGCGTGGACGATGCGCACAAATACGAGTTTGTATTATGAGCCTTAAAGCCAGCCCCAACACATCAAAATTGCTTTACGGAACTAAACCGCAGGTCCGCGCCGACGGGGATGACGCCGGCGTTGTGACTGTACGCCTCCGCGACGATTGTCACCGCCCCGTCGCTGGTCGAACAGTGGTGCTCACGGCCGATCGCGGAGACGTCACAATTCAACAACCCGGGCCGACGAACGCAGAAGGGCTCGCGCTCGGCTACGTGCGTTCAAGTGTTCCGGGACCCGTAAACATTACCGGCGTTATACAACCACTGACGTAATAAACATGACTACAGAAAACTGCTGCAACAATCAAGATTACCCCGGCGCAATTCAGCTCGATGGCGCGCTGACCTTGAACTTTTATTCGCCGGAGTTGCCACCGCCGCCGCCAGCTCCGGACAGCGGACGCAATATCCATTTAGTGTGGGAGGTCAGCCGCTACAACTACCACTCGACAGACGGTATTCGCGTGCGCATTACAGCCGACAGCGCAACGTTAATGTCGCCCAAAGTGTTCGCGTACCAGTTGCTGCCGCTGAAACCCGGCGATGAAGAACGCGTAGGAAGCTTTGATCATGTGTGCTCGCCGGTCGACCTAGAGGAGTACCCTGAAGACGAACCCATTGCGAACTCCCGGCCGGCTTGGTTCCGGTTGAACTATGTAGACGTTCTGCTGCGGTCGCGTGCGGAGGTAAAGGGGTTTGTCCAAGACGTGACAGAAGATGTCCAGCGGCTTAAGCAGACACTGGACACGATGGACGATTTACTGCCGGGTGGCGCCATGTGGTTTGGCACACCGCCGGTTGCTCCAGCCGCCCCGACAGGTCTCGTGACCACCGTCGGGAACGCGCGAGTGACTTTAGGCTGGGCAGCGCCGACAAACAACGGCGGCGCACCGATAACAAATTATCTTGTGCAAAGAACGCTGGCGACCGGCACTCCCAACTGGATAACCGTGTCGTCCGCGGCTTCGGTTGCAACAAACCGCATTGTTACCGGTTTGACAAACGGCGTTGGTTACAAATTTCGTGTTGCTGCTGTAAACATCATTGGCCCCGGGCCGTTTGTAACAACAAGCAACGCTGTCACCCCAGTTCAACCGGCACCATAACCATGCGCGACCTTGTTGTTATTGAAGACAGCCTAATCTTTTCAATGCTGAACGACACGGCGTTTACAAACACTATTCCGTGCTTGTTCGGCAAAAAAGACATTTTTTTAACAAACGCTACTGGCGGTTGCAGCAGCTGCTCACAAAAACGGCAAGAACGACGACGCGCCGAGATCGCGCGAATAAAGGCGTGTCTCGCGGGGCTGAGCACAGAAAAGCGCGCTGAGCTTAAAAAACTCTTCAACACGCAAAAAATTCGGATCGTGTACACGACCGCCGGCAATCAGACCGCGCAAGTCACATTTTAGGGGAAAAGACGCGCTAAATTTTTCGCAATTTCGCGGCATATTAGATGCCCCGCTATCTCATTATCAGCGGGTCACTCTGGAGACGCGAAATGGCTGCAACTGCGACTATAAGGGATTTTGTCGTATCTGAAGACGTGGTAGAACACGTCAAGGCGCGTATCAAACACCATCTGCGACATCGGCAGAAGCGGGGTGTACCGAAGACGAGTCAGACGCTGGTGGACCGCGTCATGGCTAAATACGACGCGGCGTTTCCAGACAAGTTCTGGCATCGCGTCGGATTGTGGTACACCAAGATCATGGAACGGACGCTTCCAAAAATGCGCGGGTTTGCCGCCACTGATTTCTTTGAGATTGTTGCGGCGCACCTCCGCAACAACGAAGACTACGATGGTTTTCAGGACCCACCTGACGACATCGAACAGCGCGTCCAACGTGACGCATATGTCGCCTGCACTGCGGGCATTAGGGACTACACTTATGACGATGACATCGACACGTTCGATGATGACGGACCTAGCCACGATTCGTGGTAAAACATGCACGGCTATGCAGTCGTAACAATCTACGCAGATTGTTTCGACTCGTAGTCGTGCTAAATTTTGCTATTGCCACTTTCCCTTAGCTATTACAACTTATGGCCAAAAAAATTGACAAAACGTTGCAGGTACAACCGACCCCGAAAACCGCGTATTCGATGCCGGAACCAAATGATGACATGGCCGCCTTCGGTTGGGACTTGTCAAAAATTCGGTTTCCGGCGCCCGGCTTAAAACGCGGCGACGTCTGGTCCGGCCCGCCGATCTGGAGCGTGCCAATTAACATCGAGCTCGTAAATAAGTACGGCCCCGATATTCAGTTCCTCAACCCCCGATTTCTGCAACTCATCCTCGACGCATCGCCCGAAGTGCAAGAAGCAGTAGCTAAAGCAAAAGCGGCGCGATATACAGCCACGGCTATCGCGGAACTGCAGAAAACTATTATGACTGTCTTCAAAACGATGATTATCCCAAACATCGTCGAGCGCTTTGAAAACATATCGGACGGCGTAGCGCAATTCTACGCCGCCCGATTAGCGTGGACGACAAAGTACGGAGAAGACCAATCAGAAGACGTCAAGTAATCGACGCTAAGACTGTGAAGTCTCGTCGATAACCCGCGACCGGGCCGCGCTTGCCCATCAGCAGCTCGTCGTCGGTCTTTCCGTCGGCGTCAACCGGGTACGGACCGCCGGCGTTAGAAACACCCGGCCGGTGCAGTCCTTTTGACGCGGCTTCTTTCAGGACTAGATTGGCAGTGTCGGGCGACAGAAGTTCCTCTATACTGCGACCTTCGGCAACAAACTCGCCGCGGGTATTTGATAACACCGATAAGGAATCAACAATGGAAGCCATGGAAACGGTCTCCGAAAAAAAGGAAAAACAACCACTTGCGCTTGGTATGGTAACACCGGCGTTATGTTTGAGCAAGCTACAAACACGGGCTCTTTTCACCGGCGTACTCGGTAAAAACATGCCAAGCGACGCCGACGAATTAAACAGCACCGACTTCATGTTTCTGCTGCTTGCCGACCTTTTAGAGAAGCTGCCGTTTCTGCAAGCCGCGCAACGCACCCTCATCCTGACCGAGATGTATCGCGGCCCGTTCGGCGCCGGTTGCGACAGTTGTTTAAACCAGCTAGTTTTTGCCGACGAACGCTATTGCACGTGGACTAAGAATTTCGGGTTTCTCGACCTCGAAACAGGCGACATGGGCGTCTCGCCAAAGGGCGTACCAATGGAAACAATCGGGTACAATTTAAACGAGCTCACCAAGCGCGCCCGGTTGAACATCGAAAAAAGGAACGGTTTGCATGTCGAAAAACCCGATGCAGGAAATGTGGCGGAGTCCTGAAACCTTTGCTTCTGTGCTGCTAGCGGCCTATTTGGACGCCTTTGGCACTGAGGCGCTTGACTGGGACCCGACTACTGCTACCCTTGAAATAGAGCAGGAGTTTGACGTCGACTTGCCACAGGGGTCGCTGGACAAGCTCATGGTCGCGGTGCAGATGCTCACCACCGACAAATTTTATCGCAGCTTGCCGGACTTTATTACGTTCTGCAATGTGCTGTCGGGGGATGACTACCGCCCCGACATGTGGGACCCAGCCGACGCCGAAGAGGTAGCGTGGGGTATCACAGAGGCGATGATTATCTACCCGCCCGAAGACAACGAACTGGAACCTTTTAACGACGAGATTCGGGCGTACATTGGCGCGGTGCTAGATTCTGAAGGGCTGATGAATCCGCCAGATATTTTACGTATTGCGCTTCGCATGGGGCGCGTTTCCCCAAACATGGAGGATTTTTCGGACGACCCCGCAATGTTTAACGCGGTGTACGATCTCGAAGAGGGCAAGAAAGAAGACATCAATCAAACAATCATTAACCGGACAAAGCGACTGGCCGATCAGTTTGCCGCGCTAAAACTGCAAAACGGCAAAACAGAAGAAATGGTCACGCTTCTCCGGCAAATGACCACAAGAAAATAGGCTCATTTATGTTGGTGCTGGCGCGCAAAAAGAATGAAGAAATCATCATCGGAAGCGGCCCCGACGCCATCGTGTTAAAGGTGATGGAGCTAACGCAAGATCGCGTGCGGCTCGGCATCACGGCGCCGGCTACCGTCAACATACTGCGAAAAGAACTCATTAAACTTGGAGAAAAAGAAAATGGGCTGGAACGATCGGATGATCGACAATCCATACCCGCCGTATGAGAGTTACACAGAGCAAGACCACTACGCAGCGTATTTAGAGTATCTAGAGCAGTGCCGGCAAGAGAGCGGAATCAGCTCACAAAACGTAAACCCGGCAGAACTAGCTACACACTTACAGGAGCAACCACAGCCGCCAACCTTGTTGTCGCGGTTATGGTTGAGAATTTTTGGCGAAGAAGTTTCCAAAAACCAACAAGAAAATCACAGACGCCGCGAACAAGAAGACGCGGACGTACCTTTTTGAGATGGTGTGGGCGGCGATAGAAAAACTCGACAGGGACTTGACGTCAGCAGAAGCTGATCGGCTGACGAACGAAGAGTTAAAAATTCTCTGTCAAATTCTCGCGCCGCTGTCGAGTGTCGTCGAAAGAATACACGACAAACCTAAAAAAACGCCCCGCCCGAAGGCGAGGCGCAAGGGATGACCCGGCTGGGACATCAGTGCGTCAGGCGTTGTCAGCCTGCGCGAGCTCGTAAAGTTTTTCCAGCGGAAGCATGTCGCTGGCGGCTTTGGTCTGCACAACCGCGGCGATCTTCTTTTCCTGCATGAGGCGATCCAGCATGCCGGCCATACCGCGGTCAAGCGTCGGCACAATGGCCGCAATCTTATCGCGGTCCATGTAAACACCGCCGGACGAGACAGCGTCGGCGAAGTCGTCACCGAGCCAGTTGCGCACTTCTTCAACAGCAAGCTTTTCGAGGTCGTCGATGGCGTACACATTGCCCGTTGTCGTTTCGACGTTATTTGACATAAAGTCGCGGGCGGCTTTTTCCGTCACGGCAAAAAGAATTTCTTCCGGACGCTCAAGCCCGCCGGAGCCGTAGAGGCGCTCAAGCTTGTTCTCGCGGTCGAACGCGTCAACCGCTGCCGCAATCTTGAGCCGCATATCCTGAGTTCTCGCGGCGTCCGGATTGGCGTCAACAGCGCTCGCCAGCTTGGACAGTTCTTGCCCGGCAGCGGCGTTGCTCCGACGGACAAGCGCCGCCCGCTCACGCAGCATCTCGCCGGCTACCTTGGCGGCACAGGCGCCGTAACCAGCCGACAGAGACAGCATATGCACCTGCTCGTTAATGTCGGCATTATACGCCGCGGCCTTTTCGAGAATCTTGTTGGCGATCACATGTCGGTCTGTGAATACAAACTCGTCGCGGAACTTCTCAAAGTGCGCGGCAGCAAACTTCACTTCCGGTGCATTCCGAAGGGGCCAGTGCCGGTCTTTGCTGCCGTTTTCGGCAACCCAGACAATGGCGAAATCAGCGTCGTTCAGCTCGTCCACGCCCCGTGTTTGGTCCGCAGCTGCCTTCTTCTCTACGGCGTAGACCTGCCCAAGAATGCCGAAATATTGCGCGGAATCGTGTATCCTAGTCCTGATAGCCGATGCGTCAGCCGGTTTAAACTCGGCGGCTTTGTCGGCAAAGTACACGGCAGACAGCCACGTCGCTGCGGCTGTATGGCACGGATATAGTTTGTTAAGAGGGTCGGCGTACAGGTGTCGCGGCATTTCGCTGTTCGGGGCCCGCTGCGCTTCCGAGGCGTTCTTTACAAAATCGGGCGGCGCGAATAGAGTCGTTAAACGATGTGTCTCCCGACCACTTACGTCGTGAACATGATCCAGCGGAATTGTGCTCATGGGTTTTCCTGCCTGTGTTATTCGCCCGAATAGTCATTTAACCGCGCTGACGGCTCTGGCCGTGTCGCCGGAACACCCGGCGTTCCCGGCCGTGGTCAATTGTCCTATCTGTCGGCAAAATGGACTACACCTGTTTGAAGACGCCGCCACAAACGGCGTTTGGCTAAATTGTACCAACTGCCGAGCGCACGGCGATTTTATCACCTTTGGCGCAGCAGTGTGGAATTTAAGTTTACCAGAAACCATCGTAAAATTCAGCGAGCAAGGTTGCCTATCTGAAGACAAAATCGACCAGACTGTAACAGAATACGAGAAATTTTACCCCCGGCTTACCGCGCTAGAAACGTTCATTTCTGACTCGTTTGCGCAAACGTGGTCCCACGCGGACGACATTGTAGCCACCCGCCTTCGGGACTGGGGTGTGCACCGTGAAGCCGGAGACAACTTTAACACGATTGTAGGAGTAGCTGATTATGCGCAGATTACAAAGATTTGTTCGACGCTGGGAAGATCAAAACCAGCTCGATTACGCGAAGATGGGTCCGGTATTGTATTTCCTTTTCATGACTTGCCCGGACGCCTAACTGGATTTTTACTGCTCCAATACAACGAGCGACTTGAATCAAAACAGACATTCATACCACTTGCGCATTACAAAAAAATAAAGCCCGAAGCGGGCTACTTCTTTCTGCAGGCTAGCGTCCTGCCACCAAACCAAAAATTTCGCGACAACCAATTCATTTCAGACGACATCCTCTGGGTGCTTCGTGCGCAATGCGCACATCTAAAAAACAAGTTTGAACTGCTTCCACTGTTAGGCAGTTACACCGGCCCCGAAGCAAATAGCTACGGAAATAGCTGGCAGGGCATGCCGCCCGCCAAAAGAATTTTTTACACACCTACCTACACCCCAGAAAACATTGGGCGCGCATGTAACGCCCGCGGCTATGTAGCCGTAAGCAGCACTCACTTCAGGCAGCGCGACCAGTACAACTTTCACGAAAAAGCGATCGGGCGGCTTCGCGACCTACTATTAGGCGCAGAGACATGGCCGAGCGCCTTAGCAAATGCGTTGCGCAACCAGACCGAAGTGGCGGCAAAATCGTTCTGCCAGCGGCTCGTAATCTCGCCTGACAAACTCAGCGGGTTTTTGACGTCTTTTGATCACGCGTTTTCGGATGGCTTTGTAGATGCTGTGCTAGCCGCCAAAAAGAGCAGCCCGCCGCAGCAGATCAGTGTCCGACAGCGCTGGGTCCCAATCGCCCGTGAAACCGGGTGGTGGACAGGCAACGGGTTTCAGATTTCAAACGCCAGCCCGCGGATAAAAAAAGTTCTGCAGGCGGATGACGGCAGCCGGGTTTACGTCGGCAGCGTTTCTGGAGCAGGCTTTTCATTCGATTTTACGGTTGCGGCAGAACTAGTAGACCGGCAGGGACTGTTTAAGTACGCCTCCACCGTTCTAGCCAACAACGGCAAGTTGCTGGTCTACGACACGCGCTGGAACCGAAAAAGCCTGCTTATAGCCATGCAAATGCATCCGCCGGAAATAGCGTCTGTTCGCGCCAAGCTTGGCTGGGACGAGCTTACGAACTCGTTCCGGTTTGCGCGCTACGAGATCACAGCCGCCGGTGACATCCAGCGGCACGAGCTTCTACCCGGACAAACGTATGCAGACAATTTCCCGGAGCCCCATATTCTCGCCCCCGGGATACAACCGCTACTTACCGCGTCAAACTCAAACGCGTTTGTCTGGGCAACTGCTGCGCATGTAATAGGTAATCTGGTCGCGCCGATCCTGAAGCGAAGCCCGATTGCTTTAGCCCTGACGCCAGAAAATTTCAGCGCCGGAGCCAAGGTAGCGGCCGCCCTTAACTGCCGACTCACCCAGACAACTAATATCAAAAAGAACTCGATGGGCAATACTGTCGAACGCATTTTGGCCCAGCACGACTGGCCGGCCTGCGTTTTAAACGTATTCCACGATAGCGTGTTTAGCCGGATTATTCCGCACTATCATCTGCAGCCCGTTATTATCCGCACCACAAAACAATGCGCAATTTCAGCCACAAGCTACGGCTGGCAAACCATCGCGCCCGGCGTGGCCGAAACAGCCCCCGACTGTTCGGCGCTAGCGTACGTACTACCGAATTATTTACAAGACAGGCTTCGGCATCGGTGGGCTAACGTTTATCGCCAAAATGACTACGTAGCCGCTATACTCGGCGACCTAAGCGACTGGCTACAAAAAACGTACGGCGAGACATTCAATCTAGAATTTGCGCGCCGAATTATTTACAATTCGATAAACACACACGAATTGTTGAAACAAGAACTGCGGCACGCAATAAACCAAAATCGAATCAAGGTCGTGCCGCAGCCGCTCAAAAGACAACAACCCAGCAATTACTTCATAAAACAACATAACGCATGGTGGATTAACAGGCGGGCAGTCGACAATTACTTTTTCAGCTTACGCAGTACGCCGATCAACTGGGTCGGATTTATTGAGGCGCTCCAAGAAAACGACTTGCTCATCAAGGAAGAAATTATTAACAATACTGTCGGTGTATGGATTCCTTCGTCGTGGTGTGACACGCTGCTAACAGCACCGGCGCTGCACTCGGCTAAACACACGGGTTAATTATGACACGTAACAATCGTTTCGACCTCTCCCGCGGCGACGGCCTTGATGATGATTTCATCGAGGAGGAGTGGCAGTTTGTTAGCGACGACGATGACGAGGACGACGACGATTTGTTAGAACAACCCCCGGCCCGCGTCAATTGGTACGTTGACGAAGACGAAGATGAAGAAGACGACGACTGGGAAGACGACGAAGACGACGAGGAAGAAGAGGACGACGAAGAAGACGAAAATGGCTGGGAAGACGACGAAGAAGAAGACGAAGATTTTGTAGACGATGACCCGGCTTACAAAGAAGATTTTGAGGACGACGACTACTTCGACGAATAACTATGCAAACTTTCCTGCCCCTGCCGAGTTTTCGGCGGTCGGCGCAGTGCCTTGACAACAAACGTCTGGGCAAACAACGGGTAGAGTGTAAACAAATACTTCTCTGCCTCGGGGTGCCGATTGGCGCCCACATACCCGGAAAAAGAGGCTGGCAGTCTCACCCGGCTGTTCTTATGTGGTCGGGATACGAAACTGCGTTGCTGACATATAGCATCGTAGTCTGCCGAGAATGGCGGTCGCGCGGGTTTAAGGACCGACTGCGCGACGAGTTTCTAGCGGCGTATTCTCAGCTCAGACCTACCGTTGCAATAAACCGCTACCCGCCATGGTTCGGCGCGGCGGAATTGCACGCGTCTCACCGCAGTTCGTTGCTGCGCAAAGACTCAAGGCATTACTCACAGTTCGGCTGGAGTGAGCCCGACGATTTACCATATTTTTGGCCAACACAAAACGCAGCGTTAGTTTCTGCGTAACACGTGTAGTTTTCAAAAAGGAACACACACATGGCTCGTAAAGAGCACCCTCAAACCCGCGGAATGGCGTCGAGATCAGCTAAGAAAGCCGCCGTTGCCCAGCCGCCGACCCGAAAAAGAAACGACAATAGCGTCAGACGAATGCCGCTAAAGCAGTGGCTGGCTATTCCCGACGCCCCCGTTCAGCGCAATACTGAGCGACACTGGCGCGAGAAGGCCAAGTTTTATCTCAGCACACTGCGCAAAGCTCACTGTACAGTGCATATGGCCGTAACAGAGACGGGGGCAAAATATAAACTTGACTCGCATACTCGTTGTTACGGTTGGGTTAACGGCCTAACTGACGCCGTGCCGGACTATGTCGACGTGGTCGTATATCACGTAAAGGACGAAGAAGCCGTTATCGACGAGTACTATACGTTAGACGGCACCGGGCAGGGTAAAGACGCGGCTGATCAATTGTTTAGCGCGTTCAAACAGTTCGGTATTAAATATGACTCGGCGTTTTTCCGCGGGTGCAAAGGCATCGTCTCTTCTTTGAAAGAAGCGCTGTGGGAAATAAGTCGGCTGTACGAGATCGACGGGGCGCCTGCCAATTTACGCAAAACGTCCGTGCTGACTTGCGTAAAGTTTTTTCAAGAGCAACTCCGCGCCCTCGACGCGATCGCCCCGACGTACGGGCGTTTTGCGGGACCGCCAACGGCAGCGTTCTTGTTGGCGCATTTTAAGTACACTGAGCTTGGAAAAAACGTAGCCGACGTCGTCGAGTTTTTCCGGCTGCATCAGAATGACGCCGGCGTGAAAAACGGCAAACGCCACGACGCGGTTTACGCCATGACAAAAATTATGGCAAAGAAAGGCGGCGGCGGTGCTGGTCATCGACGCGAGCGCTTGAGCCGTATTTTGGCTTGCGTTGAGCGCTTTGTCGGCCCCGGAGGCAGGCAAGCCGATTTCCAAAACGGCGGACTCGTTGATATGGAGAATTACCTCATCGAGGAACACGCCATACTCGCGAAACGGGGCAAGAAGACCGGCGCGCTTACGCGCTGATCGCAGCGCAGTTTGCCTATGTAGGTAAATTGTGCATAATTACGCAAATGCCGGTGTAGCTCAGTTGGTAGAGCCGCTGATTTGTAATCAGCAGGTCGTCGGTTCGAGTCCGACCGCCGGCTTTTGCGTTAATTTTGTATACTGTCGTTGCAAGGAGGCGCGACATGATATTCAAAATTTGCTGCAAAGACATCAACAACCTGACCACGACAGAAGTCACGACGATTATGTCGCGACTGTCTTGGCCAGACTCCGGTAGCGATAGCTCCATTCAAAAAGAGCTCATTAAACGCTACGTAACTGTCACGCCGGGATTAAAACCGGCTATGACGCTAGCGCTGATTTGGATCAACGACGAACTGGTTGGGTGGGTCGGAACACGACCATGGCCTGAGAAGTTCAAAGGCAATCCAATTATGGCGCAAACAGTCGAGTGCTTTGTGGACGAAAATCATCGCCGCAAAGGTATTGGGCGTATTGGCCTGCAGGCCTTGATAGCTGCGGGTTTTGTGAACAGGTTGCGCCCTGTTTCGGTGTATGCGCCAGAGGTCATAAAACTGGCGGAGCAATGTGGCTGCGCCATAGTCATCTACTGCGACTCATAAGGTAAAATAAATGCCGGAAACAAAACCAAACCCAGACGATACCGTAATCTGGCTTCGTCTGACGTTTGAGCAGTTGAAAGACATCAAACCGGGAAGCGAACTGGCAAAAACAATTTTAAGGGATTCGCTTGTGTACGGCTCGGCATGGCGGCCGGCCTACATCAACGCCGTCGAGCGGTTGATAATTAATCCGGCGCTTATGCTTGACGAGGACGCGCCAATAAGCGACCGAGAAACGCTAGACGGCGAAGACGGGGCGTACGTTATGTGCTGGCAGTTTATCCCGCACAGCGCCGTGATTCCACCCACTAACGCGCAAATAGCCGGCCCACCAGCAGCGGCCGAGTTAAATCGGTTAAAGGCGATCGCAGAAAACCTAGACGTGTGAGGTGACTCCATGCAGCGGTACCATCAAGAAAAACACATCATTGAGCGGCGACGCGAAGAGGCACGCAATCGCTACGGCTACGACCACGGCAAAACAGGGCGGTACAGAAAAACGCACAACGGTTGTAACGCATCTTCGTGCCAACTGTGCCACCCAGAGAAATACCCAAAAAGAATTCCCACTAGGAAGGAACAACAGGCTAAATATGACGAACGATCCGGAGGCTGACATCCTCAACCTGCCAGTCAGTTACTTCAATTTTTCCGTCCGCGCCCGCAAGTGCTTTAGAAAGCTGAACGTCGAGACAATTGGCGACCTTGTTGCCAAGAGCGCTGAAGACTTGATCGAATGCAAGAACTTTGGCGTGACGAGTCTTAATGAGGTTCGGGAAAAACTCAGAGATCGCGGGCTATCGCTGAGGGACGACACGTGAACATACTGGAGCAAACAATGGTCGATTTTGTACGAAGCATTGAAGAGAAGGCTGAGCATCTCGCCGCTGCCGTAGTGGCCGAGCAAGCGCTGGAAGACGCGCGTATCAATATCAAGCTCGCAGCTATCGAGCGCATCATGTCCCGTGGCGACAACACGTTGACGGGAAAGCCGCATTCGTTCTCGTCTGCGGAATCAGTTGTGAATACTGACGACGAGTATCAGAGTTATCTGGAACGACAGCGCGAAGCTGTCCGCACGCGAATCTTGGCGCGGGGGGCTTACGACGCAGCAGTAGCCGCCGCCCGACTCGCGGCGAATGCCAGCGAACCACATGCCAACGTTTGATGGCGACTACGATGACACGGACGCCAAATATCAGTTAAGCTCTATGGACGCTGTGCGCGACGCTGCCCTTATTATGTACGGGCGTTTCGTGGCTGCCATAAGCGGACTAGAGCGCAATGATGACCGCGCTAGCAAGCAGCACTGTCATCTTTCGTTGGAAGAAACTGAAAATATCGTCAAGAAACACGCTGTCGTAGACGACGCTGTTTACGCTGTCGGGGGCGACACCGAGCAGGAAGCGCGTAAAAAAATTGACGATATGATGACAGAATTGTGCGACGCTGTTATGGGCAACGTCGTATCCGAGGGCGTAAAACAAGAGCTCTTTGAGCAGGAGTTTGACTCGGATAAAAACAATTTTGTGTTTACCATCACCGCTAAAGGAGACGAGCTTAAAACAAGACTCGTTGAGGCTGGAGACGACTAATGGCCTTTCAAGGAAAGAAAGGCGACCGTGTTCGCCTTGTGTTTATGCCCGATGATCCCGACCCAATTCCTGAGGGAACCGAAGGTACGGTCGAGGGTGTTGTTGACATAGATTGGGGGCAAGACAAAAAGAAACAAGTATACGTGCGGTGGGACAACGGGCGCACATTGTCGTGCGTTTGCCCACCGGACTTTCTTGAAATTTTGCCGCTCGTCTAATCACGGCATGTTAAAAAAGCGATCGTCCATATCGGCTGAATCCCAATCCGCCTGCTGACCCTCCACCGACCGCTGCGCCATTCGGGTCAAACCCGCTAATTGCGCAAAGTTCGGCCACGAATCGGTTATGTGCCATGCCGCGGCAGCGCCAATATTTACAGCCTGCGCAAAGTCGTCGGTAAGTAACGTATTGCGCGTAATCGTGTAGATGTCACTCCCGAGGCGCGAATCGGTCTTATTTTCAACGAGCGCCAGAAAGTCAGAGACAAGACCCGGCGAATCCTGAGACGACCAGTCATATTGGAAGAAGCGTATTTGCTTCAGTTTGATCGCTTGGCACGTGTACAGCAATGAACGTGTTTTATCTAGACTGTAGTGAGCGCGGTGATTGATTGGCGTAGGCGGTTTGTACACAAGTAGGTCTTGAGCAGCAGACCTAACAAGCCGCACGGCCAATACGCGATCGAGGTTGAAACCGGCTTGCACCATAACGGTTTCGCGCACGGTTCCGGCACCCGTGTAGTCGTGAGCAACAAAATCGCAGTTGAAGTGACTCGACCACCTCATGCACTCAACAGCCTCAGCAAGATGATCGCCACCGATAAGCAATCTTTTCGCCCACAACACGTCGATAGTGCCGTCATGTCTGAACCCGAGAACGGCAAGTACGGTGAAGCTAATGCCTTCTTCACCGCCACCGCCCCAGTCGATTGCCAGTATTCTATGTCGGTAATGCTCAAGATTTGCCGTACATTCTGGCAAGGGTTCTTTTTTGTTTTCCCACGGTAACAAGCACGCGGCTTTTAGCTCTGTCTCGCTGATAAGCTTTTGCCCTGTGTCGACGCTCTCGCCCATGACTTCGTTGTAGAACTGGGCCTGCGTCATGTTGCCATAACCTTCACGCTTCAAAAGCAGTGTAGCCCATTTCTCTGCGTCGGAAAAATGAAGCGGCAGGATCATCTGCGGAACATGATATCCAGCAAAGCGCCATCGGCGTTCTGGAAATCTGTGCACCCAACGACCATGCCGTGGAGTAATAGCTTTCCGACATTTCGCACACACTGTGCCCGGCTGCTTTTCGCTAATGTGAATGTTATATTCGCCTATCATCGCGTCGAGATCGTATTCCAACGACGGGATGTTCCACTTACCGCAAGAGAGGCATGGAATAAACCATTCGGCCTGCGACGAACGCTTATACAGGCCATAAATTAAATTGTCGAGCGTCTTCGGGGTCCCGGTGTAGTACATAGTCCCCCATTTGGAGTACGACATAGTTTCCTGAATAATAGGAATATGGTCGGGGTCCATGTCCTGCACTTCGTCGATGCACACCCGGTCCGCGGAGACACCACGAACACGATCTGAGTCCATCAGCGCGAAACTGAACAACATCATCGAATTGTTCTTGAACGAACGCTGAAGCACTGAGTTCTCTGTGCTCGTGCCTGACCACAGCGCCTTCACAGGCGACTGGTCAATAAAAGGTCGAACATAGTTGTTGCTGAACCGCCGTATCTGTTCGTACAGCGGAGTGACAAATAACGTTTTGAAAAACGGCACCGAGTTGGCAAACACAACTCCGTGTGCTGCAAGCGATGTGGATTTCGATACCTGCCTCCCCGTGCACCAGACCTGATTTTTCGGCATAAGGCAACGAAAAAGTGGGCTGAACGGGTAATGATTAGTTAAACCATACGGTTTGCCGTTAAGGTTTAGAACTAATGGGAGTATCGGTTCCAACGACGGAAACGCGCGATTCTTTGCCAGAGCCTGTAGAACAGCAGATCGCTCCAGCACTGATTTGCGGTCAGTGAGGTCGATTGACAGCAAGTCTTGTAGCAGCGTCTGAACTCCAGCGTTTGGAATTTCAGCGGCTGCGTATTCCTGCGGGGATTGATCCCGCTTAATTTCTGGTGACATATGCGCAATAATACTCGAAAAAGTTCGCCACGTCGCCGTTATCCAGCCAGCAGTCCCAAACCAGAACTGCAATGGCTTGAAGACGGAGTCCACACGTTCATGAAAACTGTCGCCAACTGCTTGTACAACACAGGCATGGCGGCAGCGGACGCAGTGGATCGCTTTTCAAAGCAACGCCCGACGCGGCGATAGGTATTATTCTTGCAAACAAGTATACTGAGCAGTAGCTTGTTTACAAGGAGCGAGATATGCCACAAATCGGCAAAAGCGGAAAATTGTATCAAGAGCGCCGCCAACCGCAGTTTCAATCTACGCTGCGCGGTCCCGGCCCGCAAATTTACTTGGCAGACAACGCCGTGCACGATTTGCCGCTTGAGCCGCCGTATCCCTTTCCACAATACCAACGCCAGCAAAACGGCGACCCAGTGCCTGACGCTGGTCGTACGCAAGCGTGGCCGCACGGAGATCAATACGCCCCCTGATGGACAACGACGTCAACAAAACGTTCACCTTACTTGCCGGAGGTTTAATTGCGGCAAATTTGCTCTTGCCGGCTAGCGCCGGATTTGGCATCATAACCACAGGCTTTGCGCTTTATTTCATGCTGCGCGCAACAAATGCAATTAGGCGCAGCGAACTGCGACGAGAATAAGCATGTGGTCTTGGCTCGACTTTCTCGCGGTAATCTTTGCCGCCGGCGCCATCATTGAAGTGTGGCACAAGGGCACCATCTTTGCCACTGCGCGTGCCTACGTGCAGGCTTGGCAAGATAGCGTCGACTCCGAAAGCTTTCGGGGAAGACTTTTCGAACTACTGACGTGCCCGTTCTGCCAGAGCTATCACGTACCGTTTTACCTGTTTTTGCTGCTCTGGCTGAGCACAGGAGTCGGGTCGCTTGCGGAGAACTTGATGCGAGCTATAGTGTACGGACTAGCGGCTACCAGAATTGGTAACGTGTTGAATAGCGTACTTCCACCCACAGCAAAGTATAAGGACATATGACCACAGAACCAGAAGAAAATCAGGCCGTTGCTGAACCAACACGCCTGCCATACGACGCAGAATTTGTTAAACACACTGAAGAGTTTATCGCAAAATCTATGCAGTCTATTCCAGAGCTGCAAGGCGTTGCGATCGTTCCGCTATGGGCGCGACAGCCAGAAAATTTCCCGCCCGGATTTCTCAAGCTTCGGTCGCAGAACAGCCTGTATGTCCAAGAACTATTAAAACTGATTAGTTTGTTCACCGCCTTCAGTGTCGAGGCGCACAAAGATTTTATGGGTCAAGTGCAGATACTTGACAACTATGTCCGAGAACGGCAGAACAAACTGAACGAAATACAGGGCGCCATCAATGCTGCAGGAAACACCGCCAGTTCACCGGAATAATTTTGTAGACGTCAAGCTCGATTCAGGAGCTGACGCAAATGACGTACTTGTAAAAATACTAGAAGCGCAGTACGCCGAAAAAGAGCCTAACGACTTGCGTACGGCGCTCGAACGTTTCGGTAAGACGTGGGACAACGCCGAATTACTCGCCGATTTTGAGGTAGAGTTTTTTGACCCGCCGTACGTACGAGTAATTCAAACCAACACTGGTGTACGCGGCACAGTGCTGTTCGTCAGTAATCCGCGCGTATATTTCTATTTTTGCGCAAATACTTCGGCGGCGTAAGCATGGACAACAAAAAACACTACGACACTGGCGCCGTACGAAGCAGTGACTGCGAAGATACGCGATACGATTTGATATCGCCAATCGGTCTTGAGGCGTTGGCCCGAACATACGCGGAAGGCGCAAAAAAGTTCGGGCCATTCAATTGGGAAAACGGCATGCCGGTAACAGACCTACTCAATCACGCGATCGCGCACATCTACAAATTTCTCGGCGGCAACCGCGACGAGAATCATCTGGGGCACGCCGCGTGGAATCTGTTAGGCGCTGTACACTCGCTTGAAAAATGGCCTGAGTTGAACGACCAGTGGCTGCGAGACGCAAACGGCAACATACCGCCCGCAGCGCGTGAAAAGGCTGCAGAACAGCCGCCAGCCACGCCAGACGCATCAACTGCGGCATTGGCTGCGTTACGGCATTCAATTCTTGCCGTTGCGCCGGATTTGAACGTAAAAGAATTCTAACCCGGGTATTGCCTTTAGCAAAATACCGGTTATTGTTGGATAGCCGCTACGGCGGCGTTTTCCTTTTGTGTCGTTGGGAGGACACATGGCTATGAAAGACGGCGCGGGAACACCGTTGAATCCCGCAAACCTGTGGGGCAAACCAGACCCGCGGGCTAGCATCATCAAGGAGGAGAAAGTGTCACGGAAGACTGAAGACGAAGAGCATCTTGAAGAAGATGTTGATCTTGATGCGGAACTCGATACCGCAGAAGAAGAGTTTGCAGACGAAGACGGCGATGGCGATTTTGCGCCAGAAGCCGGCGACGAAACTAGCGAACAAGACGAAAACGTTGAGGAAGAGATCGCTGCTGAAGCCGAAGACGCAGACGCAGAACTCGAACCCGGCGATGACGATGACGATGCGGCGGAGTCTGTGGATGACGACGCCGAAGATGATGAAAACCTCGCGGCCGACGACGAAGTTACCGACTCGGTCGCTACAAATAGGAAACGTGACATGGCTGAAAAGAAGACCTCCCTGTCCGATCATGTTCGGGCAGAGATTCGTCGTCGGAAAGATTCCGGCGCGTCCTTACGCGGTAAGGATATCGTCGAGGCGCTGGCTCGCCGCAACGTCAAGGTAAGCGCGGCGCAGGTAAGTCAGCTCATGAAGAAAGAGGGCGTTCCGCCGGGCAAGCCCGGCCGGCGTGCGAAGGAGACGGCTGAACAGGAAACCCCGACCCGGTCGGCGTTCCAGCGAAAGCAGGCTGCTGCTCCTGTCAAAGCCCCCGCGAAGGCTCAGCCGACTCGGGCGGCGGGGCAGGCGCGGCAGGCTGACTCCTCGCGTGGTTTCCGCGTCCCGATGGCGCAGCTAGAAGCTGCCGAGGCTTTCGTAGAAGCTTGCGGCGGCACGTTTGAAGCGGCCGAGCGCATCCTGACGGCCGCAGCTCAGCTGTCGAAATCGTTTAACGGCTGATCGCTAATCTACCCGCTTAGCCGCCCTTGACATGCGCCGGACCGATAAACCGGAAAGCAGACTCAAGGGCGGCGGCGGGCTAGATATCTTTGCGTGTGCACTCGGCACGCGCCTCCCGGAACCGCATCATGGGCAGCACCCTGCAAGCGTGTCCGACGGAAATTACACGCGGCGGCCCCGCCATGTTTCCTGCCGGCACAATAAAACGAATTCACGTAAATCAGCACATCGTCCGGAACAACAAATCAACCGGCGCAGCAGAAAACGTTATCACGATTCAGTGGCGCGGAAAATCCTACCGCGTCAAAAACGCACAAATCAAAGGCTCGTCAAAGGCTGTCTACAGCCCGGATAAACCGCTAAGTTGCGGCGCGCACGTATGGGTAGAAACCACCGCAGAAATCCTTCCTACTTACTGAGGACTCCATGTCTCACATTGTTCAGATCAAAACCGAAGTTCGCGACGTCGAGGCGCTTATGGGCGCCTGCCGTCGACTCAAGCTGGCAGACCCAGTGAACGCCAATCATCACGTATTCGCCGTCCATCGGCAGGGCTGGGGCGTTAAGCTCCCCGGCTGGAATTACCCCGTCGTGTGCAACACGGATACGGGCGCGGTCGACTATGACAACTACAACGGCAGCTGGGGCAAGCAGGCCGAGCTCGACAAGTTCTTGCAGGCATATGCGGTTGAAAAGGCTGTGCTGGAAGCGCAGCGCAACGGGTACTCGATGTACGAAACCGAACTGCCCGATGGCTCGATTGAACTCAACATCACGATGGAGGCTTGATTCATGACTAAGATTCTCAAGGTGACGGTCAGCCCGAAGGGCGAAACCAAGTTGGAAACGATCGGCTTCAGCGGCGGCTCATGTCAGGAAGCGTCGCGCAATTTTGAGCGAGCGCTGGGCGTCGCGACCGACGAGCAGTTCACGGGCGAGTACTACACCGCCGCGAACGAGCAGCAGGTCGAAGCGCAGAACTAATGCTTGAAAAAGCAGATTACGCGCCATTTACCGGCACATACCAGCCGTTTATCTCAACGCAGCGATTTGACATATTTCATCATCGCGTTGTGCGCAACCCCAAATTAGGGCACCCCAAAGAAATGTTTACGGCGTGGTTCCGGAACGAAGATGTTCCACGGCCCGTATGCGAAGTCATTCTGTTTCCAAACCCATATGGCATTTATGTCGAATGGGTGCACGTCTGCGAAGAATATCGCCGGCAAGGTATCGCCACAGAGATCGTGGCGGCGTTAGAAGAAAAGTTTGGGCCGCTTGATATGGGCGGCGCAACTGACGCAGGCGAGGCTTTTGTGGATGCGTACCGCGAAGCCTATCCGGAAAAAAAGAAACCGCGCAAGAAAAGCCGTAAATAAACATATGCGGTGCTGTGCAGCACACGCTTAAAACCAACCACCCTAGAACCATACAATGAAACTCGCTCAAGAAATCAAAGAACTCGTCTGCGCCGGCTTTTCCGGCATTTGGGTCGAATCGTCCGAGTGCGACGATGCCGTAAAGCTTATTCGCGAAATGGCCGCGGAAAAGAAATGGGATTGCGACGTCTGGGACATTGATCGGCAGCTGTACTCAGGTAGGTTCCAGACACGCGGTCCGGTCGAGGCCATCAAGCTCCCGCTCGACGCGCCGAAGACTGCCGATACGCAGATTCTTATTCTGAAGAACTTCCACCGGTTTCTGCCAAACCCCGAGGTTACGCAGACGCTGGCAAATCGTGTGCTGGTGGGCAAGGGCGAAAGTCGGCATGTGATCATCGTAGCGCCGACGCTGGCACTGCAGCCGGAGCTCGAAAAGCTGTTCACTGTTGTGCATCACGATCTGCCGGACACCGAGCAACTCAAGCAGGTGTGCGACAAAATCTTTGGCGACAACTCGTCGTTCGCCAAGCCGACGCCAGAAGAGGTCGATGGCGTGGTTGACGCAGCGCGTGGTCTTACAAGCCTTGAGGCCGAGAACGCCTACGCGCTTTCTTTGGTGCGTTGCAACAAGCTGCAGCCGGACACGATCTGGAATATCAAAGCGCAGACGCTTGAGAAGTCTGGCACGTTGTCGCTGTATCGCGGCACTGCTGACTTCAGCCACCTTGGTGGTCTGGAGAGCTTGAAGCAGTTCTGTCTGCGCGCTATGCGCAAGCAGGGCTCCGATGACGCCGATTGCCGGCCCAAGGGCGTCCTGCTTCTTTCTCCTCCCGGCTGCGGCAAGTCTCAGTTCGCGAAGGCGCTAGGCAATGAAGTTGGGCGGCCGACCGTTATCCTCGATTTCGGCAGCCTGATGGGTAAGTTTGTCGGTGAGTCCGAGGCCAATATGCGGCGCGCACTGCGGCAAGTAGACGCCATGGCGCCGTGCGTCCTGTTCGTCGACGAGATCGAGAAGGCTCTTGCCGGTGTGCAAAACTCCGGCCAGACTGACTCCGGCGTAAGCTCGCGGCTGTTCGGTACGCTGCTGACGTGGCTTAATGACCACACCAGTGACGTGTTCTTTATCGGTACGTGTAATGACGCCAGTCAGCTGCCGGCACCGTTTACCCGTGCCGAGCGTTTCGACGGCATCTTTCTGGTCGACCTGCCCGGCGAAGACCAGCGCCAGCAGATTTGGGATATTTATCTGGATCAGTTCAAGCTCGACAAGGGTCAGGAGCGTCCGGACGACACCAACTGGACCGGTGCCGAGATCAAGTCGTGCTGCCGCTTGGCGGCCCTGCTTGACGTGCCGCTGATCGAGGCGGCGCAGAACGTAGTCCCGGTTGCCGTAACGTCCGCTGAGCAGATCGAAAGTCTGCGTAACTGGGCCGAGGGGCGTTGTCTGTCCGCCGATGTAGGCGGCATCTACAGCCGTGTGGGAGTCCGCAAGGCCCCAAACGTCAAAGCCCGGCGGATCATGAATAAGCCGTCGGTGAATTGATCTTTGTGCGTGACTGCGCAGTCACGCCATCGTTACTTGCAGGAGGCACACTATGCCAATTAACAATGTCAATGGGCGGGAGAATTTACGCAAAAGCACGCTGGCGCACTGGGATCACGTCCGAGAGCAATTAGCTGACGTGACCAATAATGAAAAAAAAGCGGCTTTGTTGGAAATTATAGCGTTACGCGCTATCGCCGTTGAGTACGAAAACCGCGCGAACCAAGCAGACCGCGGCGTTTCGTCAGCCAAGCGACGAAACAAATCTTTTGTCCGTTAAAGTTACAAAGGGAACACAGTGTCAACAGAAACAGAGAATTTAGCAGGCGCCAGCGTCGCCGAAGCGGCTCGCGAGCTGCAGCAGAGTATGGGCGCCGTCCGCGTCATGTTTTCGTGGCTCGGTACTCAACGGAAACTTTCGGACGCGCAGACAAAACAGGCTGCGGACACTTTTTCCGCAGACGACGGGCTGGTGACAGCATCGAAGCGACTTATCGATACCAAGCATCCGTCATATAAGGCCGTGACAGCCATCAAGAGTCAGATATCAGCCTACTGGCGCGGCATCACGCTGCCGTATCCACAAGAAAGCATCAGGCTTATTCGGCAAAGCGACGTCGCAGGATTTGAAACAAAGATGCAGGAGTTTCGCACGATGCTGCACGCCGCGGCGTCTAATCTGCAGCTGGAGTACGAAACCATCAAAGCTGGCGCGCGTGAAAAGCTGGGTACGCTTTACAACGAGGCTGATTATCCTACCAGCCTTGAAAACGTATTTGACATCAAATGGGATTTTCCGTCGGTTGAGCCGCCGAACTATCTCATGAATTACAACCCAGAACTGTATGAGCAGGAAAGAAACAAAATCCAGCAGCGGTTTGAGGATGCCGTCGCGCTAGCAGAAAACGCTTTTGCGGAACAGCTGAAAGGACTTGTAGACCATCTTATTGAGCGCCTTACCGACAATCCGGATGGTACACGAAAAACCTTTCGATCGTCGGCAATCGCAAACTTCAAAGAATTTGCCGATAATTTTCGTCGTATGAATGTGCGTTCAAACGCGCAGTTAGAACAACTTGTTACGCAAGCTGAAAGCCTTGTCGGCGGTGTGGACGTCGATGACTTGAAGAAAAAGAAAGATTTGCGACAGGAACTCACGTCGCAGATGTCGACTATCCAAACAGCGCTAGACAGTCTTGTAACCAACGCCCCGAGTCGCCGCATTGTGCCAATGAACGATTAATGAGTGAACCAACTAACATCACGACACCCTCACTAACAACCCCCGAGCCCACCCCCATTTATCTTGACCGCGCCGAAAACGGCGCAGTAGCAACTGCGGCAATCGTGTCGGGCACGTGGGTTAATGCCGCAGCTATAGCGGCCGCCGGCGCCGCTGGCGACACGCTGTCACCGAGGCTGGCCAGTGAATTTGGGCCACCAAAGACTATCCCCGCGCCCGTTAAACCAAAAATAAAGCGGGCGCCAAAACACGATTTCAAAGACGGCCGCGGCCGCGTATTTGCGCATAGGCACGCCAATGGCGGCGGGTGGGTCGAAGATACGGCCCATGTGGGAGCTGACGTGTATGTCGGTTCCGGCGCGCAAATTATGAACAACGCCTCCGTATTTGGTCGCGAAATTCGCATTGAGGCAAAGGCTAAGGTTTCAGGTAACGCGTCGATAATGCGAGAAACGCGTGTCGCCGGCGAATGCGTAGTAAGCGGAAAGGCTGTTGTTATTGCCAGCTCGCTGTACGGCGAATGTCGTGTTACCGGTAACGCTGAAGTCTCGTATTGCAATATGGAACACGCGGTCACGGTATGCGGCTCAGCGCACGTCCGCGGCTCACGTTGCCGAGGGCGCGTACTCATTGATGACAACGCCGTCGCCGTGGCTACGTTTATGCGAGGCTTTATCAAATTAAGCGGCAATTCTGTCGCTGTTAGGTCGACGTTAGAGGGCCTTGTAGAGATACGAGACTTCGGGCAGATTCTGCGATCTTGCGCAGCTAACTATCAGTATTTCACGAATTATCTTGAGTGGCGTAAATACAGCACCCGCATGGTTCGCCCGGAATTTTTTATCTGTATCGCCGGCTCGTCGACAATTCAAAACGACACAAATTTGTCGGGCGCTTTGTTCGTCGGCGGTAAATCACTGATCGACAATTGTCGCGTGCACATTGACTATCGGATTGCGGGGTCAGACATCTATCCAGTCCGCAACCAAGACGGGACCTATGATCTTGGTCCGCCGCGTATTGAACGTAGAAACGTCGCTGACAAAAAATGGTCCAGTTCTGACATTCGTAGTATGGAGGAGCTTGACCGGCTAATAAACGACACTACGACAAATGCTACCGGACAAATGCGCGTAGTGCGCCGAGAAGAACTGCAATCACCGTACAGCCTCGAACGGATGCCAAACGGCCGGAGGATCGTTCCCGTATGAGCGCTAGTATGAAACTATTCGTTCGACCTGACGGCACTATGCAGTGTCTATATGGTGAAATTGTAGACCTTGGGCAATTTGGCGCGCTGGATATTCGGCGCGCGAGCCATGTTGAGCCAGACCCAGAAAACCCGGGTACGTGGTTCGTAGATTTGGCGCCGGTTGGCGGGCCGCGGATTACCGGGTATGCTACGCGAGCTCAGGCGCTAAACGCCGAAGAGCTGTGGCTGCACGGGAAAATGCGCCACACACATGTCGAGGCCCGCCAATGCCCTGTCAGCTAACATGGGAACACAACGACACCGACGGCAACAATCCGCTCGCCCGGGCTGGTTGTTTTACGTTTGAAGTTGACTTCGACTTTGAACCCGGCGACAATGTGCCGGAATTTTTAATACACGATGCGGACAACAATAAACCGCAAGTGACGTTCCTTGACGTATTTTGCAACGAAGTAAATTTCTCGGACGACGAAAAAGGACCGCGGCTTCCAACTTTTGAAGAAAAATCAGAGCTGGAACGGTGGTTTGACAATCAACTCCGCAATGACACCGAACTGCAAAATAGCATCAAGGAACAATGCGTCGACCTCGTAAATTTCGGGGCCGATGGTGACGATTGGGATGATTAACCTGTGGGATACCCCCACTTAACAAGGAAGAGGTAGACAAATGCGTTCTGCATTTTTTGGAATGATTCTGTGCGTCTGTGGTTCCGCGTTCGCCGGTGACGAGGGCAGCGTGCTCGTAAACGCCGCCCCGACGCCCGCAGCAGCTCCTGTAGCGGTTGTCAGCAGCAACGCCTGCTGCAACGAGTGCGCCTGCGCGTCAGCCGCTCCGGCCCGCGTGCGCGGTCGGTACCGCATCGTAACGGAAAGCTGCGACGCCTGCACCGGCAGCAAGTCGCGGAGCGTAACCCGCGGCGTTGTGCGCGGGACGGGCGAGGTGGTCCGCGGGGTCGGCGCGGCGACGGTGAACGTCGTCACGCTGCCTGTGCGCGCCATCCGCGGTTGCCGTAGCGGCAGCTGCAGCGCCGCCGGTAGTTGCTGCAACTGATCGAAATCAGTTGTAACTCATAGAGGGGCGCCGGGTATGCACTCGGCGCCCCTTCTCTTTTTCAGGAGCAGACAATGCCATACTTTCGAATTCGAATTAGTCAAAGCAATTGCACGACTTATCACATCGACGCCTCCAGCGCCCAAGCCGCAAAACAATTTGTCCAAGAAGCGCACGCCGCTAAGGACACAAATATGGTCAGCGGCCTGTACCGTGTTGAAGACATTAGCGACGAAAACACAGAAGTGGTGCGCATGCCTGACGACGGAGAAATTTACCGGGCTGATCGTGTAAACGCTGGATTAAAGGACCTGTAACATGGGAATTGACATCTATCTTGAGTGGGAAGGTATGACCGAAGATGACCGCAAAAACCAGAGCGCCGCTGCGTGGTCATTAGAAGGCGGCCGTGTCGGTTATCTGCGGGAAGCGTATCACGGAGAGCCGTACGCTACCCAAATCCTCGTACGAGAGGCTTTTGAGGCAGACTCATGTAAGGCTGAAATACCGGCGGCCACGCTTAGAGCCCGAATGACGCAGGTCACCGAACCAGTATACGGAAAAACTGGCGGGCACGACACGGCCGTCGCCGTTGGCGAGATGCTACAAGAGCTAGCAAAAATCAGTTCTAACACGCATGTAAGTGGCACGTGTCGCGGTCGGGGGCAGACTTCGCCAATGACCGTGGAGGAAGCGGTTACCGAACGCGCAATCAAACTCTACAACGCAAACAACTCCGAGGTTGCGGAAGTAAAACGTTCTTTTTGGGATTTTGTCAGGCTCGCCGAAAAAATGGAGTTGGCCACCGGCAAGCCGTGCACAATTTACGCCTCCTATTAGAGAAACAGCATGCCAAAAACCACAGCCATTGAAATCATTAAAGAGTTTTGTGCTTTTCTGCAAGATTACGGCGTCACCGAAGTAACAGCAACCTATGACGGTTCGGGCGACTCTGGCGACATGGATTTCTCTTTCAATATGGTCGAGCATCGACCGCAGATTGGCAACGTCGAGCCGCAAACAAATTCTTCGTGGCGGAGTCAGGCGGCAATAAAAAATATCATTACTAACACTGTCGGCGGAACAATCTGTCCCGTTGCGTTTGACAATTTTATTGACGCGGTATGGGAGCTGTTACCCGGCGGCTGGGAAATTGACGACGGGGCATACGGTGAAATCCATATAGACGTCCGCGAAAAAACTATAAACGTAGAACACAGCGAACGTTATACGGAAGTGACAACTACGGAACAAACGTACTGATGACCATCGACGAAGCAATTGCCAATTTGCAGCGCGCTAAAGCACGCGGTGTAAAAACCGTTATTTTGGCCTATTGGACCGCCGACACGTTTGACAGACCAGACGACGAAAACTGGCAAACAGACGCCGAAATTGTCGAAGACAAATTTGATTGGTCGGCTACCCACTCCGACCTGATGTCATGTCGAGATTTGTACGGAGGATAAATGGCCCACCCATATCATCACGCCCTGTCTTCTGTGAAGAAATGGGGCGGCAAACCCGAGGACTACCAAGCCATTCACGACTGGTTTGACGAGTCCAAAGCGCATGTCGCGGACTTTCGCCATCGCGCCCTTCGGCACCACAGCGAAGGCATCTTTATGGCGGAAAAGATATTTGGAACGACGATCACAAACGCGGACGGGCGCGTTGTCCCCGTGCGCTATATCGGCGAGCAGCATGTCAAAGAAGACTTAGGAAAAATCCCTACGCTTGCTGACTGGTTGCTGAATATTCAACCGCAAGGATGGATGCTCGGCCGCGGAAAGAATCTGGAGGCAGAACTTGAAGCTAGTTCCGCAGCTGCCTGAAGAAGAACAACTACACACGCTAGCAATCAAAAAAAGCGACGTCGCTATTGTCGCATCGGCGTTGGCGTTTTTTTACGCCAATCGAGACACGGCAAAAGTCTCGGGAACGGACGCCGAACAAATTAAGGGCCTATTTGAGTTTTTCAAAAATGTCTACAACTCTAAGGGAGCAATTTAATGGGAACCTGTGTATTTAACACCACCGAGCTTAAACGCTGCGTCCAGCACGCACTGAACGCCAGCCAGCACGAAATGCCATTTGCAGAAGACGAGACACCCACGCCGGCGTTGTTGTTTGTGCACGATGACGGCGTCTATTTAATGAGCAATGGCATTCCGCGGGATTTTGCAGACGACACGGAATCTCAGTCGTATGTCGTGCACGCGGCCACCACCAATCCAAACGTAGACGAAGACTGGTGGCATAACGCCGCGGACCTCGTTGGCGGCGACGATTTTGTGGAAATAATACCGGTTACGCAGCAGTGGCTTGAAGACTGCGACACGTTCACAGAATGCTACGTCACGGTCAACGGCACCCGGTTAGAGGCTGGTTTTCACAAACGGCGGTCGCCTGAGCCGGTCGGCGTATGAGCCCTGTATCAGGAATCTCTATCTTTTTTACGCCAGACGAAATAGCGTGGCTGAACTGGGTTGTAACCGATGTGCTAAAAAACAGCGCGATGACACAGCACGCAGCAGTCAAAAAAATTACCGACGCTCAAAACCTTTTTACAGACGTGCAGGAAGTGCTTGAACAAACTGGCAAAGAAATCGAAGAAAAAGACGAAGCCAAAAGAAATTAAAACATGGCGGCAGGCAATGACGTTTGATTTACGTCGCACGTCGCCCATAGCGTTTGAAGCGGAAACACTCGAAAGAGGCGTAAATTTCTTTGTGCTTATGCTGGAAAAGCTTGGAGCGTATACGTGCTTTAGTTGCGAAGGCCACCCAAACAGTTTTTATTTGACATTTGTAGCGCCGATTAATCTGGCCGTGCGTATTCGCAGTTGCGGGTTTTTCACCGTGGAACTAGAAGGCCACAATTACTGGAGCATTCGAATAAACCGCGACGTTACGGAACAAACGCGAGTAAGCATTCTGACGTACGCTGCCGAAGCTTGGGCAAAAGAATTTGGACCTATTACCTACGTAAAGGATGTGTATGTCAACCGTAGCAGAAATCAAAAAAGAAGTTGATGAGCTTGTAGGATTTCCTGTGCGCGTGGCTATTGTGCCCGATGGTTTTTCGCGAAATCATTTTGGCCCGCAGGTCGCCGTCGCAGGGGTTCTAGAGCGCAAAGAAGACAGCCGCGGCCAACCACATTACCGAGCAATGTGCGACAGCGACAATTTTGCGTACTTTCAACTGGACAATGTAGTGCTCGTAAACACGTTAGCTACTGTGCCCACAATTACTCTAAACATACCGGTTGATACAGGCGAGGGTGATTAATGCCTAATTGGTGTTCTAACTACATCATTTTGAAAAACAAGAATGAAGCGCTATTGCAGCGCTTTGTGGACGCGTATAACGCCGGCGAGGTCATGCAGGATTTTCGACCGTGCCCACAAGACCTGCGCGACACCACTGCTGGCTATCCGGCAAACGAAAACGAGCGGGCAGCAAACGAGCAGAAAAAACGCAGCAATTTAACTCAGTACGGTCACGAGACATGGTACGACTGGAACGTGGCGAACTGGGGCAGCAAGTGGGATTTTGGAAAGCGCGAATATGAAGACCCGATAAAACTTGAAAGCACGCGCGACGGCGTCTGCGTCAAAGTAGGGTTTGATACCGCGTGGTCGCCGCCCGTCGAATTTTATACGTATTTGCGCCAAGAATACGGTTTCGATGTCGTAGCTTATTATTTTGAGCCGGGTGTGGGATATTGCGGCACGATCAAAAATGAGCAAGACGACTACATCGATATCGAGGATTTCACGCCTGAATGGCTAAAAACCCACGTGCCGGCCAAACTACTGACCGTGTTCAATATGCTAGAGCAGGCAGAAGAAATGCAAGAAACTGAAAAGGAGTGGGAGGCAATGCAGCAAGCACAAAACGCCGTCGAACTAAAATACAATAACGGCGATGACGACTATAGCGCGTCTGAAGGCGATATTATTATTGAAGGCCATCGCTTGATCTGCACCTGCTCCGCCTGTCCGGAGCAGTACGAAGTGTTTCATGATCAATCTCGGCAACACATTGGTTACCTGCGGTTACGACACGGGAAGTTTCGGGCGGATTACCCCGATTGTGGCGGCGAAACTGTATACGACGCAACGACTAAAGGCGACGGTAATTTTGAGGACGACGAACGAATGGAGCACCTAACCAACGCGGTCAGGGCTTTATCCCGGCGGTATTTAACCGACACCGAGCTTGACGGAAAAACCGAAACATGACATCTCCAATTCAGCGCATCCAAGAAATACAACAGAAAAAAATACAGGCAGAAGAACAACGGCGCCGACGTATCGACGCGCGGCGTAACCGCGAAATCAACGCGTTTGTGGCATCGCCTGTCTATCAACTGCTATCAACTATGTGGCACATGCCACTACAGCAAAAATATCGCGCTGATATTGGACCGATCCTTGCTCACGCAATTCGCAATAATCGCGAGGACGTGCTTGCCGGCAAAACTTCTATCGTAGCTATGGCCCGCCACGGCAGCATGTCGGGCGTCATGTGGCGATGCGAAGAATTAGAGAGCGGCAATATTTGTTATAGCGTAGACGGCGTTTATGGTTTTAAACACAACGCGGTTGGCGCCGAAGGCATCCAACTTTTTGAAGACAGCTTTGTGGAGTATGTCGCCGAAATACTTGATCCCGCCTGCGTAACGGAAACCGCCGGAACGTATGTCGCCCCCACTGAAACGACAAGCACGCGCGACAATACACCAAAACGAGTCATTCAGGCCATCACATGACCCCCGTAACAGTTCAATTTGACAATGGTTTTGACTGGGAGTTACTGCACGAACAAAAGCAGGAATTGCTCAAGCTTATCTTCAGCGAGTTTGGCGAGGTCCAAGACGTTCCGCACCCACTAGATTATATCGTGGCAATTATCGATGAAGTGCAATATCAGGCTGCCGACGCTGGCGAGCCCGTAGTTTTTGATGATGACGAACTCAACGACGAGTTAACCGAAATCGATGCTTTGCTGGAAGGAGTAATCGAAAGTGACAAAGAAAAAGTCTGAATACGACGTGTTACAGCTAATAGCCAATGAGCAGCACGAACTGCAGCAAAAGAAGGGCAGCAACTTAGCCAAAAAGCTTGAGTTACTGTCTCGTAAAAAGGCTGCGTGGATACAGACCGGCATTCCGCAAATGTGGGAAGACGTCAAGCACATTGAAGTAAAAAATTTTGCGCGCCGCGACGTCGCCGGAGAAACACCGCCGTTGGTCGATTTTGTTAACCCCTTGGCAGAGTGCAACATATACGGCAACGGGTTAGCGCTGCACGACAGCAGATTTACGGAGGTTGTCTGGCAAGTTATCGCAGAGAACGACCGCAAAGTGGATTCATCCTTGCAATATGTTACGTACGATAACGGATACGTAAATACGCCAGAAGAAATGCAGCAAAGTTTTATCAAATGGCTGGCGCGACGTATTGACCACCGCGTTGTCGTTGATCTGGGTTACACCCCCAAAGAAATCAAAAAAGCTGAGCGGCGCATTCTCTTAGAAGCAACAAATTAACAAATAACCTATGGTAGATTTCAACAAACCCGACGCGCTTGACAACCCAAGCCCCGAAGTTTTAGCGTGGTGTAGCAATACAATGCGCGTTATTTCTCATGGCGGTGTGTGGGGTATTCCCAGATCAGGCACCGTTTTTCGGGTAGATCATGTAAACAAGCAACTTGTTTTAATCATGCCCGGCAATGACGACGATGATGATTTTGATGCCACCAAAAAAGTATTCAAGCACATTGGCTGGGAGGTCGTAAAAGAACATGGACCTGACAGTGCTGAGTAAACCGCTCCGCCCATTTCGGCGCAGCAGGTTTGACGACGAAACAATTTGGACAAAACTCTGGGATGGCGTGTGCTGGGCGCCCAGCAAAGTTTATTACTTTTGCCGCAAATACGCGCAGCGCCTTAAACGCAGCTGGGCGTACGCAAAGTTTGGTTGGGAAAACTACGACTTTGACGGCGAGTACCTGACGCACCTGATAACGTTCAAACTCAAGCGGATGCAAAAAGCGTTACAGGGCGGTTGTTCGGTTCAGGACGACAAATACATGCAGGCGCTTCAGCTAGCGATTCGGCTAGGCGATAAGCTGGAGAGCCACGCGTATCACTGGTTTCTTGACCGACATGACGCCAAATGGGGCGCGGCGCATTTAAATTTTGTTGATGGCGGCGAGCCGTTCAATGGCAAAAACCTGCGATCGATGGAAATTGAGCGCTCAGGAGTGATAGACGCCGAAACCAAAGCGCAAGAACGCGATGAGTTTCGCGCGGCGTATGAAGCCGACGATGCAATTAGACTGCGCGACGCCCGCCTGTTTTTTAGAATCATCGAAAAGTATTACCCCGGGTGGTGGGACTAATGAAAAACGGGCGTATCAGCTTGGGCAAAAACAAGCATATTGAACTACTGCACCCAATCAATTTTGTGCTAATGCAGCGCCCTGAAATAGACGACCCAGACGTAGAGTGGCCAGAACAAGACGATCTGTACCTATACGGTTTCAGTTTTGATTTCACGACAGAACTGTACTGGTTCACATATGACTGGGGTCGCGGTTTCAATTTTCGAATTTTGGGTTTTGGTTTTAGCGTTACACACTACTCACTGTAAGGGAAAACAATGAACAACAACAAGAACTTTTGGCCAGTTATGCTCAGCGCGCTGCTGGCTGGCGTGGTAATCCAGTCGATGTTTATCAGCTGCGCGCCTAGTTCAAACACCGGGAACAACGCTGGTTTTGACGTAGATACCTCCAGCCTTGAGCATCGCTACGCCACGGAACGATTTAAGCAAGAAGGCTATAGCGCTAAAGATGCCCGAACAGCTGCTGACGCGGTAATGAAGTTCCACAACGCACAGAAAAACCGGTAACCATGGCAGAGAAAAAATACAAAGTTTTTGACCGGCGGTTGTTGAGCCACATCAACGAATCGTCGATTGGTTTTAAGTACAACAGAACACTAGACCCTGCGTTTATCGCGCGGCTCCCAGAAGACAAGATTTTTCCTGTAGTGTTTACGATGCTTCATGAGCACCGCGCAGGAAAAGCTTGTGAGCCCCATGTGCGGGTTATGATTGCTGTCCCCAGTGTTGGAGAAACAGCTGGATTGTCAGACCGACTTTTGCTTGACGTAAATATGGATTTATTTGATATCATTCCAGAAATCGGCGTTCCGGAAAATGATCCTGAAACAACGCCGGTTGCGGAATGATTTTAGGAGAATATGCATTCTCCCTCTTTTTACCTATCGGTGGCTATGTTTACTTTAATCAGCCTGTCATGGCACATTGGGTTGTTCAGTCTTGTCGCAATGTCGTTTTTCATGGTGTACATCAGCAAACGTTACGGTCGATGATAGGTATGTCTTTACTCTGTATTCTGAGTAATCAGATACGTAGTACGGTCAAACTGGACACTGCGATCTTCCGCGTGTCGCTTGACACGATTCCCGAGCCGAATATGATAGGCGATTCTTCGACATGGTCGCAGCATAGCGGACGCGACCAGCGCTGACAACTCGTTTTGCAAGGAAGCATCATGACGCAAAAAGATTCTTCTCACGTCGCCGAAAAAGATGCGGCGCTCTTACGTCACCGCCCACGCCGCAATGAGCGGTGCGCTTGCGGTAGCGGCAAAAAATTTAAACATTGCCACGGCACCACGCCAAACAACATCAATTGGCGTAAGCCCGCCTACATCGACGGCGGCGAGTCTCCGGTGCGTTGGGTTATTGTTAATCGATCCGGCACTAGTTTCTTTTCGACAAAAGACGACAAGCTTATGGTGTTTAAGTCTCGTGCGGACGCCAACGCCATTGCCATGTTGGATTTTTTTGCGGATCAAGAACCCGGCGACATTAACGTTGGGGGCGTAGGGCCGACAAAATGGCAGCATTTGCAAGATACGCTGCCGTACATTGAAGTTGAAAACGCGGATCAGGGTTTTGTGTTTATTCAAGAACGCATCGACTTTGCCCGCGACACGTATCTAAACGCTGCCGGCGCTGACGCCGACATTCCTCCCACCGAAACGGATTCGCAGGAGAACTAATTCGCATGGCATCGCGGCCCACAGCACGCGCTACGGCGCATGGTTGGAACGACTCGTGGTGGGATTACGTCAAGCACGGGCAGCCAATGGACCCCGCAAAAAAAGCGGAGTTAGCGGCTAAAAAGAAAGCGCGTCAGCAGGAAACAGCAAACAAGGGTTTGCGGTTTATTATTTTGAAAAGCTCGCGGTATGTAGACGAAACCGATCTCTCGGTTACTGACGCGTACACCGGACCTACTTGTCGCCGCGCTAAAGTTGAGCCGGGGCAGGTCTATACGTCGTTTGAGACGGCGCAAGCAGACGCTGACAAACTGTCAAAATTCAACTCTGCAGGATTTGAAGTGCACCCTCTTTCATCATGATCTATAGCGACTACACGGATGTTTTACGCGGCAATCGAATCTCGCCTCCGCATGGCGAAAATGCGGCAAAATCGTATTGCCCGCGTGATGTCCCGGGCGCGACACATATTCGCGCTGGTGACGACATTCGGGTTAGCGCGCAATCGTGAGAAACGCGCGGTACGCCGACGATGGCGTAAGTTTCAAGGCTGGTGGTTGCATACGCTAGAGCAGCTTTGCACTCACGGATTATGGTCACCGGTTTCAGACCAGTGTTTTTCTAATCTCACTGCAAACGAAGCCAACCGATTTGATTTCGCGTTTGGCTTGTGCACGCGGTGTCTGCCTTTATGTGTGAAGTGGGTAGAGTCTCGCGCGTCTTTTGTGCGGCGTCTTCGTCGCAAAATAAACGCGCAGATTATTCCCTGCCGTAAGACGCATTTCTGTCCATCTTGTTTTGCGTCTTTGTCGGCCAACCAGTATCGAAAATTTAAAGAGGTCGTAAACGATCTTATTCAGAGTCACGCCGTCGTTAGCGTTACGGCGCACGTCTCTGCTGTGTTTATTCCAGCGACCACACTGTACGATAAAAATCTGCAGCAGGACGAGTATTTACGGGAAAACATTGGAGCTCTTCGGCAGGCTATAACGCACGCAAAAAATTTGCGGCAAAAGCTGCACAAGCGGTTTCAGCGCAACACGCTTGGGTCGTTCTGGCGGATCATCGCTGTTCCAATGCCAGACGGCTGGCGTTTGGAAACTCGATGGGTGGTGCTGCATCGAAGCGATACGCCCCCACCGATTGAAGACACTGACGACAGTCACGTACGGTTTCACAAAACTGTGGCTTTAGAGTACTCAACGTGGGCCGAGCGGTTTTCTAGCGGCGACCTTGATGACACGCTGGCCGACGTGCTGGCTCGATTTGCTAAATATCCAGTATCGCTCATTCGCGGCGATGTAGACCTTATTGCTGCGTGGTTAAACGCTAGCGCAAGAACAAAAGTTTTGCTCGGAACTGGTCTTTTAAAACAAGCCGGCCCAAGCCTTATTGGTCACTACAAAAAACGCGACAAGCGCACACGCCGAGCTCGCGCGTACAGGAGAAGTCGTCTTGCCGGGCAAACGACGCAAACGCGCAACACGTAATGGTGTTGCTCCGGGTATTGCGTTTGACCCTGCGCCTACCACGCAGCGGTTACGCTACTTGTGTGAGTTCTTGTTTGCCGGCGACCCCTATGCCATGGCGCAGGCGCTTGGCGTTTGTTATAGGCACTTCTATACGGTTTACGACGGCCGGTGTAAATTGTCGATTCGCATGGCGGGGCAAGTTATTGCCGCGCTGAACGTTCGGGCCGAGTGGCTGCTAAACGGAACAGGGCCAATGCTAGCGACAGACATTTCTGAAATTCGATTTCATCTTGCGCCGACTATACGTAGTTCGTTTCCGTTAAAATCGGCTGATCGGTTTATCCGGCCGGAAACTGTTTGCGCGGCGCCGTCTGATAATGCTGCGCCAGAAGCTGTGGGTGATTACTCGGAAGCCGCCACCGCGCTTTTTAAGGCGCGTGTGCAGAATGCTCCGGTACTCCTGTTGGTCGGCGGCACCGCGGCACCAGCTGGCCCGGCAATGGCTTCTTTTATCCGTAGTGGTTATGCCGGCGCTGCTGGCTTTACCCTGCAGGCGGCAAAACAAGATGCCTCGCCGGCACTAGCCGCAGGTGAATTAGACTTAAACAACATAGCTAGGTTTGCTGCCGCCGTTGGCCGAGGATACGGGGAGGCTATTGCGTCAAAGATTCATAGTCCCCGTTCTCCGTGGCCCAGAGAGCACAGCGCCTTGGCTGCGGCATACGACAACTCGCTGCCGATAGCTGTACAGGTTGAGCTTGGTGAAATACCCGAGCATTTTGGCCCAGTGCACGCCGGCGCAGAGTTAGGCGCCGCTGTTGGTTCTGCAGCGTATGTGGACCAGCTTGTGTTGGCTGACTATTTGCAAAAAATTGACTGCCATGACGCGGCAGTCATTATTTGCGTTGGAGAAGCACATCGTTGGCTGACTGCCTTATCGCGGCAGTCAACCTTACTTCGGAAAATCATCTTGGCAGACGCTGACACATCGGCGGCGCAGTGTTTTTCGCAAAAAGCGGCGCAGGTGATCTACATTGACAATAGTGCTTGTGTGTTTTTTCGTGAATTGCTTGTGGCGGTTCAGGCGGCTCAAGCCGCCGGTGAAATGACTGGAGAATAGAGTGGCAGATAGTGTTTTTGAACAAGTCGATCAGTTTGTGCTGCACTCTTCCGCGCCGACAGTTCCGAAAGAGGACGTATTGTCGGCGCAAGAGCAGCTCACCTTTGTGACGTCGCTTATTGACTTCTGGAAGCAGGTACCTAAAGCCTGTCGCGCTCAGTTGCAACGCGTGTCTGAAAGTATTTCGCAGCTTGATTTCCCACTAATTGGTGGAGATTTTTACTCGGCATTGTTTTCTAGCGAGCGGATTGCCAGCGCAGAGAAGAAATACGGTTTGTCGCAGGAAGAGGTTTTTGCTGCGTTGCTGTACGCGCTGCAGCTGTTTTTGATGCGGTCTGACCCAAAGACGGCGGTTATCGATGACTTGTGGAAACTGGTTGTAATTGCGCTGGAGAAAGCGGCCAACAGAAACAAGCCGACCAACGAGCCCGAGCTGTACAACGAGCGCATGGTGTCTCGGGTATTTAAACACCGCAAACAAACCATTGCGTCGTTGGGCGCCGTCAACGCCGAGTATGTGTATTTTGAAACCCCGGTAGCCGACGACAAACATGGGCCAGAGCTCCGCGGACTGGCATTTATTTCTCGCACTGATTTGCCAAAAGCAAAGCAGCCTGCTTTCGCCAATAAGCTTTTTGTGTTGCTCGAAACCGGCGAGCACATTATTGTCGAGACAAATGCTTCAAACCTAAGCCGCCACGCCGATCCCGAAGCCTACGAGAAAATTCCGGCGAGCTTGTTGCTGCAGGCGGTAATTGCGGCGCCACTGATGGTTCGCATGGGCGTTATTACTCGGTCTCAGGCTGATACTATCGCAGAAACGTTTGGTGAGTTTATTGCGCCTGTAACAGCAGAGATTATTGCTGACACGGCGTCCATGCTGCCGATTGAACAGGTGTTTGTGCGGGCGCACGCCAACACGGCTTATGCCGGGCACGTTACTGGACCCAACGGAGCCGAGGTGCGGTTTCCCGCACTAAGCATCGACGACACCAATCAGCTCGCTTTTGTGTTGCGCGCGCGGATTACGCCGAGCAGCTATTACTTGGTATCTAGTCTGGTGGCGGGCGGAGACGACTCTCCCGATGTACCCATCATGAAAAATGACTACCCAAGACAGCTGTCTCCATACGGCGTATACTTATTTCCAACGTCGCAGGATTTGTTCGTGTTGTCGGCTTTTCCGCACAACTTTATTCTTGGCCCCGAGGGATAGGCGGCATGTATTTGTTCATGGACACGGAAACCGGCGGGCTAACGCCAGACCGTAGTTTGCTTACGGCGTCGTTTATTCCGGTGGACAAGAATTTCGGCATTATGCCGCTTACGTATTTCGATCCGCTAATGCAGCGGACAGAGCACGCTGAGTGCGGCCTGTATCTGGCTATTAAGCCGGAGACGTACGTCATCGACCAAGAGGCGTTAGCCGTTAACAAAATCAACATCGCCGAGCACGAGCGCGACGCGGTACCGGTCGACATGGCTCGCCGGCTGATCAACAGTTTTGTAGAAGCCGCGCGCAAAGAATCCGGCAAAAAGTATCTGGTCCCCGCCGGTCACAATGTGGCGTTTGACGTGCAGTTTTTGAAAGCGCAAATCTTCACTGAAGAAGAGTGGGACCGGTTGTTCACGTACCCGTTTCTGGACACAGCGTCTGCTGCGCGGTTCCTCAACGCAGCTGGGGCTATTGACGGCGGGTACTCGCTGACCACGATGCGGTCCAAGTTTTTGAGCGCCGATTTTGGAGTTGCGCACAACGCAGAAGTGGATAATCTGACGACTATCGCGTTGGCTCAAAAGCTCACTGAATTCGTTCAACGGCGCGCCAGCGCCTAAATCGCGTCAAACTTCCGCGATCTGGCACCCTAGTCATGAGTGGGTCATAACCGTGAAGCGTACAGCAAAGAAAGGTGATACTCCAATTTGTGTGTGCGAAGCCGTGGTATAAAAGGACGTTACCGCGCGAAGCTGCCCGATGGTGTAACGGTAGCACAAGAGATTTTGGCTCTCTTAGTCTAGGTTCGAATCCTAGTCGGGCATTCGGAGGTTTTAAATGAGTACTAGCGTAAATCTTTGGGATCAGCTAGACGTACCGCACAAAGGTTGGATTTTTTTAGACGTTATAGATACGGAAACAGCAGAAGCAACCTGCGAGATGTGCGGAAACGAGCGTATTCGTTATGTACATATGATGGCGCACGCAGATTACGCCGCACGACTCAGTGTTGGTTGTGTGTGCGCCGAAAAAATGGCAGATGATTATGTTAACCCGCGTCGTCGCGAACGTAAATTGCGCAATGCTGCTGCAAAACGCATTCGCGACAAAAAACGTGAACTTGAAAATAAAGAAACGCGGCGACAACAAATACTTGACGCGGTGTGGCAAGAATCAAAAAACGGCAATCCGTATTTGCGCATAAATCTATACTACAGCGACAGTAGCCACATCTGGACGCGAAAAATTCACGCTGTAGTAGTCAAATCAAAATTTACAGCTTCTTGGGCATTCTCTGTCGATGGCGTGTTTTCATCGTATAAGCACGCCAGCATAAACGCGGCGATGGCGGCGGCAAAACAAGAAATTTTGCGCAAATTTGTTTAGGTTCGAATCCTAGTCGGGCATTGGTTTAATTTTACTTTTGGAGAACAACATGATTAAAAACAATTTGGTGTACCAGTCTTATCGTTCGGCTAAGCAAAAGACAGAGCGGCGTTTAGTTGGATTGCCGCTGCGTAAGCATTTAATCAAAAACATTTGTCGCGTCATGAAGGAGTATGCTCCGCTTGTTGGCGTAACTCAAAAAGAAATTGCTGCCGACATTAAGGCTATTCAGGCGTGGAAACTTGATGCGGTGACAGATTGGTACTTCCTATACGACGCGCTTGGGTCTTCTTCTCGCCTTGATATTGAACTGCTTGATTTTTGTTCTTATGCGCGGTCGCGCTGGTGGTACAACCAACTTTCGCGGTAGAGTATTTTTTGGTTTTTGATCGGCTCCTCAGTGACAGCGACTAAGGCGGCGCTTTGGTGCGCCGGTACCCAACAGCCACGTGCTTGACCTAACCCGACGGGGTGAACTACACAGCATGCCGGTGAGGTACATAGCGGGTGCAATTCCCGCCCGATCAATTCGGAGGCTGACGTTAGAGTTACAAAAATTTGTTTAATAAGGACGCAGTAATGACATTCAACGAACTGGAAGAGAAGGTACTGCAGTGGGCGATAGACCGAAAGATCATCCCCAACAGCAATCCGACAGCGCAACTCATGAAGACGATGTCGGAGTTGGGCGAGTTAGCCGACGCCACGCTCAAGGACAATCGACACGGCATTGTGGACGGCGTTGGCGACGTGCTGGTGACACTGATTCTGTACTGCAAATTACAAGAAATCAGCGTAGCGGCATGTTTAGGCCGTGCCTACGATGAGATTAAAGATAGAAAAGGCACTTTAACACCAGAAGGTATTTTTGTGAAGGAGACAGCATGATCGATCCAAATAAAGTAATAAATGACTGCGAGCAAGCCGATCATATTATGCAGGATCAACGGGCCGAAATTGATCGGCTCAAGGAAGCCATCCGCCGCCTCGCTGACCAAGACGCCACGCTCTCGGTGTGCAACGGCAACGTGATTGTGACGATGGACGCCACTCTCACCGACGAGGAGCGGGAGGCGGTGGAGTGGGCGGAAGAACTCGCTGGAAACTGCGAAGAGTTTGATCGCGTGAACACGCTGCGCAACCTACTAGAGAGAACGAAGTGACTAAAACACAATGTCAAGTTCCGTCGCAAATAAACGTGACGCTCACAGACGAGCAGCGAGAGTCATTGCGGGCGTCCTTGTCAGGCGGTGCAGGAGGCCCGCTGGTTCATCCACCGCAGCCCGCGCTCACCGCCGATGAGTGGGAAGCCGTCTGGCTGGCAATCGGAATGTTCGCGGAAGGGCCGGAGCATATCAAGCGACATGAGGAAATGGCCGACACGCTGCGCAACCTGCTGGAGCGGCTAGGAGGTGCAAAGTGAGCGACACAAACAAGCCTGTGGCATGGGCAGTGACGCCGAACGGCCGCGACGAGGAGATTGACTGCGAGTTCATCTACCCTGACGCCGCGACTGCCGGAGACGTTGCGCTGGGTTGCGATGGCGTGGTGTTGCCGCTCTTTCGTCCGAAGCCACCGCCTGCCACCACGCTCACCGACGAGGAGCGGGAGGCGTTGAATCGCGGAATCGACGCGTTGTACGGCGTGGAGGACGTATCGGATGGTGCGTGCCGCAGAGACGATGCCGCAGCGAGGACGCTCCTCGCGTTACTGGAACGACTGAAGTGAGAACGATGCGATCTGCGGCGCAGTCCCCTCAATCGCGTGGTTCTGGAGACACACACACATGACAATCACTCAAATAATCGGTGCTGCACTGATCGCATCCCCCTTTGCGGGCGTTGCGGTGTTGTGCCACATGCACGGCGGCTGGCCCGCCGTTGCTGTAGTGTTTGGGGCGAGCGGAGCCGTTGTTGCTGTTATCGCACTTGGGTGCCGACTTCTGGTTCCATAACGCTTGCGATCTGCGGCTCGTCCGCAGCATCGCGTGGTTCTCTCAGGGAGTCTGGTGCGATCAATGAGATGGTTCATCTGCAAAAACCACAGCGGCGAGAAGTTTGTGAAACGCTGGTACGCGATCTGGCCGGTGACGGTCAAGGGTGAGACGCGATGGTTGGAGTGGGTCGCCGTGGAATACCGGAGGGTGTTCTACGTCGGCAAGGATCACATTCAGCACGGGGAGCAGGCGGTTCGGTTTGTGAGTTGAGAGAACACGCAGGATCAGGAGCGGCGAACAATGAGCGATGACAACACGCAGGACGGTGCCGAGCCGTCTCCTGCATCCGCTGGTTATCCGCAGCAAGTCGCCTGCGACGCTTGCGGTGGTTCTGGAAAGTTCTGCGTAGGGGAGACATTGGTCAGCCGCGACATGGCGATAGACGCAGAGTGTCCGTCGCTTGAGGGCACGCACTACGAGTACGAGTTCGCGCGGTGCCCGGCTTGCGGCGGCGACGGTTGGGTTCTTGGATAACGACAAGGATAAGCGGCGGCTTCGCCGTCCGCTTCATCCGCTGGTTCTGCGTCAAACGAGGTGAGACATGAGAACGCTTGAAGACGAAGAAGACCCCTTCATTCCGACTCCGTCAGAGGCTCGTCGCTTCGGGCGGCTGGACAAGATGCCGGAACATAAGCGACTGAAGGCGACAGTGCGGATGTTTTTGGATGCGATCAGGTGTGTGCCGATGCGGGCGATTGACTGCGATCAACTTCTGGTAAGTGAACTGTTGAACCGTCTGCACGATGAAACAAAACCAAACCGCAAGAAGAAGCGTCGCGCAAAGTGACGCAGAACGCCAGAGATGAATGGCTGCGAACACAGGAGCATGACACATGACAGACGAAAATGAGCAGTCCATTCCATCGCGTGGTTCTCACGGGGAGCCGTGCGCGTGGGCTGTGGTGCTTGCTGACGGCCAGCGAATCTACGATGTCTATGGCATCGAAGAAGAGGCCAAGGCGATTGACGAGGCAGTTACTGGGAATCACGGCATCGTCCCGCTCTACCGCTCTCCCACGCTCACCGACGAGGAACGCGAGGCGCTTGCTGAAGCGATTGGAGCCTACAACGACAACGACGACGACGAGGAATGTGCTAAGATTGCGGCCACGCTTCACGGCTTACTGAAGCGGCTGGGCGGTTAATGTCAAGTTTTGTTGCAAAAAAACTAGGAGCAACTAATGACCGACAAAGAGAAAAACCGCAGTTACATAACAGCATGTGTTTCGTGCGGCGGGCGTATTCAGGTCACAAACGGCGTCAGTGGCAGGCACGAATGCTCTAAACGGCATGACGCCGCGCAAAAAGCTGCCGACACGCGGGCCTACGATGACGTGCCAACGCGGCGAAAACAATCCCTACTGACGCGGCTTTCAACCGGGTTTAAAATGCTGGCCGAAAAAGAAGACGACGACCCCGAGTGACCTGTCGCAAAAACGGAAAAATAGCGACAAGTTTTGGCAATATGTCGCCGGTAACAACATCAGGAGGATAACGTGACCGACAAAGAAATTGAGCAAAAGTTGAGTTTGTGGGGAGCCGGCCGGCCAAAGACCGCCGAGGGGCAGTTAGCCTTGCAAGCCGCAGACGTTATTTCCAAACTTCGTGCCGATCTGAAATATGAGCGCGCCCGCGCTGATTTGAATGACCACACTGAAGAATTAAGAGAACTGTACGCAAAAAATAAGGCGCAATAATGAGTCCAGAACTTGAACAACAACTGATCAAAAAATACCCTGCGCTATTTCAAGATACAGACAAACCGGCAACGGAAAGTCTGATGTGCTTTGGCTGCGAGTGCCGTGACGGCTGGTACAACATTATTGAGAGCGCGTGCGGAATCATTTCTCACTACATCGAGCAACGGCGAAAAACAAACGACCTTTCGTCATTTCGCTGGATGCAGATTAAAGAAAAATTCGGCACGCTGCGGCTGTATCACTCCGGCGACGCAGACGAATACATTTTGGGTGTAACTGACATGGCGGAAGACCTTTCCGGTTCTGTTTGTGAAGTGTGCGGAAATGTTGGCCAGCTGTGCGGTACTGGGTGGTATCAAACACTCTGCCCTGAGCACGAAAAGCTTCTTCCGTGATGGCGGTTATCGGCAAAAGCTGGTAGAATATGCCCGAGGAATTTTGCCGTGTTTAGTGCCGCACACATGTCAAAAGCCGAGTTGGATTTTATTCGTTTGTACGTGCAGATCACGCACAAACGCTTTGCGGCATTGCAGGCCGTGTTGAGCTTGGCGCATCCAGACAATCTGGCGCTTTTGGACATGGTGCACGCTACAGAATTGGTAGCGCACATGGAGCGGCTACAAAACGATTTTGACGGGCAGATACAGCAACTCCAGTTAAAACACAATATTCCGTCTAAACGTTTGCCGCCTGCCCCGCCAACAAATGAGCAACTGGCCGACATTGTTGTCATGTCATTTTTCAAAGTTGTCGGCGTAATGAACGCGACAAACGGTTTGATGGCAAAGACAAAACAAAACGGGTGGTTTAGCGGTAAACCCAAAGAGTGGAATGATCTTTTCGACAAGCTGGCGACCGACTTACCCGAAAACCAAATGGATTCGGCGCTGTCGCCTTATCTAAAATCTGTCGCCAAGTTTTTTCCAAAATATTATCCCCCCGGGAACTGGTCAAAGTTGTTTCCGCCTCCGCAGCAAGAATTTTACGAAGACGACGAATACGACGAAGAGTGGGACAACGAATAGGAGGGCCTATGCGGCCGTTGTTTGTTTTTTGTGCTGATTTGCATTTGGAAGATGGCGCTTGGACTTCTCGGATAAACATCTACGGCGACGCGTATTACAGTTTTAAGCAGATCGTAGACCACTGCATTGAGCACAAACTGCCGCTCATACTTGGCGGCGACGTGCTGGAAAAGAAAAGCAATGCGGCGCGTCCAATTGCAAAACTGTGCGCCGAGCTGACCCGCATGCAGGACGCCAAACTCCCGGTGTACTACATTCAGGGTAATCACGAATATGATCGCTATGCGCCGTGGCTAAGCGTGCACCCGTGGCCGACGCACATGCATAACCTCACAGTGGTGTTCGACAACGTCAGCGTGCACGGCATCGATTGGTTACCAAAGGGAGAAATTCAAAAAGCGCTCAAAGATGTTCCGGCGACTACAGCCGTACTTGTCACGCATCAGGTGTGGCAAGATTTTATGGGCACCGTTGGGCGAACCGAATGCGATTTGTCGGAGGTGCACTACGCACACACAGTCCTCGCCGGTGACTTTCACGTTACAAAAGTAGCTGAAGGTACAAACGCGCAAGGAAAACCGATTCGCATGTTGTCTCCGGGTTCAACTGCTATGCAAGACATCGGCGAAGAACCCGAGAAGTTTTTCTTCGTTATTTGTGTTGACGAAGCGGGCAAAATTGTTTTCGCCCCGCATCGGCTGCAGACACGCAAATTTTTGAGTTATGTTGTTAAAACAGCGGAAGAGCTGGACGAACTGTGCGCCGGCAAACTGGCAAACGCTGTTGACCGGGTACTACAGGCGGCCCGGCTTTACGTTCCGCCAGAACTAGCAAAACCACTGGTTCGGGTGAAATTCAACAAAAACCTTCCGGACGCTTATCTTCGAATCACGACGGCCGGCGCTGACATAGCGCATTTGTTTTGCGACGCCATTGCGGATCGTGACGATGAGAACAAAGACCGCCCCGCCCGCCCGCGAGATGAAACAAAAAACGACTTACTGCACGCAATCGCCGAGCTGCTTGGCGACGACACAGATGAATATCGCTTCGCGCAAGAAATACTTGCGGCTACAAATCCAAAGCGGCTCGTTGAGTCGCACCTACACGAATATGTGAAAGGGGCAGGCAATGCAGCTATTACGGCTGGAAGTTCAGAACTGGGTGCACCACCGGAAACGGGTTTGTGAGTTTACCCGCGGCCTTGTCGCCATCCTTGGCGAAAATGGTTCCGGCAAAAGCAGCTTGTTCGGCGCGGTCAGCTGGCTGCTTACTGGAGAAAACCCCAACTACGGCACTAAAGCCGAAAACATCTCTCAATACGCCGAAAACGACGAGCCGGCTTTTGCGCGACTTGAGTTTGAGCACAACGGCCATATCGCCGTAGTAACTCGCTGGCTTCGGCCCGAAAAAGAAACAGCCACGATGCTCGTCGACGACGTCGAGGTGGCCAGAGGCGACAAAAGCGTCACCGCGGCTATTGAGCAGTTGCTTGGAATTGACGCCAAGTTTATTTCGCGGTTTATCATTGTTGGTCAGCTAGACATTTTTTCGTTTATTGACCAACGGCAGAGCGAAGTCGACACTTTTTTTCAGCACCTCTTCGGCACAGCAAAAGCTCAAAAATGCGCCGCTGCCGTAGGCGACGTTCTTCTGACAGCAAAGCCACCCGAGATATTGCGCACGTCGGCGGAGCTGCAGTTGGTAAGAGACGCGTTGGCTACAAAAATAAAAGACGCTCAGGACCGCGTCGACGCTATTCCGACAATTGACGCATTTTTGAAAATGCAGCAGGTAGATCAGGCTATTATCGAGCAATGGCGTTTACGTGAAAAACTTGGCGCAGAGCTTTCAGCACTTGAGCAGCGGGAAAAAGAGTACGCAAAAGAGCTGCAAATAGATGACGACCAGTTGACTCAGTACGCTGCTGATCTCGCCGCGCTTACCGAGTCCGCTGACACTCAAGACGCAGACTACACATCGGCGAAGGTTGCTTTAGCGCATTGGGGCAACTACAAGACTATTGCTAGCCAACGCCGACAGATTGAAACACAGCGCGCGGGAATCGCTACTGCTCGAAACGAGAATATACGCCCGGAACCAGTGACGCAGTCGGTGATTGACATGGCTGCGCAAAAGTATGCGCATTTGCATCAAGAGATCACGCGGCTGCGAAATTTTGTTAGCGCTTTTTCAAAGGCCGGCACAGCCGAATGTCCGACGTGTCATACGCCGACCGCGAACTTACAGGCGCAACTCGATGAGTCGAAAAAGTTGTTGCCGATTCTGCAAGCACAGGCCGTAGACGCGCAAGAAGCCTTGACAGAGCTGCGAAAAGCCGCAGACGGTTATGCAAAGTGGGAAAAGACAGATCACGAATTATCGGTACGGGAACAGGCGCTTCAAACATCACTAGCGCAACTTACAGCCGTCTCCCCCCCGACAGATGACGAAACGATTCTGCAGCAAACTGTAATAGATTACGAGGAGTTGCAGGCGGCAAAAATCGGGCTTAATGAGCTGCTTCAAAAGCTTCGTGAGCACCGCGCCCAGCTTGCCGGAGTCGCTACCACAATCGCGGAACGGAAAAGCGAAATAGATCAATCTGTCGCGGTTATTTCTACGACTCAGGCTGACGCACATTTGGCTTCTTTACGGTTGGAAAAACTCAAAGAGCGGTGTGCTTTGCGGCAGTCACTAGAGCGCGAATTTGAAGAACTTCGTTTTTCTGATCGACAATTAGCCGAGCAGCAGGCAAATAGTCAAAAACTGGAGGAGGAGGCAGCCCGGCTTAAAAACTGGACAGAGCAAGCGACGCGCGTTCGGGAGGCTTTCAAGAGTGCCCCGCGGCTTGTGGCTACAAGAAATCTGCAGCGGCTGGAGACAGCCATTAACGAGCTGCTGCAAATTTTTAGCGTGAACTTTTTAGTCCGCGTCGCCACCGACGGTACCCCCACGTTTGTGGCCGAATTTTATGACGGGCGAAAACAAGTTGCGCAGCGGTTGTCCGTCGGGCAGAAAACAGTTTTGGCGCTTGCGTTTCGCGTAGCGTGTAATGCAATGTTTGCAGAAGAAATTGGTTTGCTTGCGCTCGACGAGCCTACCGCTGCTTTGGATTCTGTGCGTATTCAAGCGCTCGCTCCGGTTCTGGAAAAGCTACGAGAACTATCGACGGCAAAAGGGTTACAATGTCTATTGGTGACGCACGCGTCTTCTTTGTCGCATTTGTTTGAGTCGACGATAGAACTCGAAGCACCGGAAACCCGCCATGTCAAAAAATTATGACGAGACTGTAATGCGGTTGCACACAGACCAAAACGGTATTGTGTGGTTTGCACGCGGCCTAGACGCGCCGACGTCTTCCGAAAAAAATACAGACACGTTTATGCTGACGCCGGTTTGTTCTGGCAAAAGCGCGGTATTTCGGTTAATTGGAGCTGCGCAAAACGCTGAACTAATTTGCGGGCTTTTTTTACGGTTGCGTCAAAAAGAAGTCTTATCTGTTGAGTTGGGCGGACCGAATATTTTTGACGACAATTTGCGACAACTTGACGCGCAGCAGGTTGTTATGCGCATGAATGGTGTTCGTTTACCGGCATCCCGTGGCGGCTGGCACTCAGCAACCTACGCCGACTACAACATATACGGCTTGCTGGCGCGTTTAAACCGAAACGGTTTTATGCCGGATACGCCGGCTAAGATTCATTTTGGTTCGCACCCAATTGCAAAAATTCTTCAGTTTATTCCAACACTGTCAGAGTCAGACGCGGCGGTCTTTGCTGCTACCGTCATCGACCCGCGTTGGTTTTCTGATCGGCGCACAACTGATTGCACTAAAAACGTGTTTAACTTTTTGGGGCTTACGCCGGCGTCGCAGCGCCGCGTGAGCGATCCGACTGCAATTTTAACGCGTGTTCGTGACGTACGTTGCGCTAGAGTTTTGGCCGCGTGGAAAAGCAAAGAAATTTCTCCGGACAGCGTAGACCTGAAAAACCCGGCAAATTTTTTGTACCGTATTTGGCACGCTGCCGGCGGTGGGCCAAAGGGGGACTTGCGAGCTTCGCAGGCTTTTGTACAGTATGCGGTGTCGAACTGGCTGTCAGCGCTGGAGCAGCGCGCCGGAGTCAGGGACGGGCTATTTGCGCCTAACCTGTATTTCAAAACACCAGCCGAGCAAAAAGCTTACACGCAATACGCCGCGGCCGTTTCGTGACCTATGCAGGAAGTAGCAATCACTCTGCGGTTTAACCGTGTCTGTCTAGGCGCTGCCAGACGACGACGCAACGGGCAAACTATATTTTGCTTTGACCGTGATCCGGACGGCAGAGTGATGTTTATGCCCGCGGCGTGGCTGTCGTGTATGCGGTACGCTGCCAAGCTCTACAACCGATTCCATACAGACGTAAAAAACATCGATTGGTGTCCGCTTGTAATGGGTACGCCAAAACCAGACTGGCGGCGAACAATCATTTCAAACGCCAACAAAGAAGACACCCGGGCGCATTTTGCCGTGCATGAAGCCTTCAAGCCCGGCGACAAAATCACGTTGAGCGCTGTATTGCCGCAAGAAATTGGCGTGGAAGATTTTACCTACATGTTGACAATTGTCGGCAAATACCGCGGCTTCTCGCCGTTTAACAACAATCAAGAAAAATATGGCACATTCGAAGTCATCTCAGTCGACCCAATCGCCGGACCCGGATCGGAATAGGTTTGCGGGTCTGCGTGTCGTTATCCATAAAACGGGTAACGTGTTGCGGCTGATGGGCGAGAACAATACGCCCCTGCCGCCTGAACTAATTAAAGCTGTTACGCGCGGCCTGCAGTATTCGCACGTCGAGCAGCTTCACGGAAAGTCGCACCGTAACCCAATTACGGGGCAGCGGCTGTTTTTCCAGACACGGGAATACAAACTATACCGCGTCGAGAACGGCCAGATTACTTTGCTTTTCGGCTACACTGCCCGAGCGCTTAAACGCCTCCGGCGGCTCGGTTGCGAAATTGCGTTTTTTGACCTAAGCCCGGCACGTGCGCGACCAAACTGTTATGTCCCGCAATGGGAGGGTCTTGCCGGCCGCATCGAGTTCCGCGCCCGGCAGGACGAGTGTTTAAATACGATTGCCCGCGTACCTTGTGGCATCATCAAAGCAGTTACGGGCTTCGGCAAGACGACACTGATCGGAGCTGCCGCGCTGCTGTTTCCTGAGGCGCGTATTGATGTCGTCACAAAATCTGTCGACGTCGCTGAGCGTATTGTGCGCAGTCTGCGGCGGTTCGTGCCAAAGGTCGGACTCATTGGTGACGGCTCCCGCCGCCGTGAGCGCGTCACAGTAATCACCGCCGGCAGTTTGGCGCACGCCGACGGCGACGCGGATTTTTTGTTTGCAGACGAAGTGCATCAGTTGGCCACAATCAACTTCTCGACAACGATAGCGGATCGGTACCGCAACTCACGCAACTTCGGTTTGAGCGCCACGCCGTATGCTCGGATGGACAACGCGCACGAAGTTTTGGAGCCGTTGTTCGGCCCGATGATTTTTGAGTTGACGTATCAGCAAGCGGTCGAGCTCGGGCTCGTCGTGCCTGTTCGCGTCAAATGGCTGCCTATCAGGCTCAGTCACAATCCTGCAGAACGGTTTCAGAATCGTATAGCGAGAAAACGGTACGGCATCTGGACAAACCATGAGCGGAACCGTATGATCGCCGAAGCCGTTCGCGAGTATCCAGAAGAGTCTCAAATTCTGATACTCGTTGAGACCATTGAGCACGCTGTTTATTTGGGGGCGCAATTACCGGAGTTTACGCTGGTGTATTCCAGCATGGATAACTATGACTGCTCTAAGTACAGAAAAATGGGTTTGCTGCCAAAAGACTACAGGCCCATCTCCGACATTCAAAAGCACAATTTCCGCGACCAGTTTGAACGTGGTGAATTACGGCGCGTAATAGCCACGGATGTGTGGTCTACGGGCGTTGACTTTGAGCAGTTGAATGTACTTGTGCGTGCCGATGATCGTGACAGCGACATTGTGGACGTTCAAGGTCCCGGTCGTGTCAGCCGTATTTACACGGCTCCTGACGGCACATCAAAAGAGGTCGGCGAAGTAATAGACTGCATGGACGTATTCGATCCCACTTTTTACAAGAAAAGCGCTGGTCGTCGTGATAGCTACAAACTACTTGGATGGGAGCAGAATTGGAATGATGCTCAAAGAAACTGGCGCAATATCCCCAACCATGAGCCGTGATGCTGAAATTCTAAAACCAGACTGGCACACCCGGCTTACTGACAAACAACTGATGGCGTACATTCGCTATCAGTTTATTCGTTTAAAAGAGCACGTTATTGATCTTGATTCCCCGGCACACACGCACCGGCGCCCGAACTGGGACGGCGGCGAAAATAGCGCGGGTGTCACCTACAAGGCTTTGTGGCCAAAAGCCATGAACGCCATTAAGGAACGAGAAGCGCATCCCGGCGTTTGGGTGACGGCGCGGTTCTCGCCAATTGCGCTATCGTTTGATTTGTCGAACCGCATGTCAGCCCCGCCGATTAAACCGTCGTCGCTAGCCGACCACAATGCCGCGACAATTTACGCTGAATACTGCAAGCGGTTTACCGGGTCATTTACGTTTAATTTGAACATTGCGTTGAAGGTTGTGGCGTCGCGTTTGCGTGAGCTAGCGGCGCACCCAATGCCGGAAAACGCCCGGGTATTTTATGTTCTTTGTGACGAGGCGCATCTTTCAACGCCGGCATTTTTCCGGCACGGCATGGCCTCCGCCGCCGAGTGCGATAAAGCGGCGCTCAAGTACCTGTGGCGCGCCGCAGTCGACTACGAGGCGCAGCAGCCGCTTTACGACGCCGCCTGCGCCGCGCAATCTGTTTCAGATTTTATTACTCCCGAATTGCAGCAGTATGTGATTAATATCCGCAAACATTGGATGACTTACAATGACTAAGAATCAGTTAGAAGATGGCCCACTAAAGGCCCGTGACATCGACGTCGAGTACCCAATTACCGTTACTGACGTGCGGTTGTTGGTGAAAACGTTGCTGCGGTATCAGCAGATGCTGCAAAGCGCTATCTCTGCCGGATTGAATTTCAATCAGTTTAATGGCCCGGACGAAGCGCCTTACGGTTACGTTATGCACGCCGCCGGCGCGCTTGTTAAGGAACATAACGCCGTAACAGAGGAAATGCTGAAAGCCGAACTTCAGGCTTGGTATTCTGGCGGGGCTATGGCGATAGCGCCGCAGCAGTTTGAAGAGTTGCTTGGCACTGAAGGGAATCCCGGATTTCTGAGCGAGGCTTTTGCCGCACCCGAGACAGACAACAAGCGCGTTACCGCGGAGAAAGATTATGCGCAAAAGCTGCTGTACAAGTTTCTAAAAGCGCGCATGCTGACAGCAGACTTGTCGGAAATGCTTCAGGCGTCGTCGGCTGACACGTCGCCGCAACGGTTTGAAGAGCTGCTCGGTAAGTCGTATCGCAAAGCGCAGTCAATCCGATTCATCGGCACGGAACTTGACGATGAAAATGATTTCATGCCAGAGTTCGGCTCAGAAACGAATTACGCGCCCGTAGTCGCCGAGCCAACCGGTATACCGTGGATTGACCAGTACATCGGCGGATTTTGCGCCGGAGACGTAATCGGTCTTCTTGGCCCTACTGGCGGCGGCAAGAGCAACATGATGATCTCGGCTGCGGTAAGAATGGCGCAATATTATGCGGCAAACAACCTGAACAAGTTGTCTGTCTACGTGTGCTATGAAGACGGCAATTACCGCATGAAACCGTTGTTCTGGTCCGCCGCGACGCGCATTAGCCGCGAGACCTTTGCAAACGCTGATTTCAACTGGGCAAATATGTCTACAAGCGAGATGCCCAACGACGCTGACCGCCGTCTCCCCGAAAATCAAAATGGTGAGTTTATTCTCGGCGAGCGGGAGCGATATATTGCCGCGCAGTCTTGGATGAAGAAGCACTTCAAGTTTTTGGACTTTTCTTACAACGTTGCTACTGGCGGCCGCGGCCTTGGCGGGCTGCAGGAAATCGTATCAGTGGTTGAGCAGATTTGTGAGAAGCGTGGAATGTCGTTGGGTTTTATCGCCATTGATTATGCGGGCATACTTATTGAGCGTTACCTTGCAGCGACGGGGCGTTTAAAATCTACAGGCCCTGACGGCGTATATCTTCCGCTAAAAACGTTTGGTGACGAAGTGCGGTATAGTCTGTCTGCTCCGTACGGGGCTGTAGCTATGGTCGCGCATCAGATTGCTGGCGCCGCCGCAAACGCAAAGCCCTTTTATCGGTATCTTACGCACTGGGACGTACAGCACTGCAAGTCGTTCGCTGAGAATATGCAGGCTTGCATTTGCATAAATTCTGCGGACCCTGACACGCAAGCGCGGCTTATTAATTACTCAAAAATTCGATACGGCGCGCCCGGGATGCAGCACGGCATTATCAAGATCAAGAGCGAGTACTGCAGTATTGACCTTGTGTCTGACTTTTATCAGGTCGATGAGTTTTCGAAGAAGATCGTTCCTAAAAATGAGCTTTCTTCAGCCGCCGGTCGACCAGCACGAACCCGGCCGTCTTCTGGAATGGTTCCCGGAGATAACTTTAGCAACATGTTGTAGTGAGAGGAATGGGCGCAACAGTGGACGCGGGAATAAAACCCCTGAACCCAACACTTTACGCGCTGCTGGAACACAAATTCAGCGGGAGCGTAAAGATCGCAAATCCCGGCGTGGCGGCAGCCATCGAGCGTTATCGTGATCCAGTGCACCCCGGCAGGTACGTAACCCGTAGTTCACACTGGGGCGAGTACTACTGCGTATGCTGCCCGTTTTGCAACGACGTTGGACACAAGCTCTGGATCAATCATCGCTACGGTGCAGACGTCGACCCCGAAACGGGACGACGCTCGGACACGTTTTTGGCCGTGTGCTATAAAAACAATTGTATCCGTACGCGGTATCAGCAGTTTGAAGATTTAGTTTTTGGTCCCGGCAAAAAACTACCAGTGCGTATGGGTATCGCCACCGGCATCAAACCCGAAAACGCTGAATCTATTTCTCCGCCGGGCGAGATTGTTTCCTTGGTTGATCTTCCGGACTATCATCCGGCAAACGAGTATCTACGGTCCCGAAATTTTGATCCCGCTGTTCTCGCCGAAAAATTCGGCGTCGGCGTTTGCGTAAACCCCGTGCCGGCTTACGGCATCATGCGCGGCCGAATCTACATTCCTGTGTATTCCAGCGGGCAGCTTGTTGGTTGGCAGGGACGGATCGTGACACCCCCCGACGGCAAACCGAAGTATTACACGCAAGGCAGCAAAAGCCGCGCGCTTTACAACTATGCGCAAGCGGCTCGTCAGCCGTACGTCGTTGTTGTCGAAGGCGTGCCGAGCGTGTGGCGCATTGGCGACCCTGCCGTCGCCATTTTTGGAAAAACGTTGTCGCAATGGCAGCAAAACACGATCGGCACGGCGTGGACTGGAAAACCTGTTTTTGTCGTGATAGATTTCGGCGAAGACGAGGGGCGTGCGCTTGAGCAGATTGCCATGCAGCTGTACCGGTATCCCATCCAGTTGGTTCCAGTGCAGATGCCAGACGCCCGCGACCCGGCTGATTATTCTTTGCCGGATTTTTACGAGTTGCTCCACGAGGCGGCAGCAGACATAGGCGTAGATTCATCAGTATTAAACACGAGAAACCAATGAGTGTAGTGTCTTTAAATCAGCGTCATACACGCTCTCTTTATGACCCTAAAAGCGCTAAGCTAACAGCAGCGCTTTTTCCGTTTTTGCCGCTCGACGCTCCGGGCATGCCGTCCGCAGGCCCGAACTTTATCGCGCATGCCAATATCTTGGGCGACACGATCGATCCGGCAAAAACGAAAAAACAAATCCCGATCGGCGAGAAGCTGACAAACTTGTACAGAGACGCGCTGTACAACCCGCAGTTCTTTCTGCCTGTCGCTCACAAGAATGAGTTGACGGCGGTGCCGTTTCTTCCGGGACACATTCTCGGTCAAGTCGCGGACGAAAAGTTTAAATCGCTTCACGCGACTGATGACGAGTTTGGCCCTCGCCCCGCTCGCGTCATGATCGTAGGAAAGTCCCCCGGGCAGACAGAGATTCAATACCGCAACTCTTTTGGCGGTTCTGGCATGCGGCCTATGCAGCACGCTATGCAGGAGTGCGGCTTTTTGCCGGACGAGTATTTGTCGTGGTACGTAACCTTCGCCTGCAAATTTATGTCGCCGGACGCAGAGCTGACGGCTCTCCCGGCCGCGTGGCTGAAGGACTGCGCGCTGCTGCTAGAGCAAGAAATACGGCTTGTACAGCCAGACTATATTCTCTGCCTTGGCGCGGAGGCTACAAAGGCCGTGCTGCAGACAACCGGGAGCGTCACGAATCTTCTTGGCCGCGCTATAACGCGTAAGTCAAAAGATGCGGAAGGAAACGACCGCGAGATTCTTGTTGTCCCTGCCGTCAACCCGGGTTTTGTAGCGCGTAAGCCTGACGCTTACGAAGACTTTGTCGGCCAGATTCAGCGGTTTTACGACTTGGTTCACAACAAGCAGTCTGTTGAAGAAACAGTCGACCACGCCGAGATTTACACGGAAGAGACTTTACGTGAAATGGTCGATGAGATGATTGCCGACACGACGCTGAACGCGAACATCATCGCCATCGACTGCGAGTGGCACGGCGAGTTCCCCACGGAAGATGGCGCTTACTTGCGCACCATTCAGGTCTCTAACAAGGACAAGTGGGCGCGCACGATTGTCTTGCGGCATCAAGGCGGTGGAATTGCTTTTCAGCCAAATCTCGACGTAATTCGCGAACAGTTGAATCGGCTACTGAAGAGCACGCCTGATCGGCATGTCCGAGTTGGCGGGCATTTCTTTCGTGCTGACTTGCCGTGGCTTGTCCACTTCGGCGTCGATGTACGCGAGGAGTACGGTCCGGTTGATAACTCAGACGATAGAACTCGCGGGGGTTGGGACACGAGTCTGATGTATCACGCTGTAAACGAGACGGCGCGGTATGGGTTAGACGCGTGCTCCATGCGGTTTACTTCTGCGCCTATTTACTGGGAAGAATTGGACAACTGGAACAAGAAGCGAAAAAAGAATGGCGACGCAGACGGCGGTTACGGTAATTGCCCGGGCCACATTTTGCATCCGTACGCCTCGTACGACGCCGACGTCACGCGACGGATTATGTTGCGTTTTTACGGCACCAACGGCCGAGACGGCTTGTTAGCCAGCGACGCAAACGGCGTTGACTGCTGGTTACCGTACTGGACCGCGCATATCGCGTCGCTGGCGTTTCTGGAAATGGAAATGACCGGTCTCGTAATTGACCGCGACCGCGCTGACGAGCTGACAACCGTGTTTATGAATACGCAAGACCAGCTTTTGGACGAAATTAGGGCGGAACTGAACTGGCCTGAATTCAATCCAAAATCGCAGCCGCAACTATCTGTCGCGTTGTTCGGCGCCGACTTTGGCGCGCGGTATGTCAACCCACCCGAGCCGCCGGCAGACGCTTCGTTATTGAGCCTGACGCCAGTCAAGACAACCGGCAAACGCCCGACCTTGTGGGCGGAACTAGGCATGCGCGGCCTTGACGCAGCTACTGCGGTGCCCAGCACCGATAAAGAAAGTCTGGGTATTCTTGGGCATCAAAACGCCACAGCTGCCAAGATTCGCGATTACAAGTTTGTGAGTCAGGTCCTGCAGTCTGTTTTACGTAAACCAGCAAAAGACGACACCGGAGAATACGAAGCCGATGAAAACGGAAATTTCGTCTATGAGAAGGGGCTGGTGGGCTGCGTTCATTCCGACGGCCGTGTTCGCACACACTTTTTTCAGACGAAAGAAACCGGCCGCGCGTCAAGCTCTCGACCGCCTTTGCAAAACCTCAGCTCCCGCCGCGAGGACGACTATCGACGTATCCTCGGCGCATCTTATCACCACCCAGTCCGGTCAGTCCTGCGGGTGCCAGAAGGGTACGTCGGGCTTGAAACGGACCTCACTGGTGCGGAACTGGCGGTCCTCGCGTGGTTGTCGCAAGATAAAAACATGATCGAACATGTTCGGCGTAATCTTCTCCCAGAGAGTCACACCGACCATTACGACATCCACTCGCGACAGGCGTGCAAGGCGTTTAATCTCCACAACATCGAACCTACAAAAACTGGCCTCGTAAAGGCCGGGAAAAAGGGTTTGCGTGTTGCCGCTAAAAACGTGAATTTCGGTATCCCATATGGCCGCGGGGCAGAAGCTATCGCGCGGCAATGCAAAGAAGAGGGTGTCGAGGTTACGCCAGCCGAGTGTCAGGCGATGATCGACGCGTACTTTGACTCGTATCCCGGCACAGCTGATTTTTTAGCGGAGTGCCGCGCACGGTCTCAAAACCCCGGTTGGCTCGTTGGCCCATACGGCCGCTTGCGGCGCTTTTCATCTGCCGAGTTCAATCGTTCTTCTAACAGCAAGGGTACAAAAGCATACGCCGTTGTTGGAGAACAGGAACGGCAAGCGCAGAACTTCCCGATTCAAGGCGGCGTGGCTGATGCGGTGTCAATGGCATTGGCGAACTTTTACGAGTATCGCACAAACCACTCTGACATTGATTACAAGATCGCGCTCCAGATTCACGACGCGATTGTTTTGTTGGTTCCCATTGAACACTCTGAACGCGTGTATAAGGAGGTTATTCCTAAATGCATGATTGATGATGTGCCGTTTTGGCCTCGCCGATTAGATGGCAGTTCCATCCTTGTTCCCGAGCCGTATCGGTTCGGCTGCTCCCGAGACGTCTTTGTGCACTGGGGCGAGAACATAACCCCCGAGCAAATCAGGGCTTACGGCATGGACTGGCTTTTTGATTGCAAGGACTAGACATCTTCGGCGGCCGAGGTATAATGCGGCTACCGTTGAAAGCAGGTACAACGCCCTGCACTTTTTGATTCCTAACTACTTAACAAAGAAAGAGCATAACAATGCCTCGTTATCCCGGTCAGAATCTTGCTTCCGTTAACCCTGAATACCGAAAAGAACACAAGATTGATGACGGCTCAGGTAAGACAAGCCGCTACACTTTCGGTAAAAACGTAGTCATCGCCGCCGGTGACAAAATTCTTTCTGGCGGTTTCTGCATGCGCCTGCTCCCACTTGTGGATCAGGCCGGCTCTGCGCGGGCAAACAAGCCCGAATTTATCTCGTTCCGCGAAGGTCGCGATCAGGCGGCCATCGGCGACTGGTGCCGGATTATGACGGTCGCGTACTGGGTTGGTAACCCGGGCGTGTGCTTCATTATTCATGACGGCAACCCGGAATTGGACATCAAGCAGAGTCCGTATTTTCTGCTGCGTGACGCCGCCCGCGCTAACACAGAAACTCCGGGCATTGGCCGGCTGTTTGCTGAGTTGACGCAAAATCGCGTGATGAACTCGCATATCGGTTCGCTCTCGCAACCCGAGAAGATGCTGTTCGTTTCCGCGACGGCCGTGTATGTAGACGAGCGCGGGCAGGTAACTCTGGGCGCTTTCAGCGAAGACCCAAAGCGCAATGCGCGGGTCATCGGTCTGAAGTACAGCGCTACTCAGAGTCTGTATTCTGTGCTCAACGCCCGCGACCCGCAGACGGGTGAGTTTTACGTAAACGATATGTTGTCGTTTGGTCCGTCGCAACTTCTGTCGATTGTGCCTGAATCGTTTCAGGCAGGTCCGCAAAAGCAGATCGGCGTCGGCGAACACGGCCCGGATGTGTTTCACTGCCCGGCGTATGCCCGCAACAACGACCCGAACGCCAAGTTTGTGATCGGTCGTCCGGGAAAGCCGAGCTCGTATACGCACTACTGCATCGTGCACGACACGTTCCGCGGTCAGCCGATTTCGCTCGAAGCGTACGAAGATCGCATTACCAGCGAGAATCGTACGATGGACGACATGCTGTACGTGCCGAGCTACGAAGAGCAGGCCGAGCTGCTGTCGCGAGCGTTCCCGCAGGAAGTGCTTGAATTTGCGTGGCAGGATTATCCTGAGTATCGCAAGCATCTCCGCGGACGGACGACGACTGTTGAGACATCGCCGCAGCGCACTCCGACTCCGGCAGCTGATTCTAGCTGGATGGATCGCGCTGCTCCGACCGCAGTTGCCAAGGCTGCTCCGAAGCCAGCGGCTAATTACGATGATGTCCCGTTCGACGGCGAGATTTCCGAAGAGGATACCGCCAGCGTCGTGGACATGTTCTCCGAAGCGCCGCTCCCAGCCGGCGCGTCCGTTCCGCCTCCTCCGCCGCCCCGCGCTACTCCGGCCCGCTCTACGCCGGCTGAAATCATGAGTCGCGTGCGTAAGTCGTCGCGTAAGGACGGCTGAGTTCAACGGTAAAGTCCGCATTTGGCGTGACACATATGAATGTGCACGCCATTTGCGGTGCTTTATTTCTGGAGGTTTTCATGTCTGCAGATCGCTTACAAATTAACAATAGGACACGCACATGGCCCGCAAGAAAAAAGTAGATGCTCGTGACGTCGGTCTGCCTCACAGCTACGACGGCGAGCATCCAGTAATCACAGAAATCCTGAAGGCCACCGCGGAGGATCAGGACCCGCTTATTGGGTTACCGCTCCCGACGTTGGCCGCGCGGTACTTGTTGCAATCAAACATCTTCCCGCTGTCTCGGTTTACGCAACTCCGAGGCGAATTCAGCGCCGGCAAGTCTGCGCTGTTAACCGAGATCATGCGGTGGTTTCATGTTTATGGCGGCGGCGGAATCCTTATCGACACTGAGAACAAGGGTTCCCCGACAATGCTGGCCGGCATGTTCGGCCACAATCAGCAGTACATGGCCCGCACGAAAGTCACGACCGCGGCCAGTGTCGAAGAGTGGCAGAGCAAGTACATGGGTTTCTGCAAAGCTGTGCATGCGCAAATCGATGCCGCTGGAGCGCCAGAACGCGTAATCCCTATCTGCATTGGTGTTGACTCTATTTCTGCCGTCGAGGTCGACCGCCGTGTAGAGAAGGTTGCCGAGGAGGGACATGCTGCCGCCGGTCACCCGTATCTGGCCCGAAACCTCTCTGACTTTATGCGGACCGCTTTAGTGCCGACATTGCGGCACTATCCAATCGCGTTTGTGGCGACAAATCATCTCAAGGAGGAAATTAACTCTATGGGATTCGGCCCGCCAAAGAAGTATGCTCCCGGCGGCGCTAGCCTCGACTATTACCCGACCCTGATTATCGACATGTCGCGCGTCAGTCGAAACAATATTCAAGTCGGCCGCGCAGAAGGGCAGGCGGTCCGATTGATAGCGACCAAGAATAACCTTGGTGCTCCCGGTCGCCGATTAGTTGTAAATCTTATGTGGTACAACGACATCGTAACCGGCAAAGACGCTAACGGAAACGAAACGTATCGCAATCAGCAGTATCACTATTGGGACTGGCACACGGCCACGACGCGGTTACTCATCGAGTTGCAGGATGCCACTAAAAAGCTTCCGCCCGGCATGGACCCGAAACTTCCCGGGCTGATCAAGCAGGTCTGCGATATCGAGTATAAGCACGGCACGAAGAATGCCGATGTGCCGTTGGTGTTCTCTTCGGCTATGGGCATCACGAAGCAGGAAGCGGTGTCTGAAGTCGAGTTTTCAATGGCGCTTGAAGAAAACAAAAAGGTGCTGGGTGTTCTAAATGGTTTACTCGGGGTCAACGAGTACATCATCTGCGACCCGGCACGAAAGTATCGCGAACAGATTATGGAACAGCTGCGTGAAAAGCAGATGACGGACGTTCCTGAACTTATGGCCGCTTCTAGCATGGCCGCAAGCATGTTACCCGAAGACTTTGATCCCCTAGGACAGGTGGAGTAAATGGCTGTTTTACAAGTTGAATGTTTCGGTGGCCCGATCGATGGACAGACGATGCCGATTCCGGATGAAGCTGAGCTCGCGTGCGGTGTGGCGGTAGACAAAGAAACCGGCGAACCGCATTTCTATGTGCTGGCAAAAAAGTGGAGCTTCGAAAAGCTTGGTGAAAATTGCGTGTTTGAGTATTTTGGCAACAATCCCGAGCGGGTCGTTGCGCGGCTGCGGGACATGAACTCGCCGCTCGCCGACCAGATTGAAGCAGATTTGTATGGCCGCAGCGATGACGGCCCGGAGTTTGAAAACGACGATGACTGACGGCGACAATCGCGATAGTTTTTTCAACGAGCTATTCGACGACAATAGTCGACAAGCTGGCGCTAATCGGGAGCAGCGCCAAATATCGTATGAGTCTCGGTTGGTCCGCCGAGTGTTTAGCGAATGCCGCGTGCCGCGTGTGAGCATGGGGCAACTTGTTAATCACTGCAAAGGCGCTACCGGCAACCACGAGCTCACGTTTGAGTGGTTTAATTTTACGTTTCCTGAATTCCCAGCACGCCTTATGGGTCGGCGAATCGGATACTGCGCTCGGCGTAAACAAGCAGACGGAACGTCGGTACCGTTGTCGTTATATCAGTTACAGTTCGCCGATATTTTCCGACCAAAAAACAATCTTGTTCTGCGGTCAGTATCCCGGGCATTAGCTGATTACGAACAGGAACTCACCGACCCCTACGTGTTTATTTTTCCTATAGTGCGCAAAATGTTTTGTGCGCACAATTTGGAGTTGCCCGGCAATCCCGGTATTGACGAACCGCGAATTCAGTGGATAATGCAAGCCCAGTCGGGCGTACGGATGACCATTGAACCGACGACGTCATTGTTTGCCGCCGTTGGGCCGGATTGGTTTCAACCGCCAGAATAGCGGCACCATGGATTCTATCGCGCAGCAGACGCGCAGCGTATTTGCACCCGTTATTGCGCTGAATTTTAACTCAGCGCAATTCGACGAGTGCAAAACATTCTTAGAGTCACGAGTAGCCGACACAGAGCGGCTGCCCGTTGTCGACCCGCGCCAACTTGTTATGACGGCCGACGGCCGGTTGGCTGAAACTGGCTATCGGTTTAACGCTATTGGTTTTGCTGCCGTCGCGAACGCTTTAATGTCTGGGCTCGTCGGCGTGTTTAACGACCTGTCAGGCGAATCGAGAAACAGGTTCAACGCTAGTAGTGAAAGTGGTGAACTCGCCGCGGCTGTCAGCATTTACAACACGGCTTTGCGGTCCCGGTTTGATGTCATGCGTGAGCGCACGTTATTGGCAGACCACCGATCCCGCACGATTGAGGGCTGCCTTGGCATTGAACATAAGCTGCTCGACAACGCCGTGTTTTTTAACACCATTGCCGAAGAGCTAGAGGCCGCACAACCTAACGCCGAGTTCTACCGGGCCGAGGTCATAGGTCGTGAGTTGCGTGTGTATTACATGGATGTACGTTCTCGGCGAACAGACGTCTACCGTGATCCGCGCCACACGTTTGCTGCCGGTTGGTACTTCTCAAATCGCGAAGACGCCGGACTGGCAATGCGGGCGACGAACTGCTTATTCACCAAATTTGGTCCCGCTGTGGACGGTCGCAGCCGGCACACGAATCTTCGGCATGTCGGCGCAGATTTCTTTGGTCGAGCTACTTTGCTGATCCGTAAAGCCGCCGGCAATAGCCTCGACATGGCCACTGTAAGCAAAGCTATTTCGCGTCTGAACTCGGTACCCCTTAATTTTTCAGAAGATCGCGCGGTATTTAATTCTGCGCTGGCTCAATGGATGGGTTATCTTGGGCAGTTCAAAATCGGTCGCGAGTTCGCTAAGCACATCGCCCGTAACGCCGCGGTAATAGGCTCTGACATGTCACCGCGAAATCCCTTGGAGGCTTACAACGATGAAATACTGACAAATCGCAACATGTACGACTTGTTTTGCGCTACGTTACGTTATTCAAAAAATCAGTACCATACTGTTCGTGATCTTTTACAGTCGGCCGCAATGCAGATGCTGCTTCCGACCAAACAATAGGAGTTAATCATGCCCGCAACGAATGCGATTGTTGAAAAGAATCCCGCCCCGGCTGAACTCGTGCCGGTTGTAAATGTGGATACCTGCACAGCTGAGTTGCAGGACGTTGTTATCGAAATTGATCAAATTTTTAGTGACGCTCAGGTCGCTGGCTTAACAGCTTTTTGGCGTATCGGGCAGCTGATTACTCGGGTCAAGAATGAACCCGAGGTGTACCTGACTCCCGAGCAACGCTCGGCTCATGTGGACGGAGCCTCGCTGCTTATTTCTATTTTTGCTCCGGTGTACACGGCCGACCAGCTTCGGAGCGCCGTAAACTTTTTTGAAAAGTACCCGACGGAGAGCGAAATTCACCGATTGCTCGCAATGCGTTGCCCGGAGCGCCCGCGGTGGCGTATGACGCTGTCGCACGTACAGCTTTTGGCGCAGGTCGCCGACGAGGACACGCGGAATACGCTTGAGAGCACTTGCGCCACGGAGGCGTATACTGCGCGCGCCTTGGCGATGGAGCTGCAAGAGATGCGCGGCAAGGGCGCTAACACCGGTCGGCCTCACGCCGCGCCAAAGGGCCTCAAGCAGCAGCTACAGGATTTGCTGCTTCATCAGAAGCGGTTTATCGCGCGATCTGAGCAAATCTGGCTGAACGACGACGTCGAGAATGTCTACGATACGCTAGCGAACACGGCGCCCGAAAAGGTTGACGAGAACATGCGGGCGTATTTCACAGAAATTTGCGGCAATTTTACGATCATGTCCGACATGCTCGGCGACCATATGGCGACCTGCAATCGGCTGGCCGAGTTGCTTCAAGGGACTGAGGGTGACGCGGAGACCGTGACACCTAAAACCGAATCAACGATTGTGCGGTGACTATGACAAACGAAATGATCATTCGAAATGTACCAATTGTTGTTGAGCCCGGCGTAAACGTAATTGAAGCAACTGTAGAAGTTGCTGAGAATGCCGGCACTCGAGAATTTCCTGTACAGCTATTTCGGTTATTTGTCGACCGCAAGGTTCTAAAGCGTTTGCCGTTTGTGCCGTCCACCACGACGCCGCACGTGTTCTCGCCTGTATCCAGCATCCGTGACTCGCCCATACTTATCGTTTATGATCACACGGGCAGGCTCGCGATGTTATACAAACGAGCACGCCGCGACACGTGGGATCGGTATGATTTGTTTGACGAGGTTGTCGGCCGCTGCGTAATTAGTCCGTCGGTACGCTTTCGCTTTACTAACGAGAAAACGCGGGATAAGTTTTTGCGTTTAGCGGAACAGTTAATTGAGCAAAGTCGCGGTAGCGTTGTAAACTATGACGACGTGCAGGAGTTCGTCAAAATCATGGGGCGGATGCGCTCGCCGCCCGTGCTGGTTCCTGTCGCGGTTGTAAATCCTGTAGTGTAGCGCAAGGATGCGATAGCTATATGGCGGAAGGACCCGCAAGTACGTGCATATGTGTTTTCTTTCGGGACACGCCTGAATGCGTATCGGACGTGGCTACAGCAGCCACGGGCCCGATTACCCGACTACTCTCGTTGGGTTGCCGTATTCGGTTTGTTTGCGCTGTCGCGCCCGAAAAAAGATCGGCTATTTTTAGTCGCGTAATGGCTGAACAACCGGCCATTCAATTTATCTTTTTACCGGATACGGCAAGCAAAGCCGACGCGATGTATTTTGCGCTTAACAGCCCCACCCCAGAACAATACTTTGCGTGGTTCGATAATCCTACGACACTGCAGGCAAAAACAGATTCCCGCGGTTGGCTTTTTCGGGCTGTCCGGCAATTGCGTGTTTCTGAGCTTGTAGGCGCTGTGTACCGCGCGCCTGTAGAGTCTCGGCACTGTTCTTGGTTGCAGCGGCAACTGCTTGATTTCGAATTTCATTGCCCTAAGTACGTGAATTGTGTGACGAGCAATTGGTTGCTAGCGCAGCGCTCTGATCTGCTCAACTGGTCGTGGCCTAAACCGGACATGACAGAAACCGACATGGATGTTTTTCTCGGGCTGTGGCTGCACGCTAAAAAAATGCGCGTCAACCATTTCCGGGATGACGTTCAAACAACCGCAAACAATTGCGGCATAGAAAAAGCATTATGTTGAAGACAAGATTCAGCTATGTTCAAACAATTAAACGCCGTAACGAACTATACGCAAATGTCTTCGGGCCGCGTATTGGTACGCTCATTGACGGCGACGCGTTAATCGCGTTGACGCAGGCGGTAATGTTGTATTTGCCGCAGACAACGTCACGAAACGCCGTATACGAATCTTTGCGTGCTTACGCCGGTACGCAGATCAGTCAGAAAAACGCCGCTGAAATAGCGTGGCGTCTTGCCGGGAATGTTTTGCGGCTGATCGACGGGACACCTATTTTACCGTGGGTGCAGCAAACTCAGGACGAGATGCTGCCTGTCATGGTTGAGCGTGTTGTCTCCGGCGACCGAAAAGGTAAACCCGGATATTATTTCACATTGCGCTGCGTAGGCGGCTCGGCGTGTACCCTGCAATTTACGCATTTTATGTCTCGCGTGGCGATTAAAATTCTTGCGCGTGCAGTCGGGTTTTCTACAACTAAATGGGGTAAATATCCGTTTGCCGGCCGCGCCCAGCACTTTGTCGGGCTCCTATTTTTTGCTCACGTGGAAGCCGAGCGTAGCGGCGACCGGCCGTACTTCCACGAAATCAGCGCGTCTACGAGCATGTTGAAACATAACAAAGCCTTGCTGGAGGTCCGTTGCCGTGCCGCACCGTGCCCTGAAAACTATCAACATCACTGTGTTGACTGCCCTGTAGGCACCGACCAGTGTCGTTACAGTACGCATCCGCACACATACGACGTTCGCTTTTGCGCGGCCTGTCAAAAAGAAGCCTTTTTCGATTCGCGAATGCCGGCTATGATGTGCTTGCGTTGCCAACGAGCGGCACGAAGTAATTAAAGGATTAATGCATGTCAGGCATAGGTTTTAAACCTCGCGGCGCCAACGGCCCGATGTACAACCCAGAGCGGGATTATGCGTACATCACCCCGACGCTGATGAGTTACGCAATCGAGAACATGGTTCGCTACGAGCCTGAAGAGCTAAAGCGCTGGAAGGCGGCCAACGAAGTTACTGCGTTTGAGATTGAACGTGTCGCAGAGGCGCTTGCTAGGGCGCAACGTGATTTTGTAAATGCAAATGATCCGGTCGCTACGCTTGAGCAGGCGTTAAGTCGACACGAGTTTTACAATCATCGGCATTGCGTACGGCAACTGTTGTTCGCCAGCATCGGCGAGGTCTTTTGCGCGGCATGGTTCAAAGCCGTTCGCGAGGTATCCATTGTCGGCGAAGAGTCGCCGGCGCAGGCCGACATGGCGCGCTTTGTCGCGACCGTAAGAGATTTCGCTGTCGCGAGCGCCGTACCCACGTACAACCCAGACCATCGCGCCGAGCTCTTGCAGTTCCAAAATGATGTGCTACAAACGCGCATCAACGAGCTGGGGCAGAGCCTGCAAAAAATGCGTGCCGAGCTAGAGGCCGCACGAGCTACACCCGCCCCAGCCGAAATCCCCGAACCAAAAGCCTCTCGCGGCTGGCGGCATTTTTTTTCTTGGTGGAGTGACCATGCCTAAGTACAGGATGTACAAGGACCCGCAAGAGTTCAAAAAGAAGATACCGAAAAAACCTTCTGACGCGCTGCGCCTGTTGGGATTGGATTTGGGTAACAACTGCGGCGTCGCGATTTACGACTATTTGCCGAAAAAACAGATGTTCAAGGAAAACCTTCATCTGTTTCAATGGGACTTATCGCCGCAGGGGCTTGAATCTAGCGTAGCCCGGTACGTCCGCCTGCGCGAATTTTTAAATGTTACGTCTCCTGACGCTATCGCGTACGAAGACGTCAAGTACTCGCCGCCCAAAGAGTTTTTTGTAAACAAGAAGTTCGGTATTCCGGCGATCCTTTCGCGGGTATCTACTGCGGCTGAAGTTCTTGGCGGAATGAAAGTAACCGTGGCGACATGGGCTGAAGAGGCCGGATTGTTGAGCAACGGTTACGCCATCAGCACAATTAAAAAGTACGCTACTGGCAGCGGCAAAGCGAGTAAAGACGACATGATTGCTGCGCTCAACAAACTGCTGGGCGCCTCCTTCGACCAAACCAAGTACAAGTCGACGGGAATCGATAACGTAGTAGACGCGGCTTACGTGTTGTTGCTCATGTCAATGCACGTGCAAGCGTCTGCAGAACACAGCAAACTCTAGCGATGGCCAAAGCAATCCTTCATGAGCTGTTGCCAGTCACAGGCGCCGACGATATTGTGACGCTGTCGTGCGCTGACATGCTCAGCAGGCGAGAACGCCCGGTCTCCCTTTTTACTCCGGGATTGCTGATCACGCACGGGCACCTCGACCGCGACCCCGTGCAAGAGTTTAACGCGTTGTACCCGGCACCGTCGGACGACTTGAAACCCTTCGCTTTTGATCTGCGAAAAGACAGTGAGCGGTTTTTCGAAGGTCTTGGCGCGGCGATGATTCCGGGGAAACCGCGGCCCATAAACTTCGACAAACGTCTTTACGCCATCGACAACGAGCGCGCTGACGAGTGTTTTGAGTTTTTATCGGGCATATCTTTCTCTGATCCGCGGACCGGTTTTTTTGCGCAGACATGTTCGTACGACCTGATTACGCCCGACCCGACATCTAAATTGCAGCAGATGTTGACCGTCCGCGTTTTCGGGGTTGTTGCCAATGATTTTGTGGCGCTCTTGCAGGCGCGACCGTATCTGCCGGCAAAGGCTATCAAGATCGGCCTGACCGGCGATAACAAATCGTTGTTTTTGCAGAGCCACGGAATTACGGGTATTTTTGACGGAATTGATCCTCTGCAGCATAGGGAGTAATCATGGCAGAGAAGAAAGAATCTGAGGCGTGCGGCGTTGTTATCCTGACGCCAGACGGAGAATTCAAAACTGAAGTATTCGCCACCCTCGACGAACTCACCGCCCGGCTCACCGAGCTTATTGACAAGGACGTATCAGTCTCTTGTTTTGCCGGAATACCCTTACCGATATCAAAACCGCCTTTTAGGCATTTGATGACGCCGCACGGCAACAAGCCTCTTTTTGCTGCACCCACCGCCGAACTGGAAGCCGACGAGACAGGCTATTTAGGCGTCGATCCGATCCACGTGTTTCCGCCGTCGTCTATACAGGCGCCGGTGAAAGCACGTCCGGCGGAAGACGAATTTTTCGATGACGAAGTCAGCGATACGATTGATGTTTTTAATCGCATGCTCCCTGACCCGGACAGCTAAATTTGTTCGCATAACACGGCATATTATCTGCGTCTCTGTTGCGCGCTATTCAAAGTAGCGCGTATTTTTTTTATCCACCAGCGAGAAAATTAAGATGAGTAGCACCAATGCGCGTAGTCATGTTTCAGGGAAAAGCTGTAAAACGCCAGCGGAGGATCGGGGACGATAAGATCATGGTCACCTTCTACAATAATCACGCGTCGGTTGTCGTAAGTGCAGCCGCGTGGGAGAATGGAAGGACAGACAAGTACACGGATGGAACGGTTCCGCGAAAGATGGTTGTTAGAAGCCTCTAGGAGTAAATAGGCTGTGATGCGTACTTCTGTAAAAACTCGCGCGCAAGTATCGACACTAATCACCGAGCACCGAAAACTGCTCCGGCGATTCAACCGTGTGTCGCACTATATCTCCGGCATTTGTGCCGGACTGTATCTACCCGGTGTGCATCAGACGTTCGACGTTCCGATGCGCAAGATCACCGGCAAGCGGCCAGTATTTGTGACGCTCGAAGCGTCAGGACCGAGCCTATCGTTTGTCGGCGCCATTAGCCGACTAAAGGCAGGAAAGCTGAATTGGCAGTCGATCTTCAATTACGACTTAGCTATTCCCATGACGCCCCGAGGTGGCGGCCGAGTGGTGAGTGCCAAGAACGTCGTGATAGCTCGGCGTGGTTTAGAGCTGCTTTCTGAGCTGGTGGAATACGGTGAAGCCGCAGCCGCTAACGAGCACGCGCCGTTAGAGCCCGCGACGTTTCCAACCGTGGTTTACGGGTACGGCCGAATCACGGGTGAAGATTATTCCGCGGTGCTGGGTTTTGCAGTTCCTAACCCCGCAGATGGTCTTGAGTCTGTTACGGCGCGCAGGTACAGCGCGGCGGAAAAGGTTTTGTCTCGTCGTGGACTAGAAAAGCTGGAGGACATCGCTGAGGAAATGTGGCCAGTACTGATGGCCGAATTCCGCGCCGAGTACCCCGACTTCCAAATCGCCGGCGAGGTGGTATTGGACGCGCTTAAAACGCGCGCTGATTTTGTGAATATTCCGCTCCCCGCCGATGAGGCGTTGGCGGTCGATCCCGACGCAGTCGTGCAGGCAATGCGCGATAAGCTGTCTGGCCGGTTCCGTTACGAAGCGTCCTACAAGGATTTGCTTCTTGCGGCGGCTAATCCCGGCAAACCGCTGCGGATCAGTCGGCTTTCCGCGCTGCAACTGTTTCCTGTGGAAACAGCGCAGGACTTGCCGGAGTGCTACACGGGTTCGGTGTTGTCGCCGGTGAAGCTGTCGGAAGCCGCCGCCGCGGTTTCCCCCGGAGACCCGACACCGGTAGAGGGTAATTGAATGTCGCGCTATTTTCTAAACCACGACTGTTCGTTGGACTGGTTATTGCGGCAAGATAGTCGACCTGACATTTTGCCGAAATTCCCGGACGACGATAGTTTTGGTTTGGTTGTAGCGTACCTTGCGTCAGGGCGCATGGTGTCTGAAGTTATTCCCACGCCGCAGCAGTTCCCCGAAATCTGCGGCGTCGGTCTTCCGTTGGGCAGGCTGTATTTCCATATTTCCAAAAATCGGTTATACAGTGTGTGCGAGGGATTAACTCCAGAAGCATTTAACAACTAAACGAGCGCTAGGCAGTGCGCGTTTTGAAGGAACCGGGCGGCAGATGAAAGCTAGTAATCTGCCGCCCGGCCTTCCCTTTCTTTTTTTTAGCTATTGAGGGAAACATGGCGCAGCGATACGGCGACCCACGCTCCGAGCGGCTGTCTAACGGACGAAGTTTGGCCGATGTAATGCCGGGCCGCACCAGAGGCATTCAAGGCGTTATTGTTGCCCCCTCAACTAAAGGCGGCGTACCTATTAACTACAACCCGCACGACATATCAAACATGTCAATTACCGTAGACCCCGACGGAGAAGGTAAGACGGTATTAAACATTGGTCGGTGCAGCGCCGACGAGATACACACTGCAAATGACGAGGCTAGAAAAAAGTTTCCGGGGCAAGACATAGAGTCACAGCGTGAACGCGCGTTATACGCTTTTCAGTTGCTGGCAAAACCGGCAGTAAAAACCGCTGTAGCCCCACAACCTGTTTTGTCGCGTGAGGACGTGCTAGCAGACGAGGAAAGTGAAGAAGCAGAATTAATCCGGCAGCTTGCAGACGACGCCGGCATTTCTCTGCCTGCTACTCCCCCCATCGAACAAATTGATCGGAGCTACAGCCCGATGACGGCCTTTGGTTTAAAGAAAAAGGTAGGGCTTTCAGCGCCACCCACGGCTGCGCCCAGTAGCGCTAAAATCGGCCCACCGCAAAAACTGGTGTATTTTGAGAAAGAGGGTATAGGGACTGTCCCCGCTTTTTTTCATGACATTATTACGGCCGTGACATACGCCGACGATACGAGCACAGAAGAAAGCGGCTTCATGGTGTTAATATACGACATTCGTTTTGAGCAGAGCGCCGCGCGGTGGTTTCCTCCAGCTAACGACCCGTATAACCGACCGTGGGCTGTTCAAATTAACGGCGCCAACAAGCTGTATCTTGTGCATACAACTGGTTTCCAGTATGTTTATGACAGCCACGAATACTGTATTCTGTTGGTTGAGAAGGCTGTTACCGTGCAGGAATGAGAAAATGGAAAAAATGGCCGTGATTCGCCCCGGGCTTACACCTCCCGAAAACGGCGTCGAATCTGGTAAAATTGAAGAGAAAACCGCCGCGGTAGAAAACCTCGACAGCGATTTTCGAAAAAAAGCTGCGGAAGCCGCGGCAAAAATTCCTCAAAAATAGCGAGAAATTGCCGTGGTTTTAACGCCATCTGGGCAGGGCGGTTACGGCTCTATGGGCCGTGGCACAATGGCCGACGAACGGTTTCCCGACCCGTTCTGCGACATGGCCAGCCTATCCATGCCGGAAAGCATTCAGACCGCCTTGCGGTGGACTGAATACATCATGAATGCCAACGGTGTATACCGGCAGGCTATTGATCGCGTTGTGTCTTATTTTATTACAGACGTAGAAATTTACGACATCGGCGAGAATACGACTGGCAGAGAAGAAAAAGAAAAGTATCAGGTTTTCCTTGAAGATACGCTGAAGATTCGCAACGTGCTGCATACGATTGCCATGGATTACATGACATATGGCAATTCGTTTACCAGTCTTCTGTTGCCATTTCGCCGCTATTTAATGTGCAAACGTTGCGGCTTTGAGATGCCGTTTGACAAAGTTTACAACTCACCGCAATGCGCGTTTAAATGGCAGAATTTCGAGTTCCACGCGACATGCCCTAAGTGCAAATACTCTGGCGTCTGGCGGCACATCGACCGGCGCTCGGGCGACTCAGAAAATATGCACGTTAAACGCTGGAGCCCACATGAGATCGACATTTTGTGGGACCCGTACACCGATGAGTGCTCGTATGTTTGGAAGATTCCGCAAGACTATCGGACACTGATTAAAGAAGGGCATTTACATCATTTAGAGCGCGCTAGTTGGGAGATAATTCAGGCTATCAAAAATGAGCAGAACCTCATGTTTGATAAGGGCATGATCTATCACTTGAAAGAAGACGCGCTCGCCGGCATGCGCAATCGTGGCTGGGGCATCTCGCGCATTTTGGCTAATTTCCGACAAGCGTGGTACGTGCAGATTCTCCACCGCTACAACGAGGCCATTGCGCTGGACTATGTCGTGCCATTCCGCGTCATTACTCCGGCACCCCGCGGCGGCGATGGGCAGTCATCTGACCCTGTGCATACAATTAACCTTTCAAATTTTGCGTCGCGTGTACAGTCTATGTTACGCGCCAGACGAACAGACCCGGCCCGCTGGAACGTGCTGCCGTTTCCCGTGCAGTATCAAGCCCTCGGCGGCGACGCCACGCAGCTGGCGCCCAAAGACTTAATTGATCAGGGGCTAGATACGCTTTTAAAGTGTATCGGTATGCCCGTCGAACTGTTTAACGGCACGCTGCAGTTGCAGGCAGCACCGGCAGCTTTACGTTTATTTGAGGCGAACTGGAGCCATCTGCCGCTGAACCTCAATACGTTCATGGCCGAATTAGTAACGCAAATTGCGCGCTTTATGTCGTGGGAACCTGTCGGCGCCAAGCTTGTTCGCGTCACACACGCTGATGACCTGAATCGTCAGATGGCGAAACTGCAGCTTATGCAGGCGCAACAGATCAGCAAGGGTACTGGACTTAAGAGCGTTGGGCTTGACTACGAAGAAGAAATCAAACGCATGCTCGACGAAGAAAAGATTTACGCTGAAGAGCAACAGCGCATGCAAAAGGAAATGGAGCAGTCGCAGCAGATGCAGGACCTGAGCCAGCAGGCCCAGATGATGGGCGGAGTTGGCAATGCGGGTGCTGGCGCAACCGGCATGCCGCAAGGCGGCGCTCCGGCGCCTGCTGGCGGTGGTGGCGCACCTCCTCCGGGAACGCTGCCCGGCGCGGCCCCATCGTCTGTCGACCAGTTCATTATGCAGCGACAGAACTCCCCAAATGTTCCGCGCACGCCGGAAGACTTACAGCAGCAAGCCCAGCTCATTGCGAACGACTTGCTGTCTAAGCCTGAGTCCATAAAGGATTCGGAGCTAATTAAGTTGAAGCGCAGCGATCAAACGATGCACGCGCTTGTAACAAGCATTATGGACGATATTCGTCAGCAAGCCCGGTCGCAGGGCGGCGCTATGGTTATGCAACAACAGTTCGGCCAACCTGCGGGTTAAACTGCATGCGCATCGGAATATGTACTCATTACGCACATTGCGATCAGGCGTACCTAGCGATTCGGCTCGCGGATTTTTTGCGTGAGCAGGGCGTCGAGGCGTCTCTGTATGCGCACGACAAACCCGGTAAACTCGGCGCTGCGTACGACAATAAAATAATTCATCGCGGTCGCGCCCGGTTTACGGCGTGGGCGAAAAGTTGTCGTTCGATTATCTGGACGCATGTTCCGTCTATTGAGCAGTTAAATTACGTAAAACGTCAAAACGTACAAACCGTAATTGTGCCCATGTGGCAAGACCTGCGGACGCCGTTTCGCAAGACGATCCGCGCTGCTGACCATGTGGTCGCGATGTCCGCTGAATGTCGGGAACTTTTTCACAGCGTCTACAAGTTTAAAAATACGACGCTTGTGCCTTTTGACACAGGGTTGCCTCCTACACGCAAAACGGTGAATGTGAACCAGCGTCGGATACGGCTGTTGTTGCCGTGGTTTGACCGAAATGCGCGCTGCGCTCACCAGCTATTTTTGACAAATCTGCAACTGCTGCTTACCCGGATGCCGGAGGCAAATTTAACGGTTGCAATTACGTCTAGTCAGTTTTCCCCGGCGATAGCGAAGTTTTTTACGCGGCTTGGCGAAAAACTCGACAAACGTGTAAATGTTATCCGGCGTGTGCGTTACGCCGACCGACCGAAGTTGTTCTTGAATCACGATTTAACGCTATACCCTGCAGAGTGTGACAACTACGGTTTTTGCGGTCTGACGTCTATTGCTTGCGGCACGCCAATATTAACATTTGCCGTACCGCCGCAAATTGATTTTGCATATCCGGACACAAACGCAGTGGTAGTAAAAACAAAAGTGAATTATGATGAGTACGGCGTCGCTCATGCTGACCCTGATTACGAGCGATACTTTTCGGCGCTGCAAACGCTGATTGCCGAACCTTGGCATATTGATGCCATGAACAAACGAATCAACTACAACTTAAACTCTCGACGCAAATCTTTTGAAACGGGGTGGCAAGCTATTTTGCGTCTTGTGTAGCGCATGGAGGCGCCGCATGAAAAAAACTCACGAGCTATCGTTTGATAAAACAATCGAATTTTCGCGGCGGTATTACAAAGATCACACTACTTTGCTCGGAGAGTCGTTATCGGCGCACTGCCAACAAGTAGCGCGTCAAGCTGAAACGATTGCCGGTCGGTTGTACAAAGATGTGCGCCCAGACTATTTTCAAGACTCCAGCAAAGACGGCATTGCGGCGATTATCCACGGCGCCCTACTCCACGACATTTTCAACGTCGGCGCCTGCCCGTTTGAGCACGTAGCTGAGGCCACGACCGTTCAGATTGCGGCCAGCGTCGCCGACATTAGCCGCGACTTTCGTTTAGTAGAGACAAAGCGCGATATGGAGTTCCGCGGCCGGCTAAGTCAAAGCCCTGTCTCGTCGCAAGTAATCGCCGCGGCAGACATTATTTGTACTGCCAACGACGCGCTTAAATTTCTAACCGCTTCCGGCCACTCAGCGATACCAAAGGTTAAGAAGATTCTTACCCAGCTTGACGGTGACTTGCTAGCAATACATGCAGCCAACAAGTACTACTCTCTGCGCCTGTACGTTCACGCCGCTAGAAACCTCTTGACAACTATTAGTCAAGAGATTAAAACCTGCAAGAATCGCGTCAAAATGGCTAGAATTGCAGCGGCGTCAACAGAGTCGCTGCGGGAAAAAATAGCCGCACGCGAAAAAGAAACAGCAGTTCCGGTAGAAACAAAAGGACGAAAAAATGCCGGCAAAAAATCTCGTACGTCAAATTCTTGATCAGTACAAGACGGCTAATCCTAACCACACCGAACCAGAGACAAAGCTGCTCAACGGTTTCGGCGAGTTCGCTGAACAATGGTTGCGTACGATAAAGATTATCGGCGTGGGGTATACGGTTAACGGCATGGTGCTTCGTACGGCCGCGGGGGAAGAGTTGGTCTTGGATGACTCGTCCGCCACGCCCCCGACAAACATTCCGGGATACAACGCGGTCGGTATTACTGGCAACGCCGCCCCGATGTCCGTGACCACACCGATGCGGCCATCGGACTTCTCTATTACCGGGGGGGCTGGCTAGGCGTGTTTATTTGTTTTGAGGGCATTGACGGCGCTGGTAAAACAACTCAAGCGCGCATGCTGCATCAACGTCTGTGTGCCGAAGGACTATCGCCTGAACTAGTCCACGATCCCGGCACGACAAAAATCGGTACGGCTATTCGGCAGATTCTTCTGCACAACGACGCCCCGATCTCTGCGCACGCGCAAATGCTTCTTTTCTCGGCCGCGCGGGCTGAACTAGCAGTGCACATTCGCGCGGTGCTTGATGCCGGCGGCCACGCCATTTGTGACAGATGGTTGCTTTCCACGTTGGTTTATCAGGGCGAAATAAACGGCATCAGCGAAAAACTAATTACGACAATTTTTCAGGAAACCTCGCGCGTTGAGCCTGACCTCTGCTTTCTTCTAGACCTCGACCCTGAAGATGCGGGGGCTCGGATGACAAAAAGGTCCGGCAGCCAAAAAATGGACCGATACGAGCGGCGTTGCGTCAGTGACCGAATCCGTATGCGCGATGCTTATCTCCGCTACGCCGACGAGCCGCCCCACAACAAAAACATGTATGTTGTCTCTGCCGCTGAAAGCCCAGAGGAAACACACGAGTTGGTGTACGATGCCGTCATGACTGTCTTTTCTAGAATGGAGTCTAAAAATGACAATGGCCGTAAGCGTTTGCTTGAAAAATCGTGAACGTTCCGCTGCCTTATTGCAAGCCCGGCAACAAGCGCAGCAGCTAGAAAAAAAGCTGTTGCTGTCGCCACAAAACAGAACAGCTGTTGTGGCTATGCGTACGGTATGTTATTTGTTGATTCAGTTAGTGCAAAAATACGTTACACGGTCCCCGAAGGCTTATCAGGACTACGAGCAGCTTATGCACTGCACTCGCATATTGCGCGAGCTTGGATTTAAACCACCAAGCGCTACAGAAACCACCGCTGACGAAACTACGTATAACGCGGACGCTGTAATTAATTCGCAGGACTACCGGTATCTGCGTAACCGCGCGATTGCGTGTTTAGCCACTATTGCTGATCTCACTGAAAAACCTACGGCTGTCGGAACACCCGAGTTTCAAAGCGGTATGCGTGAGGGTTACCGGCGCGCTAGCGATATTGCGGCGGCTTTTTTAACTGACTTTGGCGCAGGAGTTTCTGACGATGAATAGCACTTTGATCGAACTACGGGATTTGAATCCCGAGGCTCTTTTGTTAGATAATATGGACGAGGCGCTTGTTGGCGTCGGTCAGGTTGGCCTTGCTGACCCGGTCGCTGTCTATAGCCAAGCTTTGATTTTTGCAAAATTGTCGCGCGATGGTTTTTCCCCAGAGGAAGCCGCCGCGTATTTTCAAGAAAAAATGACTGAGATGGCCAACGCAACCTATGCTCCGGTAATTTTACGGGACGTCATCGAGGAATAATTTTCGTGGCCACCATAGTTCTTAATTCTGCAGACACGATTCAATTTGTTAACATTAGTGTCCGTGATAAACAGTCTGCCCCAACAATGCTCATGCAGGCCGGTGATTGGCAAAACGAGTCTGGCGTAGAAACCGGTATAACGGTTGACGTCACCGGCGCCGAAGTGCCAATCTTAACTGCCGACAATGCCCGAAAGCTGGCCAAATGGTTACAACGCGCCGCCGACAGCTTAGACGGCGTAAAATCGCCCGCTAAAAAACGCCACAAATTTACGTACGAAGAAGACGACGATAACGACGATTTTTCGCGGCGGTATTGACGTGTGCGTGTGTTGGGTCGGGCTGCGCGATAGATTAAACTATATGCTGCGCGCACCAACCACAAAATTATCGCCATGTCAAACAAAAAAATATCCGAATTAACGCCAAAAGCGATTCCGGGCTCGGCGGACCTCTTGCCAATTGTCGACGTTGGCGTAGAGCCATACGCGTCAAAAAAGACTACTGTTAGCGGACTTGCTGACGCGTTATCTTCGCTAATTGATTTCTCTGGCATTGTTGGTTACACGGGACCAACGGGTGTCACAGGAGCAGCCGGCGCGACGGGTGCTCAGGGCCTTCAAGGAATTGCCGGGTTGAATGGGCCCGGAGGCCCGACTGGGCCGATTGGCCCGACTGGGCCTACTGGCGCTACCGGCGTTCAAGGCGCTACCGGCGTTTACGGTTCCACCGGCGCAACTGGGCCACAAGGCTCGTCTGGCGCGAGCGGTCTGTCAGGTCCCACCGGACCGATTGGCGCAACCGGACCTGCAGGTGTTACAGGTCCTTCTGGCTTGACTGGGCCTACCGGCCCTACTGGCGTCACTGGTGCAACTGGTCCTTCTGGCTTGACTGGGCCTACAGGTCCTACTGGCGTCACTGGTGCAACTGGTGTTACTGGCGTGACTGGGCCTACAGGTCCTACTGGTTTGACAGGGCCTACAGGCCCTACTGGTGCAACTGGTGTTATTGGCGTGACTGGGCCTACAGGTCCTACTGGTTTGACAGGCCCTACTGGTGCAACTGGTGTTACTGGTGCAACTGGTCCTTCTGGTTTGACAGGACTTACGGGCCCTGCTGGGCCTACTGGCGCTACGGGGCCTGTCGGGCCCGCCGGCAACGACGGCAACTCTATTACTATTCTTGGCGTAATAAGTTCTTGGCCGCCGGCAACTGCCGGCTCAGCCGCCGTGGGCGATTTATGGCTTGCAGTTACTCCCGTCCCAGCCGGCGCTCCAGCTGGAACTGTGGCCGGTGACGGAATTATGTGGTCAGGTTCAGCGTGGATAAACATTGGCCAGATACGGGGCCCAGCTGGCCCCAGCGGGCCTCAAGGCGCAACCGGCGTTGGAGCTACAGGTCCACAAGGCCCGACAGGTCCAGCCAGTCCTGCCGGCAATTCTTGGACACGGTTAACCACTTCAAACTTTGTAAGTAATTCATTTACGGCAACCTCTGGTGGGCAATACTACTTTGCGCCTGACGATACCACGTCGCTAATCTCTAGAACGATAGCTGACCCGCCGAGCCCAGCTCAGGGCGCCTATTATTTAGTTTGGAATCAAGGCGACCCGATCATCACGCTTGTAGGCGGTACCGCGGTTCGATCAGGTCAAATTGTCGCGCGTATTTTTGATCCTTCGATGAGCGGTTGGTTTAACAGAGTGCTAGTCGACACAAATAGCGTCGGCAGCGACTACGAGTTTTCTGTTAGCTTTAACGGCTCAGCGCCAAATGCTGTTACCAGTTTGCCCGCTGGTTGGTCAGCCAGCATATCGTCGAATGACGTCACAATTACACACACTGTCGGCAAGCAGGTAAAAGACGTTACTTATTGGGGATATACGGCGTCTTCGGCGTTGTGGCACGCTCGCTACCCGACAGCTAGCAATGAATTAACTACAACAAACGCAGGAAAAACAACCGCTTTTACGATTCGTATTTCTAACACGGTTGTGTCGTGCGACAGCGGCGGCACTGCTCGAATAGTTTGTTTCTTTTAATGGGGTGTTGTTGAGCCATGACTCTCGCACCTCCAAAAATTCTTCAGATACGTATATTAAGCGTAACCGAGTTGCCGGATCGGCTATCCGGAAACTATTGGTCTAGCAGCGCTTATCGGTGGACAGCCACGTTAGCGGTTAATCCGCAAACTCACGGCGACCCGGCGTCTTCAACAGGCTTTTACTACACAGCCCGCGACATCAAAATCGGCGACTATGTCGTAACCAGCGGCCGTGGTTTAATTCTTAAAGTAATTGCTGTAAATGCCGGTTCGGTTACAGACACGTCTATCCAGTGCACGCTTGAAGACGAAAATCAATACAACGCGTTTCTAAGCGAAAACTCAGACGGTGACGGTTTAATTCCGTCAAACAATACAGAAGGCGTACTGTTTGAAACAAAAAACGGCTGGCCTATTTTGCATCCTTTACCGGACGCGTTGGCTGGTACGTTGCCGCCCTATTTTTCAGCTGACATTATTTCTCGGTTTATGTACACCCGGCCCGCCGACTCTGGCGGCAGTGGGTCTGCAGGCCCTACAGGTGCTGCTGGTCCTACTGGTGTTGCAGGCCCAACCGGCGTTGCTGGAGCTACTGGTCCAACTGGCGCTGCTGGGCTAAACGGAGCTACTGGTCCAACCGGTGTTGCTGGAGCTACTGGTGTTGCTGGTCCAACTGGCGTTGCTGGGTTAGATGGCGCTACTGGTCCAACTGGGGCTGCGGGCGCTACTGGCGTCGCAGGCCCGACTGGCGTTGCTGGAGCTACCGGTGTTGCTGGGTTAGATGGCGCTACTGGTCCAACTGGGGCTGCTGGCCCAACTGGCGCTGCGGGCGCTACTGGCGCCGCAGGCCCGACTGGCGTTGCTGGAGCTACCGGTGTTGCTGGGTTAGACGGAGCGACGGGCCCAACCGGCGCTGCTGGGCTAAACGGAGCTACTGGTCCAACCGGTGTTGCTGGGCTAGATGGCGCTACTGGTCCAACTGGGGCTGCTGGTCCAACTGGCGTCGCGGGTGTTGTTGGGGCTACGGGCGTTATTGGCCCAATTGGCCCCGCTGGCGTCACCGGTCCAACTGGTCCTGTTGGAGCTACTGGTCCAACTGGGGCTGCTGGGTCGCAAGGTATAGACGGAGCGACGGGCCCAACCGGCGCTGCTGGGCTAAACGGAGCTACTGGTCCAACCGGTGTTGCTGGAGCTACTGGTGTTGCTGGTGTTGCTGGATTAGACGGAGCTACTGGTCCAACCGGTGTTGCTGGTCCAACTGGTGTTACAGGCCCTACAGGTCCTGCTGGTCAGCAAGGTGTTGCTGGTCCTACTGGTGTTACAGGTCCTACAGGTCCTGCTGGTGTTGCTGGGCCGCAAGGTATAGACGGAGCTACTGGACCTACAGGCCCCGCCGGGGTTGCTGGTCAGCAAGGTGTTGCTGGTCCAACTGGTGTCGCCGGGCCGCAAGGTATAGACGGAGCTACTGGACCTACAGGTCCTGCTGGTCAGCAAGGTGTTGCTGGTCCAACTGGTGTCGCCGGGCCACAAGGTATAGACGGAGCTACTGGACCTACAGGTCCTGCTGGTCAGCAAGGTGTTGCTGGTCCAACCGGTGTTGCTGGCGCTACAGGTGTTACAGGTCCTACAGGGCCTGCTGGTGTTGCCGGTGTTGCTGGTCCAACCGGTGTTGCTGGCGCTACGGGTGTTACAGGTCCTACAGGGCCTGCTGGTCAGCAAGGTGTTGCTGGTCCAACTGGTGTTGCTGGGCCGCAAGGTATAAATGGCGCTACCGGGCCTACAGGGCCTGCTGGTCAGCAAGGTGTTGCTGGACCAACTGGTGTTGCTGGCGCTACAGGTGTTACAGGTCCGCAAGGCTCGTCTTTAAATATTCGCGGGCAGCTTGTAGAGTGGCCGCCGTCGTGGCTGCCCGAGTTTGGCGATATGTGGGTGGCCGTCGATCCCGTGCCGCTTGACACGCCAGTTTATTTGAGCGTGCAACCCGGCGACGGCATCGCGTGGGTCGAGTCGGGCGATGGCGGAGATTGGTTAAATGTCGGGCCTTTCAGAGGACCTATTGGTCCGCAAGGTTTATTGGGCCCTAGCGGCCCAACGGGCGCACAGGGTATTCAAGGCATTCGCGGCGCGACCGGCGTACAGGGTCCGTCTGGCCTCGTCGGCGCAACAGGCCCGCAAGGACCGGCGGCAAGCAATATTGTGCTCAGCGTTAACTCTCAGACAGGGGTGGTTGTGTTGCAGTCTGACGACATCACGCTCGACACAGAATTTACGGTTTTAGCAGTCGACCAAGGCGACCTTGCAAATAATACAGTCATAGCAGCCGGTACGTCGTTGACGACGATTATCCGGCGCATGCTTCAAAAGCGCGTTCCGGCGACGTACTTAACGCCGACGCTCGTTATTGGTAGTACGACCGCCACGGCCACAATTGAATACGGCTCTACTATAAATACGACGTTGTCATTGACGTGGACAAAAAGGGACGGCGGCGACCCAACACAGTTTAGATACCGGCAAAACAATCAAACTATAAACACAATTTCAGGGGCCACGGCCGCCGATTTTACGGTCCCGACATTTAATTTAACCAGCACAGCGACATTCAACGCTGTTGCGGACTACGCCGCGGGACCAGCAAAACCAGACAACTTTGGCGACGCTACGTTGCCGTCTTTGCCGGCAAGTACTGCTTCGTCTGGCAACGTGGTCCTAACGCCGGCGCATAAACGGTATTATGGTTGCACAGGCGCAGACACGCTAGACAACGATCTTGTGCTAGGGCTGCCGAATAGCGACTTACCAGCAAACAACGCCGTTTCGCCGCCGATCGGTTCCGGATCGGACTTTACAAATTCGCGTAGCATTGCTAGAAAATTTAATCCAGATGGGCAGTACATTTACTTTGCGTGGCCTAACTCGTTAGAGGGCAGCACCGCCCCGGTCTTCACCGTAGGCGGATTATCGACTAGCGGCTGGGTAAAAACGACGGTACAGTTACGAAACGAACAAATAACAGCGAAATTATCAATTGCTGCGACTACCTACGCCGTGTACCGTAGTCCAAACAAAATTAACGGCACCGATGTTAATGTTCAGGTGACGTGATGAGTAATCTACCCGGAACAAACATAATCGCGGCTATTGTTCCGTTTACAGAGCTCGACCAGTACGCTACCCATGACGCCAAATACGGTAAAGGCGGGTATCGGTCTGTAACGAATGTTACCGCCCGCAACAATATTCCGCCTGACAGGCGCAGTATCGGCATGACAGTTCGGACAACTGATGATAATATAGTGTGGATTTTAACGTCAGATGACGGCACTTTGAATTGTGTAAACTGCGTGTGGGTTAAAGAAGTCGATACGCTATCCATGGATGGCGGTGAGTTTTAATCGTTTTTTTCGGTCGCTAGTTTTTTCTGGGTATACTGTACTCGGCGGTATCCCTTACTTGGAGTAGTCTCATGCCTAATGTTATTCGGATTAAGCGTCGTCTTGTTGGTGCTGCGCTCGGCACAGCGGTTCCCACGCAGTTACGCAATGCCGAACTAGCGTTCAACGAGATCAACAATACGCTGTACATCGGGCGCCAAGGCGACACGACCGGAGCGACGGAAAACGCCGCCGCCGTGGCGCTTGCCGGCGATGGCGTGGTGTGGACTGGTACCGCAACGTTTGGCAACGTTAAGACTACTGGATATTTCGCGGCCGGTGACGAAGCCTACGCATACACAAATACTTTTCCGCCGTCGGTTGATAGCGCGCAAGGCGGCAAGTTGCTGGCTAGCACTGAATATGTCGACAGCGCGCTGGCGCGGGGCACTGGAAGCGGTATGTCGCTTTTCCCTGTTGCCGCTGACGTCGCAACAACTGTGCCGATTGTTGCCGGCAGTTACTACGACAATCTTCAAGGGCTGGGCAGTGTAAGAGTCGCTATCCCGCAACCGTCGTCGGCTTCAGCGGGTCTGGCGCTATACGAGTTGAAGGGTACGCCGACAGTGCAAGGCGTTAACCTTGTCGCCAACGACCGCGTTTTAATCATGGGTCACTTGGACCCGACGAACATCGGCATTTGGACGATTCCGGCTGGCGCCGGTTCTTCCACGCCGTGGGTCCGCGAAACTGCTTTGAACGTCGCGCAGTCGTACACGTACGGCGCGCGTGTTTTTGTAACCGCTGGCGACTATGCAAATAAAACGTTTGCCGTAGCGAGTGACCCGCTAAATCCGACAAAGGATGTCGGCGGACCTAACTTCAATACGCTTAGTTTTATTCAGCATAGTTCTGGTGCGACAACAGTACCGGCTGGTGCCAGCATAAAGTTCAAGCGCGTTGTCCGCGCCAAGAGCGACTATTACCAGATCATCAACGGTAAAGTCGTTGTTGACGGTATTGTGCTGAATCAAAACGACCGATTTATTTGGACGCCTAAAAACGAGAATCCCGGCGGGCATAACATAATCGGCAGCACCTACACCCCCGGCTCGGTGCCCGGCGACGGCACCGGCGACGAATCCGGCGGTTACGACAGTTCGCGCGCTGGTATCTATCGCGTCAATTACGACAAAACACTGACTACGAACATTACGACGGGGTTACCGGATTTTTACAGCGTTGTATCGCGCGCTGGTGATTTCAATGAAGACGCAGAAGCCGTCGCCGCGCACAACACTAAAGTGCTCGTTCGCGAAGGGCAGAACAACGCAAACAAAATATTCACTATTACCACGAACGCGTCGAGTTTTATTCTTGCCGACGAGTTTCCCGGTGAAGTTGCGCTGTTTACATACGACTCAAATTGGAGCGGCGCGGGCGGGGCATTGTCTGGCACACCGATGATCGACGGCGTGCAAACTGTTTTCGAAGACCTTACCGCCAATCCGCCGCGTCTTGGCAGCGTTGTGCTGGTTAAAAACGAAGTCGATAAAACAACAAACGGCCTGTACTACATCAAAACAAATAGCACGTGGATTCGTCACCCGGCCGCTAACGAAACAGGTGAACTAACTTACGGAAGTTATATCCGCGTGAAATACGGCGCGATTAACAAGAACAGCGGCTTTGTGCAGGTTTCGAATTTTGATCCGCTTATTATCGGCACGAACCCCATTGTTTTTGAGTCGCCGCAGGCATTGCTGGACTTCCGCGCTGGTGTTGGCTTAGGGCGCGACGGGCGATCTTTTTACGTCAAAACAGCAGACGCTTCACGCATCAACGTCACAGAAGTCGGCGTCGACCTCGGGCTTGTTCCCAATGTCGAAACGACTCCCGCGACGCTTACTACGGCGTACATCAAAGTCCACGCTGACAAATATGGCCGCGTCACTGCAGATAGCCGCGAAACTATCACGGCCAGCGAATTGCGTGACTCCATTTATTCGGGAGTTACGCCAGACACTACTGGTACGAGTTATCTCGTGTTCTCCGAGAGCCCTGCCCTCACCGGCGTGCCGACAGCGCCAACTGCTACTGCTGGTGACAATTCAACGCAGATTGCCACTACAGCATATGTGCTGGCTAACGGTGGCAGCAGTATTTTAGGGACTAACAACGCGTTTACCGGCGCAAACACGTTTACCAACGCTACTGGGCAGACGTTCCGTACAGCCGAAACCGCTGACGCCATTATTGTTAAAGGTGGTGGCAATACAAACAGCCGGTCTATCACGCTGATTACAGATACGCTGAGCGCGAGCAGGACTGTCACGTTCCCCGACCATACGGGTGACTACACGTTAGTCGGCGCTGGGACTACGCAAACGCTGACGAACAAGACGCTCACAGCGCCGAAGATGACCGGCACCTACATTGCTGACACAAATAACAATGAGTTGATCAAGTTTCCAGCGGTCGTGGCCGGCGCTACGAACGAGATTACTGTAACCAATGCGAGTAACGGTTTGGCCCCTGAAATCTCGGCTACTGGCTCGGCCGACGCTAACATCGACCTCAAGTTAACTGCAAAGGGCACTGGCGCCGTTAATTCGACGAGCAACTTTACGGTGTCATCCGGTAAATCGCTTAATCTATCCAACACTATTGTAACCGCAGGCACGAATGCGCAGGGGCAAGGAGCACTCACTAACGATATTAACATTGTTACGTCCGCGGCCACTGCACCGTCCGGCGTAACGCTCCCAACAGGTACGGCTGGTCGTGTTGTGGTTATTGTTAATCGCAGCAGTCAAGCAAATACGGTAAACGTATACCCGGCTTCTGGCGGTACAATTAACGCCCTCTCCGCAAATGCTTTTTTTGCTGTTGCGGCAAATTCTACTGCTATTTTTCGCGCCTCCAGCGCCACCCAGTGGTATTCCGAAATAGTCGATCTTGTTAACGGCACGACCGGCACATTGGCTGTCGGCAGCGGCGGTACTGGCGCGACAACGTTTACTAACGGTGCAATTTTAAAGGGAGCCGGTACGAACGCGATAACGACGGCTACTTCCGGAACTGATTACGCGCCTGCAACACCGAACGGTACGGCTATTCTCAAGGCTAACAACTCTGGCGGATTTTCCAGCGCCGCCGCCGGAACTGATTACGCTCCCGCAACACCGTCCGGTACGGCTATTCTCAAGGCTAACAACTCTGGCGGATTTTCCAACGCCACCGCCGGAACTGACTACGTTGTTGGCGGCACGGCCACTTCCGGCAAGATTGTCACCCAAGCGGCGACGGCTACTAGCGGCACCTCGTCATTGTTAATTACCGCGTCTACGGGCACGCCTACGGCCGGACTTGTCTCCGGCGACCTCTGGAACACCTCTGGCGTTCTTAAGTTCTACAACGGCAGTGCCACTAAGGACATTGCGTTTACTGATAGCGCGATGTCGGGTAACACAAGCGGCACGGCTGCTGGTTTGTCGGCCACGCTTGTTGCCACGTCTGGTGGCACGGGGCAGTCAGCGTACAGCACGGGTGACTTTCTTTACGCTGGCAGCACGAACCCATCGTCTCTAACCAAACTCGCGAAAGCAAGTAGCGGCACAGTCGGCGCGTTAATTCAAGACGGCACCACTGGCGTGCCATCGTGGCAGACTGTTACAGGCACCGGTAACGTCGTCCGCGCCACGTCGCCGCAACTCACGACAAGTCTTACGACTGATTCAGGCACGTTTGCGCTGCTCGACACAACGGCGACAACTATTAATGCGTTCCGCGCCGCAACTGCCATCACAATCGGCTCGGCGACGTCGGCTACAACTACTATTCAAAGCACACAGGCGTCGTCAAATTCGACTACTGGGGCGCTGGTCGTATCCGGTGGTCTTGGTGTGGCTAGCGCCTCTTTCTTTGGCGGCAATCTCACGGTCGCGAGCAACGGATCAATTGGCGGAGATTTAACCGTCACGGGCAACCTGACGATCAACGGTACAACGACTACTGTTAATACTAACACGTTAAGCGTTGAAGATAAAAATATTGAAATCGGCAACGCTGCTGTGCTTTCAAACGTCAGCGGCACGTGCGGTTCCGGCGTGCCTCAGATATCGGTCTCAAGCACAAACGGCATGATGGCCGGACAGGCTTTAACATATGTGTCCGGTTCAGGGAATTTTGCTGCAGGCACGCGCATCGCGTCTGTAGACAACGCGACCCAAATTACTTTAAACACTAATCCAACGGCCGCCGGGCCGATTGTGTTTAACGTAGGCGGGGCTACCAATTTTACGGCTATCGGTGGCGGCGTTACGATTAAGGGTACTGTAGATAAAACGTTTCAAATCACAACCAGCAACGTACTCGACTCTAGTTTATTCAACTTTACCAGTAGCGAACATATTAATGTTGTGACTGGTAAAACGTACAAAATCAACGACACATTAGTTCTTTCGGCCACAACGCTTGGTAGCGGCGTTACAGCCTCTAGTCTTACAAGCGTCGGCACGATTGGAACTGGCACGTGGCAGGGCACGGCTGTTGCGGTGGCCTATGGCGGCACCGGCGCCGCGAACGCTGCTGATGCCCGTACAAATCTTGGCCTCGTTATCGGAACGAACGTGCAGGCCTACGATGCTGAACTTGCGGCTATTGCCGGATTAACAAGTGCGGCTGACCGTCTGCCGTACTTCACGGGTTCAGGTACAGCGTCGCTTGCGACGTTCACGACGTTTGGGCGTAGCCTCGTCGACGACGCCGACGCGTCTGCTGCGCGGACAACCCTCGGACTCGTTATCGGAACGAACGTGCAGGCCTACGACGCTGAACTTGCGGCTATTGCCGGTTTAACAAGTGCGTCTGATAAACTGCCGTACTTTACCGGTGCTGGCACCGCTTCAGTGGCTGACTTCACAACGTTTGGTCGTAGTCTCGTTGACGATGCCGACGCGGCTGCTGCGCGGACAACCCTCGGACTCGTTATCGGAACGAACGTTCAGGCGTACAACGCCACCCTCGGGCACGTCGCGGCCGGCACGTACTCAGGCGATGATAGCATCACGACGGTTGGTACTCTTGCAAGCGGCGCGCTCGGCACGGGTTTTACGGCAGTCAACGTGGCGCAAGGCGGCACAGGTGCAACAACTCTTACCGGGCTTGTAAAAGGAAACGGCGCTTCTGCCTTCACAGCCGCCACTGCGGGTTCAGACTATGTTGTCGCCGGAACAGCAACTGTTGGCGGTTTGCTTCTTTCTACGACAACCGGGATATCGGCCGCCGGTACGGTTCAAGCAGACGCGACTGCTCTTACAAACGATATTAACGTAGTAACTACGACGGCAAGTAATACGGGTGTTCGCCTGCCCGTGCCCGCTGCTGGTCGCGTTATCGCTGTAGTTAATCGCGGTGCAAACGCGCTCAAAGTTTATCCGGCCACTTCGACCGCTATTAATGCGCTCGCTAACAATGCGGCGTTTTCGGTGGCCGCTAACGCTACGTTAACGTTGCGCGGAAGCAGTGCAACTCAGTGGTATGCAGAACTAACCGCGGAAAGCCCGTGCGCCCTTGTCGCGGACTGCACCCTCGACGGCGGCACGTTCTAAGGAATTAACAATGCAATTTAACGTGTCCGTACAGGGCAGGCCGTATAAGACCATTGAAGCTCCCAATACCGGGGTTGCTTTATCTATGGTGGCGGAAGACATCGCGGCCGGGTTAGTCCCCGACCTCGACCCTGACGCCGATCAGAATATTGCCATTGTTCCGGCCTAATCTGACTTGTCAGGTTTTTAGCCCGGGTGTAGTATAGCGGCGTCTATTCCGCTATACGGGCTTTATCATGCCTAACACGATTCTTCTCAAAAAAAGCAGCACCGCAGCTGCCACGCCTACTGCCGGGCAACTTTCACCGGGCGAACTGGCTATCAATACAGCCGACGGCCGGTTGTTCGCCAAGAACTCTGCCAACGCTGTGGTGAATCTCCCGGTGTCGAGCATTAGCGGGCAGGCTATTACGCCGTCTTCTGTCGGGGCTACCGGTAATGTTTCAGGCAGCACTTTAACTTCCACCGTGGCAACAGGCACTGCGCCGCTCAGTGTGACATCGACGACTGCCGTTACGAACTTAAATGCTGATACCGTAGACGGCCAGCACGCGAGTGCATTTGCCACATCGGCCCATACGCACGGCAGCGTTACCAGCGACGGTAAAATCGGTTCGACCACCGGGCAGGTAATTACAACGGGCGCGGCCGGTGTGCTGCAAGCCTCTGCGACCATACCAGCCGCAAACCTGCCCGCTCCGCAGCGGCTCTCTTCTTATTGCTCTGGCCTTTTCTTTGGGTAAACAATGGCTGCACCAAATCTACAGGCTCCGACAACAGTCACTGGCAAAACGACGTATTTGTCTTTGTCCGCAACAACTGAAACGACGCTGCTGTCAAACGCGGCGGCAAGTAACAAAGCGTTGCGTATCGCTAACTTAACAGTGGCGAATAAATCTACTACCACAAGCGCGTCAATTGCAGCAAAAATCTACACGGCTGCGAGCGCCGGTACGGGCTATTCTTTAGCCGCTACGGTGACTGTACCTGTAGGCGCTGTTGTTATCTTAATCGGCAAAGAAAATCCGGTGTGGCTGGAAGAAGACAAGCGCATCACAGTTACAGCCGGCACAGCAAATATTCTTGACGTTGTTTGCTCGTATGAAGAGGTTGCATAATGCCCCGCCCGTCTGGTGGTTATGCTGCTGGGTACGTGACGCCCGTACTGAGTTCTAATGCGGCTGTGGGAGTGTGGACGCCGCGCGATGTATACGCCAATCGAGCCGCCGGTACGTGGCCTGTTGAGGGCACGGCTACGCCAGCGTTCTCGACTGTTGGCTACACGCGACTGTGGGGTTTAACCACAAAATCTTCTGGGCTGGTCACGGGTACGGCCGCAACCGACACCGGTCGGTATAACGTGAAATGGTGGGACAACACTATTACAAACCATCTTTCCGGCGGCACATTTAGCAAAGCAGCCGCGGGTGGCTATCGCGCGTTTGAGATTTATCCGGTGCGGCAAACACTCACTTCCGCGTCTAGCAATGCGGTTTTAGCCTACAAAAACGGCTATAACGTCACTATCGACACCGGGCAGAGTAAGTTCGGCGGCGCAAGCGCTTCTTTTGGCGGCAACGGCGACTATCTCAGGACATCTGTTGCGTTTAACTACTCATCAAACTTCACGATAGAGTTTTGGTTTCGGCGATATGCCTCGGGCAGCGGTCAGGCCCCTACGTTTTACGAAGCCGGTGATATTCAAGGCGGTCAGGGCGGCTTGCATATTTATTATTTAAACGGTCAGATGCAGGTTAGCGACGGAATCGCCCCGGGCATCTCTGGCGGGTCAATTCCGGCGTTAAACACGTGGGTACATATTGCCCTAGTGCGGAACAACGGCACAAATACGTTGTACGTTGACGGCACCAGTGTTGGAACGAGCACGCAAGATTACGCGGCGCAGATAACAAATAACATCATCTCAATCGGCGGCGCCCCAAACTACAGTTTTTATATCCACGGCTGGATCGACGATTTTCGGCAAACGCAAGCCGCTGTTTACACAGCCAATTTTACGCCGCCTACGGCAGCCCTCACCGCGATTACTAACACAGCGCTCCTGTACAACTTTAATACAGACTTTGACTCTATACCGTTCGGACAGTTTGACGGCTTTGACGTGTCGTCTAACAACATCACCAAGTTGCGAGGAGAAAGCCTCATAATCGACCGCGGACCGGGCTTCAATCAGTCGGTATACATGTATATCGGGTATCCGCATTATGGTTATGGGTATGTGCCACAGTGGGTTCCCGGTCCAGCAGAATTTGCAAGTTTGAAAAACAATGATCTTGCAGCCGCTGATTTGGACCAGTTCTACACAGACCTCGGCGCCAGCAACGCCGGTGTTTTGAGCGTGCAGGGCAACCCCGGCATATCAGCCGACACGCCATCTATAGCCACAGCGAAAGGCTATACGGTGTTTGGCAGCGTGCCTCCGGCTACGACATTGCTTTTAAATTGCGAGGGGGCAAATAACGGAACCACGATTACAGACTCTAGCGTAACAGCGCAGACTATTCGCCGCCTCCACACCGGCAGCACTGCTCCCGTTACCAGCACAACGCAGTTTAAGTATGGTTCGTCTTCGGTTCTTTTTAACGGCAACAACTGGCTGGACAACTTAAACGGCAATTCGGCTAATGTCTTGGGTACCGATAATTTTACTGTAGAAATGTGGGTGTACTTAGCGTCTCGGGGAACGGTGACGCCAATCTTTGAGTTAGACCAATACACTGCTGGTATTTTGTGGCGCGTAGGCAGCAGCGTAGATAGTCTTTGGATCAAAAACAACCAATACAACTGGTCGCCGGCTACGCACGTTCCTTTAACGACATGGACGCACGTGGCGCTTGTCAGAGAGAACGATAATGTGCGCGTATACGCAGGTGGGGTGCAGCGGCTGTCTGTCAACTTACCTGCAAACACGTTAGTTGGCACAGCGGGCAAAATAGTTATCGGCGCGTCTACGCATGATAATTACACTACCCGTATGACCGCCAACAGTTATCTTGACGACATCCGGCTGACACGCGGACTTGCTCTTTACACGGGCACCTTCACGCCGCCGACGGCGCAACTTACGGCACTATAATGATTTTCTATTACGGCACGCCAAAGTACTCTGTCGCGCTGAACGCTAAAGTCGGCTCAAGCAGTATGGCGCGGGCGATTATTGAGCAGTTTTATCCGCGGCAAGATTGGTTGATACGTACCGCGGCGTACCCAGAAGGCAAATCTCCTGAAACTGAACAGTGGCATTGGCTGTGCGGCGGCTCGCCCACGCCGCCAAAGCCTGTAGTGCTACTCGTGCGTGACCCGGTTGCTCGTTTTGTGTCCGCGTGCCAGCAAGTAAACATTAAACCCAGCAATGTCCAAAACGCTATAGACTCAATTATCGATGACGTCCAATGTCATCGCGTCAGGCCAGAAAATTTATCCGACGAGCAGTGGCGCAAACAGTTGGACTACGCGACACGCCAAAATACGCGGATGGGGCAGCAGATGATGGCTCAAGGAAAAAAGCCGCCTCGCCTTGGCTTCCTGCGCGACAACGTGCACTTTCTTCATCAGCACGAATACGCCGTAGGCCCGACGACTTGTTTTCGGTTTCCTCGGGATATGAAGGCCGCTTGGGAGTTTCTTGAGATCGCGGCGCCAATACCGGAAGCAAACAAAGCCCGGCGAAAAAAAGCCGTGTTAACAGAAGAACAAGAAACTGCTGTGCGGCTGTACTACTCGGCAGACCAGCAATTATTTGATAGCATTACTGCGCCGGGTTATGTGTTTACTCCGGACACGACGCCGGCAACAACCGCTGATCTTTGATTTACGCTATTTTTAAACAAAGGACTAACCATGAGCGTTCTTGACCCAGAAACATCCCCGATTTTAGACCCGGCGACCCGCATTGCGAACCAACTTAAACAAAACGCCCGCAATATATTTCGCAACATTACCGGTTCTTTTGCACAAAACGCCAAACTTTTTTGGCAGAACCCGCAAGCGACGCCGCAGGAAATCGCCGCGGCACTAGGCACCGACGGCGTTGAACTTTTTCAGTTGCACGCCAAACTAGGCGAATTGCTGTACTCGATAAAACCCGAAGTCACTACTGCCACTATGGCTATCGTGGGCGACTCTACGTACAACGAGGACGGCTCTGTGACTATTCCGACCACGCCGCCCGCTGAGTGATGTCGGCTAAGCCCCGCGTCCTCGGCGCGTTGTTTACAAAAGGTCTGCAACCAGACTCGCCGCCCCACCACGACCGTATGACACCAGAGATGGGGCGCGCGTGGGCGGAATCAGTAAACGACCACGGCTACGAAGCAATTCTGTTCACCGACGTTGACTGCAGTTTTTTACCGGTGACTGAAGTGCGAATTCCGTGCCGCGGTTTTCCGCACACGTATCGCTTTATCGCGATAGCCGATTATGTAAAAAAGCAAAACTTACGCGGCGAAATCTGGTGTACGGACGTGCGTGACGTAATCATGATCAACCGCCCGCGGCCACAACCCGGGTTTTTGTATGTCGGGTCTGAGCCTGATGGCCCCCGCTCGTGGCGTTGGATGTCGAGTGTGCAGGCTGGTTGCCCTTTTTGGACGTACACAAATTATCCGGGTATAAACTACAATTGCGGAATTGTAGGCGGCATTGATATTGGTGATTTTTTGCAGACGCTCGGTAAGTTAAATAAAATGTGCCGCGGCCTACATGACATGCACTCTTTTATTTATGCCCTGCAGTCGCAAAAAAACATTGTAACCGGCCCTTTGGTGCACAGTGTTTTTACGGCTAATACTCCTACTGACGCTTGGTTTGCGCACAAGTAATCCCGTTGCCATTTTTGCGCGACGGCATTACATTACGTTAAAGCGCGCTAGCGTAAACCCGTTTTTGCGCTACAACGTAAACATTGCTTATTCATCGGAGCATTACCATGGCTGACCCGCAGATCATCGACGCCGTTTCAGAGCCGACCGATACCGCGCAAGTATCTCTTGATACGTCGGCGCTATCGAAAGCCATTCAGAACATTATCGCTAACAACACGCCAGTTGAGACGCGCACGGTTAACCCGGCTGAATACATTAACCGTGCTGGCAAGTCTATGGTGGAGCTCTATGACTCCTACACCAAGCTGCGCACGATCGGCACACACCTAAACGGCAAACTTGTATCAGACCCCATCCCCGATACGCTGCGGATTGAAAACATCTCTATTCGTTTCCGCTCTGTTGAGAACGGGCAAGAATCCGAAGCGCAGACTGTAGAGCTAAAAAATCTGCAGTCAGTCGGAGACATATCGAATATTCTTTCTACGGAAATTGGCGCCGTCATCGTGCTGCTTCAGCAGGAAACAGCCGGCATCCTCGACATCGCCACCAAGACCAAAGAGCTTTGCGACAAGTCTCGGAAGGCGTGGGAAGAGTCGAACAAGGACAAGAAAATTCAAGAAATTGACGCGGACGGAAACGCCGTCACAGAAGAATCGACCCCCGAGTAAGTTAACATTAACGTCGGCAATACCGCAAAGAAAAATACCCGCTGGCGAGGTATACTAAAGCGCATTATGTAGTCCTCGTCCGCGCGACCCGACAGGTCGGAAAATGGTTAAAAAACGAATATCCGATTTGCCGGTAAAATTGGACCCGACGCGTGATGACGTCGTGCCAATTGTTGACGTTAGCGGCCAGCAATTAACAACAAAAAAGACGACGCTTGGCCGCATCCTCGATATTCTCAATGCGGTTACGCGTGCTGAGATCGGGCAGCCGGGCGGTGTGGCCGGACTCGACGTGTCTGGCCGGGTTCCTCTTTCTCAAATGCCGGCTACGCTTGTCGGCGCAACTGGCCCGACCGGCCCGCAAGGCGCCACAGGCGTTATTGGTTTAGTCGGCGCTACTGGCGCGTCTGGCTTAATGGGCCCGCGCGGATATTTAGGCGAGACGGGCCCCACAGGACCTCAAGGGCCCCAAGGACCAGACGGCATTCAGGGCAACGACGGGTACCCCGGAGAACCCGGGCCTGTTGGTTTAACAGGCGAAAAAGGCGCTACCGGCGTTACTGGCGCTACAGGCCCGCTTGGCGCTACAGGGCCACGCGGCATCACTGGCGCAACTGGTATAGCTGGCCCTACTGGAAGCCTTGGCGCGACCGGCTCGACTGGTCCGCAAGGGTCACAGGGCAATGCGGGCCCGCAAGGTTTACAGGGCATTCCCGGTTTAACAGGTCAACGCGGCGAGACAGGCCCAACTGGCGCAACTGGTGTTGCAGGCCCCACAGGTGTTATTGGCGCAACTGGTGCCACTGGGGCAATGGGTCCTACGGGATTAAAAGGCGATCGAGGTTTCTCTGGCCCCGCTGGCGCTGTAGGGCCTGAAGGTGTTCAAGGTGTAGTCGGCCCGCAAGGTCCAGTTGGCCCTCAAGGTATCTCAGGCCCCGCTGGGCCGAGCGGCGCAACCGGTATCACTGGCCCCACCGGTATCGCCGGGCCGACTGGCGTCACTGGCGTTACAGGTCCAAGCGGAGCTACAGGCGTCACAGGCCCAAGCGGCATCGCGGGCCCAACTGGCGTCACCGGTCCCGCTGGCGCGTCTGGTCCGATTGGCCCTTCTGGGCCCCAAGGTTTACAGGGCGTTACTGGTCCGCAAGGACTGACGGGAGATGACGGTCCGCCGGGCGAAACAGGCCCAACAGGTCCGACAGGCGCGACAGGGCCTACAGGTTTAACTGGTCCTACGGGTGTTGGCGAAACAGGCCCAACAGGCCCGACGGGTGTCACAGGTCCCACCGGACCCAGCGGTCCAACCGGTATTGGAGAAACAGGCCCGACAGGTGTTACAGGACCAAGCGGCGCTACTGGCGCTACAGGCGCAGGCGAGACAGGCCCGACAGGTGTTACAGGTCCAACTGGAGCTACCGGACCAACAGGCGCCGGCGAGACAGGCCCGACAGGTGTTACAGGTCCAACTGGCGTTACGGGGCCACAGGGCGCTACAGGCGCAACGGGCGCTAAAGGAGACACCGGAGAGCGCGGCTTATCTGGCCCGTCAGGGCCGCAAGGTCCGCAAGGTCCGGAAGGTCTTCAAGGCTCAGTTGGGCCGGCTGGTCCATCTGGGCCACAAGGTCCTCAAGGTCAAGAAGGTCCTGCAGGCACTGCCGGCGCAAACGGACTGTCTGGCCCATCCGGCCCGACAGGGGCTACAGGGCCACAAGGCGCAACTGGCGCTACTGGTGCTGGTGCCACGGGCGTCGCCGGCCCCACAGGGTCTGACGGGCCGCAGGGCGCTACTGGCGCTACTGGCGCGCAAGGCACGTCCGGCACCAAAGGCGATCGCGGCTTTACTGGACCAGCTGGACCACAAGGCCCGAGCGGCGTTTCTGGCCCAATGGGCCCGTCAGGCCCCCGAGGCATAACTGGGCCCACAGGAGCGACGGGCGTTACAGGACCAAAGGGGCCAACCGGCGATGTCGGCCCAGCCCCAACAGTTCTTCCCGACGAGACCAACCCCTCACGGGTATTTATCGGCGGCGTGCCTGTAATCGCGGCGCAGGGGCAAACAGGGCCTGCTGGACCTTCTGGGCCATCTGGCCCAACCGGCCCACAAGGTGATCCCGGCGGGCCAACCGGCCCGACCGGCGCTACTGGGCCTGCTGGCGTTGCTAGTCTCTGGCCCGTATTTGTATTTGGAGGTTAATTATGGCTGCACCAAACATTGCTGCAACGACAAACATTATCGGCAAGCTTGACACTGCGGCAGTGACAACGTCTATGCAGGTTATGGTGTCTAATCCGGCATCTAGCGGCAAAGTCTACAAAATAAACACGCTCTTTGCTGTGAACGTTACGGGCGCTACCGCGACGGACATGCACATATCGTTATTCAGAGGCAGCAGCGAAGTTCCGATTATTCGGTTTACAGCGGTGCCTGCCGATGCCACACTGGTTGTCATCAGCAAAGACAACCCGCTCTGGTTAGAAGAAGGCGACTCGATTAAGGCGCAAGCCGGTGCAAATGGTCGAACCGTAATTCTCTGCTCGTACGAGATTATTTCTTAAGGATTGCGTCATGGGTAATCGATACTTCGGCGGTTGGTGGCCGGAAAATTTACCTGTCTTTCCGTCATCGGGCGAGACGTCAATTCCCGGCGTGTGGCACATTGACGATGTGCATATGCTGCTTGGAGAAGGCATGACGTCGGAGATAGACCCGACCGTATACATTTACAAACGTAGCCGCGGCGGTAGCTACCCTTACATAAGCTGGCCGCGCGCCACATTCACAGTTGGCGACATTGATGACGTCACTCTCGGATGTAAATCATCTGTTGATTTTTTAGCCAGCGCAACAAAAGGCTCTTCGGCCAACTTTGGGCACGAGTTTAAATTTTATTGGGAAAAAAAAGCGCCGGGTAGCAGTACGTGGGAGCCGTACTCAAGCCCACTTGATCTGATCACAAACAAAATCAAGCTCGGTCAAGAAGTGTTTACGACCGACACTAATGTTTTTCGCGGGTACATGGCGAATTTTCGTTACAGCTCGACTGCCCGGTATATGACCGGTTCAAACGACACGACGATCACCGTAGTGGCGGACCCGGTGTTTGACGGCAATACGCTTGCCCTGCTGAAATTTAATACGAGTTCTACAACGCCGAGTGTTCCGTGGACGTCATTAGACCCGGCCCCAACACCATTTGTGCAAAGTTTTTCAACGGTCACAGACGGTGATTTACCGGGGCAGCAGTACGCGGCTTACACATACGCCGGTTTATACACGCTGTCACATAATACGGGCTTTACACGAAACGACGGCGACTTTTGTGTTGAGTTGTATTTCAGGACTATAGACAACTTAAACTGGGCTTACTCGAACGATCAATACGCCACGCTCGTTGACATGCGTGCTGGAAATACCACAACCGGACCGATCAACGTCAACGCAATAGCTATAACATTATCAAAGCTAAACAAAGTGCAGGTCCGCCGCGGTGATGCGGTTATTATTGAAAGTGACACGTCGGTCGCAAGCAACACAATCAACCTTGAAAACTCGTGGTATCACGTAATTCTCAACAGCAAAGATGGCGTCTTGCGCTTATACCTGCGGCCAATTAGCGACCCAAATCGGGCCGCTACGCTTGTCGGCGAGCCGTACGCCGGCGAACATATTAAAAGACTTCGTTTAACTGACCTCACAAGCGCCGACGACGATACGCAGTTTCGTGTGCGGGTTACATACGGCGCGCTACGAGAAGCGTACAGCGAGCCAGCAACGCTATCAGCGAATGCCCCCGACATTACGTGGAACGATCCGGATGGCGGCCCGGCACCGTACTTTACTGTATCGGGAAATTATTTTCCGCATCTGCTTGGTGCAAACGCGCTTCCAAACCCCGGAAATTTTACAATAAGCTCGGGTGTCGATCCCGGACCCGGGTTTGCCAATAATCAGTTAGATTTCAGGTGGGAATTCGCTACCGAGCGGCTTGACGGGACAGCCATCGAGTTCGACGACGCCGCAACGATACTGGCGTGGAACACGTTTGCCGGTGAAACAGACACAAGTTTTTCTTACAACCTTGTTTGGGCTGGCTCGGGTAACTACTTTGCTTTGCGCGCAGTAGCTATTTGCGGACAGGTCGCCACTGTGTATAGCCCCGTGGCATTTATCGAAAGAGCCGAAACCTGATCATGCGCGTACCCATCAATCAGTTAACGCTACCCGAACAAGCAGCGGCGTACAATCCAGAATTTAAACGCGAGTGCATGCGTACCGGGAATCCCGTGTACGACAAAAATCGAAACATCGTCGCTTTAGACATTGACCGCATTCCGCTGCAGCGGGCATTTCACAAATGCATGATGCGGCACATGGGCTACACCGGCGCAAAGATACCCCCGATGTCAATTGAAATGCCGCTGCCCAAAGAAATGCCGCCTCCACCTGTAGGCGCGTTAGACGCCGTCAAAAAAACAGGTGTCGGGACAGAGTTAAAAACTGTGTTAAATCAATACGGCTTTGTGCTCTCTCCAATTTACGACATTCTCATGTACAAGTTAAATGACAAGTCGATAACCGACTGCGCACAAAATATTGAAGGCATGCTAGACGTACTGGAAGACGAAGCATATCGCAACAAGGTAACCTTCGACCGGGACAAGACTGAGATCATGATCCGGCTCGCAATTCGTAACGCACGGAAAAATTCAAATGGCAGCTAGTGGCGCGTCTGGACCATCTTCTGGTTTGCTCACGAAGGGCAGCGCTTTGTTTTTGACAAACTGCCGCGACAAAAAACCTATTTTCGGCCCCAAGGACGATCCTTGCAGTAAAACAGTCAACGAAGATTGTTGCGGCTGCGGCAAGAACCAGTGCGAGTGCGCGAACCCCACGTGCATGTTTAGTTATCCGGGAAACTCCTACACCGAGTGGGAAGACACCGAAACTTATCAGCAGCTATTTCTGTGCGATGCTGAGAACACCAGCGGCTACGGCATGACGGTTTTTTCTGGCGGCGTTAACAGCTGGTGGGGCTACTACGGCGGCTGGTGGGGCGGCTACGGATGGAACTGGTGGTGGGGCGGCGGATATTGGGGCGGCTGGGGTT